AGCTGCAGCTGGTTATCACTAGTAGGGCTATCCCAAACTTCATCCACAAAAAAATCGCACAAGAACATGGCAAACTCTTTGTCCTCAAGTTCTTCACGCTTTATCTTCAACGGCTCAAGTTTCCGCCATAGCTTATTTGCTGAGTATTGGAATCCTTCTGGGTCATCGTCCATAAGCTCCCAAACGGTCTGCATAGTCTCACGGCAACGATCAACTACACACCTAACCTCAGGGGAACGGAAAGAAGACCCGAGCAGGTTACTTAACGGACGCACCAGCTCATCGCTTGTATGGTTGATAAGACTAAGAATTGATGTGGCATCCTGCCCTGTCCTAGAGGCAAGAGACATGCCCACACCAGAAATCCTGAAATCAACACCTGTTCCTTTAGAACTAATAGCTGATTGAAACAGCAGAGAAGGCAAAAGCCCACTACGGTTGTCACGGCAAAGCACCGCCACAGTCCTACCAACAGCAACATCTTGCTTAGCTTTCTGCAGAAGATCCTTGCCCATCCAATCAAGTGAGTTATAACCGATTAGGTGGGTGCTGCCGCCTTCAATATCGGTTGTTATGGATTTAGGGTATCTTCCTGGGTTTTTCTCAATAGAGGGGATAACAGGAAACAAAACACCTGCAGAGCATCGCCTGTTCTTGGTTAGTTTAACCACCGTTGGTTTGAAATATTCTTCAAAGTCTTTGGTGATAACTGTGGTAGATGATCCGCGCCAACTGTAAATCATTTGGTCGTCGTCACCTACAGCGATTATTTTCTTAAACCTTTCACCTTGCGCATAATGACGCAAAATATAGAGCTGTTTATCGCTAGTGTCCTGAAATTCATCCATGAGTATGTGGCTATATCGTGATGCTATTGCTTCACGCCAATCATATTCTGGATAGTCTTTTGGGGAAGATAGGCGCACATATAGGATGTCTTGTAGGTCTTCAAAGTCGTATGCGCCGGAATCATCATAATGTTCTCTAGCTATAGCCCAATCATCAAGAATCTTTTCTATAGTCTCGATATTGTTCTTATCTTTGAGAACCTTGTACCCTTCATGCTGATACATTTTTTCTGGCTTCAAAGATGCACGAGTATACATTAGAGCAGTATAGAGTTTCTTGAACTCTTCTTGCTGTAAATGTATGTCGTTCTTCTTTGTTAATACTCTGCGAAGGATCTTTTCGTTGGTTTTATCATCAAGCATGCGTAGTGTAGAGCCTTGGGTATGAAGAATAGCGTCTTCTGCTTCTTCAATAACTTTTTTAAACTCTGCGTGCAGTGTCGATACTCTAATGTTTTCTCTACTTTTTTTGATGCCTAACATGCTGGCATAGTCTTCTAGAGTGTTAGCTAGTGTTTTTGCGCCTGACGCTGAGAATGTACCTACCCATACTTGAGTCTCTTCTGTTCTGGTTAGACCTGTGCTTGTTTGTACCTGTCGTTGGTATTGTCCTGCTTCCAGGTCATGGAGCACGTTTACGCATAGCATTGTTGTTTTTCCTGAGCCTGCGCATGTAATTACTAGTTTATTGCCTTGTTGTTCTACGGCTGGCTGTAGTTCTGATAGGTCATAGCCGTAGTTTGCTAGTTTTGTGAAGATTTTGGTGGGGTTTGTTTGTTTCTTGTATCCTGCTAGTTTTTGTAGTGCTTCACTCATTTTTATTGCCTTTGTTGTAGTTTGGTGAAAGTTTTTCTGGTGTCACTACTTTGCAGGATGCAACCTGATAGTGGTGTTGTGACATCTTGAAGTATATATTTTGCCACCATATATTTCAAGTGTGAAGCCACCTAGTTTAGTTTTTGACACCTGGATATACCAAAGTGGTATCATGATATGACTAGAGTGAAACCATGATTTTTAGAAAGTGGTGGCAAGATATATAAAACTGGTTGCACTCACCACCCTATATGTAACCATAGTTAACCACAAGTGCAACCAACTATAAAAAATTAGACACCTAAAAACATGAAAAAGTGATACCACCCAAAAGCTAAATAACCTACCTTCTCAACTCATCCCACTTAGACGAATCCAAAAAATCAAGATTTAGCCCCGAATCCTGCTCAGTCAAACACCAATAAACGAACTGAGAAGCGGTAAAATCATGCTCCTCAAACACCTCTTCACCGTCCCTAAAATAAGAAACCAGTCGCTCAGAAACACCTTCAAGCCTAGATAATAAATACTGATCCTCTTCAACATTGGAAAGACCAAAAATCCCTGTATCTATAAACGAAAAATCAGCTTTAGGGTAATCATGTGACGGGGTAAGAATATCCCTATAAAGATGCTTTAAATCATTGGGCGCACTATCAAATATGCGTTTCCGCTCAGCAGTACTAAAAGGCTCTGAAATCTCAACCCCATGAATACCAGAATCATCAATGTTCTCAACATATATAAGGGATCGCCATGCGGGAGACGTAAGAAGTTGTCCATCTCTGCTTTGCCGTTCCACCACCTGATAGAACCCAGGAACAACCATATTTTCTAAAGCATATTCCTTCTTCTGTGATGGTGAAACCCACTGCCCGCGACTAGCTTCTTTAGCTATCATAAGCTGCAGGGCTATATTTGCTGTAGCAGGATTTTCAACTTCAACTTTCAGATGCGGAGATGGGGATATTAGGCTCATATGAAGGATTTGAGCAATATTTTCCCACCCGTCTATAACAACCTTGATTTTATGTAACGAATTATCGCCTAGTAGGTAGTTTGCTGATGCTCGCACAATCAACCATCTATACATGTCTACAGGTTCTTGGAAAAGGAAATCACTGTAAGATAATAATTCTTCCTGCCCTGCACGTATTTTGTCCTGTATTTTGTTTAGGTAAACATGGGGTTGATAATCGTTAGGTGCATCTTCTAGAAGAAAAACTATATTAGGGTCAGAAATATCTTGTTTAACCCTAAGGGTTATGCTCTCTGGTATATTCTTCTCATTAAAACCAGGGGTTTCAAGCACCTTATTATGTGCCTCTAGAAGCTTCTTTAGCGAATACCAAAACAGGTAATCTGCACTGTATTCTGCATTGAAATTGTTTAGAACAATAGTGTTATCGTTCAACCTATTCTCCCTTCAAATCGTATACTATCTTATCTGCATTATTGGACGCATAGTTAGCGACAACACGGCGTGCCCTAGCTATATCTTGATCGTTAAAAACTAGACTATCGTTATTCGTCGTATATTTTGGTGCTACTGTTGTGCCTCGTAACAGTCGGTAAACCCACGCTAACTTGTTTTCGTCTAGTTCCGCACCTACTTCTTTCATGATTAGCTGGCTGTATTGGGCGAAGAATAATAGTTCAGGTAAGCAGTCTTCCAGCTGTAAAGATGCGTCTATTTTCTGGTTGTAGAAGAGGTGCCGCATGTTTTCTGATGCGTAGTCTTCTGTGTTTGGTTTCATGAGTTTTGGTAGTAGTGCAATGGTTTTATCGGCACGTTTGAAAGCATTATTTTCACCAGTGTTCCACCGTTGGTTAGCTTCTTGGAGTGAGGAGATGAAGTTAGCGCCAACTGCTCGTATGAAGTGTTTTTCGTATCGTTCGATTGCTTTATATAGGTTGTCTTGGGTGAGGTTTAAATCGTTGCCGTACCTGATGTAGGAAACGGGTTTTGAGGGGTCTTCAAGAAGTGTTTTTACTACCTCTGTAGATGCTTTTAAAGCGCCTCGTATTTGGTGGTTGAGGATGAAATTTCTTATGGTTTCTAGCCTGTTTATGAGCTCTATATTTTCTTGGTTTTGGGGTAGGGTGGCTAGTAGGTTGCGTAGCTCTAATATAGGTTTTTCTTGTGTTTTTTGGGCGTTTTTTTGACCCATATTATTGTCCCCCTTTTTAGGTGTGTTATATAGTTTCTATTTTACCTGTCATGGGGGCTGTTATAGTCTCAAATTTGTTTTTCACCGTCGTGGGCACGGTGTGAAAGCTTTTCGGAACCCCTAAACAAAGTTTGTGTATTATAAAGTTCCCCCTAACTTAGGGGGACAAATCTCATTTTTAGGGTTTTCTAAATTTGTTGAAGAAAATTTTACCGTTACACAAGTTTTCCAACAAAACCATTTTTGGGCACACTAAAGGCGGGCGTCACACACTGATATAACACCCGCCCCTAGCTTTACGAAAGAATGTTAAGCTACCTCATATTCACACCATTCTGCCCAGTATTATTTCTCTGTTGCATCCTCCTAGCAGCCCTAAAACGTCCACCCAAAGTAGCCGCTTCACGAGTAGCAGTAGAAGCTAACGCAACCGACTTAAGCAAAGCACCAAAAACACCAGCGCCAATACCCGCAATTTTGTTTATTCCGCCCTTCCGGCTGAACCGATCACGAGCATAAGCGAAGCTGTTTGATGCACCGTAGAGAGAACCATCCCGAACCTTTTCTTCGATGTTTTCGAAGAGCGTCCGGTTATAGAACTGAGGTGTGTCTTCTAACTGTTCTTGATAGTCTCGCCTAGTGAAGCTCTTACGCGAAAGAGTCATAAACTGCAACGTTGGCATCCGCTCAAAGAAGTGCGGAACTGATATATCGTTATCATTGAAGAAGGCTTTACCAGCTGAACGAGCATCCACAATTTCTGAGAACTCTAGTGCTTCAATCATTCTCATATGCCTAAACAGAGTTTCCCATTTAATAAGGCTACCGAGTTTCCCGTTTTCTAGTAGATTCCTTAGTGATTCGTTCATCATGACCCGATCACCTTCTGCTACTTCTACCCGTGCTCGCACACCATTAACAATTACGTCTCCATCTTTGATAGATAGAGATACTATCTCTCTACTGTCTTTGCTATTCGCGGTACGAATTATTGCGTTAGTTACTGCCTGGAAAACCTTATCATATGATGACATTTCCATTGGGTCGAACCCAATAACAGGAAGTTTCATAGCTTTGGCATTGTTCTTTGGTGGATTCCTGAAAGACTGTGCCTGTTGTGCTCTTTGCACATACTCTTCTTGTGTGCCTGGGTAATCTTCGGGTGCTTCTGTTGATGCGCCGAATACCCTATCACCATATTCATTTATGGTTGATCCGTCATCAAACTGTTTTACCGGATCCATTGGGGTTGTTGCATCAGTTGCAGGTGTGTTATCACCAGTTGCCCACTCTTCGGGTGAAGAGTTTATGCCAGAGATTGCTTCTTCATGTCTAGGTACCACAGTATCCTCAACTAATGGGGTTTCTGGGACTGGATTAGGGTCTTCAAATTGTGTTTCTACTGATTCTGTAGGTGAATCGTCCTCAGGGTAGTATTCTTCTGGTTCTTCTACAGGATTATCCTGTTCTTCTGTAAGGTTTTCTGAGGTTGGTTCATAATCTATAGGTTCAGGCATTTCTTCTTGTAGTGAATCATCGTTTTTAGGTTCACCACCTGCTCTAGTTGCTAAACCATCCTCAACAAGCCAGATTTCGCTATCGCTGTCACCATTAGCTACATTTTCTCCTGATTGGTTACTTCTAGTAGCATTATTGCCGAAGAAGTCAGGATAGAGTGTAGTAATCTCGTTCATTAGCTCATAGCGGCTAGAAGTTTCAGGATTATATTCTTTAGCTAACTCTTTCTTCTTTGTTGGGTTTAGAGCATTTATTACGTCATCAACACTAAAAATCCATTGAGGACGCAAATCAAGAATGAAATCACGCCAACTCCCAGGGTAACCTAGCGCATTCACAACGAACTGTGTTATCTCGCCAGATTTAGATAGTCTGTTAGCAACTTCTGCTTTATCTACGCCAGCAAGTTCAAGGTATTCAGGTAATGCTGTAGCCCTGTGGAAAGTATCTTTACGAACAGGGTCTGCGCTACGTTGAATGATGCTGTTAAGATCAGCCTCATTATTCTTAATGTTCTCAGAAACAGTATCTAGGAAGTAAGTATACTTGGAGTCGAACCCTTCCCCTGATACAACATCAGAGTTAGCTACAATCAGCCCACCTTTATAGATTTGTACGTCTGAGTGCTCTGATTCTATTTTTCTTTGTGTATCGTTATAGTCTGCTACTGGGTATTGTTTTATACGCCCAAAGAAGCGTGCACTATCGTTAATATACGCGCTAGTATTACTATTCTTATTCCAGTGGTTTAGATAGTTATATTGGTCGTGCCTACCGAAACATGCGTCACCACCTAAAGCCAGTAGCATATTGAATATAACGTTTCTAGAAATAGCTAGAGGTTGGCTATATGTTGGGTCTTGTGATGAAGTTGAACCCACCTTGTTATCTGAGTTTTGTGGACGCTTAGCTAGTTCGCTTCTTGAAAATACTGGTTGCCCTTTATCAAGAAGTGAGAAGAAATCCTGTGAGATAACGAAAATATCGCTCAGCTTACTTTCTTTATCTTTTCCTTCTGCCCTGTTGAGGTTCATCATTTTTTGTGCACTAATGGAGATAGCTTGGCACATTAAGTATGACCAGTAGGCAGAAATTGGTGGTTTCTTTGATTCGTCAACAGGGTCACCATCTGATTCAATAGATGCCTTATATTTATCCCAGTAGGATTGATTAGGGTACTTTGACGATAGTTTCTCTATAAGTTTAGTGAAATCAGATGAGTAAACACCCATCTCGTCAAAAACACCAACTACACCATTCTTGCCACCTAGCTTCTCAATAACCTCACCCTTTAGGCTGGCACGTGCAGCTACAATACCCAAGAATAGAAGCATGCCACGTAGGTAAGCTAACGTGCCGACACTTCCTGCGTACTGTCCTGCCTCTATGCTCAAGTCTTGTTGCACATAGGTAGGTATATGGTTTTTGTTGATCCAGCTGTTAGCGTCTCCCCAGTTGCCGAAGAAATGAGCTGATGCGTGAGCTTTGTCTTCTTCGGATTCTGGTGCTGATGCTACCAACCCGCCGTTGATTACACATGCTGTTGGTACACCATTAATTTTTGACATCTCAGCAAAAAGGTCACCAATATCTGGTTTACAGTCGAAATACCAGATTGGGCGGTTCGAGATGATACTTGCCGCGAGCATGTTTGAAGTCCAAACACCTTTACCTGCACGGGAGCCTGCTAGAACAACATGTGTTAGATAGTCTTGAAGGTTGAACTGGTCGCCGTTCTGGACGATGTTACCGTCTTTATCTATACCTAGAACAGCATTGGAGTAACCAAGCTTAACACCCTGCTTTTGTAGGATAAGCAAAGCCTTGTAAGCCCAGAAAGGTTCTGCATTAGCTAGAACATGATCAAGTTCTATAGAAAACTCACTAAATGATTTAAACTCTTTACCAACATATTTTGGTGGGTAAGATAGGACTCTATCACTATCAAGTTCTATCTTGCTCTTAAGCATAGCTTCACGGACTAGATCTTTTCCTGTTTTAGACCAGTCTGTATATTTATCCAAAATTCTTGCTTTAATAGCAACCACAGCGTAGTTGATACGCATGTGTTTTGAGATTAGGACAACGTTAGACATCATATTTTGTAGTGTGGTGATGCTTTCAGCTACCAGATTGATAGCTCGTTCTTTGTCTTTACCGCCACCGCCACTATCAAATACGTTTTCCAGATTTTTATTCTTCAGTACTGTGTACCCCAAAGAGGCAAACAGTGTATTTAAATCTTTTTCGATTACTGTTTTCTTATAATCTTGCCAAGTTACAACAGAAGATTTTGGGTATATTTTTCTTTCTTCATCAGAAAGTGTACGTTGTGCGCTTCCTGGCACCCCAACTGAGTTGTAGGCATATTCCAGCATCTTGTAAGGGAACGTTACTCTAAGTTCACCTTTTGAAGGGTTAAGTTTCTTGCCGTCAACATCTTCACCTGTTGTTACAAGACGAATGATTTCTTGATGTGTTCTTGCTTGAGAAACTTTGATGTTTGATTCACTAGCTACTTCTTCATAAAGGTTCTCTATCTCTATGAAGTAACCAGAATCTTCTTCGTCACCTGCTGGAACCATACGTTCGTTTTCTACAGTATACAAAATAACATCATCAGATTTGTTCAGTATAGGTATACCAGCTGGTTTGAAAACTTGATAACCACTAGCAAACATCAGATCGTAACGGTCTAATAGGAACCTTATAGCAAAATTAATATGAGACTTAAACTTCCTATTAATAATCTCTATACGTTTGTTACGCAGCTTCTCTTCTTCGGTTAGTTCCCGTTCTGGTTCCTTGGGGGTATCAGTTTTTTGTGTTTCTTCTACACCAAGCGCTTTTATTAGGCGTTTGTCGTTGTCGAAATGGTAGGCTTCTGGTTCTAGAGAAGAAACTTTTTCCCATCCCTCAGTTCCTTCTACCTCAATGTATTCACCAGTGGATGCCCCTTTGATCTGGTGTAACCGTCCGTACCAGGTGGAGCCGTTAGGTTGGATACCTTTAAGGGCTTTGACTATGGCATGTGCTGCTGTGTCACCAGTAGCGCCTAGAATATTCATATCGTTTGACACGGACACGTATTCTAGGTTCCCGTATTTGCGGGCGCTAAATATTTCCTGGATATCCTCAATTGTGAGAGCTTCAATGGATTCTAGATCAAGGTCATCAAAACCAGTGCGGTATAGGTTATAGTAGCCTGCTGGGACGTGTTCAACTACCTCTATACCAGCACTACCTAAAAACTCGATACCCTTCACATTATTAGGGGAGAACCCTTTAGCATCAGGATTACTGTAAACATCAGTATGCAGGGCACCAGACAGTTTAGCTATACCGATTTCTGCTAGTTCGTTACTGCTCATATTATGTTCTGTCTCTTTCCTTCTATGATGCTTGAGTTAGGGACGGATCCTGAAAAATGGTTTCTTTAGTGCTAACAATCGCCTGCAACTTTTCTGGTGAACCTACTGGGTACTCTTTGAGTTTCTGCTGAATATGTATGGTTTCCAGGATTTCGCTAGGTAACATGACGGTGGCTAGATGCTCCAAAATAACTTCTGGTGATAGTAGCTCTAGGTTTTCAGGTGAAGGTAACGGGGTATTCTTATCTGTCCCGTTGGTTGATACACCATAACCATAGTCTTTGAAGGTTTTCCAAGTTTCTTGGTTCCCTCCCTGAAAAACTGGTAGTTTATCCACATATGGTATAGGGTTGTTTCTGAAGATGTAACGGTTCTTCGCTTTAAAAGCGGCTACCCTAGAAGGTTCAGCGTCTCGCCCGAATTGTTCTAAAGCATCGGCTATAACTACTGCTTCCTCAGCAGACATGATCTCAGTTAAAGCTGTGTTTACTCGTTCTATTACGGTTCCAGGTGATGGATTTTTATCCCATGCCTCCATGATTCGGTCACGATATGCCACATATGTTTCTTTAAACCCTGCCGAGTCGTAACCTGCAACAATAGTTAGCTTATCTATATTAATGTCTTCATCTTGTGCATCTTTCTGGATCAGCATTATTCCACTAATAAGTGACTCGGTTACCGCTTGACGAATAAGCCCATTATTTTTATCTAACGCAACTTTAACTGGGTTGGGTAGCGTGCTGGGTACAGAAACATTGGAGTTATCGTACATATGAAGAACTTTGCTGTAAACTAAGTCTAGTTCTTGGTAGGCTTTCCGCACTTCTCCTGTATCTCCGCCATTATTATCAACAGAATAGTAGTCATCTTGTAAAGCCTTCTCAGTCATTGCACGTAACGCAGGAACCTTAGACCCTGCTACTGGGGCTTTCACGCGACTATTCGTGCCGATAAGAGTACTAGAAACATACTGTGCATATTTCTTGGCCGCCACATGCTCATGTTTCTGATCTTTATTCAGCTCTTGCACAAAACTTGTAATGAGGTCACTGTCTTCAACATCATTATGGATAACCCGCAAATATGATTCAACGATCTCATTATCTTTTCCATCTAAAACCTCATAGCCTGTAGCGTCTGACGAAGCAGATAGCTCTTGAGCTACTTTCTGCAGGTGTTTAGCTAACGGTGCTTCTGCACGGTCTGCCGCATAATAATTTGGTGTCAGCTGAATATTTTTATACCAGTGAGTCGGATAGGAATCTTCCACATTATGTATAGCAAGATCTGTTTCGGAGGGATTCATGCCTGGGGCAACCCATTGTTCAGACTCAAAAAAGTTAGATAGTAGAGACTGCCCAAATGCTTCCTTCTCACTCTCAACCCTAAAAACGTTTAAAGCTGATACTAGCCCTTCACTGCTGATGCTTTCATTAGTCGTTGAAGAACCAGAGAACGCGCGAGGGATATAACCTACACGCCTCAGTCTTTTACCTTGATGTGCTTGCATAAAGGGCTGTAATTTTATGCCAAGGTTTTCGTCTACTAGAACTTCTTCTACCATAAAGAAATTCTTATACTTGGTGAGTAGATTCAAAATAGATGAATAGGAAGACTCACCAATAAAACCATCTGCATAGTACCGAACATGAGCCCCATCAACTGATATATCTGCTACTGGCTCATCAGTGCGCGTGTTAATAAATGATTTATTTGAGGGGTCATAGATTGTGTCCTTTAGAACGTTCTGCTTTTTAGGAAGCTCCCTCATTATGGTTGCAGAATTTAGTTTATAAGCTATCGGGTTTCTATGCTCATCTTTTTTACCTGTATTCCTACCCGTGTATCCTTTATGGTAATCAATGTATATAAGGTCTTTGAGAATGACTACTGCACGCACACCATTAGGTGAGTATGTTCCATAATTAATTTCTTCTCCACCTGTTAGGAGATTGTCTCCTAAAGCTTTTTTGAGTTTATCTTCCAACTGTGTCATGTTGCGCCTCTTCCCTTTTGAAAGCATAAAAATAGTAGATCTACATTCTTAACGCACACCGCCGAATGTAGATCTACTATTATTTTATTACACAAACAGATTGGTTGGTAACGGTTCTCCCTTAACTAATGTCTCGTTTTTAGGTTTTACTTCTAAATTTTGGTTATTATCCGAATCTTCTAGAACTGATACTAAAGTTTCTTCAACATTTTCTAAATCAGAAACATATTCCTCTGTAAACCCTGTATGATTACCGCTCAAAGCATCATCAATACTTGATTTCAACTCACTAATGATCGAGTTTCTACCCAAAACCTCTTCGGTAACATCATTCAGATAAGAAGTATTATTCTTCCGCTCAGTCTCTAAAACAGAAACATCACGCCCCCACAAAGCAGGGTCAAAACCATGCTCAATAAAAATAAACTGAAAATCCTCAGTATCCGCAAAAAGATGCACTATCTCAGCAATATCTTTGAACCTGTTCACGTTCAATCCGTGCAAAAGCTCATCACTCACTAGAAGGTTACGCCCAGTACCCACTGAGATAAGGGAAACACGGTATAGGAAAGAAATAAGGTCTTGCAAACCTGAACCAACCTGAACCGCAACATTCATCGGTTCACCATCAGCACCAGCTACCTCAAGATCCAAACGCTTATATACAGCAGAAGCAACAGCTGTAGCCTGTTTCTTAACCTTAGTCTTAGTAGGCTTCTCATCATTGGCTACCAGAGACACAGTCAATGTTTCATGAGGGAACAGGTTCTCTAAAGTCTTGTTGAGAATATCTGTGACAAGTTCTCGAACCTCAACACCAACCTGATCCTGCACCTTATGAAGCCCCTGTTTAGCTACTGTTAGGTGATGAATCTTCTTCAAGGTTAAAGCATGTTCGATACGTTGTTTCTCGTATTCTTCAATATTTTTCTTATGCTGGCTCAACTGGTTAGTGTAATTCCCACGTGCCGAATGGAGTTTCTGCAGTACTTTATTGACGTTAGACATTTTTACTCCCCTCGGCTGCTACTGAAAAAGCTACTCATGCTACCACCTAAATCTGCTGTACCAGAGTTGCCTTGAGAGAAAACACCAGAGCCCCAAGCACCGTTATTAGAGCCCTCAGAAGGCGACGTGTTATCAGTATCAACAGTAATCGGTGCAGGTGCTTCTGCGGCAGGCATACCCTGCGGCTTCACACGTTGAGGGCGTGCACTAGGGTTAGAAGCCAAAGGCTCAACATTGGGTGTGGTTGATTCTGGCATAATATCAGCCAAATCTACCTCTGGCACCTCAGACTCATCAACAACAATATCAGGTGCATCAACAGGTACAGTAGTGTTAGTTGGTAAGTCTAGTACTGTTACTAGTGAATCATGATTCCCATTCTCAATACTGTTAATAATCTTTTCGCTATGCTCTACCTGTTCTTGGGTGGTATGAAGAAGCTTAGGGAGCCACACATTAACCACATAATTGCATGCCCCTTCAACACCTTTTTCTTCTACTAGACTTAGAGGAGAGAACCCTTTAGCTTCCTGCATCTCCCTATCAAGGTCATATAATGCCGATTTGGCATCTTGTACACGCTGCTCAGCTAAAGCACGTTTAGTCTCTAAATCTTTTACCTGTTCATGTAGGATAGTTCCACGTTTGATTAGATCGTTTGCTTCTTGGATGATCTGGTGTGCCATTTCTTTTGTTTCTTTCTAATAGAATCTGAATAATAGTTTGAGTTACCCGTTTTGGTGTTGCTCACGTGCGTTCTGGACGTAAGCTATAGCTATCTCTGCAGGTATAGACCCTTCACCTAAATTATTGTTGATCGCTTCCTGATAGTTATCTCCCTGCATGGTTTGTCTCCGTAGACCGGATAGGATAGCTCGCACATTCTCGTATTCTTCCTGTGTAATCTCCCGAACAGAGTCACCATCTTTAACTTTCAAAACTTCTTTAGGTAGGAAAACTTCTTCTGGTGGTAAAGCTCCGAATCTGCGAACCTCAAACTTATAGGTGCCTTCCTGCTCCGTTTGGGCATCTGGTGAAACCATCCACATAATGTTTGCGTCTTCATAGTCTTGTGCCCTAGACGTTCTGGCAGGTGAACCTAATCCTATAGCGTAACGGTCGAATTCTGAACCATTTTTCAGAGAGTATTTGCACCATCCGTCACCTGATGGTTCGTGAGTGTCACCATAAATAACAGCAACAATATTCTCGAACTCATCAAGTGTGGTGAGGTCAATACAACCACTGCCTGGATGCGGGCGCATGTCTTCACCAGCATAATAGTTGTTATGCCCAAGTACACCATTTGCTACGTCAGGAACAGTAGGCAGGGTTTTACGACGTAACTTTTTGCCGTCTGAACCGAAACCCATATCTGACGGTTTACCATGCCTAATAATGGGTAGCTCATCACTATATTCGTTATTGTTTACGAAATGCCAACGCCAATAAATACTGCCTGCACTATCTGCTAGGTCAACCCAGCTAGGGTTTTCTAATAAACCGAGACTAGTGAATAGCTCAGTTTCCGATGTCTGTTTACTGCTGCGGTCGTGGTTACCCCATACGGTTAAAGCGGGGGAACCTGTCATATCCTTAATTTTGGTAAGGAACTCAGCTGCTTCTAACCTTTGGGTGTTATCTGTGAGAACATGTTGGTCTACACCAAAAATGTCACCCAAAAAGAAAACGGTCACAGGCTCCTCAGGGTAAGTTTCCTGAAACTCACTGATACGGGCAAGTACCATACGCATATTATGTCTAGAATTTGCGTTATAGTCCTTATGTGAGCTTAAACCTGTTGGTCTACGGCGGTCTTGGCGCACGAATAGGTGAAGGTCGCCAAATACGATGGCTGACCCTTTTATAGTTTTGGAGTCACGTACTAATTTCATAGTTTTCTCTTCACCTATCCGTTATGTGAATGAACACCGTTTGTAACGCCACAGTTCCAGCATGTAATGGTTGTTAGCCCAATAGTCTGCATTTCTTCCTGTAGCTGCGCCATGTCTTGATGGGCTTTATTCGCCTGCTCTGAAACAGTATTGTAGTTATTCTGTGTATCAAGCAATACTGATAAAGCATGCTCAAATTTGATAACCAACTGCACAGGTAGCATATCAGGAATACTAATATCCTCTGTTTTAACAACCTTTGTTTCAACAATAGTTTGCAGTACACGAGCTAGTTTAGATACTTGCTGATAGTTATCTTCTGCTTCTTCCAGAGCTTTAATAGCTTCATCAATACCTTTTACGGCGCTCGCCTGTAGGTTACTACCAGAGGAAACCTGATTATATAGAAGCTGTAGGTTTGATGATTGTGTTTTCTCGGTTCGTTTGAGCTCTAAGATTTTATCGTTGATATCTTCTTGAGCCTCAAAAATGTATGCAGTATTACCGATAATGCTCATAGAAGCATAATTGTCTCTACCGCTAGTTTCTACTAGAAATGTTGGGTCGTTCCTAGTTCCAATGTTTAAAGGAATATCTTTATCGTTTAGTGAAACGTAGGTGAATCCCAGGACTGCTTCAATCTGAGGAGGAACACCCTGTACAGGTGTTAGGGTATCTCCGTCTGCAGTTGTGAAATCAATGCTCCTTTTACCGCCGCTAATAGGCATAGGGACAGTGTAATCGTCTAGTGTGTAAGTTTCACCGTTTTCACGTAGGTAATGGTAGATAGTATATGATTCTGTGCCCTTATAAATAGCTTTCTTGCCCTTATTTGAGGTGGAAGGCTGTCTAATATACTCAACATGAATACCGTCCTCAAAAGCAACAGTGATTCGTGCTAGGTCTGCGCCTTTACGGATTAGATTATTGCGTAACCTGCTGTGTCTTTCACTGAAAGCTACTTCGAGTGCTCGAACGACACTTGATTTTCCGCTTCCGTTGTCACCAGTTAGGTGCAGAATATGGTTTCCTGCAAAGTCTACAGTCTGATCTTGGTATCCCATAAAATTTTCTAGGTGAATATACCTAATTTTTGAGTACTCAGACATGCTTTACTATCTCCTAACTAGCGGTTTGTGTGTATAGATATGACTATAGCTCAGTATCAAGGATTTTTGCAAACAAAAACCTTATTGGCACGAAATAAAAGCGTCATATTCTAGTGAATATGACGCGCCTATATAATAATTATCTTGAGAAATCAAGCTCTCAGAAACTTTGCTCTCTGACCAGGATCGGTAGACAGAAAAGCTAATCCAGAGAAAGCTAAAGAGTCCTGTAGCCTACCAAGATCAGCACGAATACCCTCAGCCTGGTTCTCTAAAACATATATCTTATTTTCAATGCTTCGAATAACAGCGTCCTTAGATCTCACATTCGCACCTTCACGAATGAAAACCTCATCAGATTCTTCTAACTCTTCAATCTTTTCACGTAACTTAGAAATCTCTTTCTCATAGGAGCGTAACGACTCATAAAGCTTCAAGCTTCTACCGATAAGCATCTGCCGGCGAGACATAACAGCAGAATCTTTAGAACAGTTGTATTTATATAAACCTAATAAATGTCTACCGTTGTTCTTTCTTACTACCCAAATACAGTACCCCCCAGCACCTACATACAATGCTGTGAGCGCGAAAACCCAAAGCTCAGGGTGCGCACCAAAATTAATACCAACCAACCCTAAAATTAGGTACAAAAGTGTGAACGCTACAGGGATACCTAGAACCTTAAGTAAAAGAGTTTGCATCTCTTCTTCTGTGTTTACCAGACTTAGCACCGGTTCGTTTGGTTCACCATCTGGTCTGTATCCCCGTAAAAGTTCACGATCATATTTTTCTAGCTCTTCTTTGGGCTGTTCTACACCACCGATAAGTACAGTTACTCCTGGCGTGAAAACCTGTGGGGGTAACCTGTATATATATTTTTGGTCTGGCGAGTAGGTTGTGTTTTTTACGAATTTGTCTATAGCTGACATAGTGAATTGTTTCTTTTGTTAGGCAATAATGGGGTGGGATGTCTAGGTGTTTCATCCCACCCCAGTATTTTTACCTGTTTAGTTTAGAATGGAGTGTTGCCTTCTGTGTAGATGGGAGCCTTATTGGACGTATCCTCAATGGGGTCTACAGGCTCGCTAGCAGGCGCATCTGCTGCTACCTGCCTAGTAGTCCCACCAGTGCGGTTACCGCCCCTACGTGGGCTCCTAGAGGCTGTGCGCCTACGAACAGGCTCCGGCTGAATCTCTGGCTCTTCATCCAAAACCTCAGCATCCACAATCTGCCCATCAGACGCGGGTGAACCCTCAATACCAAGCTGCTCAGAAGACCCATTAGCAGAAACCGCAGGCTTGTTCTTACGGCTACTAAAAGTAGCTCCCTTAGATTTAGGCACAACACCAGAATCAGAGTTGTTCTCGTTATCGTTAATAACTCGCTGATGCTCCTTAACCCAGTAGTTAAAGATAGGAGCAATAGTAGACTGAATCTTGGGGTAAGTCTGCCACTCAAGAACCTTGACTTCCTTCTCAATATTAAGGCGAGTCAAATCCATTTCTTCCGCAAGGTTATTCAAATAATCACGCAGATCAGTAACCTCTTGGCTATAGTAGCCAGTATCCTCCGCCGACACCTTATCAAAGGGGTGACGGTCAGCTTTATAGCCTTTCATCGGGTCAGGGACAGAACCAGCAGTTGAAGCAAAAGAAATCCTAATAAAAGAATCAGGAAGAGTCTTCTTATATTCGAACGCTTCAATAGCTTCTTGCTCTGCTTCCGTCTCACTCAAACCATTATCAATAGCAAGATTATATGCGTCATCTCCGATAATGTTCTGTTCAGTATCATCACTATCAGAGTCAGAATCTTTAGCAACCTCATCAGCATAACGCTTGATGAAGTTCTCTTCAAAATGTTCCCCAGGTTGATCAATGAAAACCAATTCGACATCTGGGGTGCCGTCTTCCTTATAAACTACTGACTCAGTGAAAACCGTCCTATTGCGTCCATTACGGAGCACAGTATGACGTTCCTTTTTGGTCTTGATTTTGAAAGCAGGAACAACAAAACGCCCGTTCCATAAACCCTTTTGGGTCTTTTCGCTAACAATTGGGCGAATCGAACCAGCATATTGGTTCCGTAGCCCCTTGATAAGCCCCTTATTCTGCCTGTCAATACTCTTTCGAATATAGGTCATCAAAGCGCGCTTCTGTTTAGGGTCAGACATGTCCGGTTCAACACCACTCAAATGTTCTGAAATGTATTCTGCACGCCACTGCTCAAGATATGGTTTAACCCTTGGGTCACTGAGAATCACACCAGGATTATCAGGGGTACCCCATAGAGTATCATTCAGCTGGTATCCCTTATCACATACAGCACAGTGCCCGTCTTTAAAGTTTTCAGGGTAACCCAGAGGGATACCTAATTTATCGAAGTTCTTGCGCAGCTCAGAGAAATTTTTAATAAAACTTGTGCAACGAATAGTAGCAACAATTGGGTTAAACTTGTGTCCAGTATTCTTGTTGATAGCGGTTTCCATAGGATTCACAATCTTATGGGCAAGGTAAATAACTACATCTAGGTTATTGTAGTTTTCCTGCTTCTCATTCACTGGCTTGTTATGCCAGCTATCAGGATTGGTGATGTCTTCTTCAACGATCTTGGGGACGTAAACAATTACCGAAGCGTCCTTCTCCTTCGGAAGAACAACCCTGTCCCCTAGAGAACTGTACTTGTTCTGGTATGAAGACACACGCTGAGGGTTAGCTCGTACTATGCTAGCTGATGCTTCCAAAGCCTGTGCGTAAAGGTTGTGATGTGAGTTTTCAATCTTGCTTACTGCGTTCTCAGTCATTTTTCTTTTTCGTCTTTTCTTCTGTATTTTCTCTCTCATAGTTAGGTGGGTGGCCGTGTCTGTAGCCGCTCCTAACTGGTGGTTCAAGCATATACGCTAAACCTGCTTTACACAAATCATATTGTTAATATTCTGGCAATATTTCAACAACTACTGGATTTTTACAGATGTGCTAGTAGCTTCAATATCTACAGTCTTATCCTGTAAAAGGTCGCCTAGCCGTTCCTGCATAGCTGTTGTGCTCATAGGTTCACCCTTCTTGAACCTTTTAGCTTTACCACTGTACCAAGAATCTAAATCCTTAGCCCACCGAACTTGAATCTCAAACGGTTTAGACGGCTTCACCTGCTGAGTTAATTTAAGTGCTACTTCTAAAGCCCTTTTCTGGTCGCCCACAGGAACAATTTTAGGATCTAAAACTAGCACAACACGCCCACCAACCTTAGCTTGTAAAGCATCAAGACTTGAAGCGTCCCGCTGATCAGCAACTAGTTCAGTGGGAACATCACGAACAATATCAACAATATCGTGGGTAGTTTTAAAAAGGTCAAACCAGCGCTGGTAGTCTTGATCTTTACCAATAGTAGCGGCATAATAGTTGTCTTCTACTGACCGTGCTGTTTCTTTTGCCGAGAAAACAAGCTGCTTCTGTGGATCATATAGAAGATAAGCAGAGTTCTCTTTATCTTCTCCCACAATTAGGAAACTCGATAATGATGCCACAGTTGGTACAGCATCACCATATTTCTGTATCAAAGACCGAGTGATGCGATCTGAAAGTAGTGACTCCTTCTGTTCACCAGGTTTATACAGTTGGAAACCTTTATGGGCGCTCAAGTCAGTGTCATCAACATATTTCTTACCAGTAATATCAGGAACACTATAGTGTGTACCAGTAGTAATAACAGTCGGGTAACTTGTTGATGTTGGTTTAGCCCCTGCTGTTGCTGATGATTGTATCTCAGCCTGTGTTTCTTTATCTGGTGTTGAGTCTTGGTTGATGTTGCCCATAATATATAGTGCGACTATGGATATTATGGCGACTATAGCTACAGACCATACGATAACTTTAGTTAACCATTTTTGGGCTTCTTTACGTTCGTCTTCTTTGAGGTTGTGTTGTTTGTTGAGATAGTTTACGTCCCTCAATATAGGTGTTTTGCTTGCTACCTTTTTCGGTGATGGTAGGCGGGATGGTTTGCTCATAAGTTTTCTCTGCTCCTAAAGCGTTTGTGGATACTAATATAGCCTGCTACTTTGATACTATCATCTCATATCGTGTAGCAGGCTATAAATATTTTGATATTCAAGGGTTTTTGGTTAGATTTCAATGCTTATGTTCTTAGCATCTACCTGTATGGTTCTGTCCTCCAATGCAGAGGGTGAACGATAATCCTGTAGAACCCTCACATACATACCCGACGAACCATCATATTTAACTATTTCACCTAGTAAATAGTTCTCTGGCACAGTATTTGCTCTTACTTTACAAACAGTACCAATACCGTATTGGTTATATGCTTCTGTTTTCAATAAAACTCCAAAAATCTTTAAATAAACACCTCATCAACGTAAGGGGCAAAAAGACTAGGGATTGTAATATCAGCTGTTGGTATAGACGCAACATGCCTGATACTATCCATTACCTTCCTGAAACCAATATCCTTACGATAGAGCATCTGAATATTTTCTTGAGCATCAAGGTTATCATTCATGCGAGCTAAAGCAACAATTGGGTCTACACCATGTTCAAGAAGAATGTTTTTGCGGTTCTTCCGTATATATTTGACAGACTCTCTAGCAGAAGCCTCAGTTTCTACTGATTCGTAACCACCTTCACCAGAAGATAAAACATGAGACGGTAATGTGCGTTGCACATGTACATCATACCCATCTTCACTTTTTTCTTGGTTAAGGATATGGAAAGTTTTCTGATCCACCCTATACTGGTTCCGCTTATCATTCTCTTTAGCCCGAGCAGAATAAGCATAAAGGTTAAGATTCTCAGATATTCTGCTGCCTTTACGCATACCATGAGTCACTATCTCTAAAGTATGCTCAATTTCCATGCTTCCCATCGAAGAAGGTGCAGTGCTTCTCCCTAAAGCAAACATTCTTTGCCGATATTCTTTACTTCCCAGCTCGGATAATGCACATAATGTTTTACCGTACATCACCGGATCAGGTGCATAAGCGAAAAAATCCATACTATTCTGTGCCCTCACTAATATATGCAAGAACAGACGAATCTTCAACCTTAGAACCTGTTACAGACAAGTACTTATCAGCAAAAGGTGAATCTGTTGTTTCAACAAGAATCACTGCGTTACATTTGTCTTTAGCGTCTTTGATAGCAAGATACTTATCCTGATCCGATGATGTCTTATCAGCTGTTTTCAGCAGGTTTTTTGTGATACCAGCATATTTCGTTTCGATAATCAGGAAATATTTTATAGGTTCACCATGACTATTTTTTTCAGGCAGGTTCAACGTCCTAAAAGTTGTTAAACCTTCCACTATTGAGTCTAAAGCCTCACTTCTGCTCCCAATTGGTGCTCTAGACTCGGCGGGTTGCTCATTAGGTGAACCCTCATATTTTTGGGCAACCTCTTCATTATGGAGGATAACCCACCCTTTACTACCAATTGATAAATGTAGCTGCTCTTTAGCTGTTTCTGCCATTTTATCTACCTTTTGAATATGCTGATAAGTACGTTGATGATGTTACCAAGCATCCCAGTAAGTATTCCTGTTGCAATCAGCAACGAAACTATTAGGATGCCTAATATGAATGCTGTTGGGCTGTGCTTCCTAGTGTCTTTGTTAGGATCAACCCAAGCACTCGGTGCTATCGCGGCTGCAGGGTGCCCAAATCCTCCTGCTTTACTGAGCGCATATGCACACATAACGATTAGCCCATATACGAATCCGACAATACCCACAATAGCGGAGCCTGTGCGAACAACTGAATCCTGTTCACCCTGTTTACTGGCTTTAATATCATCCCGCATCTGGCTAAGGTTAGCCTTGTCCCTAGAAGGAACGTCCAAAGCATCAGGCGGTATGTATCCGCGCCCATCAGCATGGTTCGGATCCTCAGCAAGCATCTCGTATTTCTTGCGTCCTTCCATGCCGTCCAAATCAAGTTCATCGAGTGGTTTAGCGTTACCCTCGGTTGCTTCGGAAGCATCATGGGTTTCTTCTTTTTTGTCACCCTCATTATTTTTGGGTGCTGCATCATTTTTGGTTCTTGAACCGTCTGCGCCAATACCAGCTAGGAGCTCGGTATCAGCTCTTTTCTTATCAGTCATTGAGTATATGTGTGCACCATGAACAACCGAATACGATTCTGGTGCTGGCAGGAAGTGGTGCCCCCACCCAGAATCTACAATAATAACTTTCCCATCTTCTGTGATGTCTTCACCAAAAACCCAGTGTTGCCCTAACGGTGATTCGACGTGGATCATGGCCACAGCTGACTCACCTGTTTTTAGTGCTTGTACGATACCGTCTACCCCGTTAACCCATCCGTCTCTTTTGAGTTTTCCTTCTGAGTGCTCTTCTGCAGATGTCCAAACAAACCCGCCTTCGGAGGTAACAAGTTTGTCAGTAATAATATAGCGTTTATAGAAGGTGTCTTCGCCCTGATCTATAGCTGCGTATTTCATCTCCATTGGGATGACACCAGCTTTTAGGTACATGTTGTACCCAGCAAAAGTGGTGCACCCCGCAACGCCTACCGAACATGGTAAACCACCGAAATAAGCGTTTAGCCCGTTAGAACCTAACGATAAAGTGTAATAGTCTGGAACACCCTCAGCGTTTTCTTTACCCTTATTACCCTGCATGAAGGATCTGGGGACGCTCGGAATGTTAAGAGGATAAATCCAGTCAAACGCCTTATTGCCGTCTTTATCGTATGCCCAAACTGGTACTTCCCAATCCAGTTCTGACGCTATAGTAGCGGCTACTGGCAAAGCAACCGCGCCTTGAATGAATTTGCGTCTAGAAATTATTGGGGTGTCCGCTTCTTCCTGTTTACATATCGTTTGTGAACCCATATGAACCTTTTAAGTTTTTACTGTCTTGAAAATGCCTAATATATATGATACCCGCCTTTAAACATACTAAAGGACGCTATCTAACTATTATTAGTAGTAGATAGCGTCCTATGGGGGATATTCTATTGTTCTATGTTGAGTCGTGTTATGCACGCCCACCTGCCACTGCTAACCGCAGACGTTCAGTAGCCTTGTTATCCCTACGCCCCATACCAGTTGCGTTTAGCACGGTACGGTCGTTAGTAGTTTTCAACCACATTACAGGTTCCTCAATTTCTGCCCTATGGTAACTAGGTGCAGGATCAGCATATGAATCTGCCACATCGTAGTCGTCGTATGCATCTTCATAGTAGCTACTGTGTGACTTATGGTTACCTGAACCGCCTAACCACTGTAGACCACGGCGGACACCCACAAAAGCCGTAGTACCTGCTGTTACAGTACCACCAGCAATGAAGATACTACCGAAGCTGTATCCCTGAGTCATGCCAACTACAGCAGCAAATAGGGTTAGAAAGAAACCGCTAAATAAGATGGTCTTTAATCGTATAGGGTTGTTATTTCGCATTGGTTTTCCTTATCTTGATGAAATGGTTTGAATGAATATACCTATAGATTAGCATAATGATGCATGTATGCAAAATTATTACAAGAATATTACATGTGTTGATATGGGTGTATGTTTCAGTTGCTTCATATTGGTGCTGTATTTATTCGTTTTAGGCGCATATTCTTGTGTATTTTTATTCTTTGCAATGTCAATAGTTCCTTTAAATAGCGGGGAATAAGAGGGGTACCCCATCAGAAAATAGTCTTTCCAATGGGGTACCCCTCTACTATCCATTATTCTTTTATCAGAAGATGTTCTTAATCTTCCGTCGCACTGCTATCTTCCTCAGAAGAATTATCAGAATCATCACTAAACAGGCTCAAAGTGCTACCGTCACCAGAGTTATTTTCCTCTTGGATACTGTCAGCTTCCTTCTCAATATCATTAGCAGAAACCTCAGGATCAGCACTCGTATCTACGGATTCTTTAGCTTCATCCTCTCCGTCCTCAGAAACATCAGACTTTGAAGCCTCCTTATGCTTCTTCACTAGAACCTTATCAATCTTCTCATTCTCAGCAGCAGTAGCCCAATAAGGACCCGCAACCTGATCAGGGTTATAAGATTTAGTTTCCTTTCTACCAGACTTCTTGCGCGCATACTCAAGAATATTAGCAAAATACAGGCAGTTCTTAAGAAGATCCTTCTGCCACTTAGGAGCGGCGCTAAACTGTTCCTCAGTGAACCCAACCTTACCGTTAGATGTGAAGAGCACGTGGGTTAAAGAATGGCAGTTCTTGCACAAGGTTACAAGGATATTCTCTTCACCAACAAAGGTTTTTGTTGTCCCATCATCCTGTTTCATATCGAACTGGTATGATGCTTTACCCAGAGTGTCACGTGATTCTTCCAGCTGGTTAGCAACCTGGAAGGTATGGTGTATCTCCCTGCTAGCGTATGCGAACGAGCCTGTCAATAGTAGCCCGCATGATACACACTTATAGTTGTCACGCTCAATCACAGCAGCTTTAAGTTCAGGGTCTAGACGTTTCCTATCACTTGGTTTCTGTAGTTCGCCAACCTCGGCATAACTTGAGTCATCCCCAGCGGCGTGTTCCTGAATCTGTTTGTTAATGTCCTCAGCTTCTTCTGCGGATTCAGCGAGGTTCAATGGGACAGGCAGATTTTCAACCTCAAACCCTAGCTTTTCTAGTGATTGTACAGCTGTTAGTTTTTCTTCCTCATCCACTTCATCCTTACTGCCACCAGTTAAAGACTTCTCAGATTCACCAACACTATTTTCTACTTCGCTTTGGTCTTCATCCTTCTGCAGTTTCACAATAGCGTTATATGCAGTCAGAATATCAGACTTAGCGTACTTGCCTTCTAGAAGTTTCTCCAACACCTCAGGGTACCTGTCAGCAGCCGCATAGATTGCGAGTAGGCGAGTGTAGTCACCAAGCTCAAGACCTGACCTGTGCTCAATAGCTTCTGTTGTTAGCCCTTCTACACCGTTAAGGATTCGGGAAACATCATAGCTTTCCTGAATGGTTAGTTTACGGGTGGTTTGGATAAGCCTAACCAAATGTGGAAGGTCTTTCTCGATAGGATCAATGAACGTGTACACGTATGCTTTGATCTTCTTGTTCCTGCCGTTCTGGGTGTTATGGGCATGTAGCCTGCGCATCCCGTCAAGAACAATATATTTTGGTTTACCACCAAAAGATTCAACACCTTCGCGTTCTGCTTTAGCCCATTCATCCGTTTTACAAAGAACAATGGGAACAATAACACCAGATTTACTAACTGACGTGTTCAAGCCATCAAGTGAGGTTTGGTGCCTAGCTGCCCTTGAAATTGCTGAAACACGAATCTCGTCAATGTGAACATCACGGATTTCAATAGTGAAGTTTTTGATGGTTTCTTCAAAGGTTTTACGTTCTTTAGGTGAAGATGTTTCTGGTTCCTCTTCCTTAACGGGGTTAGTTTCACCCAGTTCACCATCAGAGTCTTTCACAACAATATTGGGTTGTTCACTAATATGTTTGCTGAGTTTAGCTAGATAGTTTTCTCCAAGGAAGTTTTGTGCCGTATAGTATTCTGTTTCCTCATCTAGAATGTTTTCGGTTACTTCAATCCCAACAGTAAATAGCTCTTGGTTAGCTTCTTCCTCTGTTGTATCTATACGGAAAACCTGTTTACCCTCATGATACTGATACTCACCAGTTTTATCGTCTGTGTAGGCTACAATATCTTCATCTTCGATACCTTCTACTGGGGAAGAGTATACTGGTTCACCATTCTTGCTTGAGGTGAGGTTCTTAATATCCTCAGTAGGAACATCATTCTTCTTACGGGTGGTGGCTAGAGTATAGTAAACCCATTCTTCACCACTTTTACGTGCATAAACAGGGGTAAGATCATCTAAATAGAGCCTGTCTTCGCCCTCACGAGCTACAAGGTGTGTGCTACCGTCATCAGCAGTGTATTCTGTGGCATCTTCACCTGATAGCTTCTCAATAAGATCTTCTTCAGTTAACTCAGTGTTGATTACCTCTATATTCTCAGAAGTTTCTTCCGCCTCTGAGTCTTCTGGCAGGATAGCATTTTCTTCTGTGTCTGCTACAGAAGAGATCTCTGCATTATCCTCTTGTGCATAATCAACCGAATCTTCACCATCAACAACAGATTCTACAGAATCATTATCCAACCTGTTTTCTTCTTGATCGGCTAACCCAAATCCCATAGGCACCATATATTAGCTCCTTACATAGAAATAACATGTTATTTCTACCATTCTACAACTAATATTCGCCCATAAAAGCTATTCCTTGCATATCTTTACCTGTCGGTATAGTTTCATCCACAATAGCAATGAAATTACAGGTAGCACCACCGAAATTAGGTGCCGAAGCATGATGAGTGTAGCAGGTAATATTCCACACTGTTTGTCCATCAAATGAGTATGGTATCGTTATACGCTCTAGCTTCCACTCCAACGGAGGCACTTTACATATGTGAGGCAACATCCTGACTTCTTCATCAATCAGAACAACAACTGGTTCAACATATGGGGAGATCATTCTAGCAACGGTGCTAATTATTTCATTTTTACTTGGGAAACGTACCTTAGGCTGGCTCCCATAACCTGCACCGCCATATTGGTGCGGGTCATACTGTGTTGGCATATTCATGCCTGTTTGATATGGCTGCTGTTGATACATTTTAGTGCACTTCTCTAAAAAACTTTGAATATTCTATATAAATTAATGCACCCCGCCGTATGGTTATTCCTATCTTCGCCGCTCAATAAGTTCTTCTGGAACAATATCAACAAGCAGCCCATCACCTGCAGGGGTTTTATATAAGGATTCCATTAGTTTAGGGATTTTCTTGCTTGCCTCATCAGCTGTTACATTTAGTGTGCGGTCACGCTTGTTCGTGTAGACAGTAAGCCTATGCTTATATTCGTCCATTGTTAGAACCTTCACTGCATCAGTTATGGTAAGCCCAAACGCTGGGATAGTGTAGGTTACCCTACCACGAGTCACTGTTGTATCAAAGGAAACACCAGTATAGTTCACACAGATTGTTCTAGGTTTCCTTCTCCCCTGATCATCAAGAATATTCAACGTATTAATAAAATTTTTTCTAGACCGATCTATCTGTTTGAAACTTTCAACTGTGAACTTATTGAAATCAAAATTATTGAACCCTGAAACCTGCACAGGGCGCTCAGATAGCCTTTTCTCTTTAAACTCACACCCTAGAGACTCGGCAAGAAGCTGGGCAGGGTAAAACCACGATTTAGGTTGAATAATGTATCCTGAGTCTTCACTAACACCAATCTTCCACATATCCATATGAGTGAACTGGTTAGGTGCCTTTAAATACTCTTCATATATTGCAGATATGTCATATTGTTGATGATCCTGATAATCAAAGCACCAGAATACGCCATTCTGCAGTTTATCCAATTTGCTTTCACCTAAAGCACACGTATCATAGATAATCTGCTCTTCAAGGCTTAGAACCCTTTTAAACCCTACTTCTTCAAATGTTGCCATATTCTCTTTTAGTATCCTTTATCTGGTGTCAAAGTGGAATAAAACTTCAAATCCACTTTACCGTCGTTCTCGTGCGCATGTTTAGCAGCATCCTTAACCTTATCAACCTGATCCGCAGGAAGTCGCCCCGCCTCAATAAGGTAATCTAAAGTGTCTACAGTACTAAACTTAAGGTTGCCAACAACAGCATCAACCTTAATAAACCCGCCCTCCAACTTGGCGGACGAAACAACATTCTTAGCAACCCTCATAGTGATAGCCTGGTATGCTCTATGCGCCCGATCTTTATCAAGGTCACTATGCATCGTTATAGTGCCTGTAAGCTCCATCTTCTTAGTACGGTTAAGAATCGTCTCAGAATACTTGCCCTGTACCGTTGAATCAGCAACAGCCGAATCAGCCATAATAAGGTTTTGAATTGTCCCATTAAAACCTGAACTGTTAGTACCAGGCACGTTCGTGTTATTCAACAGGAACCCGCCACCAACAATAGTTGCTACTGTTGCACCACCACCAATAAAGAGTGTGCGCCTCGAAATTTTCGTGTCCACCATAACCGGTTCACCAATCCTTGTAAATTAATATTCTCTTACTCTATCTACCTAAATAGTAGTTCATCACATTTAATAGTGTACCGAATGCGGCAGTCAAAGAGCCAGCCACGAGCAGAGCACCAACAATGAACATGAGGACAGCACGCCCATACACTTGCCCTGATGTGTATTGTCTGCCCCAACCCTCATTATCTGTGGGTACATTCTTCTGCACATTATCTGATAACGCAAGGTTGTACCTGCCAAGCGTCACAGTATTAACCCAACGCCCAGGAAGAATAGATCCACCCTTTTCAAGCATGGTAGCTAACATAACGATCAGAGAGTAAACCATCATGATAATACCAACGGCTATACCCAATGCGACAAGATTAGATCCTGGGTATTCTTTAGCTGTTTTAGCTTCGTCAGCTAGGTTACCAACACCAACCTGATCTTTCCTTGATAGGTCATCTTTAGTGGGGAATGACGGGTTAGCTGCTGCTGACCTTGACTCATAGGCTTTACGCCCCTCCATGCCTTGAAGATCTAACTCATCAACAGGGGTAGCGTTACCTGATGAAGCTTTTTTAGCGTCATGGGTTTGTTCTTTATTATCTTTCTTTTCTTCTTTCTTCTCCCCGTTATTGTTGTTTCCTTCTAGGTTGGGGAGGTCTTTGAAAAGTTCTTCATCTTCACAAATCTGTGCCGCAGACTCAGTACGGGTAGATAGTTCCGCTTCACCCACACCTGCACGCTCCCACACAGCTTCCCACGCGAGGGCGGCCGCTCTAGGATCGTCAAGCTTTTTGTAACCGTCTATGCTACCAATCTCTTCAAAAGTGTATTGTTTAACATTAGGCACCATAGCACCCTTAGTTGCTATCGCATTATAGTAGACAGGCTGTTTAAAAGAGTCACCAAGACCTGCTACCCCTGGTTCTATTTCAAAAGCGTATTGCATCTGCGCATCAGTTTTTAGTGAGCCACCGTTCTCACTGTTAGTCCAGTTCAAAAACGCTTCTTTACGCACACCTAGAAGCTGGACAATACCCCAAGCACCAATACTGTTAGAGTTGCTTCCTGGGTCACCTTCCATTGTTGCAAGGTTGAAGCCTGACTCTTGGGAGCCGTTACCCATAACACCACATATAGCGCCTTTATGTACACCCATATCAGACATTTTTTTGATAGCTCTTTTGACAGCATCAATTTCTTCGGGGCTACGGCTTGGTTTTAGGTTGTTCCATTCATTAGCACCAGCATGAGCGGCTTGGGGTTGTAGTACGCTTATGCTTGTGTTTCCACCCGTATTTACACCTGTAGGGGCACCTAATATTACAGGTGCCCCCACTAGTGAGAACGATAATGATGATGCTAATAATAGTCGTGTAGTTCTTCGCATATACCCAGCTTCTTATTTATCTAGTTTCCTGAGAAGACTCCACCCTTTAGGGTGGAGGAGACTCAGCTACCAGTGCGTTCCTGGTGCTTCACATACTCAGAAATAACCCTCAATCTGGTATTACCCATGATACCCAGTATATAATAGTTGCCATGAGTATCAAACGTTATCGTTACCGCGCCTACCCCAAGAAAGGGCAAAAACAGTTGATTGCTGCCTTGTTTGGGTGTGTGCGTATGGTTTTTAATGATGCTCTTGCTTACTCAATGGAGCAGTATAAAGACACAGGGAACAAGCCCTCTAGTAAAGAGCTTTCTGCCCGACTCACCCACCTGAAACAGACACCAGGGAAAGCGTGGCTGAAAAACGTTTCCGCTGTACCCTTACAGCAGTCCTTACGGGATCTGGATAGGGCGTACACTAATTTTTTCGCCTCCATAACAGGTAGGCGTAAAGGGGTTAGGGTTGGTGCCCCACGGTTCAGGCGGCGCTCATCTCGTCAAGCTGCTAGGTTCACATCCCAAGTGTTCAAGGTCAGGGAAACCAGCCACAGGGTAGGTTTTGTGAAACTACCCAAGATCGGTGAAATCCGGTTCAACCTCTCACGTAACCTGCCCTCACCCCCAACCTCCATGACTCTAATCAAAGAAGCGGACGGCAAGTATTATGTGTCTTTCGTTGTTGAAACCACCCCCACCCCAGCCCCGAAACCTAAAGCATATGCAGTAGGCGTGGACATGGGTTTGAAAGACCTAGCTGTCACGGTGAACAGCAACGGGGGAACCACTGTTTTCCCGAACATTAGACCCCTGAAACAAGCCGAGAAGAAACTAGCACGGTTACAGAAACAACTCTCGAAAAAGAAAAAGGGTAGTAACCGTTACGCTAAGCAGCGACTCAGGGTAGCTAAAGCCCACACGAAAACCCGAAACGTTCGAGCCCACTACCTGCACCATGTGGCGAACCAGGTTATTAACGAAAACCAAGTTATAACCCTAGAAACCCTCACGATCAAGGGTCTCGCTAGAACACGGTTGGGTAAGAGCGTACTGGACGCCAGCTGGGGGCACCTTACTCGGCTAATCGCCGAGAAAGCCGCCGAACACGGTAGAACCCTAATCCGGGTGGACAGGTTCGCACCCACCACCCAAACCTGCTCAATCTGCGGTACACCCAACGGCAGGAAACCGTTGAATATCCGTGAATGGTCCTGCACCGAGTGCCAGCACCGTGTGGACAGGGACCGGAACGCAGCAGCAAACATCATGCTCGCGGCAGGGCTTGCCGAGAGCCTAAACGAACACTGTGGAGATAATGTAAGACGTTTGTTAGCAAACGCTGTTATTGTTGATACTGTTCACCCACCGAGAACCACCACACCTGGGTGTGGTGGTTGGTAGGAATCTACCCCGTTTTACGGGGTAGAGGAAGTCAAGCCCCAAGGAAAACAATACCTTTTAGATCACCAGTTAATAACACGTACCGCCCGCCCCATGTTCCTGTAAGGAATGCGCGCTGCGCACCATGTTGTGATACTTTGCTGAAAGTCTCTACTTGATCTAAAGTGAATTCTTCACCCTTCAGGTTTACTACACCTACTGGGATAAGATTATTAGGATTCAGGATTACCGCATATTCTTTTGTTTTTGATGAACATACTAGATAATGTTTTGAGGTGTAGTCACAGTTCTGGGGATCAAAGTTCTGTCCTTTAACCCCGATAAGGGTTTCTAGATTGGTGACTTCTTTAAAAGAATCAGAATAAGCTTTCATATTGTTGCGCACCTTCTGCGGTACACCTGTGAAACGCCCAAGATCCTGTTCTGCACCCTCAAATTTACCGCTAGTGATGTCATCCATACCGTCTTTACGGGTTGGGGTAGCAGTGGAAGCATCATGCTCTGGTTCAGCTGTTGTGATTGACCCCTTGGGTGCTGGGGTTGATTGGGATGCAGAAGCGGAAGCTGACTTTTGAGCCTCTTGTGCACTATACCCCTGGTTAGCTGCATTACGCCCAACAAGGAAGGCAAGAATGAAACAGATAACTACTACAGCACCTATACCAAAAAGAATATAGGTTGAGCTTTTACTAAATTTCTTGTCTTCCATAATGTTTTGGGTCTTTCTAATAGTCGCTGGCAGGTTCCTATGGAATAAATATTATAGGAACCTGCCTAATATTAACAAATATTGTTTAAATATTCAGGATTGTTACAGCAAGAACTGGTGGAATGATAGCTAGTAAACAAGCTGAAATGTAACCGATCTTCATTGGTTTAGTTAACCAAGCTGTTGAAGCGTAATGCCCACGCTTGTTAGCTATCGCCCTGAACCCCATGAATGCGAGCATAACAACCGCGCAAGCCCAAGCAACATAGAACCCCATGTACTGATCTAGGAGGAAACCAAAATCTACAGGGAATGTGAGATAGTTGCCTTGCTCATAAAAATAGGGTCCCGTGAACGTACTGGATACTGGGGCAATATCATGGAACGATCCTGGTGGTAGGACTTTATGTGTTTCGTCTGCTAGAACAAGGGATTTGTCTCCGCCTACAGCCTGAACTTTCTGGACTAGGTTCATTTCTAGTGCAGATTTCAGTTCTTGCGAGTTTTGGATCACTGAGATGAGGATTGAGTATAGTAGCCCAGATACGGCTAGGCTAATAGCCCAAATTGAGGTGATTGCTACCCAGAATATCCTTAACCCTGTTTTAGCTTTTTTTAAATCTAAGTAAGAATGAACTAAAGGATTATCTTGTTCAGCAGCTTTCAGCTTCTTATAACTATCTGTAGCACAATTACGCTGAAGATGCTCCAACATGGAAGCCTGTGTGTACATACCGTACCGCTCTGCAGATGACAAAGCAGAAGGGTTACTTGGGGTAAACCAATTCCAAAGCCTCAAAATAGAATCATCAGACGGACGGAATGTGCCACGCCCACCACCCATGCCCTGCTTCTCAAGAATATTCACAGGATCATGTTTACCACGCTTCTTAACCCGAGCAGCACGACGCTTAGCACGAGCCTCTTTCAATTTCTCTCGATTATTACTCATAATATCAATAATACACGTTTAGATACGGTGAAGCATATATGCTTCTACTGAACCGTTGCGCCACGTATGACATCTAACATGATTTCATCATAGAAACTGTACCCACTATCTTCAATAATTCCCTTATAATTCGGGTTTAGCTGCCGGTATATTGTTGCGGTACAGTCGTCAATAATATTGGCCATAGTGTCATAAGGCATCTCACCTGCTGGCATATTGTGTGGCATGTACCTATTAGGTTCACCTGCTTTTCTTATACCATTATTGATAATAATGTTGAACTCAGAATATATATCATCTAACAGATTTTTAACATCATTACTGTTGAACTTTCTACCAAGCATATTAGGCGGGTAAGGTCTATACACCCAACCCCCATCCTGAAAACCTGCTTCATATACTCGAGGAGATTTTCTTTTACCATAAACAAGCGAACAAACAACCATGTCCTGCCGGAAAGATATGAGTTCAGCCATTTCAAGTGTTAGGTTAAAAAGTTTACCAGCTTGAACTGTAGCTTCTAGAAGTCTATTACTTAATAGTAAGTAAGTCATATCTTCGGGTGACTGTCCACCAGATGCTATATGATTTGCAAGATCGCCAGAACCAACATATTTTAAGTTTTTGGGGTCATTTTTAGCTAACATCTCTATTTGATGATTGTGCACACGTCTAGCCACTCCTTCTGGTCCAGACTGCCAGTAAGGTTCGTGAAGCTCTTTTAGAGGTTTCCTGAAATCCGCCACAACTCTTTTCCTTTAGGTCATTATTTGTTATTAGTTATCTATCTAATCAATCCCATAGTTATGTGTAGTGTTAAGGCGTTGCCTTCCACCATTATTTTCAAAGAAATTCAAGATGGGAGACAACGCCTTAAACCAAATATGATTTTATGATGGACTAGTTAGCGAAGCTCGCTTGCTTACCCTCATAAGCATTATTCAGCTCACGCTTAAATCCCTTATTCATATCAATAGTTGGAACAACCTTCGCAGGAACATCCACAGGCTCACCAGTCTGCGGGTTACGCCTAACTCCTTCTGCACGAGCAGACGGGCGGAGAGTACCGAACTTAATATCTACTGAACGACGTGACGAAAGTTCACGGAGCGACACATCATATAAAGCATGCAGAACTGTCTTCACCTGGTTCTTGGAAAAACCAGTTTTTTCCGTAACCTTAGCGATCAGTTCACCCTGGTTTACCTTACCCTGAACTAGCTTTTCAGTCTTAGACTTAGCCAAAATATGTTTCCTTCCTTAGATGATATTTGATGTTACCTAACACCAATGTTTTGGTGTTTAAAGGTTACATTGGTAACAATAACACATATTTTTAGACTATTTTTACCAATATTATTTGCGGTTATCTTCCACTGTTTTATTGGTTTCTTCTATCCGCTGATATATTGTTTTTGGAGGTTTTATGTATCCTATGCTGAAAATTAGGGCTGTTACGCCTATAAGAAAATATATTGATAGCAGTGTCAGGATCATCTGCAACAGGTTTAGCCTACTGAGGATGACTAGCCCAGTAAATAGCAGAACCATTAGGATAATGTATGTTGTAGTTTTTGGGTGGTCTAAAGTCCATACCTTAGTTTTAGTAGTCCACGATTTAGCATAAATTCTTATCGTTTTTTGTTGATTATGTCTAAGGCAGGGCGGTGTGAAAAACCATTCGAAGAATCCGTTTATCCTCATAGTGTGTTTAGTGGCGTTGATATTATGCATAATATTAATTCTACGGCTTTAACTAGTAAAAACGTTAATCGCATCTTGGTTTTACAGGTTTACCAGTGTTCGTGAAGATTTGTATCCGAGGGTGCCCGTACAGTAGCTCATACTCGATGTTAGGTGCCCTGTATATGGGATCATCCTTTAGTCTTTCTGGGATTCTCTGAGTATTATTAAGCGCCACAGCTTCACCATTATTATTCAACCCCACAATATAGGTTTTATCGTAAGGAAGCCCATACGATCCGGGGTTGAAAACGGGACGCACTGTAGCTTTGACCCTAACAGCTTGTGTTGCACATATTTCTTTTATTTCTGATAAGGTTGTTGGCTCCCAAACATATTTACTGCTCATAGGTTCATTATCTTTCATCTAAAACTAGTTTCCTGTTCACTAGTTTACCTGTTCTCATGTTCTGGTTATATGGTTTACCAGAATCTTGTAGACCTAGGAACCTAGACCCATCAACCATATTATCCTGAGCATTCTCATGGTGGTGCCCATAAATAATAGTTTCAGGTTCGATACAGATCACGAGATGATCTAGTCTTCGCCTATATGATGCTGCCTCTTCCAATAGATGTGCAGAGAAAAAAGAAGGCTCAGTAAGATAAATCCCCCGTTCTGGGCAGTCGTGAGTAACTAAAACATCAACCTTGCCTTGTTGCTCAGCATACGTGAATTCGTTACCTTGTGGGGTTTCCTCACGGAACCATGTAATATTGGGTGCCCTATATTCTTTATCAATAGATACGGCACCGCCAAAACCCATGAATTTTACCCCATGCCAAACCCATGTATACCCGAAAGGTACAGTAAATATTCGTGAACGTAACTGCCGCAGACCCCAACGGTACGGTGCGTTTAGGTTGTTCCATTCTGTGGTAACAGTGTGAGTATTGTAGTCTTCTTCAACCACAGGGAAATCATATAAGGCTATATAGTCTTCATGGTTTCCTGGGATAACAATAAGGTCTATCCCATATTTTTCTAGCTCAGTGTTAATAGAAAGTAACCCAAGTTTCTGTTGATGTGGTGGTTTACCCCCAGCAGGGGCAGAGAGATACTTGTTCTGTTTATCCCATATTTGGATAGAATCATAGTCACCGATCCCGTAAGGTTCACGAGAACCAGTGAACCTATCATATTTGGTATATATTCTTCTCCATAACCCGAAATCACCAACATGAACTATCGCTTTCACACCTTTCTTAGCTGCCCAGCTGATAACTTTAAGAGCGTATGGCACATCACCATGCCAATCACCAGCGAAAGCAATTTTATTGGGGTTTAGTGAGCTTATAGGTGTTACTAGGTTCTTCAATAGTTCTCTACCTTAGGTTAGAGATAATAATTATGTCTGCCACATATGATTCTAACAAACACAGTATCAAACGCGACAGACATAAATATTGAGTGAATATTCCTAGATTCTAATCTTTACGAACGTGCACCTCAAAGACTAGAGCTAGGTTCTCCTGGTTCACAGCATCAAGCACACTCTCATGAGGGTTGTACTCGTTTTTACTCAACCAGAAATCTTTATACTGATCTAGGTTTATGGAATGGGTTATAGGCTTACCATCCCCACGCATATAGTCCTCTGGTAGAGGAAAAGCATATGCACCTAACCGTATCCTAGTATCGTGTGGTTGGTGCTTATTATGGGTTGCTACAAGCACCTCATAGCAAACACCAGCAGGTTCCAGAGGATCCTCATATTCCACGTTTGCACTATCTGGCACAATATCCAAATATATTGCTTTCCCAGAATGCACAACATCGGCTACTTCCCAGAATCCTTGCACCCATTCTTCATGCCCATCAGTATTGAGTTCTAGACGGAACTTTGAGGGTGTTTCTAACGATGCTGGCATTTTTTATCCTTATTATATTTTCTAAGTTCAACATTGAAGAAGAGCTGCTGTATTGGTTTCCCTCCCGCAACATATTCTGTTGCGTGTTTATCAAATTCTTCATAAGCCAACTTTAGTTTAATGTCTCCAATATCATATTTAGTACTCGGAGCATTTTCTTCAAGCAAGGCTAATACTGGGATTACTTCTACCCCGCCTTTCCCGTTTGGTATTTCTATATCTAGAACAAATTTTGTTCCCCAACCAAAGGTATACGATTTGGCGACTTTAATATTTTTTTCGTTTTCGTAACCCTCAGGAGCCCTATAGGGAATACCTTTTGTCTCTTTCAATAACCTATCAGTTATCAACTGAAATTTTTCCAGCGACTCATTATCATATGGCTCTAAAACCAAAGTCGCTTCAAGATTATTTGGTAACGGGCACATTCTGTCACCTTTCTTCTGTTTCGTTTTACGCTATTGTTGATCTAAATGCGCCCCTTACATGTTGTTTAAAGAATTTTCACATAGTCTTCTTCGTAATCTTCTAGAGCTTGGTAAGTATTTGAACCAGATATGGGAACGAAATTTGCTAACCGGTCTGGTGTATATTTCTTCCGGTTTTTCTGGCTTTCTGTCCGTACCGCCCACAAGTGGTTGAGGTACATGAAGAACCCTTCTCTCCGCACTGTTCCTATACTGTTACATGCTAACGCGAGGCACCACATCACTGCTGACATGTTATGCGGGTAACCCCATAGCTCATACCGTGTGCACCAGGATTCTAGCTTGTCTCCCTCACTATGTAGCACAACTTCCGCACCTAATGCACTGTTCACGGCAGCAACAATACGTTGCACTTCTATTTGACGTGATCTTGGGTCTTTTCTGTAGTCTAGGTATGCTTGGTGGATGGTCTCACCAGAAAAGAAACCGAAATCTTCGTTGATTAACCCAAGACTGTTATCAAAAATATTCTCATGAGTAAGAAGTGCTTTAGTTAGCAGGAAACAGAGTCTTGTCAACCTGTTTTCTGCCCCTAAACCAACTGTCACTTCGTCTACTGTATAAACAATGAAAGGAAGAATATCTAGAACCCCAAGTATCACATTGGTTCTGATTTCCAATGGTGCTAAGGTATGTGAAGAAGCTAAAGATATGCTCGCAATACAGGTGTAGGCTATATCATTACTGATGCTTGTTAAATATTTTCGGGTAAACCCTATAACACTTTTATTTCTTCTGGTTTTTAAAACTCTCTGATCTAGAGACTCAAGCACTTGGTTAAAACGTGTTTCCCAGTTTTCCACTACTGTTTTCTTCCTTTACACATGAAAAGATGGAAGGCATCTTACACAGATACCAACCATCCTACTAACTACTACTACCACTATTCTAGATAGTGTTTGTGCCCCCGAGACGATTCGAACGTCCGACACCTTCTTTAGGAGAGAAGTGCTCTATCCCCTGAGCTACGAGGGCTTACATGATGTTTTAGATAGTTTATCCCTCCCAAAATATCTGCTTCGACAATTTTGGGAGGGACTATCACTCACTCACTCAATCACATTAATTACTTTACCATATGATTCTAATATTATCCAAATTCCCTAGTCTTGTATGGGTGAGATAACACAAGTTTCACCAGATCATAGTCTGACAGTTCCTTAAAATAGGCTACATTGTTATCCTCGTCTACATTATATGCGTTCAAGAAGAACTCATAACCATTATATTTCTCAGGGTTGATACTGTGCTGTTCACACCATGTTTTAAATGATGTATTCTCAAAAATAATAATATTAGCGGGTGTACACGGCTCAACAATTTGAGGAATAGTAACACCCTTAGGAACATCCACCCAGTTCACAGTGTCACGCCCACTAACTGGATTAGACTTTTCGGACGGGGTATGAAAAATATTCACAGGGGTAGAATCAAGTGAATACGCCAACAAAAGGTTAGCTTCACGTTCTGTAAGCCCAGCGAATAAAGAACCCTGTTGCCTAGCAGTAGAGAATAGGTGTCGACACTCGAAAAGCTCTGGCACACGGGATAGGATGAATGGGGTTAGTGCTTGGCAAACCTGCATTTCAGACATGCCTAGAGTCTTATGGGCAAGCAAAAGCTGCTGTTTCAGATTAGACCATTTTTCACCGTCTTTTAAAGTGCGCTGCACCTCCCCTTCACTGTGTTTGATGGTTATAGTATTGTTGCTGTTATGCATTTCCTGTTTTTCTCCTAAAAATGGTTTACGTGGGGTAGTCGTTCGCAAAATACCGATCCCAAGCTTTAGCTACTGCAGGTGGTTGGCTGGTTACATGCCAAACATATGGGGGGTAGCACGAGTCGTCCCTATATGTTCCTTTAACTTTTTTTCCTGCTGTCTGCATCTGCTTTAGACCTTTTTTAGCTTTTGTTCTACTACTGTAAACCTTCTTTCCACATTTCCTACATGGTTGACCCTCAAGTCTGGGATCTAACATTTTGTTTGTTTCCTTATAGTTATCTGCCTAACTGTTGTTTCCGTGCCGAGATTTGGGTCTGATAGTATTCGTTATTGTCTGGTGCAATATTGTGTGATTGTTTTCTTTCGCCTCTGAGGAACCAGTAGATGAAGAAAAATACGGGGGTGAAGAGTAGTCCTCCTACTACTAGCATGTTTGCGCCAGCTGCCATGATTGCGTCAAATAGTACCATTGTGGTGTTACCTTTCAGGATGATGTTAATGTTTTGTGTGTGGTGTGTGCTTCTTGTGAAGCATATTATTAACTGTACATGAACGGATACTGATTTTCAAATATTCTTTATTATTACGAAAATATTAATCCCCTAGCTACTCATGAACTAGGGGATTAATGTTCTGACTATTAATAATTAGTTGATTACTCAGGGATGCTCAAACCTGCATCAAATGCTGCATCCGAAATAGCAGTACCAAAAGCATTCAACAGGGTTTCACGATCCGCCTTACCTTCCGAAGCGCCCGACTCGTTATTGTAGATAGCGTAGAGAACAGGCAGGAGGGAACCTTCAACAAAAATACCGTTATTAACGAACTGCACGAAGGGGTGGTTCTTATCTACTTTACCCTTAGGGGCAACGATAGGAGCCTTAGTACTAGCCTTCTTCTTCTGGGTGGTAGAAGCAGCCTTCTTCTTCGGGGTTGCAGGCTTAGCAGCAGTCTTCTTAGCAGGAGTGGACTTCTTAACTGCCTTCTTCTCAGTAGTAGCCTTAACAGCAACCTTCTTTGCAGGCTTCTTAGAAGACCCAGCAACACTAGCAATATGCTCATTAGCCTTAGCCCAAGTACCGAAAGCCTTCATAATCTTAGTCTCACCAGCAAGTGACTTATCATTGACTGATCGCTTCCAAGCACGGAAGTTGTCACGTGAGAACGAAGCAGGGTTAGTTGCCGCCCAAGCCTTCAAAGTCTTGTCAACACTCGGGTCAATAGCAGGGGTAGCCTTCTTAGTGGTGGTCTTGGTCGCCATAATAGTTTTCTCTTCTTTCTGTTTGGTCAATGTAACAGATTGTGTGTTACTCGGTTTTTCTGCTAGATTTTGTGCCGTTACTGTTACTAATGGTTTCGGCTTTCGTTTAACAGGTTCAGCTTTTTCTGTAATTTCTGGTTCCTTGGCTGGTTTAACCTCAGCTGGTAACTGGTATTTTTGGTTGCCGTTGCGGTATTTGTTGCGGTAGAACGTGTCCCTAGCCTCCATAATGCTTTCTGTAACTAGAGAATCATGTAGAAGCTGATATTTAGATACTTTCAACTGGATAACTGCCTCAGATACATATTCTTCCCATGATGGTACCCTACCGTGTTTGTGTACACGAGCAAGATATTTTTTAAGAAGAAGCGCCGCATCATAAGCCAGCTTCTTTCGTTCACTCAACGTAGCGTTAGGCATAGTCTCAGTTGGGTCTTCCTTACTCCAAGATTCCGTGTTTACATACATAAGATAACATATTTCCTTACTATTAGCAAAAATATTAAATCCTCTAGAGTGTCACCATTGTGAAATATTATGACACGCTAGAGGATTCTAAAGAACCAGCATCCAGTTTACTGTTGCTGCCCACCACTCGAAACAGTAGAAGAACCACGACTCTTATCACTTCTCAAGAACGAGAAGAGAGCAGAGAACAAATACCTGACACCACGAAGAATAAGCACAAGAGGAACAGCTATAAACTTAATAACTGGACCATACTTTTCAAACCTGTCCTGAACCTGATCATACTTCTTCTCACCAGGCTGCAACTTACCATTAAGTGCAGCCTTATAAAGCAGAACAACAACCACAATCAGAGGGGTAGCAATCAGAAGCCCCACATACATAATATTAACTAAATTCATTAGAAAACCCTTCCTAACAACAACATGTTACTAACGATTCTAACACCTATACACAACCAGATTTGCAGGACACAAAAAACATGTGCTATAGTATAATTAACCTTTAACTTATTCTGTGTAAGTTTGTGGTTTTCTATCATTCATTGTTGATAGATTCGGCATCTTATGACATAATGTAAGTACAGGAAAGGTTTGTGTGCGTGTGCCCTTAGGGTTACATCTCATCAATCTGACCTATAATTGAACCTTTACTGAGGTGCAACTGTTACCACCAGTACCCTGCAAGGCAAGTAAACCCATCCACCGTCCTTGGTCACAGCTTTCGTGCCCCCCATTTTTGACGAGATGCAGGTTTGAAACCGTCTTTAGTGGGAAACAAAAATTGGAAGCAAGGACCACCTTAGCTACCCTGGTTCGATTATACATGTAACCCCAAACATCCAGTGAGGGGGTAGAGGTATAGTAGGGTGCCTATAACGGGTAAAATCGTTATGAATTAAACACAACAATTAAGTGTTTTTACAACACTTCGATACACTGTTTAAACCTATCTAACGTTCCTGAAACAAATGGTCGGATATTTTCAGGAACATATGCTCTCTTAGCTCAGTTGGTAGAGCGTCGGTCTTGTAAACCGAAGGCCACCGGTTCAAACCCGGTAGGGAGCTCAATTATTATAGAAGCACCACACTATATGGGTTAGTGTGGTGCTTCTTTTGGATTATGGATTAAACATACCCTCCAACAATATCTGATGTTTTAGGTTCTCCCCAAGTTATTATAGGCTCTATACAATATGCTTTTCCGTCTTGTACGATAATTTTCCATTGTGCCCCGTCTTCACCCGAATATTCGACTTCTCCCTTGTCTTCTATGTAGGGTGCTAAGAAGTCGATTATTCGGTCATCAGAGCTCCTTTTGCAGGAGTCGTATCCTGGTTGCAGGTAATAGAATCCGTCTTCAAGCTCCCATTGCATGTCTAGGTAATCATCTATATGACTGAAATAGTAATCAAGTGTGCTAGTTTCTGGTGTATACCCAAAGTCTTCTGGTACCGACAAGTAAAAGTCAGGAAACCTTTTCGGCTGTGGAAAATCTACCTTGTTGAGTCTCTTTGTTTCTGAGTTATATTTCCATGTTTTTATAGGCTTTCCTGCCCTGTAATCCAGTAGTTTTTTAACGATTTCTTGTTCATGTTTCTGGTTGATCCTCATGGTAGGATCTATTCGTTGCGAATAATAGCCCATCATTTCTCCTAAGTACTAGTTGTTATTGTATCCTTAGTGTAGAACAACCCCTACTACTGGTTTCATGCGATTGTGAGGATCATGTCTACTAACGTTTCAACATATAAAAGGCTACGTAAACTATTGCAGCCTGGAGCTATTATTTTGTCTTGCAGTAGTAAACTGCTAGTTGGGTTATCAGTTGATAATAAAGTTTTTGCACTAAGTTTAGCCCCTAATGAGACTAAGTTACCGTTCGGGTACCTCACTAAACGTTCTACCCATCGTCTATCTACTAGTGACGAATATGTTCCTATTACTGGTCCTGCAGAGATCAATAAAGTTTATGTTACCCAAGGTGAAGTTAGGGTTCTTCTGAATCAGGAATTACTAGTTGGAGAGAGAGAACAAGTAGATGATAAACGGGTAGGTTATACGCATTTACGTAAGGTTGATAGGATCATCCTACAAGTAGATCAAATAGACGAATCCTGTGAATTAACTTCAGGTGCATCAGCTATACAAACATGTGTTAAAAATCGAGAGAGCGTGTATGGTCTCGTAAAATGGGGGTATAAACCTAATAGTTTAGAGGGTTTTGAGGATATGCTTCAAAACCTTATAGATAGTACAGGTATTATCCGATTGTGGCTACCAGAAACATCCGCACGATCAAACATGTTCACCTCTATACTACATAATTCTTTAGAAACAGCGGCAGGTTCTAGCCTCTCTAAAGTACATGAAATTATAGAAGAACTAAAATATGCTACCCGTGACAACCTTGTCCTGTTGCACCCCTATGATACAGGTGTTAGGAAAGGTGTAGAAGGTGTGAAAATATCTGATATGGAAGCATCACCGAATAGCCCTTACCGGTTCTGGTATGAGATTCGTACCCCAAGGATTTTTAGTGGGTATGTGAAAACTTATTGGTTGCGTGAAGGATAAGATAAATGGTGTGGGTAGTAGCAAACATTACCCACACCATTCCTTATATCTGTAAGAAGAAAACTATTCACCTCTTATTAAAAGGCTTCGGTCTCCCATCCCAACCCCAAAAATACATAGAGTGAAAAGAAATACCGTCAGCCTTATTGATCCTAGCCATTTTACCAACACGACGATTCTTCTCCTGTTTCTCTACAGCTTTCACAGCACCTATAATAAGCTGATAATGTGTTTGATTAGGGATAGCGTACCCTCCATCATTCGATGGTAATTCTGAGTTATACAGGTTCACAGCCCAAATAGATTTTTCTGTTCTAGCTGTCACAACAGCAAAATCGGCATTGGTCTGATCGTATCCTTTTCGTGAGTAGATAATGTCCCCAACCTTCCAATCTTGGGCGTTCTTGGGGGTTGAGTTAGGCATTTCTTTACTATAGAAGATAGGGCACTGGCGTATTGGGGCTTTGGGTAACTGTAACTGTATAGTCTGGTTATCCTCAGCGAATATTTGGTTCTTATCCATTATTAACCACCCGTCTTGTGGTGGCGTACTGGTTCTGGGGATAAGTAGATCATGTGGGCAGATAACATTTGACTGCTGTTCTGTGTCTGCATGATAGAAGTAGCTGTCACTAAAAACCCAGAGTGCACCACTAAGGGTCATGTAGCCTTCGTTTTCATAAGGTGACTCGCCTTTATGGGCGCCACCAACAGCGAGTAGATAGGTGTTCTTATTGTCACCTTTTATGATAGGTTTAAACGGCGTATCGAAATGTTGTGAAGAACATTCAAATGTTGCATGTTTAATTCATGACAGATGACTCTGTTATAGGCACCCTACGGCACCTCTAGCCCATCACGAAAACGTTTAGGGTTACATATGTAGTTTAACCAGTTTCTTGTTAGGTTCTTTACCAATTCCCTTGACTACAAGGGGGTGAATTAACGGGTTATCAACGTTAAAAGACAAATGATTATTCATTAGCCCTTTTCGCAGAATGTTATATGACCCATTAACGTCAGCGTTTATCAGACGACCATCGGATGTACGGTAAAGACCACGCATAATTCTACGCCCAGAAAACTTCAGGTTTTCCGTTTCGCCATAAACAGGAATGTCATCGTTATCTAAGAAACTAGCCTTAGACGTGTACGATTCTTCCTGGGTGACAACAGTAATTCCGCGCAACTGGCATTTATAACGCAACTGTTCAATGAAAGTTTCATAGGGTAGATAGGCGAAACGCTGTTTAACAGCCTTACCAAAAGGCAAATTCTGCTTCCAGTTAATATTCTTCCCAATGAAGACTTTTTCAATCTGCATCTCGTCAAAAAGAGTAGCTAGGAAAGCCGTAATTTGGTGGATTTTCGTCCGAAGAATCCAAGAGCGGCGTGACCAAAGACGGTGGATGGATCTGCTTGTCTTCTGGATCCCTGGTAGCAGCGATTGTGCATTAGCTATGAGCCGGTTATAACCTTGATTAATGGATTTTAGTTCGAGTCCTTTAATAATTAGTGGACGGTTTCTGTCGGAGAACGTGATAGTGGCAAAATTGTTCACTCCTAAATCAATTCCGGCGTATTTAGATGTGATTTTAGAGGCGGGCACCTCCGCATCATAAATCACTTCAATAATAAAATTGCCATGTTTCGGTACGATGCGAACCTGTTTAGGGTTATCAACCTTAGTGGGAATAGGTAAACAAAGACCTTTAGGGCACAAGATTAGCTCATGATTCGAGCCTCGTGTCGCCCCAAACGTCTGGTAGTTGAAAGATACGGGGTAACGCCCATTTGTCTTATGAAGATAATGGGGGAGTTTCGGTTTCTGCCCCAACCCACCTTTACGTTTTAAACGAACTAACTTCCAGTAAGACGTAATGGATTCACCTAAGTTTTTCAGAACAGCATTTGCGACCTTGGCGGGTAGGGCTCGAATATCTTCGTGCCCCTGTTTCCGAAGACTCTTATCAATATCCCTCCAAGTCAGGGTAGGCTTTTTGGGGTTCTTTTTATGCTCAAAATAGGATTGGCGGTAAAGATACAACCCATGATTATAAAGGTTTTTAGCCTTGAACGTTAAGTCATCTAGCGTTCGATAGAGCTCATGGCTCGGTTTGATGAGATGACGCTCCGTCAGTTGCATTAGGTTCCTCCTTTCTTAAACTTTGAATAATTTTCTCTGTTTGCTGTTTAGCATATTCTGGTAACTTCACAAGTACCTCCTTCCCTGTAGTTACAGCATGCCATGAGGTACCGAATTTATCAACAATGAACGACAGAAAACTACAGTTTCATACAGAATGGATTTAAGGTTAATTATACGTTCTTCTGTTACCCAAAGTACCAGCCTATCTTCCGTTGGGCTGTGCTTATATGCTCTTAGGTATACTGTTGAGGTTTCCATGATCTTAATGTGGCTCCTAAAAATTTAGGGTGTTTGATTTCCTATTTAAGAAATGGTTCCCGTTCCTCCCCATAGAGTGCACGTTTCAGATCATACGTATATCCCGCATGTTTATCATAGGTTTCTGTCTTATGTGGTCGTAATGGTGGCAGGTTTTTAGGTTTCATCCGGTTGGTGGTTTTATTTTTCATGGCATTGAAGAACCGTGTACGTACTGCTTCTAGCCCTTGCGGCTGCACCTGCCCTGGTACTTGTTTTACATGTTTTTGCGGTTTTTCTTGGGTAGTGTGTGGGTTGCTTAGATATTCAGAGAAGTCTTTAAGCAGTTGTCCCCGAAGCTCTGTTAAAGCGCTAAGAGCATTATTTTTGTTTACTCTACTATCCGCAGTCTCAGCTTTATTGGACTCTACTTCTACCTGTTGGATTTTCTCATATGTTCTAGGGTTTACTTCAACAAAATCCTGCCAAACATGCTGCAGATCATAAACTGTTTGAATATTTTTAGGTAGAGGTGAAGAACTCGCAACAACCTCAAACCTTTTATCGAATTTGATCGGGGGCGAAATAATCACCCATGTTCTCCGCCCTTCACGTGTTTTGCGGGCTACAGCCGTGAATTTAGATACATTATTGTGCATGTGTACTATCATAACTCAAGCATAAGGTTAAAGAAAGTAATATTTCCTTAACTATACTTACTAAACATGATATACGGGGCACATTTAGAGTATAGTTCTAGTAGCTAATATAAACACTCTAAGGAAAACAGATGATAGCAACCCCCTACGAAGATCTTCTTCGTGACATTCTAGAAGAAAACAAAGAAGCTATAGAAGCCAATGAGCAACGCTCAGACCGAACAGGCACAGGAACATTCGGTGTATTCGGTAGGCAGATGCGTTTCGATCTGAAAGATTCTTTTCCACTCATCACCACAAAATATGTGCACTTCAAATCAGTGGCATTAGAACTTTTATGGTTCCTGCGTGGCTCCTCCAATGTTCGCTGGTTACAGGAGTGGGGTGTAACAATCTGGGATGAATGGGCAGACGAAAACGGGGATCTTGGACCCGTATATGGGAAACAATGGCGTTCTTGGGATGCACCGAATGGTGAGACTATAGACCAGATTACAAAGGTTATCGAGTCTTTAAAAAATAATCCTTCGTCCCGCCGGCACATTGTTTCTGCATGGAACCCTGCTGACGTTGATAGCATGGCTTTACCTCCTTGCCACACTATGTTCCAGTTTTATGTGCATGAGCGCCCTGATGGGGTGAAGGAACTTTCCTGTCAGCTTTACCAGCGTAGCGCTGACATGTTCTTGGGTGTTCCCTTCAATATCGCCTCATATGCCCTACTGACCTACCTGATCGCTCACGAGGTGGGTATGGTGCCTAGCGAGTTCATTTGGACGGGTGGTGACTGCCATATTTATTCTAACCATCTGGAACAGGTGAAAAAGCAGGTCGGTTACGGCACTGACCCTGAGGGCACACCTTACCCAGCACGTGAACCATACCCTTACCCTAAACTTATTATCAACACTAATAAGGAATCTATATTTGATTATGAGTTTGAGGATCTTACTCTTGTAGGGTACGAGCATCACCCTCGGATCGTGGCACCTGTGGCAGTATGATTAACCATAGTGGGCTAGTAGTCAGATCAACTGCTATTAGCCCACTATGTTTATATATGGTTAAGCTATCATACGGTCGTAAAGTTCATGTGCAACCTCTTCTGATGAAGAACCTGATGCTGACCTAGGGTTGTCAAAATGTAAAACTCCATTGGAATTACGAATAAGTTTGTCCATGTAGGCGTAAATATTTTTTGAGCTCACACCAATATTGTTAATGTCCTTTTCAATGTCTTTAAGAGACTCAATCATGTTCTCTTGTGGTCCACCAATATCAACAATATCTGATGGGCTAGTAATAAACTTACAAGCAACATCGAGGGTGCTTTGAGAAGACACCACAACCCCTACCCCAACGGTTGTAGGGCGTACCCTGTCGGGAACGTAACGGACAGTCCAATAGTAGTACAACATATGATATAAAAACCTTCCATAAAGTTTAAACTATAGGTATAAACCATAGTACAGGATAAAGTTCGCAGCATTCGGTAACATTCGGGTTTGCAGCATAAAATTATTCACATGACGACTTTTAGACTTGTTGAACTTTTCTGTGGACCCGGCGATATAGGGTTAGCAGCAACCACAACTAACACACAATCTAGTAGCATCAAACATGCTTGGGCTACAGACTATGATCCTGACACATGCGCCACATATACAACCAACATTTGTCCAAATAACCCAGAAAGCGTTATCTGCACAGACGTTAGAGAACTAGATTTATCAGCTTTACCAACTGTAGATGCTTTAGCCTTCGGATTCCCCTGCAACGACTTCTCAACCATAGGGAAACAGCAAGGTATAAACGGACAATACGGACCCCTCTACACATACTGCGCAGAAGCACTCAAATATTTTCAACCGCAATGGTTCCTAGCCGAGAACGTATCGGGGTTGGGTAACGCTAACGACGGCAAAGCATTCGATCTTATACTTGAGTCTTTCAGTAACGCTGGATACAGGCTCGTCACACATTTGTATAAGTTTGAAGAATATGGGGTACCCCAAGCAAGACACAGAATCATCATCGTAGGGGTTAGGGAGGATCAAAACGTTGATTTTAAAGTGCCATCAGCCGAACCATATATTGGTGTGGATGTATCAGCTAAAACCTGTTTAGAGAAACCATACCCTAGAAGTGTTACACAACACGTTTTCACGAAACAATCGGCACGAGTAACAGAACGGTTATCATACATAAAACCAGGTGAGAACGTTTTCACAGCTGATATGCCAGAACATCTCCGGTTAAAGACCAGAACAACGATCTCACAACTTTACAAAAGACTGCACCCAGATAAACCAGCCTACACTGTGATCGGTTCCGGTGGAGGTGGTATGCGGATGTACCATTATTCTGAGAATCGAGCGTTAACTAACCGTGAACGTGCTAGATTGCAGACATTCCCAGACGATTATATTTTCTGTGGTAGTAGCGAATCAGTCAGAAAACAAATTGGTATGGCCGTGCCACCTGCAGGTGTAGCACCAATATTCGAGGCTATTCTCAATTCTTTTGATGGTGTACCATATCAGGGTGTTGATGCTTCATACTGTGATGATAATGTATCCCTGTTTTAGCAGGCAATGAGAAAAGGTTCCCCGCATATTCTGCGAGGAACCTTTATTCACACACACATTCCATCATCGCCACACACAGGAGTGTATTTGTATAGAGTTGACTTCCTCTACCCTGTAAAACGGGGTAGATTCCTGCCAGCCACCACACCTAGGTGTGGTGGCTCTCAGTGGGTGAACAGCGTCAATCAACAACTGCGCCTGCTAGCAGGCGTCTAATATTGTCTCCGCAATGTCCGTTTAAGCTCTCGGCAAGCCCTGCCGCGAGCAAGCTGTAACGCACGGTGATAACTTGGTTTTCGTTAACAACCTTGGTTCGTCACATGCCTATTATAGTTGAGTATCATGGGTAACGCAACTAATATAATGTGAAGTCCCATGCTCACCCTAGTAACCAATCCATCCCCACCCGTTAGGGTGGAGTCTTCTCAGGAAACTAGATAAACAATCTCACTTTACAACCCGTATGTAAACATTTAGTTAGGGATCACCACTAGAACCCCGTCGGAGTGACAGGATTTGAACCTGCGATCTCCTGCTCCCAAAGCAGGCGCGTTAGCCAAGCTACGCCACACTCCGTAACCCCATACATGTTGTATGGTGGTTCGTAAACTATTCTACAGTATGTTCTGCTTGCATGCCAACATTTTACGAGAATATTTTTATACTATTTTGTTCATGTGTTCAATCACATCATGAGGTGGTTTCAGGCTACTGTTTTCTTCTTCAAAAATGTTACTAGGTATTGAAGAAGGATTATCCTTTGGAATATACGTGTATTCCAAGGTATTACCCTCCCCAATCATAGTTACTGTGCGCCCATTAACCAGTATATTGCTTACTAGCATATTTTTGATGCTAGCAGGCTCCGATGAGAAAACGAGGGTAACAGTATCATTTTCAACAACAATATTAGGCAACTGATCTTGAGACAAACTCGATTCTAACCAGCCTAAAACAGATTCACATGCTTCTATTGTTGCTACAGAAACACTAGTATTCTCAATAACATTATGAAAAAGCTCAACTAATCTATTATCAATCATGATTAAAACTTTCCACGCTTACCGAAAACACCAGTGTAAAGAGGCTTACCAGCGATACTACATAGTTTCTTAGCGATCATCTTCATAGGCTGATAAACATCACTGCCCCAAGCCTCTAACAACGTATTCATAGCAAATAAACCAACCCAGTACGCTAGTTTATCCTCATCAACATTATCTTCGCTCCAACGGTAGCTATCATATAGATCCTGTAAATCAGCATGAGAATCCTGGTCGGTAAGAGCCTGGTGAATCAGGTTCTCTGCTAACGAGAACTCCACCCCCTGGAAAAGGTCATCTACAGGTGCACCATTTAGAAGGTCTTCTTGCAACAGCACAAACAAGTTATTGCTGTTATTAAACCAACCATACTCAGTCTTAGCGAAACCTGTCATTTCTTGTGAATCAAAAACATTTTTGATTTTCACTGCGAGTTCCGCTGTTGGGTCGAATATATCAACCATACTTTTTCTCCTTAAAAATAATTAAGGTAGGAGCCACCATACATATCATATGGGGCTCCTACTTCTCACGTTCCTAGAAAACTATTTTATCTTATATCCTAATAGCTTGCCAAAACCTCTTCCTCACTAGGGAGGCTATTCTTCGGAACATACACTGGGAATCCCCTATTAATAACATAGAAAGAGCCTTGCCCGTTACGGTACCGGTTCACAAGCCAACCCTGATAGCTGTCATCCTGTTCTTCATATAACCTTACAGTAGCATTATGCAGATCACCTGCAACACATGAACCATATACAGGGTGGGCCCTCCCCATAGCCTGCAGAACATGCACAGCAGCGATAGCATCATCTGTAGCGCTGTGCGCATTATCTAGACGAACAGCATATTTCTCTGCAGCGTTTACTAGCTTCTTGCCTCTCTCATATTTATGTTCTTTAACATAGAGAGGGAACGCATCAAGGATAGGAAAAAGATTTGCGATAGGTTCGATACCGTATCGTGCGATCTCATGTGTAAGCAACGAAAAATCGTAACGAACATTATACCCAGCCACAGGGATACCGCTAGATAAACCCCAGTTAATCATGTTGCGAATCTCATTGACAGCAACAGGTGCAGGTGTGCCTTCCTGTTGTGCTTGACCTGTCGTAACCCCATGAATCCTTGAAGCTTCAACAGGGATATCCACCCCAGGATTAACAAGCCACTGCTTTATCATTGGCCTGTTTTCTTGGTTGAACATGATCTCACCCGTAGGAGCGAGAACAGCAAAAGTTGCTGTAACTATACGATCAGTCTCAGTATCTAACCCTGTTGTTTCCAAATCAAATGCTGCTACAGGGTTGTTCAACCAGCAATCTTGTGGGCTGTGCTGGGTGTATTGCATAGAATGTTTCACTCTCTAGATGGTTTATGCGGACGGGCGGATAGGTTGAATCATATGTTTATATGACTCGTCCTCTACACCCTCTTCGTCTACACCAATAATGTATGTTGGTTTGATACCAGTCTGTTCCTGGAAAAGGAACTTGACTTTAGCTGTGTCAAAAGAAGCTAAAGCGTCTTTAATATACGCATGGTTAAAAAGAATACTGATCTCTTCAACAGTAGAGTTAAACTCTACACCCTCAATTTCTTCACTACCTTTACCTTCCTCAGCGTTACTACCTGAGATAGTGACAGTAGAACCACGGAAAAGAAGCTTCAAAGGATCCCTAGTACCCAAAACAATACTGATACGCCCCACTGCTTCCGCCAGCTCGGCGCGTGACACTACAGCTGATGCTTCTGCCTTCTCTGCAGGGAAGAATAATGGGGAAATGTCAGGGTAATTCCCGTCCATAAGCAAAGTCTGCACATCCCCATTAGAAACATACAAAACATCCTTCTTGGGATTTTCATCCTGGTCTCGGTTCTCACCAGCGAACTTCACCACGTTCTTGTCGCCATTAGGTTTGGGCGCATAGATACCCACATATTCACGCCCACCACAGAACCGTGCAGTCTTATCAAGAACATCAGCTGAGATAATATATTTTCCGAAATAGTCAGCATCCTTAGGAACATCGTTAGGGTCATCCCAAGGGATATAGGATCGGGTAAGACGGTAACGGTCTGTGGATTCACAAAGAATACCGTCTGGTGAGGTTGTGACACTGATGCCAGTAAGAATTGGTAGAGTAGGGTCAGCTGATGCGGCTACTTTGGCGCGTTTCACCATTTGCTCAAACTTTTCTGCTTTCAAACGCCCAGTCAAAGTGTACGGGGGAGCAGGTTCTTTAGGATATTCATCTAACGGCATGAGCGAAAGATCATATTCGATACTTCCACAGGTGACAACTATCTTTTTATCATCTTTACCATGTTTAATAGTTACAGGTTTCCCTGTTGGTAATGCGCTAATGATACGGCGTGTAAGGTCACCAACAAGAAGAAACTCAGTGTCCTCTTCATCATTGCTCAGTTTAACATTAACATCAAGCGCAGCATAAGATTTGGTTGTGTAATCATAGCTAGAGATAACTAGAGTATCTGCTGCCGCCCTGTTACTGTTCTTTTCCACATGAAACTTGATGCCTTTAAGAACTGGTGCTGTTGGTCTTGCTGGTAGAGCGAGAGCCGCTTTATCAATTGCTTTTTTGAGGTCAGTGCTGTTGTTGATAGTGATTTCCATGTTTTATGTGCCTTATATCCTTTTTCTTGTTCAACATAGGATGTTTCCACCTGTTTTCAGGTGGATTGTGTAAGTATATTACAAAGATAACATAGGTGACCCATTTTTGTATACTCAGGCTATTTCTTATACATATACAAAAAGTAGGGCTGAAAAAATATTTCAACCCTACCAGAAAACTAATATAGAGTATTTTTTACTCTACATCATCTGATTCCTGCTCCTTGATACTATCATCCTCAGGGACATCCGGTTCAGTCTCATACTGCTTATTAATATAAGATTCAAACACGTGACGTTCAATACGGTAAGAACCATTCTCACCGATCCTAATCGCCTTAATATCACCGTTCTTAATAAGGGAACGCACCTGCTGAACACTGCTGCTCAGTTCATCTGCCACTTGCTTCAAAGTTAGGAAACGCCCACTAGCTGCCATGTTTTCTCCTGTCCTATAGTGTATAGCTAAAACCTATAACATTTTTGGCTGTTTCAGCATTTTTGTACACTAAAAATTATACTCTATTAGAAAACCATGTTTAGACACAAAACAAGAGGACTAGATGAAATAATATCAAGGATGCCCATCTTGAATATTATTCATAGTCCTCTTATATGTTTTGCGGGTGGTGAGGGATTTGAACCCCCGGAAGATTGCTCTTCTACAGTTTTCAAGACTGCCGCTTTAGTCCGCTCAGCCAACCACCCATATTAATATGTTTTGCCCATATGATGATATTACCTAAATTTTAGGTCGGAAACTTACCTTCATGCAGGTTTGTAACATATCGTGCTCCTCGTGGGATTCGAACCCACACTGAACGGATTTTAAGTCCGGTGCCTCTGCCAGTTGGGCTAGAGGAGCTTGTTTGTTTAGTTGTTATGTTCTGTGGATGTTATTGCTATAACACATCATACCATATTATATCAACTGTAAAGTTTTTAGAGTATTTCACCTGTAAACCACCACTAGGTGATCCAACACGATTATCCTATACTCGTGTTCCCGCTTGGAATCGAACCAAGGACCTTCTGATCTTCAGTCAGACGCTCTCCCAACTGAGCTACAAGAACCCACCCACCACAAACCATTTTTGTTTGCATGGGTACTGCCCAAATTTTCTTACAATTGGTAGCTTGGGTAACCAGATATGAGTCTAACACCTTAATCTTATCTATGTCAATATTCGCATACGACAGATATACTAGAAACATCAGAAAGGATAAAAACATGAGCCTAGACCTAATCCTCCAACTATTGGATTCAATATCCTATCTACTAGACTTCCCTATATCTGGTAGTGAGAAAAAGAACAACAAAACCAAACATATTCACAATAACCCAAGCAACAGACAACAACGTCGTGCGCAAAACAAGAGGAATCATCAAGCTAACATCATGGAATCAACTCAGACTATGAAATCCGCTAGATTGTTCAAATAGTTGAACGTAAAACATGGGAGGTGTCCTTATATAACAAGCATAAGACACAGGAAACAGGAGAAAAATATGTCCACAGAAACCTACGAGTTCGCCCTACAACCAGGATCATATGACCTAGACGAGTCAAAAACCATGTGTGACCTAGTGCAACGAGTACAGGAAGCTAAAGGAAACATATATGTGAGAATCACTGACACAGACGAAAATACAAGATTTGAAACTCATGGCGGCGAGCTCAAAGTAAAAGCCAACGGGTGGGGGAACGATATTATCCCCATTGATATACATATGAGATCGGATAAGCATCTACGTGACCGCCCAAGGAATACTAATAGGGCTGGTGATTGGTACCGGTTCCCTCTGGATGAGCCGAACGTTTGCAAACTAGTTGATTACGATTTTGATGAATACGCTATAGAGAACGGTGAGGATATTGATCCTCAATATAATTACATGGTTTTTGAGGATTACCTATAAACTCGGCACAACAAAACAATAATATCGGGTAGAACACATATAGGTTGTTCTACCCGATACTTATATATTGGTGGGCTGTGTGGGACTTGAACCCACGACCGGATGATTATGAGTCATCTGCTCTGACCGGCTGAGCTAACAGCCCAACAAGTGAAGAAACAGGAAAGAAAAAATGGAGTGCCGAGTATTTTTTTCTTTTCCTATTTCTTCACGTGATAATTATTCTATATTATCTAGTGTATTTACACAAAATCTATCCCAAATAATGGAATTATACTTAGGTGTACCAGAGCCCAGTACGTGAAGACACATCATCTAGAATGTCCCGTAGCTCATCCTCTTCTATACTACCTGTCTCTTCCATCTGATGATCAACACTAATAACTAAATCGTCTAACGCATTAATCGCTCTCTTTAGAGACTCTACTGTAGGTTCACCAATATTAGCTTCCCCAACGAAATCTTCACCACCCACAAAACCTGCACCAACTGCTGCTGCTTTCGCCTCAGCATAAGTGTCAAATGTGATTGTTTCGTATCCAATACTGATATCGGTTCCGTAAAATATATCGACTAAGCTACTTGATAGCTTACCTATTTCTTCCATATAGGGGGCAAGTTTGCCATTATAGGGCATCACGGTCACATAATTATATTCACCACCATATGAGTTATTAGGTAATGATGCACTGAATTTTGCTAACCCTGGTTTATTGTTGGCCATTATTTTTCTTCTTTCTCTATTTGCCTCTTATGGGGTGGGTTGGTGTGGGTTACCTGAATTAGTAATCCCCCCCCCGTAAAAACGGGGAGGGGACGTAGGGAAACTGTTTAAGGTTGTGGCACTAGTCGTTGGGGTTGTACCACAACCCAGTTTTACAAGCAGCCTCTAGAACAGCATCCCGCAGATTCTTCTTATCCTGGGAGTTATCACCCGTCAATTGGATGTTTCCCCTGATACGCTTCATTATCTCAATAGCCTTCTGCAGCTTCTCCGCATCCACCTCACCAATAGGTGACATCCCAGCGTTCTCTGGAGCATCCATGAATGTCGCACCCTGTGCAGCTGATTTCGCCTCTGCATAGGTGTCAAAATCTGACGTTTCCACGTAGATGGTACTTGATGCGCTCGCATCGTAAGCTAAATGTCCGAATGACGCGGATTCTTCTGCGATGCGGTTAATGTATCCCTTGAGCTTCCCCTTATATGGTAGTGCGGTGATGTAGGTGTATGTTTCATCATAGATATCGTATTCAAGGGTGAATAGTGCGAGCCCTGGCTTATTGTTGCTGTTTTCTTTGTTTGTCATGATAGAGTTCTCCTGACTTCCGTGTTTATTTGCTTCTATACACATAATCCCCCCCCCGTTTTTGGTGGGATGACCATAAGCTCATGATTGGTGAACCCGTGCCAACCACTGAACATATTTGACTTTTGATTGCAGGTTCATATTTTTCATTGCATCACAAACATCTTGGGATTCTCTAACATGTGAGAGGTTCCGTGCCTCATATTCGGTAAATACAACATCTGGGTCCCTGCTGGTAAGCCTAGTCGAGCACGCCCCACCCAATGCGTCATATAGGTTCTGCTCATATTTGGCTGGTACCAGCACCACCACCTCACTACACTTGGGTGGTATCAGCGGGTTATCATCCAGAAGTTTCAGAGTAATAGTTTCCATACTAGACCCCGTACCTCAGATTCGCTTCCCACTCTTCAAACGCCCTATCATGTGCTTCAGCAACCGAAGTTTTGATGTATTTGACGATACCTTCATAGACCTGTTCCTGCTCCGCACCTGTGAGAGGAGCCTCCGAGAATAAAGTTCCGGTTTCTTCACCAAACAAGTCAAATGCGCACGCGGCATGCCCCTTAGGGGTTACAAAGCAAGTGTTCGGAGTTCTAATATCCTCATGAAGCATTCCTGTAGTAAACTCATATTCCCCCGACAATAAAGCTTTCTCTCGGGTAGGATAAGGATCCTCATGAGACATGAGGTATTCTACCGTTGCTTCTTCTATCGTCCTACTAATTTTCAGCGCCCACTGTTTAGGAGTAGGGTAACTGTGAGGCATAAAGGTACCGTTTTTCATGACCCTATGGTATTGCTCCCCAACATTGGGGGTAAACTCAACAGAACTTACCCCTGAGAAGGAACAATAGTCCCCACCTATAACAAATACTTCTCCGGTTCTCAACATAACCTGCGCTTCACCCAATATAGCTTTCTTCTGCTCAAAAGGTAGCCCATAGATAGGCATGCTCAGCTTCAAAGTGGTGACCTCACCGTCAATCGTTTTCAATGAGATTGGGGCATCCCAACTGATAATAAACGGCTCATAAACCACATGATCCTCAGTCACATGCACGACACGTAACCCGACACCTGCACGGTGGAGGTGTTTGTTGAAAATGCTTAATCCGAGCTTAATATCTTCGGTTGCAAGGTTGTCGTGAACAATGTTTGCTACATATTTTTTCATGTTCCCTATTATTCTTCACCAGGTGGGGTTTTATCAACCATCAACACGGTTCTGGTAGTTAAAAAAATATGGTGAGCGCCTGAATCTACTGACTCAAGCACCCACCACAACATGATAATACTCAGCGTGTGTATGGGAGGTATGCTGTACCAACCACCACCGCACTATCCACCACTGGTTTCTCGCCTTCCAAAACCGCATGGGATAGCAGGACAGTTTTAGAGTGCGCTTGATTAGGCATCTCAAGGGACACAACCCCAAGTTTAGTTCCTTTGGTTGGTGCGAGGGCGTTCAGGGAAGCTATCAGTTGTGACAGGGCGACGCTGGCATGCCCAACATACAGGTCAGGGTCCCTGGGTGCTGTGGTTATTGTCCTTGTGAGCAGATTCCGTGGATCTTCCTTGTATCCGTAGTAGTCAGCTGACAAGGTGACCGTATCTTTATTATTGTTGCTGTAATCTGGGGTGATGGTGACGTAAACCCTCTTCGTGCTACGGGTTTTCTTTTTCACATCTGCCACGAACTCGTTGAGAGTGTCCCCATCAATGTCTATGGTTTCCCACCCCATGTCTGTTCTGGTTTTCTCAAAAATGATTTCTTCCACGGAACGAGCCTTGGGCTCGCCCTGCAGGGTGGAGAACGTGAAATACACTGTCCCGTTGGGGGCTTCGAAGGAGCCGGTGTTGTCCCCTGCGTTGAGGTGCAGGACGGTGGGGTACAGTTCTTTTCCGCGTCCTGGGGTTAGTGCTTCAGCTGCTCGGATCGCGTATTGGGGGATGCGGATACTGCCACCCATGTTGCACCCTTCGAAACTCGCTTCGGTGCGGCAGGTGTGTTTCACCGCCTTATAGTTGTCCATAGCACCATAAACCCGTTCCTCCCGCCCGAGTTTCACATAGACACCATGCATCTCAGTGGACTGGTGTTCACCTGCACTGTTTGCGACGGTCGCTGCCTGCCCCATTGTCCGCATTTCTGTTGGGGTTAGGGTCACACTGTGGGTTAGTGGCGTATCACCCCTGAAGAGTTCCGTTATTGTTTCACGGTTCCGCTCGTGCATGTTGGACGGGTTGATGTATTTCCCTGTGATTTCCCCGTTGTTTGGGGTGAACCGCACAAGGATTTTCCCGTTCGGATCATTTTTTTCGAGTGTGATGGTTCGGCAGGCAGGGTTTTGTTCAAGACCTTCGTTTATTTGGTGGGTGAAGTCTTTCGGATCCACCTCAATACTCACATACTCAGTGGAGGCGTTACCGCTCTCAGTGATTTGTGCCTTCACATAGACACCGTTGTGGTCTGTGGTGTTCGGGACAAAGATTTCAGCTATTACACTTTCCTTGTCATAGGTGTCACCTAATGTTAGGCTGGTTTTCCCGCTCTCACTGGTTTTACCTACTAGAGAAAGTAGTTTGTTGATCTTGTTGTAGGTTCCTGTGGTGATGGTGATGCTGTCCATCCTGGTTTTTCCTTCCTGCTGTGGGGCGCATATTACCTTCGATGCCCCATCTAGTAAATATCCCCTACCCACCCACCATGACACAGGGCGGGGAGTGTTGTATGATTACAACAACCGTTAATAATCAGTAAAAAAGGAGTAGTAGAGAATCATGGGAAACGAGACTAGGGGATACGAATACGCCATCTACAAAGGGTATGATGCAGAGCCATCAGGGGTGCTAGTTGGATCCGTTCAGGAAATCGGTTCGGAATATGACCGTCTCGAAAAGAAAGGGTTCTTCCCTGTTATTCTTGGGCATAATAAGCGGCGTAAAATCTCCGTCCTGTACCCTGATGATATTTTTGGTAACAGCAAGGGGTTGGAGCATGATGGGTGGAATGTTAGGGGATACGTTAAACCACTGGTGCTTTCAGACCCATTATCTGATGCACTTGAGGTCAAGGGTGGGATTGACCCTGCGAAGATTGTCACCATACTCGTTATCAATAACATCCTGAAAGCGGACGCTGAGTGGCTACGTGACAGTGGGAGGGTTGTCTTCTCGTCTATCTCTGTTATGGAAAACCCAAATGAGGAAGACCCTATTTTCCTGCCTCTGAAAGGCGCTTACAAGGCTGTGTATAGTCGGGGAGGAAGTGGTTTCCCGAGGTTCTTCCTGAATGATGAAACGCTACCCATGTCGCGTCTACTGGATGTCATGTACAACGATCTTTTTCCTTACAATCTTAAAGACGAGACCAAGGAAAACGTGTACACACAGGGGTTCTCTGATCTGCAGAAACTAGCTGTAGCGAAAGTCACTAGCGTTGAAGACCTCGAAGACATATATGTAATGTCCATCATCAAAAAGAAGTACAGGTCACTCGACGACTTAACTGTCCTCTACCTCCCCACCGGTAAGAAGCGGACACAACAAGAGAAGCGGGATGAAGAACTTAACATGTATGAAAACCTAATAGCCAACTACTATAAGTTGGTGCAGCATAAAATCGCACGGGAATTGGATCCCACATTCTTTGAAAGGGTCCTGCGGATGAGTACTGAAGAGCGTCTAGCGTGGGTGAGGGATAACCTGCCAGCGGAGTAGCTTTTCCTCTGCCCTGTGCTATAGTTAGGGTGAGTCCTGAACGAGGAAGTAGTATTCTTCCAACATGGGGCTCACCCTAGTTTTGTGCCACGCCCCCAAAGTATACGGGACTTGTCCTGAAAATATAGACAAGTTGCGAAAAGTGCGGACATGCGACACGCTGTGAGATATTAAGGATTGAGCTTGTTCTTGTAAATCACAGTAAGCGTGATAAAGATGAGTATGCAGAAGGCTTGATAAGTGTGGTAACATCACTCTGTGTAAAACTTTACGGCAGGCGTAGAGCATAAAGAAAGACAGAGGAAATCACTCAAGAATTAGTAGAAAGGAGATGATATGCCGGACAGGATTGAAAGGGCTCTAGTTCATAGGAGCCACCCTGATTTCAAGAAGTTTGATGGGCTTTGTTTCCTAGCAAAGAATCTCTATAATTCTACTGTTTATGATATTCGCCAGGTGATTTTTGAGAACCGAGAGCGTAGGGCTGAGGGTAAGAAATTACTGAAAGTACCTAGCCATTATGACTTGGTAACTCTTTATGCGAAGAATGATGATGTTGATTATCGTGCTCTTCCAGCTAAACTTGCTCAAGAGGTAGTGAAAAACGCGCACGCTGGTTTTAAGAGCTTTCTAGGCTCCCTGAACTCAAGCAAGGTTAAGCACAAGCCTTTACTGCCTGGTTATAAGCATAGTGTTTACGGTCGTTCCGTTGTTATATTCAATAAGCAGATGATTTCAAAGAATATTACTCAGATTCGCGATAATCTGTTTGAGTACACGGTTATGCCTAAAACTCTTGGTTGGAAGTTTTATTCCACAAAAGATAATGTGAAGAATATTCGTATTATTCCTGGTACGGACCATTATGCGGTTGAGTTTGTGTACAGTACCCCTGTTGTTGAGCCTGTGAAAACTGGTGTGGTGATGGGAATTGACCTTGGTTTAAGAAATGTTGCTTCACTCATTACAAGTAATGGTGGTGCCGTTCTTATCAATGGTAATCCTCTAAAGTCTGTGAATCAGTTTTATAACAAGAAGCTTGCTGAACTTAAGTCTAAATTACCTAAGGGGGTGAAAACCTCACACCGGATCAAGAATCTGCACTGTGCAAGAAATCGCAAAATTGATTGGGAGATTCACAATATTTCTCGTTTTATCGTGAACCACGCAGTTTCTACGGGCGTTGATACCATTATTATTGGTCAAAACAAACATTGGAAACAAGGCACGAATCTCGGGAAAGTGACAAACCAGAATTTTGTTAGCATCCCTTACGCAAAGCTTATCAACCAAGTTGTTTACAAAGCCGAGGACAATGGGATTAAGGTTATTGTTACAGAGGAGTCTTACACCTCTCTAGCTTCAGCTTTGGATAATGATGCTCTTCCTGTTTATAGGCAGAAAATTTCTCATATCCAATTCTCTGGCAAACGCCGTGGTGGTTTATATTACAGGAGCAATGGTTCTGTTTTGAACGCCGACCTAAATGGTGCGATGAACATTGCACGAAAAGTAGTCCCCACGATAAATTTCAAGGGGATAGAGGGTGCTGTAGTACGCCCGTCGAAAGTTAAAACACTGCGCTAGGTAGTGTGTTTGGCTTCATAAATCATTTTGTGTTATTAGGTCTAACTAACTAGGCAAATACGGGCAAAATGAGTTACTATTGGACGCAAAACGTTAGGGAAGGTCGGTGAAAAATGTCAGCAAAAATCATGTATATCGAAACCTGCGAGTACCATAGTCGTGAAGAAGGCGGGAACACCATATGGGTGGGGTCACTACCTAAGGTTGGTAAACATCTTACTGGTGTGAACGGTTTCTTCGAAGATGGGAAGATTCTATTAACCTATTCTGAGGTAAGTGGTATAGCGCCAGACTATGGTGCTGATCGGGACGCTCTTCTATATGGTGCTGGTGGCACCCACCCAACAGTGCCAGCTAGCAGGGTTGTGGCTAACAAAGAGTTCCCCACTATAGAGTATTGGGAGTTTGAAGAGCTGCAGAAGGAACACTACCCTGCTGGTGTTCACTGTGCTGTGTTCGCTGAGAGGTACCCTGAGACGAAAATAATTCAGGAACGAGATTACAGTGATACGCAGGGGTTTATCCTCCCTGAAGGTAAGAGACTCAATTTCGCTTTCCTTGATGATTACGTCCGGTTGGCTGATGTGAACAACGAAAAAATAAATAAAAAACGGTCGCATCATTGGCGTGTACGCCGATCATTGCATAAGATTGATGGGGGTTTAGCTGATAGCCTTGATTTTGTTCTCCAATATTCACCAGAAGATTTCTGGTCCGCTTTCCCGGAGCTTAAAGATACACTGGTTGGTGACGCCGTGAATGAGGGTGTGTTCACAGTTAGATACCTGTGACAACTGGAATGATTAGGGGTAGGAGTCCTAGTATTTACCTTTGACTCCTGCCCCTAATCTTGCTTTTTTCTGCTAGTACTGCCCCCCCCCAGTTAGGGCAGATATGCAGTCGCTAATATTTACACTCCCATTATCTTCAACGTACAGATCGTTTCCTTGTATGGGGTAGTAGTTGGATATGAGATGTGTAGCTTCCCACGTGGATATTACCTCTAGCGTTTCTTCGAATTCTTCTTCCCCATCGAACCTGAACCTCACGATAATACTGAGGTGCCCTGCATGCGAGTTCACTGTATAGATGAATGCGCCCCGCATATTCCCCTTTGTCACAAGCGGATTCTTTTCGACTCCGATGGTGCCCATGCCACTTAAGATCTGTGTGAGCTCGCCAGCGTTACCAGTGTTATCTGGTGAGCATGGCTGTAAAATGATTGTGTTCATAATAATGCTACCTTCCTATTTGTTTGATGGGGTGGTTCTTACTTATGATATATATACTATATACCAATTACCCAAACCTTTCAGAGAAGATCAGTATGAGTGAACAACAACAATCTAGCGTAAACGTAAATATTAATGACAGCTCGGCGCGTCTCCTGCAGAAGTACAAGGATCGGGGGCAATCAGCGACACAGACCATTAATTATGCGTTAGCTTATTACGAATATTTTCAGGGGCAATTGGAGGATGGGAAAGTTATTCAGACCTTTGATCCTATTAGTAATGAAAGGCATAACGTGGAATTTAGCTACTAATTATGGTAGGAACCTATTTGTGTGTTTGAAAGTATGAATGGTGCACACAGAAAACAACATATTCGCGTAGCATCAAGAAAGGAATAATTACACACCATGATTGAGACGCGGCTATGGGTGAAACCAGACACAGGAGAAGAACGGCACTACCTGCAGAACTGGCGTGAAGCTATCGGGTTGGAAATCACGTGGTATAACACGGGTAACATACGTTGGGCTCTGTTGGATGGACAACCTATTTCTAATACTCGTGCTTCACAGATCACCATGAACCCTTGGTTTGATAGTGAGGGTAAACTGTATGTGGATAATTTCTCTGGTGGTAGAGGCACTATCAGTTTGGTTGAGGTGAAGCAGCGGATCTTGCGGTATGTGCAGGAGCATGGTGGGCTGGATTTTTTGGTGGGGTAGTGTGGAAATGTTTACGCCCAGTTCGGTATCTGTAGGTTGAAATAAAGTTAGGGGTAAATGGGATAGTATGGTTATCTTGTGAACAGAAACAGGCGTGGTCTACCCATGATTCCCATGAGTAGACCACACATTTTGTTTAGCTTACCTCATCACTGTTGCTGGCATAATAAGGACGTTACCCTTCGTATCCTGTGTGTTCCACAGGTTAGGAGACTTCGGATCACTAGCTTTTAGTATCTTATCGGATACACCAGAGAAAACATGTAGAGGCTTATGCCCATCATTCTCAGGCGCCAGGATATACACTTTCCCTAGGTTAGTTCCTGCTGTTTCTTTCAGGGTTTTCAGGCTTCCTAGCAAGTATTTGAGGTTGTATGTGCCTATAACTTCTAGCAGCTCTGTTTCAGTGAGCCTAATTTCATGTTCCGTGAATGTCGGCAGAGCCTTATTCTCAGCCATTGGGAAAGCAGCAATAGTGAGCTTATTAGGTTCAACATTTGACAGTTCAACCATTATTGCTGCTTTAGGCACCTTAACCTTCTCTTTGGCTTCTTCTTTAATTTTTTCTAGAGTATTAATCAGTGAATCACCATCAACCATGGCCGACCCCCAAGCAGCTGTTTGCTGGGGTGGAGTGTTCACAAACCGGATCACAGAGTCCAATCTTAGGATACGACTATTTTCTTCAGTATATGTGAACCCAATATTTCCTTTAGGGGTTTCTACTAGCCCATAGTTGGTGCTCATAGAAATATAGATTCTACTTTTACCAGATCCTTTACTTGTTTTACTTTTGCGGGCAGGTGTCATTTCTTTTAGCAACCGCACAACTGATTTTGGTAGACCAACAACGAAAGAACCGTGCTTCTCATGGGTTTCAGTGTCACCAGTGTTATAGCAGGTGTGCCGCACAACCCTGTACCTGTCTGTAGCACCATATATTCTGCCTTCTGTAGATTCTGCATAAGACATGATCACATGCGACAAGATAGGGTTATATCCACCAGATTTAGTTGCCAACAATGCGCATTGTTCCATTGTTCTAGCTTCTTTCGGGGTGATGTCACAACAATATGTTGGTTCACCCACAACAGGGTCAAGCAGGGTTTCTTTAGCATCCAGCAGGGCATGATGAACATCAGGGGTTAGGGCAACATCTCTAATAGTTCGGTTTTCCCCGCCCTCAACCCAAAGGCTAACATATTCTCCTTCGGTGCGTTCTATAAATAAGGTTTTAGTGCTTTTTGTTGAAACCAGCTGATAAGATACCTGCTTAAAATCTTTAACCCTTAAAGTTGTTTCTACTTCACCTTCCAACGAATGGTAGGGGATAGTCATTTCAACCAGTAACTTGTTCATATCTTCGGTTTTCTCATCAAAGATCAGAACGTCTACACCACCAAAGACAGTACCTTTAGTGGTAAAAGATATTGTTTCTGTGTCCCTACCAGAGCTGTCTAACACAGATAATATTTTCTGTATCTCCCGAATATAGTCTGGTTTGATAGCTACAACACCCATGTTGTTTTCTCTCTTTCTGTTTTTGAGTCTGATAGTGTTTATACAACAGCCCCCTAGATTAGGGGGGGTGGTTTAGGATTCTTCGTTAAATGTTTTACGACGCGGGTGGTGCCACTGGTTTCCCAAACAACACCACCCACACAAAAATGTTCAAGTGGGCACACCCCCGCTCGCCCCCCCCCTAGAACCCAGTGTTAGAGCCGCACAGGCAGAATAGCCACACTAGCCGCAGTATCAAAGCTGTTCCAAAGGTTCGGCTGGTCAGGGTGCGGTGCGTTCAGGATTTTCTGATCCGGTTCACTGAAGAAATATAGTGGACTGTTACGGTCTTGGTCCCTCGCTAGGATGTGCACTTCGCCTAGTGTGCTAGTAGCGGTCTTTTTGAGTGCTTTCAAGCCCTCCAGCAGGTGTTTTTTATTGTAGGTTCCTAGGTTGTTGCTACTACTGTCCCATGTGGCTTCCAGAAGGGTCTGAGACGCGGGGTAGTAGTCGCCCACTTCCCCTTGAATGGTGGATATGGTGAGAGTGCCACCGTCACCTTTATGAAGCTGCACGACGGTACAAGGTTTCCATGCTGGCGGCTTTAGGAAAATAGGATGCTCCCCAACTTCCCCCAGTGCCTCAATGAGGTCATCCCCATCAACCGTGACAGTACCCCAAGTCGCGGTCTGCTGGGGAGGGCTATTTATGAAACCCAGTAGGGCGTTAATCTCTGGAATGTTGCTGCTCTTGGGAATATAGGTGAACCTGATAGCCCCTTTTGGTGTCTCCACCAGCCCATAGTCTGGTTCCTCAAAGATGAATAATTTACTGTTCGGGCTTGAGTCCTTCGGTCTTGTGGCACGGGATGGGGTCATTTCTTTGATGAGCCGCGCAACAGTTTTTGGGATAGCGAGTTTTATGGCTTCACCATACTCACTGGTTCCCTTCGGGCTGCGGCAGGTGTGGCGAATAAGCTTGTGCCTGTCCGTCGCCCCGTAGATGCGGATACCAGATGATGGTGCAGCAGATATTGCGACAACGGCAAGGTGCGGATGATCCTCTTTTATGTCTTTAAGCACTGTTGCGCACTGCTCTAGTGTGTTTGCTTCCTTCGGGCTTATCTCACACACGTAAACTGGTTCCTGCCCCTGTGGTTCATCCCCCAGTTCCTCCCGCCCCATACTCAGCATGAGGCTACACCCTGGGCTTAGGGAAAGCTCCTGGATTGTGCGCGCCGCACCGCCTTCAAACCATATGTCTGCGTAATGCGCACCATTGTGTTCGATGAGCATGTTTTTCGCGTTGACCCCTGTTTTAGCTTCCCCAGCTATCTCTTTGAAAGCTTTCGCAGGGAAAACGGCACTTAAATCGCCTTCCAGGGTGTGGTAAGGGATTAGGGTGGTTACGAGCACCTTCCCCATGTCTAGGGTCCGGTCTTTGAAAATGGTGACGTTCACAGCCCCGTAGGGTACGCCTTCTGTCTCGAACACTAAAACTTCTGCTTCTTTGGTTTTCCTATCCAGCACTGATAGCAGGTTCAGTATTTCTTTCACATGTTTCGGTTTGATAGCCACAACACCCATGTTGTTTTCAGTCTCTTTCTTCCATTGAATCTGATACTGTTTATATAACAGCCACCCCTAGACTGGGGGGGGTGTTGTATTATTACAGTTTTTGTTGCAGGAGAAAGGAAAAACGGTGGCTACAGAAACCCGTGAATACCCTTACGGCATCTACCGAGGGGGCACTAACTCATCCAAGAGTGTTACTCTCAAAGAAGGGACAATTCATCAGATCATCGACACCTACCATAGTCTTAAAAATGATGGGTTATTCCCAGTAATACTTGGACATAATAAACGCCGTAAACTAGACATTCTATACCGTGACAACTATTTTGGTACTGCACCAGAGTTCGAACCAGACAACTATAAGCTTTATAACGCTCTGAATACACAGAAGATCGCGGATGCTATTAGTAATAAAATGGGTGAACCTGGTTCTATTAACCCTGATGATGTGGTTGTTGTTCTCGTATATGAGAACATTCTTAAAGGGGATGCAACAGAGCTACTTAATGATAAGACGATGCATGTATACTCCTCAATATCCGTATTAGAGAGCCCTAGAGAAACAGATATGCTCCCATCTTTAGAGGATGCTTACGTTCTGTATCATGATAACTTCATGTTCTCGGATTGGTATATCCCAGAAGGCAATCTGCCCCTGTATAGAGTTTTTGAAGCCTTATCGTATGAGGCTGGTATTGTTGAAGGAGAAAAGGAAGAGAGGGGTAACCATTTTACGGAGTCTTTCACTGATCTAGCTTTACTTGCGGTTGTTAAAGCTGAGCAGGTGGATGATATTCAGTTTATTTATGCTACCTGTTTCATTCGGAAACATAGTAGTGAGATTAGGGCACTAACTACTTTTGTTTCACCCACTAAATATGGTATAGATGACAATACGTTACAGGAGAAGACAACTTCACAATTGTTTAACTCGATCATGGATCTGTTAGATAATAAAGCTGATTTAGCGTTCTTCAATGAATGTTTACGACTTGATAAGGCTGGGCGTATCGAGTGGGGTAAGAATAATCTTCACCTACGTTATTAGATTATTCACCTGTTTATAAGGTTCCCATTTGGGTGGTGTTGTTGGTTTTCTAAACAACACCACCCATGTTTTTTACTATATTTCTTTAACAGTAAACATAATATTTGAATACTACCGCCTGAGTAGATATACTAAGAGGAAAGACCCAAACAACCCAAGACACTGGTAAAGGAAGAACAAGCCTATGAGAAAACGTCAAGACAAATATCATCCTCGTAGCCTTTTCAGGCTAAATAATGAGGGGATACCGTATAAAACCTATAAGGGTTTTACAGAACCATATGCTTTGTTGATAATATTCATTATTTCTACGAGTTTTTCTATTTTTAACCTATTTAATCATTGGACTTATAATCTATTAATAAAGTTTGGTATAGGCAAAATTGACGCTGGCTTCTCATTGATAGTAATTACACTTATCGGTTTTGTGATAGCTATAGCATCAGTGATAGATTTATTCCAATCTATCTGGCGTAAATCCAGTATCTATGGAGAAAGAACTTGGGGCAGCTGTAACCTCCGGTATATTTTACCTAAGAACGAATATATATCAGATAAACCAGATGAGACTATACTACGTATACATGTACCCACACATGTTTTTAGTGAACTACCAAAAGAAGATCTAACCGATTTCACTATCCTTAAAAAACTGGAAGAATACCAATACTATAATAAGAAAGCACAGAAAACTCTAGAGCATATTAAGAAGTTACCTGATGTTAGTGAGGAATCTGTGCTCATTGATGATTACCAGCAGCTCTATAAATGGTACAAAGATCATGCACGTGAGGTAGAGAAATTTATTGTTGAACGTTTATCTAACAAAGCTGACAAGCAGAAAGCAGCTAGAACTACCCAGGACGCTATTATCTCTAATGTTAAAGCTGGTGATAAGGATATAACTGTGGATGATAGTTGGGATTCGGCGTATAAAAAACTGTCAAACAAATATTAATACGGGAAAATACAAATAATGCTGGTTCTATTATGATCTAGAACCAGCATTATTTATATGCACCTAATTTGATGTGTGAACCCTATAAGTCACATTCCAATCCTGGTATTCACCATCAAACTCTTGTTCTTCTCGATAAAAATCCGCCACTATATTACCTGGCTCAAGCACAATCACATTATCATCAACATCTTTCAACTCAACATTCATCATCGGCACAGCACGCCCTACCGGAAAACCCGCCTTAGGATTCCAGAGTTCTTCTGGCAACGAAACCTGTAACATAGCATCAACATACTCTTTAGCCTTCTCGCCTTTACGCCCTAACCTAACCTTCACAGGGTAGCGAACAAATGACGGTAGGTTACTGCTATGAGTTTCTACATCTGCATAACCGTCAAGAGTAACATACAGGTTCAGATCTTCTTCTACTGCACGGTCATATGCTTTCTTGAAGTCTTCCATCACCTGTTGTTCGGTATGGTTTTCATCGATCCAGGTTGTTTTTACTGATAAAATAACTTCTTCTGGTGTAATAATCTTCACCTTATCTGTATCCGCTAGATAGGTGATGAACCAATCCATATAATATTCGTCAGAGTCATCATCAATATCGCAGTCTTCAATCCATGATGGGTATAGCTTGAAAACATGATCAGGGTCATCACACAAACCAACATTAAAAATTGGGACATCGCGCCACTGATCAAATGTTTTATCCTGTTGCCAGAAACGCTTGGGTGGCATAACCTCAACTAGAATATCATCATATACATGGGTGGCTTCATCCTCATATTCAGCACCGAACCAAACCTTCGCAAAATAGGTTACAGAAAGAGGAATATCATCACCCAAGTTTTCAACATTCACTCCGTCTGTTAGCCGCATATACATGAAGTCTTCGTTATCTACAGCCTGTTCATATACTTTCCTGAAATTGGTAGCTGACTCCTTGTTGCTACCGCCTGCACTCCTAATATTGAGCCAAACCTGATCGATAGTGTCTACAATAACAGCCATAGTGTTTTTGTCTCCTTTATATGTATAAGTTTAGGGAGGGTTACTATTAATCCTAATAGTTCCCCTCCCCATTTTAGGTGTTCAGTTTATTTGATTATGTTTAATCGTAAATGTCTTCCCACCATAGCTGAGTATCTGCAACAACACTCCTAAAAGTCTCAATAACTAGCTGGTGCTGTTCAGCTGACAGGTTTACATCAGATTCGTCTTCCGCCTCGTGAATACCATTATCATTGAGTGTTTTAATGGCTTGACGAACAATGCTGGTGCACTTACGTATACGGTCTACGGTGAGCATGCCTTCGTCACCATCAACCCACTCTTCATTATTGATAAATGTCTCAAACATTGCTTTATGTGCATTGTTCGCTGACTCATAATCTGCCATAGGGTACGTAGCCACCCTGAGGGCACAACTACTACCTGAGTTAAGCCAAAGTAGCCCATCTAGAATATCGACTTCTTTGATCAGTGCAGGCAGATATTTTGCTTGAGCCTCAGTGTACGTTGTCACCCTTTTGTACCCGAGCAACCCGCCTCTAGTACCGTCTAATAGACTGAATACTGCTACGCCTGCAGTGTTGAAGTTTGTGTTCTCGTTAAAGTTCATGATAGTTTTTCAGCTCCTTTTCTTTGAGGATTGATTATTTTCCCTAATCCCCCCCCCCGTTTTAGGTGCACTATTTATTGAAGTTCATGGCAAAGAAGTACGATTTCTTTATTCCCGATTGCTTGGCAGCTCAATATGAACCATGTTCCTGATCCTGTGAACCCTAACCCTGTGTAGTCACCAAGCAGAACAATATCCCTAATAGGTTCATTATCCAGCGCGAAAACAGTGTGTTTACCCATACTATAGTTGGAGGATATGGGAGATGCAGAACATATGGTTTTATCACCTTCACTAGTCCCAGTGAAACCATATAAACCTGCTTTATAGCCTTTGTCTTCTTTATTCTCTCGATCTAATGCATAAAGAAGATCCATAAGATCTTTATTGTATTCTGCCCTAATAATTGTTAAAGACACTTGTATTACACCTTCCTTAACTGTTATCCGGTTATGTTCAATGTTTTACGAACAATGTTTTCACGAAGATTTTTCTGTTTCTCCTTATTCACTCTGTCAACAAGTTTTTTCTCAATAATCTCATTGAACATAGCTAAATTCTCATTGAGATACTGCTCATACCAGTTTTTGCATGCCTTATAGTCATCCAGAAGCACAGACACAAGCTCACCCTGCTCATCCACCACAAGATCTGATGACTTCTCCAAGGCTAACCGTTCAAGCCAACTAATCTGCTGTTTAACATAAACTATTTTCGCTGTAAGAACCCTAACCTGAGTATCATCATAGTTCCGTCTATATTCTTCTTGTAATACCTCATCCTTAAGATTCAAATATGCGGGTACTGATACAGCTATATAAGGAATACTTAAATCCCAATGGTTCGGGTGCTCACATCTGCTTTCCATCCCCTTAATGTTTTCCCAAATATATGGCTCATTCACGAACATGGTCGGGTTACCACCATCTTTGCTCACGTCCATGAGAGTGGGAACACTAAGGTTCGTGTATTCACTATTTGGGTCTGGTGTACCCCAATGCCCTTCACCATCGTTTCGAAGGTATTTAGGGGTTGCTAAACCATACCCTGATGGTTCTACCTTATCTGCTAGATAACACCCTAATACCGCTAATACGAAACATAATAACAAGGGAATGCCTAACCACATATTTTTAGATAATGGTATGGCAACAAGAAAACAGATTGCACCTAATGCGCCTAGAAGTCCCAAAGATAAACATGCCGTACTGAGCACATACTGCCTACAAACTTTCTCAACATCTTTTTTACTATCAGCAGCATCAGTAGCCACTTCCCACGGGATACCTTCATTATTAGCTGAAAATAAATGTTCAGGGTAAGATGCACCCATTTTTATGTTCCTTCCTTTTATGCAGTGAGAGCCCTACTAATAGCTTCACTACGAGTCTTCTTCTGATCGTTTTTGAAGTCCAAGTCACGAGCATAATCTTCTATAAGTGAGATAATCCTGCTCTTACAAGTTGCACTATAGTTTGCGTACCATCGCCGAAGAGCACTATAATCTTCCAACAACACAGAATCATCATCAGTCCACTCAGGAAGAACCCGCCTAGCTGTCTCCTCAACCTCATAATACTGATGATCAGCATAAATATACGCTGTCAAAGCATCCCGCATCTCCTCTTTAGCGAAAAGATATGGTAGTGCTTCAAAATATTCTCCAATATTGTGTATAACTTTTAGATCAAGCGTTTTAGCACTAGTCGCAAACTTAGTTGAGTTTTCCCAAAATTTACGGCTTTTAAGAGTTGTTTTATATGGGAAATCCTCAGGATGAATCACGTATAATATTATTTTTCCAAAGTCCAGATCCACAGGAAGATAAATAGGTTTCTGAGCAATAACATGCGAACTTAGTCTTCCTACTGGATTAGGATAACCTGATTCTATTTCTTTGAATTCCTTATAAGAAAGATAATATACCAAATCAGTGCGATCATCCCGAAGAATTTCTTCATAGGATCTTAACCTAGTTTTTGTTCGGTATTCCTTCAAAATACGTGAATTATCACGAACATAATTAAGCACGTTATCTTCGCTGCTATCAGTGGAGGTATCATCATCCCTAAGAGACTTCCGATACCACACAATAGCTCTTACATTAAGATAAGCACATAACAAAACTAGAGTCACAAAAGCCCAAAAACTGAGAGCCCCCAAAATAGAACCTACAAAGAGGATAAAGGGTAAACTAAATGCTCCAAGAGAATGCAGAATCGTCTCTACATTAAGAAGAAAAACTATATCCGCAGCAAATATAAGTAAACACACCAGCCCCTTGGCAATAACATGCTGCTTTTTGTCTTGTTCACCTTGTTTTGTCTCTTCCCACGTAATCCCTTCACCGTTAAGGTTGAACAGATCAGATGGGTGGTACGGGTCGGCATGGTTGTTTTTAGTCTTGTTTTTGAGCATTATTATCCTACTTTTTCAAGCTTAGCGTTCCAAGATTGCGCCTCAGGGATGGTTTCCCTGTGTGTTACATTAGATAGAGCTTTTTGGATTTCCTTCTGCCCTTGGGAAGCCTTGATCTTCTCCCCAACATAGTTGTTTAGCTCTTCAATAGCTTCTTTCCTCATATTCTTATATTCTGCAATAAGATCCTGGTACTCTTCAAACAGGACAGAATCAGGTGAAGAAATAATCTTAGAAGCATACTCTGCAGCCTTGTCAGCTTGCATCTCAGCATAGAGGATACGACAAATAATATTCGTTGCCTTTTTGTTATGAATAATCTCTTCATCTTCCTCGGAAGATAATAAACGACTATCTGTTTTTGTTTTATAAAGATACTCTGATAAAGGAACAGAGATATTTTTAACTATTGGGTCATTACTTGTGCCTTTGTGTTCGCAGAGAATCCGAATTTTAGAGAATGATGAGAAGTAAAAATCAATATCCGTATACCAATAGGATCCAAAGATGTGTGGATGGTAGAAGTTCTTCGATAATATGTCTGACTCTTCCAGAAAAGCCAACAAACATCTAATCAGTGCACAAGATGCGAAGATAGAACCGAAAATGAGTGCTACTATCACATAGATGTATACGATAGATATTGTACGAATAAAATCCCAAGAGCTAAAAACCAATAGTGTGGTAGTAATAGCTGCTAGAACATAACTAATCTGCCCCTGTGAAGAACAAAAACCAAACCGTATAGGAGCCATGAGTATACGTTTCAGTAGGTTTTCTCTCGTGGCTTCTTCCCATGTGACGGCTTTACCGTGTAACCCGAATAGGTTTTTGGGGTGGTTGATGTCTTTTTTCATGTGTATGTTCTTTCTCTGGTTGCGTTAATGATTTGGGGTTTACTCGTACCCGAAGAACCGTTTAATCTTCCCCCAAAGGCTAGTCTGATCATTATTCTCATGAGGCTCATCGGATTCGGTGTAGGTGTTCTCAGGGAACAGATTATTATTAGCAATCAGAAGTTCCTGATCAACTGCCCTAAGATTGTTCTCAAGTTCAGGGCTTTCAACAGTGCGGGAAGCATCAACGTTTGTTTCTTCTGGTTCATCTACGGTTTCTACCTGAGCTGATTCTTCCGAAGGAGCCTCTTCTTCCTTGGGACCCTCAATAGTGATGTTAGTGTATTCTTCACTGATAGCAACTGGCGTGTCCTGTGCAGGTTTCACTGACATAGGCTTCACGGGTTCCGTTGTTTTAGTCTCGTCAGGAACCGTAGAAGCAAGCAAATCAGCATAATTCTGGATACCCTTATTCATACTCGCAAGTAGCTTCTTCTTACTAGATTTGAGAGCATTAGTCGCTTCTGCAGCACGAACACGATCCATACCTTCACGCCCGTAAGCACCCGATAGAGTGGTAGCAGCGATAATAATGTTCCTCATAAAGTTCCCATTATCTTCGTTATTCAACAAAGTGGCTGCCCGTTCAGCCAATAATGCAGAAACATTATAATGAGAACCACTAGTTTTCTTTAGCACCTTAGTATCTGTTGTGGTAGTAATAAGGTTACGATTGTGGTTACGTCCGTCTTTCAGGTTCAACACAATCTCATAGGTGGTTTTATTGGTTCTTGTTGTGGAGGGCACAGGCTGGGCACGCATGCTCAGTGTGTATGCTTCTCCGGTTTCAGGGTTTTTGGTGAAGTTCTTTACTTCTTTCTCGTATACGGTGCTCATGATTGGGTTACCTTTCCTTGATAGGAACGTGTATTAGTTTCAGTATTCTCTTACTATTTCTATCAGATAGTATCATTCTTCTAGGTTCGTATCAAGAATATATGTAACAGTCATAGGTAATGTCGTAACACTTTGGGGATTTATAAAGAAAGGTGCCTCAACTAGTATTAAAACACTAGTTGAGGCACCCCAATCAGATCCCAGCAGTAAGCAACCTATAACAAGTTAGGCACATCAGGAAGCACCCTCATCGAAATGAGTCTACCGCAAAACCGTTTCCTCAACACATAATCAATATACTGTCGAACATTAGAATACGTTAAAGGTGTTGGGGCAATATGGTATTCAAAAGCGTTATCTTGAAAAACTTCATCAAAATCAGTTTCACCAACCATGTACGCTGGTGTAGCTAAAACAATGTTTTTATCACGTTTAACAGGGGTGCTGAAAGGGTCAGCAGCCCAATACCCATCGTTACATGGGTCGTTCCACCAGGTGTAAAGCTTCTCATATTCTGTGTGGTCTGCACCTATCAGGTCATAATCTGTTTCAGAGAACTTGGGTACCGGATAGTGGTTATTAGAGAAACCATTGTAATGCTCAGCAAGCTCACTGAGGGTACCAGGCACGCTCATTTCCCCAGCATTATCACTATATTCAACCACCTTAAAAACAGTGGTTGGTGATAAATGTTCCCAATATTCTGGGTATTCACCATACCATGAAGCAACATACTCGTAGGCTGAGGATGCGCTTATTCTACGGTTGTTATGTTTAACCCAGTCCTTATATTGTGGGTTGTTTTTTAGTTCGTATAATAATATGTCTTTGAGTGCTTGCTGTTTACTAGATTCTGACAGGTCAAGGTGATCAGCGCTAACACCAGTGGTTACCTTCTGTCCCTCCCAAACCCTTGAAACTATAGAACCATTATTGTTAACCCACCATTCAATACGTCTTGGGTAAGCATCAAAATTGAATCTGATATAGTGCCCAACCAATTGTTCTTCCTGCATCATCACCACGCTGCTTTCTTTAAAGGATGTGTACTTGTCTGATTATAATAACAACACCCCACCCTCGTAACATATTGAACTACTTCAGTGATATGCCTATAATTATGTTCATGTATGCTAGAAAGATATTGGAAGGCGTCTTATGATGGAAACACCAACAAACGCAAGCATAGCGCCAAACAGTGGGCCTGTGAGAGTAGAAACAGTCCCACTTGATTCACTAAGATGTTATCAATCCATAAACCCGAAAATGTATATGGGGATTGCTAAAGGCTCAGCTTTTCTCCTAGCTTGCGGTCTAGTATGTGCATTATGGGCGCTTCTAATCTATTCTCTTTTTGACTCATCATTTTGGGGTAGAGAATTACTAGCCCTACTTAGTCAAGGCGCAGAAGTTACTATAGGCATGCTAATATTTTTTTCTACTCCATTCTGCTTAATAGCAATATCATGCTTCTTCGGTATTACAAAAAATTTTGTACTTTGGATCAGAACATGTGTCATGGTTTCGAAGAAGAAGCTCATATTTGGGGATGGTTATGTAAAGATCTTTGTGGCACTATCAGGGGTTGACTATCGACAAGCTAAGTATCTGGTTTTTGATATGGATGGTATCTCAGAAGATGATAACCTTATTTGTTTTACTAAACCCATGTTCAATTTGAATGATCTACAGTTTCAAGCATTTTTTGGGCGGTATCAATTTGTTAATTTAACAGATGATGAAATAGTCGATTATGGGCGCAGAGTCAAGAAACTTTACTATGAACCCTTCTTGAACTCCTATATTTATGGTAGGGATGAACCGATTTTTTATAGGAACGGATTGTTTGAGTAATTGAATTTTACCCTCAATATCTTTTGATAGAATCATTATATGAAGATTACTGGCTTCTATCATATTTAGCTTATATACCCTCCCCAGATCCTAATAATACGGATCGGGGGGGGTATAGCTGTATCTGCAGGTCAAAGTTTTGGGAGGATTGTTGTTTATGTTTGGTAAGTCTACTGAAGAGATCCAGAAGATGATGTCTAGGCGGTCTAGGTTTTCTGTATTTCAATGGTATGTACCATTGATATTTATTGCTATCACAACTCTGACATTAACATTCATTTTAGTGTCTGGGGCTGAGAGTATACTAAGAGAATATAACGTATTTGATACGCCACTTAGACCATTGTCTGCAATTCTTATCATGATCATAATTATTTCTACATTCTGTGGTCTATTTTATGTTGGTTATTTTAGCAGCAACGCAAGAAGAGGACGCGCAAATAGGTATGCTTCTGATCGAATTGCTGCGAAGTTCGCTTCCGGTGATTATGCTGTTGAGGATGGCAAGTTTATCGCTAAGGTAGCTGGCTCAGATAATACTATTATTGTTCCTATTTATGGATTAAAGAATATTAAGGATCGGGAGTTTAGGGTTATTTTCTCTCTTTCCTCAATATTTACTATTGATGATTTTGTTGTTTTGGAGCGTGAGCTTAGGTTGGCGGATAGTGGGACTTCTGAGCAGGTGATTGAGTGTGCTGATAATCCTGCTCTTGGTTATGCTGTTGGTGCTCTTATGAATAGAATATTGGATTATTTTATTTCTAAGGGTCGGGTTTCTCGCGGGATCGTTACGTTGTAGTTGTTTATTGTCTTGTTTTTGGGTAGTGGGAGTTTTTCTTCTGCTGCCCATTATTTTTGTGTTGTTTGTTATATTTTTGGTTTTGATGTGTTGTTTTTGGGGTTTTATGTTGGTGGGTGTGCTACGATTACTACATAAAGTCAAAACAACCTTTACTACTTGAAGGAGAAAACATGAAATACTCCATCCTCAGCGTCGTCACCGGAACCAGTAAATGCACTGTACCATTCAAACCAACCGAAAAAACAAAACACATCCCACAAGGATGCCAATTCTGCGTCTCAGGACAATACGCCCGAGACGACAACCGCCAAGCACCAAAAATCAACACCCGAAACCTCAAAAAAGCAATCCAACTCGCACACAATGGCGAAACTGATACAGTAGTACTCACTGGGCGAGGTGAACCAACATATTTCCCCGAACAGATCACAGACTACCTAAAAATTCTTGGGAAAGAATTCCCCCTCATCGAGCTACAAACCAATGGGGTACTACTATCAGGAAGCAAAAACGACGACTATCTTAAAGAATGGTACGAACTCGGACTAACAACCATCCTCATCAGTGTAGTCTCAAACGATCCTGAAATACTACGCCAAAACTATATGCCCCTCTCAAAATCCTATTACGATCTACCAGCACTCATTGCTAAACTCCGCAATATTGGGTTCACTGTTCGTTTAGCATGTGTCTGCACCAAGGCGTGGATGTCAACCAATGAACAGATTAGTGACTTCCTAAAATTTGCTAAAGAAAACAAGGTTGGGCAGGTAACATTACGCCCGTTGAATGAAGAGTATCGTCGTGAAACAGCGCATGCTTGGATTGAAAAGCATAAGATGTCTCCTGAGGATAAAGAACGGATCAGAGAATATCTCAATGAGATTGGGCATAAACTAAGGGAGCTACCCAGTATCGGCACAATGTACGATGTTCATGGTATGGGTGTGTTGTTCTCCCTACCACTCACAAAATATACGGAACATAATACTGAGGACACAGCACGTAACCTGATCTTCTTCCCAGATGGGGCAGTACGCACAGATTGGGAATGGGAAGGCACCGTACTATTGCAAGGTGATAACCGTAAACTTGTTTATCGTGACGGATCATACTGGTAAACAAGAGATCAGGAGCAAAACATGAAAAGTTTAATATACGTTTTTGTTGGGGGCATGGGACCCCGATCAGGGTCATACTTGTATGACCGGTTCCACTATGAAATAGAGAAACAGTTAGGTGACTATTTCGTAGATTCAGATTTTCCCGACAGTCTACTCATAACAACACCCAGTATGGAGAATAACCCGTATCATGGTGACTACAATATTGATCTAACCTTTCTGCAGGCGCAAATTGAGTTGTTGCTGTCCCAGTACGAGAAAATTATTGTTGCCCCGTTATGTGTCACAGTATCCGATGTTGTGAAGCAAGCGTGCGAGAGCTTAGGGGCTAACAGGGTTAAATGTGAAACTATCCTAGATTTCATTGAATCCAAGTTCCCTAATGGTGCCACCCTATTATGTAGCCAAGAGCTCGCCAACCAGAAGACACATGATAGTAAAAACACTTATGTTCAGTGTACCAGAATTATCAAAAACTATGCGAAACCCCATATTGTTGGGTTGCTACGTCAAATAGTGCTCGATGTTAATAAGGAAACTGATAAGTCAATCGTATTAGCCTGCACAGAACTATCGACCATATCCAAGATAACGACCCTTGGTGGTGTTTTTGATGCGCCACTAATGTTTGTTAAGAACCTAGTGAGGGAGTATATTCATGAGAATCGACGTTAAAGATATTCTAGAGCTCAATGATACTGAGAATGAGCTTTTAGACCAGTACCGTAATAGCCACTTTTTCTCGGGTAAAAAGTATGTTGAGGATAAAACCTACCGTTTAGCCCAATATTGTGAAACCTATAATATTGATTCTCTTACCGTACTCATTTCTGGTGGCGTTGATAGTGCTGTTGTGGCTACTATCTGTAACAGGTTCACCCAAGAATACGGTAAGAAACTACATCTTGTCACTATCCCCGAAACTGATAATAAGGGTGTTGTGAGACAGGACGATACGGTGCGTTTAGCTCATATTCTCGCTGATTCGCTAGGCTCGGAACTAACAATCCTGCCTTTAGATAAGATTGTTGCTGAGGGTGCACGCCTATGCGGTCTAGAATCAGATTGGGGCATCGGGCAGACCGTATCATATTTCCGAACCTCTTTAGCTTACAGTTATGTGACCTCACTGTGGGCTAACGGGGAACGCAACCTACTTGTTGGCACCACTAACCTCGATGAGGGCGCATATATTGGGTATATTGGTAAAGCTAGTGACTGTATGGTTGATCTGCAGCTTATTAGTGACATACATAAGTCTGAGGTGTACCAGGTAGCAGAATACCTTGATGTCCCCGAAGATATTACACGAAGCATCCCCCAAGGGGACATGTATCATGGTGCTGTTGATGAACAGATTTTTGGTTGCACCTATGATGCTATAGAACTTTTCTATGCTGTGCGAGCTGGTGTGGTACCTGCACCGGATACTGAGCTATGGGGGAAGATCGTCAAAAACGTTGAGGCTCTGCACACCTACAATAAACACAAATATTTGGGCTGCTCCCCAGCCGTCCATTTAGATGTGAAACCACAAGTTTATAAACTGGATGGAGGATGGAACTATAACGTCTGGAAATCCACCCGAAAGATAGGCGCATAGGGTAAAGCATGATCAACATGTTAGACCCCATGTATACGGACTTCCAAAAGGATAACCCTGATGCTTCACTTATTGAGTACGGGTTTTATGAGGATAATGTTCACTCCTATGATTGGGGTACGAACATTATCCTCCCCCCTGAGGAAATCCATGCATATAAGAATGTTTATAACCCAGCTGTACTAGTTATGACTGGTGCGTTAGACCCTTTCCATGCTGGACATGATGAGGCTCTGCGTATCGCCCATGACATGGTTGAGCAGCAGGGATACAGCATTATTTACACCCATGTTGTGCCAGATAATATTTCGTATGCTCGGTCTAAACGCCCTATGGGGTACAGTACGGATGGTGAACGTATAAACAATATTATGGCTTATGGGTATTCTCCTGATCTTGCATGTGTAAGGTATGATGGTTGCCCAAATTTTACTAGTACACTCTTGTACGTGTCACAGTTTTGGGGTTCGCTGGGTGTTTACCCTACAGTTTTTAATGTTCTGGGTGGGGATAACGGGGCTTTCGCTGAGGTTGTGAAAGCCTATGATCCTGTGCGGTTTGGTTCTATTATTGTGGATCGTGAAGGTACGGATAATAGTGTTAGGCATGACCCTGAGAATAATGTTTTTGTTTATTCTGAGTCTCGGGAGTATGGTGGGTTGTCATCTACTATGGTTCGCTCCTCAGAGGAACGTTACACCCTCCATAAACCGGTCATGTTCATCAAAAACGACCTGTCATACTACACCAGTGATAAAAACTTCGCAGAGGAGCTTCTGTCCGTTCTACAGGATGCTTTCATCTCATACGGGTACCACGTGAAAATCTATGATTATGAGAAACAAATCAGATTATTCACAAACATGGTGCAACAGAAATACCAGCATGTGGATAACGTAGAGTATATATCATTAGACACACATATACCATTAGGGCAAACCTATAATATTCATAGAGTATTCAACCATGAACACACAAAAATCGGGTACACGCATGATGGTACACGGCCGCCTATAACCCCAAATGGGAACTATGTTCTCTTAGACGACGATATAGCAACAGGCGGTGGGATACAGTATGTACGAGAATATGTTGAAAAACGGGGCGGTATAGTAGCTGGCGTAGAAACAATATTCACCCATGAAGGCACCTTTGATGTGCTTGATGCTAGTGATGTAACAACCATCCACGATACGGGTCTAGTAGTATCCAACTGTCTCAACAGCCCGACAAGACGAGTACCGTATCTTCACCCTCATATACCTTTAGATAAGTTCGCTAGTGTACCCAGAAAACATGCCATAAATTTTACAGAATCAGTTATTAATATTCTTAAAAAATATAAGGTGGGCATCTACTCCTAGTAACAAAAAGGCAGGGCAGAGAACCTTAGCTAAGATTCCTGCCCTGCCTTATCGAAATAAGGCTACTTACTCCCTTATACCAAGCTTATATTCAATATCCCATACTTCCATCAATCTCTCTAACGCTTCTTCACGAAGCTTATCGTAACGTTTCTCTACACTATCACGTGTAACAAACAATTGTCCTGGGTTATTGGCACCTGGAACCTCAACCTTTTCAAGGTCACCTGATTTAACCCAATTTAAAATATCAATTCGGTTAATATTAGGTTTTACATCTCTAAGAATATTAGTAGCTACATGTGAAGGCACAGTTTCAGGTATTCCCTCAATCTTTAGAGAACAGTTATCCGCTAGAAGATCAACAACCCGAGTAAACAGCTCGGTTAGTTCTTCCCCTACCTCATGCCCACCTAGTTTTAGTTTAGCGGCAGGTAGTAGAGGGACTTCCTCTTTGAGTTGTTTCGCTTCCTGGGATGCTTTCTTCTGTTTATCTCGGTTAATATCGAATAGGTATATTGACATGCTAATTCTCCTCCTAACTATATCTGACATCTAGGTTAGCTTATTTGCTCAGATAATTCTATATCTTCTTATGCCCTATTATTCGTCTAGTACTTTGTTTAGCCCATGCTCATGTTCAAAATCCCATAGAGCATGTAGGTTCTTCCTCTTCTCTTCCACCAACTCACTAATAAGCTTTTCTACACTATCCCTAGACACAATAACACTACGTGGGTTAGAGTCTTCGATCCTTGTTAGTTTTCCTGCTTTAGACCATTTGATAATATCAACCCTTGTGACATTAGGTCTAACCCGTGAAATCAGGGCTTTAGCTACAGACCAGTCTAATTGTTGAGGTAGACCGTCAATCTCTAGTGCACAATCTTCGGCTAGTAGATGTGCGATCTGCAGGAAAAGTTCAGTGAGTTTTTCACCTACCTCATGCCCACCAAATTTTAGTTTTGTGTCTGAATTAGGGGATGCAGTATCTAACAGATCTTCTGCCTCTTTACGGGCGGCGGCTTGTTCTTCTCCCCTTATATTTATTTGGTGTGTAAACATCAGTATTATCCTTTCTCAACGTTCTATACCCAATATATATGTTTCCCCAGAATATTTCTACAATGTTACATCCCGTAACGTGAATCTTTCCGTAAATTCTGTTACTGCATGGTTTTGTGATGGGTGCCCGTCCCATAGTTTTAGGTGTGCCTTGTATTTGTTTAGGATTTTATTGTATGTTTCTGGGTTTCCTAAGGTTTCTCTCATGTTTCGGGTGGGTTTACCCATTATCTTTTTGATCCGGTTCTCTATAATAAGGGTTAGGGTTACTGCTGCTTCTTCTGTGCTGCAACATAGTTCTTCTCTGTCCGCTAACTGCCATATTAGTAGTTGAAGGTTGGGTAGCAGGTTCAGATCGTTTTTGAGGGTCAGGATAATGAATAGTCTGAACGCTACAAATGATGGTGTGGTGTTTGTGAGGCGTGCAGGTATACGAATGTTTTGTTTGGTGAGTTCTTTTTCTAGTGCTCTGAGTTTGCTGTCTGGTATTTGGAATACGGTGGTTGAGATTGTGGGGAATAGTTCGCCAAGGGTTTGTTGAGTTGTTTTGAACATTTGTTTAGGTTATTTTTTCTTCACTAGATAACGAATAGTTGCATCATAAAGTATATACCTGTTAGATGCAGTAAACACAACTCAGGGCAACCTAAAAACAAGGAAAGAGGCTCCCAGAAAAACTAGGAACCTCAAACATTGGGAGACTAACCCAATACTATCCGGTTATTGCAAACACAAGTGAATCAACCTGATCACAAATATACTCTCTATCCCTATAACCATAATCAGGATCTTCCCTAAATTTACTAATAGTCCCAGAAACTCTCTCAACTAGACGTTTAAAACCATCAGTATCATAATCAACAACCTCAGTAGTTCCAACACCCCTATCATGCTCATAAGCAACAATAGCGTTCGCAGCTACTCGCGCTTCGCCAATATTCTCAGCGTCATCTAAAAGCAAAAGACGTATAATAAAATCCTGATCAGACATTTCCAGAAGCTCATCAGCATAGGAAATAAGAATGCTCTCTAACTGTTGAACATATCTGCTTGAGTAACCACTATATGGTAAAGCCAGAACAGTACTTTCGTTCTCAATACTAGAAGTTATCATATCCACAGAAATAACTAACACACCTGGTTTATCCGCCATTTTTTCTCCTTACATAGAATGCTTATAGCAACCCGTTAACTATCCCCTCTGAGCCCAATAATATTCACAAAAACTCTAGTAACGCAACTTCGTAATGATAGAATAAAATCAGAACCACACAGAAAAACAGTCAGGAAAAACGATTATGCCTAAACCAGTAACAACGATGCTACCTGCAGAAACAAACGAGTTCTGGGGGTTGCTACTTCATGCATCAGTCATGTCTGAGAACCATAATAGCCTTATTGAAGATCTAAAGCTTAGGCGAAGAAACATGGGGGTTTCTGATGAAGAGTTCAGTAGATTATCCAATATTTCTGTAGATGCGCTTAACAGGTTTGAGTATGGGGATGGTGAAATACTTTTATCTGATCTTAGATGCTATGCGTTAGCTTTGGGGGTTACATTTACCACGAATGTGGACACGATCAGCAAGTAGAAGAATACTCTCTATAGAAGGATAATAATGGGATACACCACCAATAAAATACCGACCAACGCATCAACCTTAGAATACGACAATAGGTTCAGTGGACAACTAGTCCTCATCCCCCATTTTAATGAGCTTGATAGTTACCGCCGGCTACAGAATCGCCTAGAGAACGGGCACCCCGTTTGGATTACATTCCGTGCCGATCAGGTGGATGGGTATACCCGCCCTATTGAACCAGGACTAAACTCGGCCATTATGCTTGCTGAAGTGAGGTTCAGTGAAGACTCCAATAAATACTTCTATATTTTTGTGTCCCCGCATTACAGTACACCTGTGGAACCTAACACCACAATCAAGATTGATACATCTTCTAAAAAGGTTGAGTACCGTGTAGAATACGGTGAAGCTATTTTGAGGCTTCCAGTAGATTATAAGGAAGCCAAATTTCTTCATGTTAAACCCCCACAATCAATAATTTTCACTATAATATTCAAAGATAATAGAGAATACGGAAAATTCCTTGAAAATGGGCACATGTCTATACGTGAAATCTACTATGATTCATTCTGGTACGATCACGGTAATGTTACTATCAAAGCTACCGCAAATATAGGCAACAATGATGTTGGAGATATTCTAATCCAAGGTGAAGATATTACATCTAACCGTATCATAGGGGATGCCCTTATCGGATATGAGATTATCCCAGATTACGTTTGCAGCATGGATAATAGTAGAAACCTGGTTGAGGTGAAAATACCTTTAATTTTTAGTTAAACCAATAAGAGCGGCATAGTATTGTTTCAAACTTTACGTGCCGCTTCTTCATTGCCAATATTCAATCATTCCGAAGTCATCAGCATAGAATGTATACCAATGGTTGGGTTGGATAACTCTATTGGGATCTTGCCAGAAGTCTTCATACAGTATTTTATCTTTCACCTTAAACGTGTCTGCTAAGCCTCTAGCATGGGTTTTAGCAAGATAAACTATCTGATCTGCAATAAGAACACCAACCCATGCTGCATCTACTGTTTTCCCTGTTACCGTGTCTGTTGCTGTTGTTGTGAATAGTTTCAGTTGCTCATTATTATTTGTTTTAATATTAAGTGTGAAGGACTGTTTACCCCAACTGTACCCTACTTTTTGGTTATTTCCATCAATGTATCTTGCACCTGATCCGATAGTGAGCCTGACTCCCAGATGGTTGCTTCTACTGGTTACTGGCATTATGTTTAGGGTTCCTATTTTTCTGGTTTCTAGTATGTGTGGTATTTGTTTCTGTGCTTCCTGGATACTTGTGTCTTGGGTGTATACGTTGTTTATTGCACAGTAGTCTAGCGAGTGATAAATATTTGGGTTTGAGGCTTGTGCGATATTTATTCCTGTGAATGGTGTTAAAGATAGTGTAGGCAGTATTTTTAGGGTTGTTCGCCTATTTAGCTTCAATACTTCTCTCCTTTGGGAACTAGTTTAGGATTTAATATGCTTAGCGAGCATTTAAGTTTAACGTTTCCCTTTAGAGTTTAAATAATATTTTTTGGTTTACAATGATAAGAAGGTAGCGAACTATACCAGCAGCTCCGCAAAACCCACCTGTCACCTGATTCTAACGATGATTCTACCCGCCCTAACGGGCTCATATACCATGAGAACACCATCTATGTTGGGCAAACCGACAGGCATATTCTTGCGGTTGAAAACATTTTTGATGACCCCTGCTCAACATATGTTCTAACCCAGAAAGGTGTCATACATAATGGTGAACAATCACATTTGTTAGACTCGGGATACACTGCTTAAACACATATAGTAAGGGGCATGAGAACCATCTAAGATCAAATGATTCTCATGCCCCTTATAATTTTGTTTTTTCTATTCTGCAGTTTCCAACTTTTTACTACTGTTTACGGATACTGTCTCAGCAATAATAAAAGCCACAAGCAATATGTTTAGAAAAATCATGAAAGTATAAGCTGAACTTTCAATAACTCCTGAATGCGCAGGAAGTAAAGCATTGACTAAAGTAACCGCATATTGAGCAAAAAGCAATTCTATAGATACGAACCATATCGTCTTCAATACTATATGCATGTTATGCTTCTCATTCAAATATTTGAATGTCCCGTTCTTGACACGAGAAGTATAGAATAGTATCAGACCAGCAGTAATTGTAAACAGTACTACCCCTAATATGACTTCATTGCTTATGATAGTGAGTATAGGCAAAGTGAAATACTTGTATGGTTCTCCTGTTAAGGTTACCCAATCGACCTTGAAAATGTATGACAAAGAGTAAGCAATAGCTAGTAGACCTACCTCTACTCCAACAACCCACATGAGAGTCTTAGATACTGTTTTCTCAAATTTTGTGCCCATCTTTACCTCTTAGAAAATAGACAATATAATTCTTATAGTATGGTAATACTATCATAATATTTACTGCAGATTAACATATACATGCATCTATGAGGTTATAGACAAAACAAAAAGATCTGGATAGAAAACATATTTTCTCTTCTATCCAGATCTTTCAATAATGTTTTGTGCGCCTACCGAGAGTCGAACTCGGACACCCTCACGGGTACTGGAACCTAAATCCAGCGTGTCTGCCAATTCCACCATAAGCGCCAGAAAAGGTTGATTTTTTGTTATATACCATAATATACCATACAAGTTACCAGCCTTCAAAGGGAAGTATCTTCAAAGCGTTACGCATAGACCAATCTACTCAACTAAAAAACCTGTTATACTAATTTCTACCTATATAGCTACAGCTAAAGGAGACATAAACCATGTATAGTAGTAGTATCTCTGGTGATGAATCTATCCTTGCTGCTTATTTTACGCAAGCGATTGTTCGCTTAAGGCACGAAATGAAGCGCAACATGTTTCTGAGGAAGTTCTATCCAACCTTTACACCTGAAGGTGGTAGGGAACTGCATATTGATTATAGTTATGAGAGTGTCACACTTTTTACTGATGAACAACACCAAGTAAAATTACCAAAAGAAACCGACTATTATCTACTATGGGTTGTTGCTAATAACTCACATACCAGTTTTAGGGATAAATATAAATATGGTTATTGGTCTTCTCCTGGGCAGCTTATCGCGCACTATATATCAAACCCAGCATATCTACTTCCAGGACCCTACTCAATCACCCGCCCAATCGACTATGTGCTAGACGAAATCTCAAAACGAGTGTATCACCGTGCGTTGGTTGAGGGCGGAGAAATTACTTTTGACGAAGCGTATGGGGCAGTAGGTGTAGTATGTGATGATTTAGGTATCAACTTCCCAGGTGCTCGTATGTACTACAGCTGTTATGATCCCGTGAAGGCTTCACCCCGACGTATCTCTTCTTACCAGAAGAAAGTCAAGAAAAACAAGATCTAATCTAAATATTTCCCAAAAAAATAAACCTCTAGAATCTTTAGAAAACCAAAGATTCTAGAGGTTTTTTAGCTCTCCTACTTGGACTCGAACCAAGAACCTCACGGTTAACAGCCGCGTGCTCTGCCAATTGAGCTACAGGAGATCAACCTAAACAAGGTAACCTCAAACAGTCTAGCATGCATACAGGGCTACGAGACGCCCCACTACACTGGCTTGAGAACCTAATTTAGGAGAATATAGTGTCTAGTGTAACCACTATATTAGCCAGGCTTAGAAGACATTATTTTTTCTTCTTCCACACCACAGGCTCGCACCTGTACCTGACCACCACCAGTTGTTTACGATCAACCAGTCGTATCGTGCAGCATCTACTCTACAGTGGTTATGGAACGTGTCAGCCGCTAAACCGCTACGCTACAAGCCAAACCATAGAACGGTGGTAACCTTGCGGGTCACCTCCGCACACCATTCACAAACGTGTGGTGTTTTAGGTGGCTGTCGATGACATGCACGGGGAGCTTTTTTGCTTTTAAAATTATTATTTGATGGTGGGATTCGAACCCACGTACATTTCTGTTCAAGAGAAAAGGCTATGCCGCTTGCCTACATCAAGGTTCTGTGCGTGACACCGCTCCCATTAAGGTTCCCCAACCCTTTCAGACGGGGGAATGCCTTGAGCGCCACGTGAGGTTTTCCCAGCTACGGTACGTTCACCTCTCCAATACTATTAGTCCCGAACCTCCCGATCCGGTTTCATAATCATGGTGGGTGCGTCGCCTTCGATTAGCGGTCTCAGACTGTTATGCACCCTCACTATACGGTAGCTTATGCTCAGTTTTTGTTGTGTGCAACACGGATAATATTGCAGGGGTATAGCTGTTGCCCATCCCCTCTCCAAAAGTTCACTACCTTTTAAGTTACGTTCTTCACATCAGCCGTAACCAATATTTATTTGATTACGCTTAACCATATAGTCGTGTGTAGATTGAGAAGTACCATTCCTAGTGCCTCCAAGAGACTGTCACAGTACAGCCTCTTTTTCGCCCTATCACTAGGGTTTATGCTGCTACACCAGAAGAAAAACCATCAAAAAAATAGTTTTTCTCGTACCCCATGCAGGAGTCGAACCTGCACACCAAAGAATGGTGCCCGAACTTGAATCGGGTGTGTCTACCAATTCCACCAATGGGGCATAAAGCTGAGATACCAGGATTCGAACCTAGACGATCGGATTCAAAGTCCGAGATGCTGCCAATTACATCATATCTCAATGGCAGATGCGGCAGGACTCGAACCTGCGACCTGCGGTTTTGGAGACCGCTGCTCTAACCGGGCTGAGCTACACATCCAAGCATCCGCCCCAATACACTGGGGTACAGGTCGGAAGATACCTTTTTCACCGCATCGTGGGCTATAAGGTAGAAAGTTTCCCCCACCCCTCCTTATATCCTCTAAAAGTAAGGGGTAGGGGAGGGACAGCTTATGCCACCCCAGATAACGTATCTCCAACGGGACTCGAACCCGTGCCTCCGCCTTGAAAGGGCGGTATCCTAACCAGCTAGACGATGGAGACATGAACCCTCTGATCAGGAGGGTCACGTAGCAGTCACAGGTCTCGAACCCGCATCTGAGCCTCTGGGGACTCTGTTTTACCAATTAAACTATTATCCTGCTACTTAGACGTACTAGGTTCTCACGGGCTTTACAGTACTACTATTACCCCGCTACTAACCGTTCTTTCTCGTGCCCTAGGGAGGACTCGAACCTCCAACCTACTGATTAAGAGTCAGCAGCTCTACCAATTGAGCTACTAAGGCAATTGGGGTGGGAGACGGGACTTGAACCCGCTAAGACAGGTGCCACAAACCTGCGCCTCGACCACTTCGGCTTCTTCCACAGTGCCCCCTGTGGGGCTCGAACCCACGACCCACGGATTAACCTACCACACTAGCTTTCACTAGCCACAACCATTATTTGGTTGTGTTGTAGTCTGGACTATCTCTTCACCGTCTACTCTACTAGTTACGGTGGGCGGCGTATAGTCTCTGAGGGCTCTCTCAATAGAAAAATAATCTCTTAACAGGTTAGTATCTCGTTGATTTCTTCCTTTAGGTTTCTCATTCCTAAAAGTCATGGTTTTAAAATAATCACTAGCCTTTGAGTTTACATAAGCTATAGAATCTATATCCGCTACATATAGTGCAAAAATATCAACATCTTTTGAAGAATACTGATATTTATACCCTTTAGCGGATTTAGTAAAATAAAGATGACAACAACCATCTCGCAAGTAAGTTGTCTTGACTTGTATTTTTAGAATTTTGTTTCCCTTTATAGCTATCAAATCTATTTTTGACAGATCACCTATCTCAGAAAATACAAAATATCCATGATTAATAAGATCCTTAGCAACTGCTAGTTCTCCTATTGTACCTATAGCTTTTCTATGTAAGGTTGCCTGCTGATTGCCCAATCCTTCGACGTTTTCACTTCCACCAGTTGGTGGCGAGTAGTGAAGGCTCTAAGGGTGTCCCAGCATACAGCCGCCTCCACTCTGCATGTTTCCATACAGAGGCTCCTATTTTAAAGTCCGTTGCTCTACCAACTGAGCTAAAGAGGCTAACGGTGGTAACCCTGCGCAAAGGTTACCACCCATGAGGTCATACCCTGGAGTGAATAGTGCACACTAGCAATGCCTAAACACCGGAATATGACATATAAACACTCGCAACACCGTCGCATTGCGAGTCGTAGGTCTTGCAGGAATTGAACCTGCGGCCTCCATTTTATAAGAATGTTGCTCTAACCACTGAGCTAAAGACCCAAGATGCGGATGGTGAGGGGATCGAACCCCCGCACGACATACTGCCGTGTCCATTGGTTAGCAACCAAGACTATTACCACTCTAGCAACCATCCAAAAACCATCATTGAGGTTCCAGTCGGATTCAAACCGACGATACAACAGTTTTGCAGACTGCGCCGTTTGTCCGCTCCGGCATGGAACCATTGTGGGCTGGGAGGGATTCGAACCCCCGAAACCTGTGGTGTCTGATTTACAGTCAGATTGCTTTAACCTCTTGCATACCAACCCAGAATAATACCCACCCGCATTTTTTGAAGACTCCCTGAACCACTTTAGGGTTTGGGTGGGTATTATAGAGCGACTAACAGGATTTGAACCTGTGACACGCATCTTATGAGAATGCTGCTCTACCATACTGAGCTATAGTCGCTTAAGTACCCTAGGAGGGATTCGAACCCCCGACCAAGAGATTAGAAGGCTCCTGCTCTGTCCCCTGAGCTACTAGGGTATGTGTTTTTCTCTATGTTTTTATCAAGTATCGGTTGCTTTCACCTGTGTTTTGGTGTGCTCTAATACTTTAGCACAGTTTTTTGGTTCATGTAAATTTTGGTGATGTTTTTTACCAAATCTATATCTTTACTGGCAGTGTTTTACCTTGTCAGAGCCTTGTTTATGTTTTCTAAATTTTTTGAAGATTCCCTAAAATAGCATAATAATAGGCTCCCAAACCAGTCTTATTGACTGACATGGAAGCCTAATCTCATGAAACCTTCTACAGGTTTTACTCCGAGTGTTTAACACCCCAACCAGTCGCCCCAACAAGTACAGCTAGAGTAGCCACAACAACAAGGACAAACAAAATATCACCCCAAGGCGACATATTAAACCAAACCTGTTGCGCATACCCAAAATCAGGGCTATGATTCACCATCTCTTCGAACATGTTATTCTCCTTCCAGTAGAGTCTTACCCCAGAAAACGTGTTTATCATATTTATTGGTAACTCGTGCTAGTTCACTAGTATGCTCGGACCTATTAGCATCTGCACCAAGATACACATACTCTTCCTTGTTTCCAGTTTCATTATTTTGAAGTTCCACTCTCTTATCCCAATTAGGGTGAGGTTCTTCAATGCTACGTTGAAGCATGTCTTCTTTCGTGTGGATCACATATTTATTGTGTAAGCCATTAGTTCCTTCAAATAGGAACACAGAATCAATAGAAATATAGTTTTTAATATTTTTGGTGTCATAATATCCACCAAAGTCTTCTTGTTTAAAGTCAGATTCAGCTACGAAAATTTTCTGCCCTTTAGAATACTGGCGACCATTGTCGTACCCAGTGTCCACAACATATTCTGTTCCAGATACGAGTTTCCCATCAATATTTTTGGTTATCCCATACGAGTCACTATATGAGAATACTTGATCTGCAACAATAACCTTTTCCTGGTACATGCATGAACCATTAACATACTCGGCATGTTCGTTTGATTTGGTGCAAGCATGGTTTGGGCTATTCATATATGACCCAACACTGATGCCCATTGTTATGAGAAGCGCAAGAGCAACTAGGGCGGAGCCGCTAATCAATAACCTGAATTTTTCGCATAAACATAGAATAAAGAAAATTATGGAGGTTGCTGCGAATACTATCAGTAGGGGGATCATGGGTTTTAAAAGATCTGCTTGACCATTATTTCTTAACCCGAAAGCCCAACCTAAACCTACCGGTATGCAAACTACAATAAACAGGAAAGTTAAGTACACGATTGTGCTGAGCGCAGAGAAGACTGTTTTTTCTATAATCTTTATTGGTTTATTGTTTACCTTCACCTGTTTAGACATGACATACCTCCTTTGATGTGGTTATGTTGGGATGGTTCCAACCATCCTATATACAACCCCTGAATTTCAATATTATTATGATAGATAATAACATAAGCATAACAGGGCACCCAAGACATAACACAAATATTACGCTTGGGTGCACTGAGGTGTATACACATGACCTATATCTGTAATAGGTTACAGGTTCATTACTTCTTCTCCATGATTTCTGCTGGAACCATCAAAGGAAGTTCCCTATTGTTCTTCCTAATGATTGACTCACTATCTGAGACACGAATATATGGTCTATCTACATGATCATTCTTCCTATATAAGTAGTCCACCCCATCAATATTGACCTTAATATCATCAACTGAATCCCAGTTAGGGAGAGGAGAACCATCAGCTATAGGGAAAGTATGTTCTTTCTTAACCATATGGATAACATAGTTTGGGTTATCCCTGAACGCCTCATTCTTCAAATAAGCTGCTATGTATCCATCACTACGACCAACATCATATACTGCCGTATCCCATGATTTGCCTTCAGTACTAAAATCTGATGATGGGATAAACACTTTATCACCAGGCTTATGGGAAGAATTATAACTCTTGCTACCCTCAGCTACAGTATACTCAATACCTTCAACAAATTGACCGTTCTCTTCTTTAACAATACGGCTAGAATCAGAGTAAGCAAATACTGAATCAACAGCAACAATATAAGACGTTAGAGTGCATTTCCCGTCAACATAGTTAGTGTAAGCACTCATATTGAAGCATGATGCTGCTTGGGAGTTATTATAAGATTGTGAAGCGATGGTCTTATAAATACCCCACGGCATTGTTACTAATGCTGCAATTATAGTGGTGATCGATAGGAGCTTAAGAGCCTTACGCCCCTCATGAGACTTTGATTCTGTCTCCTCTCTCTCCACATAATAGGAGACAATCAAAATCCCATAACACACTATTGCCACGAGTAGAATAATTATCACAGCGAGCCATAGTGTATCTAGGATGTGCTACAAACCTACTCCGCCTGCAAAAAGGTTATCAATATAGATTTGAGCATAAAGATTATAGTGTGGGTTATGGAATAAGAAATCTTTATTAACCCCCAACATTACCAACACAAGAGCTACTGCACACCCAACCATTAATGATAATAAGAGCACAGGAGTAGCTTGAAATTTCTGCAGAAGGTTTTGAGTGTTTTCATCCTCTTTAGCAGACTGCTCAACGTTATTATTTATCGAGTCATTTGACTGGTTTCCTGTTTGAGACAACGCTTCTGTCGTGTCTACAGCAGTGTTCTTTTCATTCTCGCTCATGATACCCTTTCTTACTCTAATCGAGTTTTGTCGATAACGAGATTTGATTAGTATTATCTTACTATTTCTGATAGTTATTAAACCATACGGGGGGTAGCGCAAACTTTAGTGACAGGCAACGCCTACTTTTCTACTAATTCGGTTGGTATGAACACTGGGTTAATGTGTTGTTCTCCCTCATGCACATAGTATTCTGATGGGTAGCTTTTATGGAAGTATGTTTTTCCATCAAATTCTTTAGTAACTCCATCTTCCCAGTTGGAGGTGCTTCCGGTTACAGGTTCGATCACTTCCTTCTGGGTAGTGTGCACAACATATTTTTTGTCATTGTTTTTGTTTCCTAAAGCATGATCTACATTGCTTTTTATAGATAATGCAGGCATGCCTGGGGTATCAGCCCAAACATAGCCGTTATTACCTTCATCAGGGAGGAAGAAAACATCACCAGTCTTATAGCCTGTACCGTATGTTTTATCAATTTTATTGACCGTGAACTCTGTTCCTTCCACGTACTTGTTACCGATCTTCTTAGTCACATGTTTAGTGTCCGTATATTCGATAACCTGGTCAACAACATCAACATTGATTCTCTTGACACATTCGTTGTTTACCCAATCAATATTTCTTGATGAGTTTTGGAAACATGAATGAGGTTCACTGCTCTGATAGTTAACGAACTTTACTGCAGGTGTAACCCAACAGGTCATCCCCAGAATAATCAATAAGACTGCTAATACAGTTTTAACAGTCTTGTGTTTTGCCCTCTTGTTACCCCAAACCCTGCGGGTGATCATCCCTGCCGCAGTCAAGAGGATACATGCCGCTGAATACCAGAGCACAGATATGTGAAACAGCAGTATGCTATCGAAGAAGTATCTCCGTTCGTTAATCTTATAATCCGTGGTTTCTCCAAGGAGGATGAGTAGAGGAACGAAACAGAAAAATAGTGCACCTAGAACACACCAAGTTTCTGTTTTGTCGAAGTAAACAGGTTTTTCTGTAATGCCGTTTTGGGTTTCGTTCATGGTTTCCTCTACTGTTTGCGTGTCACAGGATTCATGTTGGATTCTTCTACCTAAAATATCATAATAAATAATCCTGATTCAAATATTATGAGCAATAATAAGCGAATAATTTAATGTACATATCCTAGGGTGTGCTACTCTAGTTAGTAGAGATACATAAAACATCCAAGGAGCAACAATGCCAACTAAACCATCACACAACAAAATCGCTAAACTTACACTCAGGGAAATCGCTGATTATGCAACCGATCTTAGGAAACAATATGAGCAAGACCATGATGGTGTATTCAATATCTATGAGTTCGCAAAAGAGCACAGAGTAACCCGCATCCACCATCTTGGGGAAGAGATCAACGTATGGGCAACGGATGATAACAACCAAGAATGGGGATGCAACATACCAGAATGTTACAAGCAAGATACAGCAAGGTTCATGTTAGCTGTACTTGTGGGGTGGGTTATACTCCGAGATGAGGATAGTCCCACTAGTTTTTATGCTTATGACCCAATGGATGTTTTGATACAAGAAGAATTTTTTATACAACGTAAATCATCAGAAGAAATACGAGCCGAACTATTCGCATACCACCTCATGGTTCCAGAATATACGCTCGCTGACGCTTCTATCACTACCCCATACAATAAGGGGCTAAAACAGTTCGCAATCACAGTGAGCGGGGTTAAAGATGCTCTCGCATCCAACCTCGGGGTGCCACCAGAAGTTGTAGAAAACCGTGCTTTCCTTCTTTGGGCTTTCTCACAAAAAAATAGGCAGGATGCTATACGTCATAATTTAGATATTGCACAACAACGGAGGCAGGAAAAGAATAAGAAAAATAGCCTATCCCTTAGGCATAGGTGGGGTGGCTAGATAAAAATACTCGGGTACCATTCCAAAATTTGGTACCCGAGCATTTTTATGTCTACTTTTTAAAGTACTAATTTACCAGTAGCTAAGTATAGCAACCCAACCAATATGATTGATAATGTTATACCACAATTCACTGGAATAGCATGTGAACGTTTTGAGGATTTCAGTACTGCGAAGCATGTCATAAAAAATGATAAGCCAGCTAAGCACTCCAAGATTCGTGCGCTTGACACTAGCAAAAATACATACAAGCATCCAATAATGATCAGGGACATTAGGTTCACTGCTGTGACTACCCACACGATCTGGGTTGAGTATGTTTCTGCTGTTTTGATCATTTCATACCTCCTCTCTATGCATATCCGCACAAACAACAATTATTCGTAAACTGACTATATCACCACCAATACAATAGAAGGTGGCTAGTACACACCAATGTCCCCGATCTGGGATAAAGCCCTGAACATTACCGCACCTGGTTTATCAGATATCCTTCTTGCCCTCACATATGGGTCTAGAAGCTTCTCATATAAGCCGATAATGCTTTCAGCGTCCCTATTTTGTATAATATCCTGGATTTCCTTCTTATACAAGGTAAAGAAACCCTTAGCTGCTGGAACACCATACAACTCTACACCGATCCTGCCAAGAAGCAACCAACAACTAGCAGTATCCAAATTAGGTTGCTGAACCCTATACAAAACTGTACCATCGAATACTCCGTTCTCCTGATACAGCTCAGTTTTCTCAATATCTTGGAGACTATCTACGAAAACAGTATTTGGGGCGTTACCAATATTATCTAGTTGAATATCAGGCATCAACCCTGTTAGTGCTTTAGAAGTAACGTCTTTAGCAATTGTAGAATAGGTTTTGTATAGGTAAGCATTCCGTTCATGACCTATCCAGGGTATTGGGGCATCTAGAAGCTTATGGTAACGACAATAATCTATAATCCCAAAAACTTCTTGCGAGTTTCCTATTATGCCCCTTAACTTGCTAGGTTTAAATGAACGTACTAGATGGGACAGAATCTTGTTACGAGATTCATATAATTCTTTATCTGGGAGTCCGTAATCATCGTATTCTTCCATAGAAATTAGTGGGGTTTCCCAGTATTGTTCGCCTACACATAATGCTTCTAGTATTATGCCATAGTTTCTGGCGATTTCTTCTGAATAACCTTTTTCTAGGTCAGTAAGAATGAGATCAGACAAGTTCTTCAAGTTTGCTTTACTGATAAAAAGTGTAGGATCATCAACAACATCCGAAACCATTTCACAGTATTCACTAATACTAGTTTTAGCTTGTTCATCCAAACTCATGAGCGGGATAACAGCAATAATGTCACCCCACCCACTAATTGGGTTATTTTTCTCCTCAATCTTTTCAATAATAGAGAAAACACTACCTTCAAAAATTACTGGACCAATCAATTGTTTATATGTTTTAGACCGAACAAACTTATGCTTAGAATGTTCCTTAACCCATCCAACAAACTCTTCTGATTTCAACACTTAAATCATCTCCATCTTCTAATCATATATGTAATACGCCTCAGGACTGTTCCTTCTTAGAAGGTACAGTGCGTGGAAGAAAGCATAGCTAAATCCTGAGTACTCGTACACGTTACGTTTTTTTGTATAGCACCCCATACGGTACTTCTTGTACCTCACCTAATAATTCCTGCGCCCTGCGGAAGATACTCACGCGCGGCGGGTCACCATACTCTTCTTCTAGATGATCATCGTACATGCCGTACCCTCGATCTTCTACGCTCTCAACATTCCTCTCTTCAGTAATGACCTGACCGGTGTCAGCGTGAATTACTTGGTAGTCGAAGGTTTTGAATTGGAATGCTTCAGCGTGCATGGAGAACGAGTTTCCAACCTCAATATATTTCCGTCCGTCTCGTGCGTCAATGATTTTGAAGATCACGGGTATCGTGTCGTTCTTGTGTTTCTAATAGTCCTCTGCTGATAGTGTTTTCGGTATCATTATGTTTTTCTCCTAAAGAATAGAACGGCAGGGGAGTTGAATATAACCTCAATACCCCTGCCATTTCTTTTACTGGTTTCTGTGGATGCTAGTTGTAGTATTCACGTGCGGGCTGGTTGTCCCTGTATCCGACAATGTTTACCCTTACTTTTGCCCGTTTAATATCGATTCGCTGGTCCACGCTCAGGAATTTTTCTGGGGTTTTCACGAATACATCTTCACCCCATGCGAATCCTTCAGCTGATTTGAGGATTTGAGGGTTTTTGAGACGGAAGTTCCTGCGTTCTTTGATTGCCCCAGTAAATTGGAAAACCGCTTTTAACCACTGCTCACCTTCGATCAGCTCCCAGCGCCCTAGCCTGTCCATGATAACGGTGATAGATGGTGCTGGTAACCCGATCAGCAGATTTTCGATAATGCGTGTCCTTTTTTCTGAATTCAGTTCAACATAACCGTTCTCATCAGGGTGGATAACTAGCTCACAGTCTTTATACATTGACAGCAGTTCACCGATACCCATATCGTACTGGTCTGTGTAAATGTTATGGCGGACTGCTTCTAGTTCTTCTTGTAGCGCCTGCTGGGCGAGGGGGGTGGTATTGGTCATTTCGTGTTCTCCCTTATGGTTATTCTTGTGGTTTCTGTTTTTATAATACATCTCCCGCCGTGTTTGGGGAGGTATTACGGGCGGGCGTGTCCTAGTCGAGTTTCAGCGTGTTGGCTCTTATTTCGGCTGCTGGTACAGAAACATGGAATGCTTCTGAGAGTTTACTGAGGTCACCTTTGTAGCACTGGTATGCTTCACTGTATTCTCGTCTTGGCATAAGTAGTGCACCTGCGAATAGGTTCGCTTCTGTTTCTTGTTTGCCTCCTTCTATATGTGAGATGCGGTGGAATCTGGTTTTCCTCTCATTCTTGGGTGCCATTAGGTAATGTAAATACAGATGCCCTAGAGCGTGCGCTACAGCAAAGTTTTGTCTGTATGTTGAGTCGGTTTCGGATACTTTTATGGTGAAAGATACATTCTCCCACCATCCGTCTTGCGCCTGTTTACCCACGTGAATCCGCATGGTCTCCGCACCAATATCAGCAAACTTTGTTTGTTTGATTCTGCCGCCAATATGGGCAGCTAAAGCTTTAGCATCCAAAGCTTCAGCCATCCCACAAACAGAAGCGTACTTATATCGTATCGTTTCAACAATATGCTCAATCTGATCTAATGTATATCCCATGATTAGCCACAAATATTATTCGTCACCGAACCATGTTTTGATGAAACTAGCTGCCTCTACCCAATCAGAAAGGTTACGGTGCTGTTCCTGACCTGTGAGGTGGAATAGCAAATACCCTTCGTATCGTCCTTGCGGTTCGATCAACACTTCACCATATATGCTACCTTCCTCAAGTGAACATTGTAGCTGCACGCCTCCTTGAGGTGTAGGAAATATGGTAGGCAGGTTATCTTGCTTATAATAGTCTTCCAAGCATTCCATAATATTTTTAGCGTTCTCTATAGCATCCCATGAGATACTATACCCTTCACCGTTATACCAACCGTCTTTTAACCTAGAAATCTCTTGTAACTGTTTCTCCCATTGCCTCATGAGGTAATCTCACCTTTCCATGTTTTTAAGATTGTGTAATACCAGCATTACACATAGTCTCTACCAGATTCAAGCTACCGTCATCGTTAATTACTAAATAACCGGCCGTGATATAAAACTTCTGGGATATATCAGCTAGCGCTTCCCAAATACTGTATTTAACCTGATAGTATTCTTCGTTCTCTGCCTCAAAGAGCAGGAATATTTTATTATTTTCCGTCCCCCAAGTGAGGGTCACATTCCAGTCAAAGATCACCCTATCCCCACTATACCCATGATTGTAGACAGAATATTCTGGGTTTACCTCAACTAGGATACGTTCAGTACTGATATTCCAGAGTAAGTTCCTCAGCTGGTTTACTGCAGGTCTGTTTGCTGGTGTTATAGCATCTATCTCAGGTGTTCTCGCCACGTGTCTCGTCTTTCTGTTAGTATTGCCGAATATTATTGTTCATCATGGTTTCACTAATATTGATTGAACCGTCATCGTTGATAACGATACTATTAGCTGTAATCAGGAATATGTGGGATAAGGTGCCTAAGGTCTCCCATGTAGGGTAGTTCAACTCTGCATATTCTTCATACCCTTCCGCATCAAAACGGAGATACAACCTATCGAGTGGGTCACCAGTATTCACTGTAACATCCCATGAAAAGGTAATAACATCAAGGTTAGTGTATCCGCTCGCGTATTCAATATCGTAGTCTCTTGAAACAGAGAGTTGTACTTGTTTACTGCCAAACCCATAAATGTTGTTCCTGATCCCTTGAACATCCACTGGGGCTGATTGTGGGGTAATAATTATCATTTTCTTCAATCTTCTCTAGTTTTTTCCTAACATAATAGTAACCCCAGCTCTCAAGAAATAACAGAATATACTTGAAGAGCTGGGGTAACTATTATGATTTCCACCCATTATTTAGGCATTTGACTTCCTCTACCCTGTAAAACGGGGTATATTCCTACCAGCCACCACACCTAGGTGTGGTGGCTCTCGGTGGGTGAACAGCGTCAATCAACAACTGCGCCTGCTAGCAGGCGTCTAATATTGTCTCCGCAATGTCCGTTTAGACTCTCGGCAAGCCCTGCCGCGAGCATGGGTAACGTATGGTGATAACTTGGTTTTCGTTAACAATCTGGTTCGTTACATGTCCATTATAGCTGAGTGTCACGGGTAATGCAACTGATATAATGTGAAGCCCTAAGCTCGCCTTGGTGGCTGATTCAACTCCACCCTAAAGGGTGGAGTCTTCTCAGAAAATTAGATAAACCTGCTCATGTGACGTAACTAGTTCACCTCTAGGGTTTCTGGACTCTTTATTTAACTTACCAGTATCAACATACTCACGCCCATCAATACTAATACTATGGGGAGTACCATGCCCATCATCTATAAACTTTCCAGAAACATTCTCAACATCCTGCTTATACACATAGGTTTTGATAACACCTAGACGCATTTTTTCTACAGAAGCACCACCAGTTACCGAGTTTACGAAGCCTATAGCATCGCTTATAGTGTCTTCACGACGATCCGACACTACACCATACTTCCCATTCTGGTTAGTAACAAAAATAGTGTCACCATCTTTATACTCTTTACCATCGAATACGCCAGCAGTAACAGTGTATTCTTTACCCTCAACATAACCGAAACGATCATCATGACGCATCACAGTAATAGGGGCACCCTTCAGTGCTATCGTCTGCTCCACATAGGTCACATTAGTCGTGTGCACGCAACGCCCGTTCTCGTACTGAGTTTCACCTTCCAGCAACTTAAAGCAGGACGGGGCATCAGAGTTATAGTAGCTAACAATAGACAAACTGCCGGAAGCAATAGATAATACTACAGCAACACCCGCTAAAAGCATCATCTTCAACGAAGAGTTCTTCTTCCCATATTCTAACGCCCATAGAACAGTTATCATGCCTGCTATTAGCAGCAGAAGACCCACACCCCATAGAGGATGGAATACTATGGACTGAACCTTATAATCTATTTCGTTTTGATTTTGACTGTTTATCGTGCAAGCGAAAAAAGTAAATAATCCCCAAAGTAATAGTGCTACTACCGTATGGACTAAAATATTAGGGTAAGTAAAATATTTACGATTCATCTTTTTACCCAGTTCCGATTTACCCATTTCTTATTCTCCTTTCTAGAATCTATTTTTTACCTGTGACGGTTTCATGATCCACATAGAGGGTTTTGTCTTGCTCATTTACACTGTCGTATGTGGTTCCGTTGATTTCAATATGGTTTAAACCTGTTATTTCGTATGCGCCTTTATATTTGTATTCTTCTATTGACCCCAAGTATTTGTAGTCATGCCCTGAGTTTTTCTCCTGATCACTGTTTTTATTTGATTCATGGTTGATGTGGAATGTGTCGTATTCTCCCCCAGTTATTTTTTCTAAAGGAATGAAAATAGTATCCCCAAGCTTGTACTCTTTGCCCTCAAATACTTTGTTCTCAACAACAGTGTATTCCTGTCCAACAACATTCCCGAGCTCACTGTCGTGCCTTATGATGTTGCGTGATTTTTCTTCCACTTTAATATGCTGGGTAACATACTGAATGTTTCGTTGCGTAACGCATTCACCGTTCTCGTACAGGAACCTAGCATTATACGTCGAAATCATGTGGCAGATTCTAAAGTTTTTATACTCCTGAACCTGATCGTTCGGCACGGGGACGGAAACTAGTGTGAGAAGCATCAATGGAATGGAGATCAGGGTAGCGCCGAGGAAAATATGGTTATCACACGTCCTATCCTTCCGCTTCTTCAACGCATACACGAGTAGCCCTGCAAATAAGGTACTAGTAAGCGCAACCCCTAAAGCAGCACAGATGAAATCTGAACCCAAGAAAAACCCGATCCCCCAAGATGGTTCTAGGTCATATTCCTCGTTCAGCCAGAAAAACAGCACAGTAATAACCATGCACACTAGGAAAACCGAGATCGCTATCAGCAGAGCTGTTATAACATTTCCTGTAGCTCCTAAATCATACCCATGAAAAAATCCATGTGGTACATTGGATTCATTTTTATTTGCTGAGGTCTCTTTATTCACAGTCTCCATTTTCTTTTCCATCACTCTAATGTATCCACTATTGTCCGCTCTTCACGTAAGCCTCAACGGTGTCGCGGTATCGCGTGTTCTCGCTTAGTGATTCCCAGTGGTCCGCCTCAACTGTTTTGTCGTATTTTTCCCGTCGATTTCAAGTACTGGGGGGTAGTTTGTTTCCGGTGTCCCTGTTTTCGACGTCCCATTTGTAGGTGTGGGGGTTGATGGTGACAAGATACTTGGTGCCGTTGATTTCCGCTACCCTGTATTTGTTGAGTTTTGAGGACCCTTGCTCGAAGAAGATCGTGTCGCCTTTCTTGTATTCTTTCCCGTCGAAGACACCCGTATCGACGGTCACTTCAATGCCTTTCACGTACTCCCTCGTAATTTCGTTGCGTCGCACTATCCCGTCTTTTGTGTCGATGATTTTGAGGGACTGATCAACGTATTTGATGTCTTTCTTCCAGTAGCAGCGCCCGTCCTCATAAACAGTACCGTTTTCTGCACCACGAGCAAGATCTGAACAGGATTTTTCAGCATTATAGCGGGCACGCTCTTCGTGCGACGGGAGATTAGACCAGAAAAGAAACCCTACAGCAGTCATGAAAGACACAAACATAAATAAAGGTAATATACCTGAAATAGCATGACCATTATCTCTCAGTTCTCTACATATAAGTACTCGCACCAGATCAACAAAAAGTAATGCTAAACCAGTTTGCACTAAACGATCCTCTGGGAAGGGTCTAAATATGCTCTCCAAGAGAGGAATGTTGAATGAAACCGAGTTGGTTATATTTAGAAATAAGCAAACACACAGTAGATAGATAGGAACAACAAGTAAAGGGCTAAACCATGAACAAACTAACCTCTTAAATAAACCATTAGAACGTTCTAAACGCTTTTCTCGACGCAACCTAATCACATCATCACCCAACATGTTTTACCTTCCTCTGAGGGAGTCTTAGTCAAATAGATAACTATACCCCAGAATACCCTAGCCACCACTAGTCATTCAAATATTATCATAATATTTAAGAATAATATGTATAATTGTGACATTTTTCGGATCAGTAAATAAACTATGATTAGGCAAAATTTATGGGGAGAGCAACAGCCTGTCACCCTCCCCTTGTTTATCAGATTATTATTTAACCCGACCTAGAATCTTCCTGAAAACCTCACCTGTTCCTCTCGGTGCACGATCATAGGTTTCAATAACATCAATATAGTTACCATCTACCCGTTTCCGCCCACCTGTTTCTAGGTAAACGAAGTTCTTGTGTATCACACCGTATTCTGTGTGCTCTGTTGGTGTGCCGCCTCGTTTACCCCATTGTAAATATTTCACTTTAACTTTACGAAGCTCAGCTGATGGTCGTTTCTCAGCTTCTTTTTCTTGACGTAACAGGCATGCCGCATAAAGCCGACTAAATTCATTCACCGAACATTCAGGAGCAACAACCTCCCAAAAATTGGTGCGGTTATACATTTTACCTGTATGATGCCAAGACTCCTGCTGTAACAACGCTTCCTTTAAAAACCATAAAGGATACTTCTGCAACCCGTATTCTTCCACCACACCAGCAGGTAAAGCATCAAGAATATCCTGCTTACCCCACCTACTATACGGGCGAATATTATCCTGATAAGCCGCATAAGCATTATTGCTCATACTATAATCATGACAGTAACCAGCCATTATGTTCTCACCTTTTTCTACGCCTATTTCTTTCGGATTAGTATGCGCGCATACATTTTCCTGTCACCTATTATAGGTATCCCGCCACGATCCTCTGGGAGCCTACGGTACCCTACCTTCTGCAGGAGTTGAGGATCAGTGTTGGTTCGTGCGTTGCCGTTTGCGAGCATTAGAATCTCGAACTGGTCAGGACTGTACTTATCGAGGAAAGTTATGGGAACACCCATGATTCCTTTGTAGTTAGCGGGGATATTAGCTGTCCGTCCAACTTCGATAGCATTATAGTTATCATAAGCAGGATTTGCTACCGGATCATACTCTTGAGTGAGTGGCAGCGGTTTATACAGTATTCCGCTATCAATATTTGTGAACCATCGGACTCCTTTGACCCTAATGAAACAGCGTCCTTGTTCACCTACGCCACAACCCGCTGCATTGAGAGGGTAATTGTTAGGGACATAGAACTTCCTATCACCTGAACGGATGGATCGTCCATACCAGATTTTATTATCGCGGAATAGCGGAAAAATCTCTTTGGTCGTTGCGGCATTCATATTACCTAAGACAATAAAATCCTTGTTATGGCGATATAGTTGGCTTATATACTCCCGAAAAAGACTGAACGGTGGGTTTGTCACTACTATATTTGCATCTCTGAGTAGTTCTTCACACTCAGAAGAACGGAAATCCCCATCACCATTTAGAGGCTCTAAACTGTTACCTTCGGTTGCGAATATGCGTTTTATATCTAGGGGTCCGTCTGGGAGGTTTGGTTTAGTATTAGGGACATTAGTTACTATAGCTTTATATGCTCTGGGTAATAAGTCTGCTTGATTCAGCTGTTCTTCAATGAAAGAATCAGCATATGAAGTGGAAATAAGAGAAGTAAGCCCTAGCTCTTCGAAGTTAAGAATAAAATATTTGAAAAAATTGGATTGGATAGAGTCACCACAATTGCACAAAACTTTCTTACCTCTAAAACAATCTTTGTAATATCCTATCTCTTTTGCTATATCTTCGTACTCTGTATAAAACTCATCTTTTCGAGACGTGAAAGCATTATTCAAGCTGCTGTTTTTAGGTTTCATATCTAGTTCCTAGTAGATTCATTTTTCTATTAATTATACTGAACATATGGTTCTGTGATATTCTAAGATAGGCTTACCTGCAAATCATCAATATGCTATTGGGGAGGAAAGATCATGGAACAACTAAACGAATACTATAATGTTGCTAAAGAACTGGAAGATTACCTTAAAAAAGTCACCTACACAGCAGGTTTAGATAAAGACATTGATAATATCGAAATCATCATGAACCCTCGTGAACGGTCAGCAGAGATAGTTGTCACCACAGATTCACATACTGTTGTGAACAATATTTTGAATATTCTTGCGGAGGACAGGATCAGTGATAAATATAAAGATCAGTTAGCGATAGACGTTCTTTTTGTCGCCCCAAAGCAACATCGTATGTAGATATTTCCCATAATACGAATAATTATACGATACTATACGGCAGTGACAAAACAATTGTTTTCTTGTCGAATAAAAATATGTTCTTGTCATCTAGTTTACTTGGATCAAGCACCAGAGTGTACCGGTCAGGGATGGTTACGCCTTCCGCCTGCCCACCATATTGAACCCATACTTTCAGGTGTTTCTTAGTCCCTTCACTGAACCTTATTTCACCTTTTACAAGACTCTGGGTATATTTACAAAGGTCTAGGAATATTTTATGGTTACCAGAACCGCTATATATCCTGTTGATAAATTGCCCGAATGTTATGCCGTTGCCACGATCTGCATTATCTGGCTCTATATGTAAAAGTATCAGCTCATATGTAAGATGAACGGGGACACTGTTCTCTGTTTGCATGCTAGATTTCTTCCTAGTCTTACCAATTCGTGGGTTTACCTGTTAACAAGTTTCTGTTAACTAGCTATAGTAACAATTCCCTCAACTTTCCTAATGGCTCAAAACGTAATCCCATAACAAATCAGATATTACTGTATGATCCTCCGGTCTATCTTCTACCATATGACGCAATATTTGTATTTGCTTATGAACCAATACGATAGATTCCAGAACAATCTTAGAAGACATGAGCGAATTATCCCAAATATCTTCCACACCACCAGACATTGAACCTGATAGGTTATTTGGCAAAACCCTACTTTGAATATTGATACGTATTGCTTTAGATACTTTAGTCAAAGGTTAGCGGAATATACAGCATAAGATCCTTCGTTAGTGGCTCCTCATGAATACTGATACCCTCGTTTCCTAGTTCACTCTTGGGGTCTATCACGAGATCGAAATACTGTGGGGCCTCAATGTATTTGTTCTTTGAAAAGGTGATCGTGACTGGGCAGTATTCGTCGGTGTCGGGGTTGAACCTTAGTTCACCAGACACAATATCGTAGTCACCTTCACTGCATGAAATATGAACAGGCTCGTGATCCTTCAGAAGCCTCTGCTTCATCTCCTCGAAGGTGATCATCGGCTTCCCTGCCTGTTGAAGGTATTCGTACTCATCAGCGTTGGGTCCCAGCGTGAGTAGCACATATGATGGGGCTAGGGTGGGAAACTGATTTACGTAGGTATCATTCGTTGTTGTAGCGTCACCCGACTGGTAAAGCACAGATTCTAACACCTGTGGGTGTTTGGTTCCAAGCAGAACAACTTCTTCATGTCCGTTTTCCTTCATTTCTTGAAGATATTTTTGTCCCTGTTCAGTGGGTGCGTCCTTGAGTTTTACGTATTTTTTATTACCACTATTTTCGTGCATGAATTGTCCTTTTATTGGTTTTTCCATAATGATCCGTTAAACATCCGATACGACAACCCGTGGAATACGTAAAGTCACCAAACCCTCGGCATCCACTGCCATACCTATATGGTGCGACTCACAGGGGCTAGGCACTAGTTCCAGAGTGAATCTATCTGGTGTTTCATCCTCCATATACCACGGGTAAACGAAGTACACAGGGGTCGCCCTATTGGGGTCGCTACTGAACCTCACTAAACCATACATAACAATTTTACTGTCCCGTACCAGCTCAACGATGGCTTTCTCATGCCCGTGCGCGAGTCGTTGCGCGGCTTCAGTGAACGGCATAATCCGGGTTTCTGGATCCCTGATGAGCTGCCGCCCACCCGCAAACCCGTACTCATCGGGGTAGATGGTGACACGCAGATCATCAAGGGTGCCGCTCTTATGGTTCGTGATGGGGATATAGTTCACGTGCTTTGAGACTGACATTACTTTCATCCTTTCCGCTAGGAATGATATTAGGTGTTTCTTTTAGTTCACGGATACGCTCGGCAGCCGTAGATACAGATCCATATGCCAGTTGTCCTGCCATAGTGAACCTTTGTGTACTCCCCCACCGTCAAATAGAGCTTCATCGTTGGGATCAAGAATGATCCTTCCCTTAGTGGGGGTGAATACTCCTAGCTCGTCCATGTATTTGATACGTGCGGCTAAATATTTCCTAGATACACCTGGTATACGGATACGAGCTCGCGAGTAAGAACCTATAAAGTAGTCACCATCATAAATATCCACTACAACATGCTGCAGGGCACCACTGTTGAACATATGGTCTAGAACATCACCGATTTTCAGCCCACCTTGGCGCGCAGATTCGTCAGGCTTCATTTCCACTCTTACTAGGGTGGATTCTTGACTGATTGGGACAGTGTTGATGTTTGCGGTTTTAGTCATTATTTCCTCTCTAACTTGAGATTTCTCCTGCTTCTAGGCTAAAGATTACCTTCTTATCGCCTTACTAAAAATAGTCTTTACATACAAGATGTTAGATGTCCTGTGAGAACAAGCTTTGTTCCAGTTATTTCTGCAGAACCTTCTGGTAGGGTGTTGAGGATATGGTTTTTTAGATCCTCAATGAACCTATCTACGAGTTCGTTTGCTGGTTTGAATAGATGCTCGTCAAGTACTAGTTTTATACTGAAATCTTGTGGGTCTTTGATGCTTGGTTCAACGTTAAAACAGATGAAACTGGTATTATCTGAGCCATGAAAATCAGTAGACAGGAAGTTCTCTATAGTGTCAATAAGAAGTCCCCTATCAAGACCTCGGGCAACCTCAATATTGATGGTGGCGGCGATACGTGTGCACATAATCTTATATCCTGTCTACTGTTTTGGTTCTTTCACCTTATTGTTGGCTTTAACCTCTTCTGGGTTACCAACAATATGGGCAATAGAACTGTTCAGTTCTGCGTTTTTGATGAATCCCCATATTGCTAGAAGAAAGATGAACATTCCAGTGATAATGAGTAGGCTGATTCCTATACTCATTGTTCCTCCTTATACAGTGTCATATTAGTGCAATAATTTTATCTATTTTGTCTTGATTTTCCCGCTTTTACTTTTATCACGTACCCACTCCCAAGCAGATACAATTCCCCAAGTAAACAAGAAACCTGCTGTAGCTGAAGTCATATATAGAGCCATATTCAGCACCCTTCCTAATATCCAACAGTAAACAATATTTGCTTACTATTATTGGCTTATAACGATATTATTCTAGCTGATAGGGCGTACCCTCAGCAAATATCTAACAGCCCTACCCACAGCAGAACGAATATTTTTAGCGTTACGGATACTATCAACTGTTTCCTTGGGTGTTGCCTCAAGCAACTGTTCCGAAGACACTAGAGCAGGGTTTATTGTTTCTGCGAGTAAAGGCGCTAAACAGTGAGCAACATTTATTAGATGATCTTCTTCCTCCAACCCAGAGAATAAGATTGTAAGGTACTCTTGTATGCCTTCTTCCTGCCCAAGATACCTTTCTTTATTAGCATGTTTACTATGGGCATTCATCCAAGTACGAACATTATCGTGCAAAGCCTGCAGGGCAACACAAGCCGCAGAGTAATCAAACATATGGTTAGGGTCAAACACTAGGTTACGTACCGCCCCAATAAGACCTTCTTCTATGTAACGGTGCTGTATAAGGAGCACTATCTCATGCCGATCCTTATACCCTAGTGTCTGTTTAGAGCTAGAGCCAGACAGCGCACTTAACCGCCCATAGGTTTCTGCAGTAATAATCTCATGGTCGCATTGGGCAAGCAGGAAACTAAGAAGACTGGTTCTATCGCCCTCAGATACAAGATCATTGAATGAGAAGAAGCTATCATCCTCAAAATCAAGGAAGATACGGAAACCAGGAGTAGCTACATTCGCACCCACGGCGACCCAAAGGCTGAACCCATCATCAGGCATCATAGGAATCTGGTAGGAGTTATGGGCAAGACAAATATTTAACCCCTGTGAAGCATGTATAAAAAGAGGTATAAGATCAGTAGACGGTTCTCCCCAAAACATAACCCATTTAACATACTTTTCAGGGTTTTCAAATACTGCCCATAACGATGTTTGTTTCACCCCATCAATATCTTGTACCTTCGATACGGTTTCTTCAATAACCCTCAAATACAATAAACGTGTAATACGTTCAAGATCTGCAATATTGATCTGAGTGTATGCTATAACTTCGATACCGTTCTCTACGGTTATTTCTACACCTTGGAGCCTATGTCTAATGAAACCAAGGTTACTATCTGTCATGGGGGTGAACTTCATGACTGTACCATCATTATCTAACGGCACACCATAACCTAATGGTTCCTTATAGTATATGGCGTCTTCTAGGAACCAGTTTCGGATTATGTCACTGGGTATGATCTGTTCTAAAGCTTTTTGTATTAGATTCTTTGTTGTCATGTTTCTAACTATCCCATATTGGTTGTGTTGTTTCAAGATCATTGATGGGTATGAGTGGTGTGCTATTAGTTCTAGAGGATGCACATTAATAAGTAAATATGATATAGTCTCTATTCGGTAGAAAAGATCATATAGGAGCTTACCATTAGGTAACCAACTATATGGTTGGGGTTGCTGGTTTATGGCTACCATTGAGCCCACCATAATCCCTCTACCTAAAAATAAGAAGAAGTAATAATGATACTGAACTTGTTCTGAACCTGGAAAATTTTATGTGGATAGTCCCCCTCGATTAGGTTAAGCACCTAATGCAAGGGGGACTTTCTGCATCAGAAAAATACTTTGCAGGTTATAAAGTTTTTGTGTACTGGGTAAGACCATCAACAAAAAGCATTGTCCTATCCCATCCAGCACTATTATTATCTAGTTCATCTATGAAAGAACTATCCTTTTCAATATCAACCGGAGTGTAGTTCAGGTACTCTTCCAAACGTGCGAAAGAGTCAACTAGCAGGGTCTTACCAGTATTTAGGATAACCTCGAAACAGGGTGTTCCATGAACCCAAACTGTATCAACGTGAATAATAACCTGTTCTAGGTCATATTCAGGGATAGTAGCGCATACATTCTCTATCAAAGAATTGATGAATACATATTTCAGAACAGTACCACAAGACTCATTACCCTCACAGATCCTCTCTATAAGAAAATGAGGTTTTTCAACAACAGTTTCACTGGTTCCACCAGTGTAAGGATCCTGCCCAATAATATGTTTGAGCGCAAGAATGGAACCCAACATATGCTGCACTTCACAGGTCTTATCTGCCGTTAATGTGCTTGCATACCTGGATAAAGCAAACAACACACCATCCACGCACTCAAGCTCCCCATCACAGTTAGAGCCCCATTCGGAGTCCGTGTACTCAACAAAGAAACGTGCCATATCTTCACGTATAGATACTGGCATGGTTAATACCGTCTCAAATACTCGGGCAGCTTCATCGTTCAAACCATAGGCTATAACAGAACCAGTAGGCGGCAAAGTGCCAGCATCCCATAACACAGTGTTCGGAGGTAATGGGGATAGCATCAGCCTACCATTATTGTAAAAGTAGGATAAATAGTCACCTATTTTTGGGTCTGACGCATGGTTCTCTGGTGAGACAAACAAGATAATATCAATCATGCTTATTCACATCCTTATTCCCTACCTGCAGGTTTAACCGCATCCCACATTTTCAGTAGAGTCTTCTGGCAGCTCTTCGGCAAAGTAAACGGGATAGAAACATCACCCTGAGACAACACACCCTCAACAGTACTATCAGGTAGGATAGTGCCACTGATCTGGTAGGCGGTAGGATGCCAAGAAACTAGCGGAGGTAAGGAATGGTGGCTAACATCCAGGATAATAATGTCATCATCCAACCCTAGACCCTGCATAGGTAAAGGTAAGGTCTGATATTTTGGTGCCGAAACAATGGGGGTATCAACGTTCAGGTGTTTCACCGTGTACAAGAGTTTAGCGGCCGCACTCATTTTAGGGAACGAAGAGTTAGTTTCTACAGGAAGATTATCGAATGCTTTAACAAGTGCGTTACGGAAATCCTCAAGAGCATCATCCCATTTTTCTTGTTCCTGGGGTGGTGGTTCACCCTTAGGGTGCAGGCGAATCAGCACATCACCAGCATACACTGCACCATGTTCAGCGATTTCGCTTTCAATCTCATAGTTGAAAAGCATCGGGTCTTTGGGCAGGTAGATGCGGTGGTGTTCCCCGCAGGTGCAGATCGTTTCGTTTGCTTTGTAAACGTCGTCAACGGCTGGGAATCCTTTAGGGTTGAAACGTGCGATCATGCACATGTTACTGAGAGCTGCTTCGTATTCTTCCTTACTACGGAAGAGTGGTTCTTTATACACTCGGGGAAGCTGGTAAATATTGTCACCACTGTCGGGGCGTACACGGGTTATACCACCAATGAGTGATTGTGCTTTCCATCCTTTAGCTTTTTCCCATACTTCTTTGAGCGCAATATAGGAGGGGCAGGAGGTTACTTTGGCTGACATGGTGTTCCCTTTCAACTTTTTTTATGATGGTTGTGTCCGTGTTTTCTGGTATTCATGTAACCATATTTACGTGACTATTTCAAATATTGTTATGAATATTAAGAGAATACGTGAATACTACTGGGTGTGAGTAGTTCTAGGGAGCCAGTAACATCATGAACACCATAATCAGCCTGCCCACCCCTATAAAGCATGGAACCAGTAGAAACCAAAAACTCGCTCAAATACACAGGTTCATGAGCAACCCATACCTTACATAGCTCTGCATAATAATCGTTAACGAACCTCATATAGTTCTTCTGTATCAAAGCTTCTACAGGATCAACACTCGTATACTCGTTACCTCTACGCAAACCACGTTCAAGAAAAATGTATGGGTCAATCTCGTTATCAAACACCACAAGCTCAGGAAGATAGCCTCTACACAACAGTTCGTCAGCAACATCCTTACATAACCAGCCGATCACCACATCATAATAATCAGCATCAATAACATCACAGAAATCGTCCATATATTTCTCGAACCATCCTTCCCTGATTTTTCTACCAGGTAAGCCTTTGAACTGTTCATCAGTGAGGTGTGGGTATTCTTCACGATAATATTTATAAGACAGTGTGTGCTGGTCGAAATCGTATACGTTCTCATAGTTGTTGTTAGTGTAGGTTTTACCCATAAAACTGGATGCGAGAACTAGCCTAGACATAATTTTTATTCTTTCTCGTAATGTTATTTACAGTATCGTTATAACTATGCCCCTTCTACAATTTGGTAAACGGGGTGTACCATACAAAAATTTAGATAAGTAAAATATGGTGGGAACAGTAAAATATGTAACAGTAATTAACTATATAAGGAGAAAGAACATGGGATGGTATCTCCATGCGGTACCCGCAGACGGCGGGCTTTTTGTGCCTGCTAAAAACCTGCAGGGTCTCATAGAAGACATCAACAGCATCTACGAAGACGAAACAGACGAGCGCCTGAACCTCAACCCCCGCAACCCTGTAGAAGCAATGGAAACACTACGCAGGCACAACTTCTACATCCAACAGAAAGAACCAACCCACGGGGTGACACTCACAGGGTGGGGAACCAGCGGCAACCCGCAGACAGGGTACCCCGCCGCAGGACTAGAAATCCACGAAATATTCCCACGGGAATTTATTGAAACATTCCACGCTCACGCCTCCAAAGGTGGTGTCATGGTCATGAGCGACTATAACGATGACACTCTTTACCTAGCGGGGTACCCAACCGAGCTCGTGCACTACGGTAATTCCATGAAAATTAACGATACTGTGGAGGTGAAAGAGTTCATCGCAGAGCACGGCACGGGTGCAGGTTCCTCTGTTATGACGATGCAAGAAATACCCCCTAGCGGTGACTCTGATATTGACAGCCCAGCATTCGTATGTAAGAACGGGTCAATGCAAGAAATCCGTAACTTCTACGTCGCATGCGCACGGAAAGCGACGCAAGGCATGAGGGACCCGTATTTGAATGTTGTTATTGATGAGTCAAACAGCTTTTCAATGAACTAAATTACTAATGAGCTTATCTGGGATGAAGAATCTACCTTAAAAGTTAATAGGTCGATTTCTGTGAAAGATTTCTATGATCCTAACGATATGACCTGTGGTGTACGGGTGATACAGTATGTTTCACCTAACAGGCAATAGGTTGATAGGTATCCGGTAAGGATTTTGAAAACTAACAATTATAAGGAAATCCTGAATTTTTGCCGTTATTGTGTCCAGGAGTATGGTGCTGTTCTTGAGGGGGCGGGGTAAGGGGAACATATAACTGGGTAACCTGATTTTTCTGGTTGTTCTCTAGTTTTGTTTCTTGGTAACGTATGTGCTATACTCTATATACCATCCTTTTCAATCATGATGGTGATTGTTGAGGTGGTGAAGTTTGTGGCTTTTTTGGAATTTTTTCACCACATACTTCACCAACGACATGGTTCTATTGAGATTCTTTCTCATATACGTCGGAGCATCCTAGCCCTGACGGGTATTTATAAGAACATTTCATGTTCTTCGTAACTTACCTCCTTTCAGGTCAAAAGCAGAATATGTTCTATACAGTCGTGGGGCAACCCATATGCTAGGTACAGGCTTATAGGATTGACCTTAAATAAACAATATTCTGCACATGTTATCTATATAGAGGAGCTTTACATCAGCTTTAGCTCTATCCTTAGGAGTTAGCCCTACCTGCTGGAAAACAGGTAGGGCTAATTTTTGTTTGTTATCACAACAGAGTTAGATGCATCCCAAGATGATTGTTACCTATCTTTCTCTGACTCAAAAACTCTACCATCTGCCCCACGGATCAGCATCGTATTATATGGCTGATTCTGAACGTCCTTCATTAAGCGTTTGGTATCTTCTGCTGTTAGGGCGTTTAGCTGCCCATACACCCAGCCTTCTAGGATTTCGCTAGGCGGCTTATCCCCTAGATCTTCATAGAGTTTCCGGTCTGCTTGGGTGAACTCTTCAAACACCCCAGTAGCATCAACCGTTGTTGCCTCCCAATCGAGAGTTTCCCCATCAGTGCTACTTCGGAGCAGGATACTCACTGAGCGGATACTAACCCCATCGGTGTATGCCATCCATGATTTTTCGATACTGAGAATACCAAGGAGAGGGTCAACGGCGTGTTTTTTTCTGGTCATACTCGGTTTTGTCAGCATAATCTGGGTAGATCTCATCCACCAGTTCGCGGTTCTCACGCCTCTGCACACCACCAGTCACATAAAGCGCCCTTTTTTCCACATCTTCTGGTTTCTTATCCAAATGCAATAGGATCTTATGGTTAACCGACTCCACTAAACCCCACTTAGGGTTCTCTGTGGCGCTCGCCGCACCCCAATCAACTTCGTCTAAAAGTTGGACGAGCGTTTTCAAAGCCCATAAGGTCATGTCGGCGTTGCGGTACATGATGTTGCTAATGTATTGTCTGTCTAGGTGGATTCTGACTGATAGGCTACTCATAATTTCCGTTCTGTTCGATGTTTTATATGGTGTTTATGTTTATGGACGGGTTGATTTATAGGTACCACCACCGTTATCGTAAACCCACATAACTAGGTCTGACTGATAATAAACCTTATTCTGCAGGTTTTTTAACTCTTTATAGGTTAGCTCTTCAACATCCTCGATGATCACACCATCCAAAATTTCTGGTTCCCATGCATAACCATCTTCATCCATCACAGGATCATTGAAATGGAAATCTTCTTGAAAAAGCATATCTGCTGAGGAAATAGTTTCTTCTTGAGAAATTTGGTTGTCTCGATCTAGCTTGAGCCTGATAGAACAAACCTGCCCAGGGTTGGCAATAGCACTGTTTCTATTCATCATTTCCCAGGCAGTTGTTATACACATATTGTTCTTCATCCTGTAGCTCAATCATGTGATTATACAGGTTACGTAAAGTATTTCAACCATTCTAGAGTTGTCATGTTCTTCGTGAAGACTGCTATTTTATATTTATTTCCTTTAAGGGACAGTATCAATTAGGATTATATAACCTGCATCTGCAGGTTGTATAACCCTGTTTGAATGCCGCTGTGTTGGTCTCCAAGATGCCGGATGCGTCCTGGTCCGCTAGTACCGTGTCCATATTGACTCTAGCGGGGCAAGAGGGAGGAGTCACCTCCCTCACAACTCGTTTCTTCCTCTTGGGGGTAGTATAGTTTTTAGTCCTATCCCTACCTGGGTACTTCAAATAAGCCCTAGCCACCGGTGTTTTGAGAGGCGCTTGTGGTTGGAGTTTTCGGTTTTTCGCACGGGTTTTCCTTGCTTTCTCCACCTTCGGTACAGCTCTAGCTGCGATGTTCGCGGCAGCATTCACATCCCTATCCAGTACACCATGCTCAGGGCAAACCGAGATTTTGTGCGTAGGGTGGCTTACCTTGGAATTACAAATATGGCACACCTGTGAGGTGTTAGCGGAGTTTACCGCAACAACCCAGCCGCCGTTTTGTGACACATAATGGGCGAGCCATTTGGTGAGCTGACCTCTATTCCATCTGCCATTCTGCATCGTATTAGCAACCCAGCTGAGATCTTCCACCGCAACCACGGCATTATTCCATTGGTGGGATAAGTCCGCTATCTCCTGAGCGGCTATAATCGCTAGTTCCCGTTTCTTACGGGAACTAGCTTCACGGTGGAGCTGTGCTTCGTCTAGTGCTGACATTCTAGCTTGTCGCTGGTAGAGAAGAGGCTCTGCCTTCTTCCACAGGGTACGCACCTGCCGCTCTGAGGCTTTAACAGAGTTCCAGAGTGAATGAACACGCTGTGATAGCGTACTCTGGTAGACTATCTGCCCTGTCTTAGTGTTGCGAACGACGACGGTGGCGTAGTTATTGATACCAACATCTACGCCGATAGTATAGTCGCCCGAAAATTGGATGACGGGGTTATCTGTAACAACGGTGAAAATGAAAACAGGTGTACCATTCTCAATCTTCACTAAAGGTAGGGTGATTTTACCCTCATGGAAACGGGTGTTGCCGAAATTGAAAATCAGTCGATACCATTTACCGTGAATAACCATTTTGAGCACGATTTCGCCGTCAATAAATGGGTTATTCTCGATGAATGCGTACTGCTTATCAACAGCACCCAGATTGATGGTATCCTCGCCGTATGTGGGTGCGGAAGCGTTCACGGTACGCTTCCATCCCCGACTCACATACTTATCACCTTCACCGTTCGCGGCTTTGACACGTTCCTGCCATGAGCGATACTCGGCGACCGCATTATACTGAATCAAAGCCTCTTTACGTGACCTACCAGACTTACCTGTTACCAGAAAATCAGGTATGGTTACACCCGCACGACGGCCAGCAACCGCAGGTTGGGTGGCGGTAACCTGCGACAGCTCATACCCAAGTTTCATGTCATTACGAACAACAAATGTCGCGTAAGTTGAGATGTCACGAACCTCAGATACAAGCCGAGTCAAAACGGGTGCGCTATCTAGCACCTCGCCATTCAAGTCTAAAACATGGGACGGGCACGCAATAAATGCCTTATAGGTCTGGTTCTTAGCCACCCCACCCTCCCACCTGGTATCATTAATTACTGGTAATGTGTCTAATTATTATCAATAATAAGCCATACGTGCAATATCAACAAACCTAGCGGCAGTCGCCTACACTAGTAAAAGCATTGGTAACCCACTTTCCTTCTTGGAATATTCTCTTACATATCAAGAATCAATATACCATCAAGTAAGGATGTGACACAGGTTTACGTCACAATATTAAAACGATATGATAGATGTCATGAACCAAACATATATCATCAACCAGCCTATCCAAGGTTTAGAAGATCAAGAGTACCGTTTCTTCGCACGTGGTGCGGAAGACAAGAAACCTTACCTGACTAACAGCAGTACTGGGCATCCTACTAGTGTGATTGAGCTTGAGGATTCAGACGATTTTAGTTTCATGAAGCTTTACAATATTCCAGCTAGTGTGTATGGTGAAGGGGTATCAGTGTACTCGTATAGGATGTCTGATCCTTGGGTACCAGAGGTTTACATGCTTTTCGATACTTCTGGTGAGAACATTCTTGAAATACCGGAGCAGCCTGAACGTAACTATAGGGTGCGAATCCAGAAACATGACCCCAATACTGGTAGTTGGGTGAACCAGGTAGAAATTATTGGCACACTACCAGAAATCACTGACTGGGCTTCTGACGGGCGCAACAGCTTCTCGGTGGAAGCTGACGGCAGGATGTCTTATTGTGCCCCATCTGAGCTGTGGGTGGACGATGAACACGATAAAGTGCTAACACCTGAACTTGAGCCTGTGGTATCTGTCCCTGACGATAATTACGCCCCATACGGTTATATGTGGTTTGGTGAAAGCAACCAGAATGGTGCCACAGATACGATTCATAATGACCCTGATGTGAAGCTTATACGGGTGTACCCGCCTGTAGGGAATGAAGATTATCTACCAGAGGGTAAGGATTATTATGAGGTTTGGGCTCACCCTGAACCGTTAGAGTTCAGTCTAGATTTAGTGGAAAAGTATATTAATCTCACGTGTGCTCTTGACCCCGAGAATGAGCGTGTGATCATTGAGGAAGTTCCTCCTCATGTTGCATCTACTGAGGATATTATGATGCAGTATTCTTTGGGTCGTTACCTTAATGGGACTATTGAGATGCCTGTTGAGGTTGCTGAGGCTCACCGTAACTATTTTGAGAGTGAGTACGTGCGGTAAGATTCAGTTGTTTCTTTTCTAGTGGTAGAAATATTTTCTTTGTAATATTTCTACCACTTTTTTTGTATCCAAGCATTAAGGCACATATTATATACATGTACGCAACAAAACCACTTAACTCAACTTAAGGAAACCGTCATGTCAGACGAAGCCATAGCAGTATCAATTGATGATGGGCTGTACATACCAGAACAATATTCCCAAGGAATCCTAGAGCTAATCAACAACGATCCACAAATATTCGACAAAGAAATAACAGTAAACTACACGACACTATCCCATGCTCTAGACTCCCTAAACTTCTGGGTAAACGCACACCCAGGACAAGGCACCCAAGTCACGGGTTACGGCAGGAAACTAGACTATAACAATAACGACTACCCAACCATGAGCATAAACTGGAAAGAGTATAACCCACACAAGCTTATACAAGCTCTCGCACCATATTCAACAAATAATGGTGGGTTATATGTTGAGATAGACACACAGGGACCACACGCAGTATTTTCTGGCACCCCTGAGCCTATCTGGCATAACAGGATCACACAATATGTTGCTTTATATGATGATAATAAATATATGATTACCCTAATTGGGGAGGGCACCTACCGTTCAATTGAACCAATAAACAGTGATTGGGATATAGCACCTATGCGGCTAATCGAAACTAAACATGAGTTAAACGAAGCCTGGGATGCCATAAACTTATATTCAGAGTATAAAAAAGCACAATACAGTAAACATGCGCGAGACAGGAGATAAAAACTTGGGGGAACCTCATGTTATTAGTAGTGATGATGCGCCACTAATTTTGAATGAGCTGAAAACTCTCAACTATGAGGGGCAGCTTTTCGTTACAGAAAACGATATGGCATGTTTTGATAGGTTTAGTAGCCTGCCTGATGCTCTAAAATTTTGTGGTTTCACGACGCAGCAGGCAAGAGAAGGGATTATTGTTACTGGCTGGAAGCACCCTAATGTTTCGCTCATGTCACCAACTATTATTGAGGCTGTGATCGAGTATTTAGCTCAATAAAATAATATAAATACAGGGTGGGTATACAACTTAATTTGAGTTGTATACCCACCCTAATTTTGGATATTAGAAACTACTTAACATTCAACTTCTCAAGCCTACGTTTCCAATCTTCATCAATCATCTGCTCAGATACCTCCCTACGGGTATCACCCAAGAAATCTTGATGTGCCCACCGGTCAGATTCTTGCCCGTATCCTTGGGCTTGGTTGTTTACCCAGTAGCCAGCCCATTTTCCTTCGAAGCTGTACCCGCCACCTGTGTATTGTTCAATGGATCCTATTTCTTTGTTGTTATAGTAGACGTTGGCGAGTCCTTTACTGACTGTTGTGACTTTATACAGGTTTTCTTTAGTGCAGGATTCAACCATGTCTTCAATATTATCCAGCTTAATACCCCAAGCATCATCCTCATCAAAATATTCCAAGTATCTGTTGCAGTATATTTCTTCATCAATGAATGGGGTTGAGAAGAAATCATATGCTGCTTCTAAAGCATATTGGACAACATCATCATAATCAGAGTCAGGGTGAAGCTCGTACAGGTCGCATTCGAAGTTTAGTGACTTGTCGTCCTCATCAACATATTTGAGGTTAGCAATATACAGGTCATCAATGGTTGCACCATCAAAGTCTTCATGGATGGTTGCACGCATTGGTTTGAACCACTTGTTATACCAGTCATCGTCATTATGTATCTTTGACATGTCTGGCTTGTAGTCTACCGATGTTTTAGCGCCTGCAGCACCATACTTGTTGTCGATAGTGACGCTAGTGAATTCTCCTGCAGGGTTGAAGCGTGCTTTTAATGTTGAGTTTCCCATGATGCGTGAACTTCCTATATTGGTTTGTATTGGTTTACAAAATTTTAATACCCCCCCCATATAGGTTTTACAGGGGAGGTATTAAATGCTCTCGATCTGCTCTAGTCAGGGAATGCAGCTAAAAGCAGGTTATTCCACCCACCATAACGGTTGATCAGCTCACTACCGCTACCTCGATCATTCTTCTTACACCAACGCCCGAAGCCGATGCTTGACGGCTGCTTGCTACGGCATTCGCTAACGTATTCACGGACTGGTGAAAGGTCTTTAGGAACGACGTTATTACGGTTATTCCTCTTGAATTGTGATACGGATTCGTATCCCGCCTTTTCCATAATTTCGTCCCATGAGCCAAACCGTGCACGTAGGGTATGGGTGGAGGGAAGCCCAAGTTCTGAGTATTCTTCCCCATATTTGGTACTTGACCTGTTTTTAGGGTCGGTTTCGCACCACCATTTTACCGATGCTATAAGTTCTTCATCGCTCTTTGAGATTAGGCGGTTACGTGATGTTGTTGCAGTTGCTCGAAGGATTTTTTCGGTGTTTACGCCTTTGTGAGTGTGGTTGATTGCCGCAATGATCCTGTAGTGGTCGATTCCGGTGACTTCGGCGATGTGGTGTGCGGTGTAACCTGAGGCAAAGAGGGAGGTTATTCTCCATCGTGGGTTGGTGGGGTCTGCCCATGAGGCTCGCTGAATACTCATGAGGTATTCGTGGGCGGCTTGGAGGTTGTTTAGTTCTTCGATTGGTGTGTTTAGTGTTGTTTTGGTCTTAGTATTCATGGTTTATATGTTACATGGTGTGGTTGTTGTGGTGCAATTGTTACGTGGTTTGGGTGTGTCTTTTTTAGGTTGTATGTTCGATTGTTTGTATTTTTATTCTGTTTATGCATGGTTTTAGGTAAAAAATAAAAGAGAATCATTCTCAATAATTTAGGATAAAAATAAAAAATCCCCCAAGTAACTTAAGTAGTAAGACCAGCCACATCCATCTACGAAACGTAACTTGAAAGATCAAAGCAACAGGGATGCAAATCAAAGAGAAAATTCCTAGCCCATATGCCTGCTCATTGAGAGGCGAAGCAAACGGCTCGGAGGGAGAGAAAGCCCTGTTCCTCACAAATAGATAACATTTGAAAGAAACAGGGCACAACAAAAATACTTTAGGATCAGAAACAGACAAAACTGCTCACCGAGCCGGCCAATGAAGTATCCGTATCGTCGGTCGTTGCGGTTCAAAGAAATTACTCAAAGAACAGTGGCGGCATATGCGTAAGCTCTCGTGCAAGGAATCAATCACCATACCTCACAGCACCTTATTAGGGTTGCCCAGTCTTGGCACTCCGTCCCCCTTGAGCCTCACGGACACAAGGATCGACTGGCTGGCATTTACGCTCGTTTTAATTGGCTCCATCTAACGGAGGCTAAGCCCGAGGGTAAGTCGGGTCGCGTTTTTGTTTCTCCCAGTTCGTTTCGGGGACCGTAGAGTATGCGATCTCTACGTGGATCAGTTGGCTTATATCTCAATGACCCATCTTATTAACTTATGGTGATGCCTCTACTCTAACACACCATTAGGATGGTTTCGCAACTTTTTGTAATTACAAGGTTGCGAAACACTATGGTTGGTTACTGGATTATGTTGATATTTCTGGGTAATATCGTATGCAGAAAGAACCAAAAAAATTTTAGGACATAGAATCAATGGCACGATCAGAGCTCGTCATAGAACTAGTTAAAGCAGCACTCACCCAAGACTCCTCTAGGGTGAAGATGCTAGCTGAGTCTATTGTTTCGGAAGAGCGACAGAAGGAACATCATTTTGTGGCGGATCAGTTAGCTTCTGTAATCAGCCAATCTGGTTCTAAGGCGGGTGGCACTAAGAATAATCCCCAATCTTTGCTATCTAATGATTCTGCTGGTTCTGTAGTTTGGTGGAAAACAGCAGAAGCTAAACTATCTGATATTGTTCTCCCTGAACTACAGAAACAAGAAATAACTGAGCTGATCCATGAACAGAAGCATGCCCAGGAGCTTATTGCGCATGGTGTTGAGCCTCGTAATCGTGTTCTGTTGAAGGGTGCACCTGGTAACGGTAAGACCATGTTGGCTGAGGTCATTGCTGCTGAGCTTGGGTTGCCGTTTCTTGTCGTGCATTATGAGGATGTTGTTTCTAGTTTCTTGGGTGAGACTGCTGGGAGACTTGAGAAAGTATTCTCAGAAGCCGCAGAAGCACCCTGTGTACTATTTTTTGATGAGTTTGATGTGGTCGCTAAGGAACGATCCGATACGCAGGAAACAGGCGAAATTAAACGCCTGGTATCCACACTTCTACTCCAAATGGACAGGCTACCATCCCACACAATATTTGTGGCAGCAACAAACCATGCCAGCCTGCTCGATAGCGCAGTATGGAGAAGATTTGATCTGACCTTCGAAATCAAGCCGCCCAGTATCGAGGATGCAAGAAAATACTGGAATATACTTATGGCACGCTATAGCCTACCTGATAACACGAACCCCGATCTAACAGGAGCACCAAGTTTCTCACACATCGAAAAACAAGCTAAAAACCTTCGCCGGCGTGCAATTCTTAACCAACTAGATAACTCATAAATAAGGAAAGGGAGCTAATGGCAAGCCAAGAAACAACACCAGTAGGGCTAGCGATTGTCAAAGCAGAAGCAGACTATGTTGCTGAGACCCCTAGACACGTATCAGAAACAATACTATTCCCATACAGCTTTGATGCTACTGAAACTGTGACAGATATTCTAACCATTATTTCTAAACTGAATAGTCTCTACCATCAGAAAGAATATCTGACGTTAGAGACTCACAACCTAATGTTCAGTTCTATGGGTGATTTTAAGAATGGGCTAACACTATATGAGACATTGAATAAGAATTCAGAGGTGCCGTTTACTTTAAAACCGTATGCTGAGGATTCTTCTACTTTGGGTAACATGCATCATGAGCTATATGAGCTTCTGAAATTCTTTTCACCACAGCTAACCAACGATAGTAGCCTAGAAAATAGTACCTGTTTCGGTGGAGAAATAATAGGGCAAACTGTAAACATCCTTAATAAAGAATACAACTATTAGTAAGATTAGGACTCAACATGTCTCAGGATAATGTTAGTGAATGTGACTATGCCTATCAGTATATGATCAAGAACCTGAAACCGAATCTTAGGCAATACCCTCTTGACCCGAGAGAAGCTATAGAAACCTATCATGCTGGTGGGTTTATTTTCTCGGATCGTGAAGACCTGATTCTGGAACCTTATCGGGATGGGTATTATCGACGTAAATACAGTCTGACTATTGCTGCGTTCCTTCTCGGGTTACCCCTACCTGACCCTATTATTGCTACCCGTACACCTAGGGTTGATAGTGGTGTTATCCGTATTGTGTCTGGATATCAGTCGTTGTTATCGTTACTTACTTATTTTGGTTGTGACACAAGGCATAATAGGTCATTGCATAGTGTCCCGATCTATCCGCGTATCGAAAATATGGAGTTCAGTAACCTAACTTCAACACAGGTGGACGAGATCATGGGTATGCGGTCTATCCCCATAACCTTTGTTGAGACGGAACATAATGATAGGTTCCAAGAAGATGGTATTTATGGTGCTGGTGCTGTATCTGAGTACTATTGGATGTGGAATTTGTAGTAGGAAGAGGCTTCGTTGATGATACGTAGGATAGGCAATATTGTTATATACCCTGTTGCTGCCATTGTGGCTATAACAAAATTTTTATGGGACGGTTGGGTACATCTGTTGATGCCAGTTGTTGAGGTAGCCTATGTTCTTAGCATTGTGACATTGGGTGTTTCCTGTGGTTTTCTTCTCATGTACTTAACAGGTATGCAGGTACCAACATCTGGGTATGTGAGTTTGGTGCTAGCATTGTTCTTTTATGTGTCTTGTGCTGTGGCTCTTTATATTAAACATGATAGATGAATGAAGGAGGTTTAAAAGATGAAGCTTGTTAAGAAACAACCAACCCCAGACGGGCAGATCATCGTCACTATTGTAGGTGACTGGAACGATGGTGACTATATCACCAAAAAGGCTAGTTTCCCCATAGAATACACAGAGCAGCTATTGCAAAGAATCGTCATCTTGCAAGATTTCTTTGACTCCCGTAAAGAGTTGATGTGGTCTAAAGAAGGAAACAATTATATTGATATACGCACAGATTACGACGAAGCAGCAGAAGAATACCTAATACACAAATATGGTTTCGAGAAACAAGAAATACGCTCTAAAACTGTGGCAGCATCATTCTACGACGAAATCTATGAACTTGCCCCAAGTTATGAAGGGTACAGTATCCACACTATAACTAGTATCAATATACGTATTGACGGCGAAGAATACGAGATTGAATGGGAACCTAGTGAGGTTCGAGGTATTATTGCTGATCTTTTCTCATTGGAAAGCTAAGATACGAATCGGTAATACTCCTCCCCATGATACGGGTGGGGTATCATGTATTCAGGAGCAGCGGATACCAGCCGCCAAACTGGCTCCACAATAAACTATGGAGGAAAAGAACAATGGATTTCACTGCGAGAGATAGGGTAGATACGGTCATGTTTTGCGCAGATGTTTTGAACAAGTACGCTATCATGCAGGGTATTAACATTGAACTGAAACCTACAGAATACATTAAAGCTCTTGTAAAAGATGTTCATGATTTAAGAGATCACGCATATGCGCTATCGAATATTGTTACTGATGATAGTGAACATGAGGAATGTTATGATGATATCCTAAACCTGTTTAGAACATTGGCTGATCATCATTAAAAATCAGCTCTAGAATATTGGGTGGTTGGGTAGTTATGGTTTACTTAACCACCCAATATTTTTGTTTTCAAGATTATAAAGCCTATTGAAACCAAATATGGGAGGTATTATAAAGAATAACGCCCAGAAGATTATTACTCTTCTAGGCGTTATTTTTTAGTTGTTGGTTAACCTGAATTCTCCCCATTTTTTGGTTGCATCTGTCAGGATTTCTTCATATTTACCAACCAAATAACCCCAGTCTTTTTCTTTGGGATAGTTTTTGAGTTCTGGTAACCATTTTTCAAGTTCGGTTACTGTGTTTTTATATAGGTTAGCGAGTATAGGGTGTTTCTTCGCAGCAGACCATGATGTGCCAGCCGCAAGGAATGCACCAAGTATTGCTGAAAGGTTTGAGTCCCATACTCCTGTAGCTTGCCCAGCGAGTAGCACAATCGCTGTTACCTCAGAGATAGTGAGAATAATCTTCCAAAACCAGCCTAAACGCCTATGGTGGGTTGCTCGTTTTCTATACCATTCGAGCATTGGTTTTGCCCTGTTATGCAAATAGATTTCTTCTCTTCTGGTGAATGATGATTCACGAATAACCTTCGTATTAGGCGAAATATAGTGCGAGTTAACACCATAGGGTTTCAAATTTTGTTGTTTAGAATATTTGAGAAGATCTGAGCGGTATTTAGAAGTGTCATTAGCTGTGTTCTCAGTGTCATATGGTGAACCATGTACAGCATATAACCAGGTGGCACGTTTAACATCTTCTGATAGTGTCCTGTAGGTAACCCATTTCTTGGTTAGTTTATACAATCCGACAATAACATCAAGCATAAACACAATTACGGTAGCAAACAATGCAACCAGTAGCCATGACCTATCATCCAGTTTCTCAAACATGATCATAGAACCAGCAACAACCATACCCAAAACGATTTTTGCTTGTGAGAACCCGTAGGTGATCCGCTTATACTTATCTGCCTGCTTGAATACTCTAGTAAATATTTTTGAGGTTTTAAGCCCTGTCTGATCATCATGTTTCATGCGTGCCCCTTATGTGGCGTTTTTTCTTCTTAACATACTACCACACAACGTGTCATATGTTGAAATATTCTGCAAATATTAATACTATGGAAGTAACTATTAGGGTAATAGGTGGCTTAGGAAAGGATATGAGCCTTGACGATTTTTCCCACCCAAAACAACGGCAACAAAATATATCAAGTTCACAAATTTCTATCTACTAGAGAGAAAAGAATTGCGTGCAAACCCCGCAAACAGCTAGGGTATAAACCAAAGGTAATCGCACAGTACCCAAACCTTTTTGGTGGTGTCGATATTCGTGTGAACGCTGGTGACACTATTCTAGAGTTTAGGTTCAAATCCCCTCAGGAATTTATAGAACATGCTTCTAACAATCCTGAAAACCATGAACAATATGTGAGGTATATACATGGGCTTTTAGGTAATTTAGAGTATAATCTTCCGAAACATGTTGATACTTATGAAGAGCTAGTATCAGCATGGTTGAATAAGGATTCCTCAGATATTGAGAAGTCACTTACTTTGAATCAGGCTATGTCTTTGGCTTTTGAGGGTTTCAAACCACCTAATTTTATTAGTATGGACGCATATAGGGCGGTGGAAAGTGGATACAGTAGAAAACACGAATCTAGGTGTTTCAAGGAACCGAAGAAGTCTACCCTAGTTAGGGTAGATGTAAACACAATGTAGGTTATGTACGGTATCTGTTAATAAAACGTAACGTTACATGATCTGGTGAAGGAATAATGATGCACAACACTAAACCTGGAATACTAGTAGTGAACAATCTTAACTACACTGGCGAATATTTAGGGACTACCGAAGGTACTAAATATTTCGCCCCGTTCACGGCTAGTAACCGTACTCTTGTAGAAGCTATTGTAGACGCATTTAACAAATCTAGAGGGTTTGATGATGAAGAATATAATCTGAGTATGGAAATAGTTGATGCTGAATCTGTTCAGGAAGCCTTATATGGTTGCCGTATGATTCAAAGGTTTGATTCTTCTAGTGTTGATGTTATTGTTTCCGAGCGGGCTATACCAGCTAACCAGTTGAAGGATATGAAAATAAGATTACAACTTCCCATATACGACAACCTGAGCCCATATACTCTACAGTACAAACTAGATGACCTATTTAACAAGTACTGGGGGAAATACAAGAACCAAATAGGGTACCCAAGCTATTAGGGTACAGACCCCGCATCAACAGGGTACACCCAAGAAAACAAGAAAGATGGATCATGATAGAAACAACACCAACAAACGATATAGAAGCAGCATTCGCATACGCCCAGACAATCAATGACCTATATAGCCTCGGATCAGGATTCCCCGAGTGTGAGAGCATAAGCCAGGAAGAAACAGATAGGCACGCCATTACCCTGCTGAGAGTTGGGGTTTGGGCATTCCCTGACCCTCAGGACGCTTTTAGGGCTGAGACTGCCCTATATATTCTCCATAAGCATGTGGGGCATGAAGTGGAATCCATGTACCGCATGATCAAAACGCTAGATAAATTTAACGAGTTCCAGAGCGAAGCTTGTCGCATGTGGATCCCTGATTATGCGGAACGTCTTAAACAACTACATTATGATTTGAACGGTGGCAGAGTATGGCTTTCTGAAGACCAGGAGCACCGATTCAGTGATGCCCGTGTTCGTTTATGGGAGTTGAAAGAAAAGCTTGACGTATTAGCCGCTTATAAGTTAAAAGTGGAGCAAGAGGGGTTTGAGTGCTTCTACTTGTACCCTGCGGATAATGTGTCACTTAATGATCTTTTCAATAAGTCCCAAGAAAACGGTAAATGTGAAACCGAGAATGTTAGCGAACCATACCTCGTTATTCAGAATCAGTACGACCCTGTTGAAGGGTGGCACTTGTTGGGGTATCTAGAAGTTGAGGAAACAGTTAAAACTGGGAGTTCTCAAACCTCTACCCCACATAGGGTTAGTAAGGACATCCTGTTCCACACCCCAAACGAAAAGCTACGTATCCTATCAGGTGCCCCTATGAAGCTTCCTTTGCTCCCCAGCAGTGCGCCTATAACATCTGGTGTTCGCACCGTTCAAGGCATATTCAATGCTGTAGATATAAAAATGGGAGGCAACGGACTATTCGTAGCCTACACCAAGGAATAGGAAAAACTCATGCTAATAGACGTATTACTAGATTGGCTTGATAAGAAACTACCTGCAGGGCACCAAACCATAACCCCAGGAGAAATATCACCCAACAGCGGACCAATCGACGTGGAAATGTGAACGTCTTAAAGAAGGAAAAATATAATGAATGATATTAATAAGCCAGGTGTTTTATGTATTTCACTGCTAGAGCATGTTATTGGTGAGGACTGGGATGTAACTATTGATGGAACAAAGTTTTTTGTGCCCTACAGTGCGGATAACAGCGGGATTGTGCGTTCATTATGCCACCATATCAATAATATAGGGCGTGCCACCTATACGAAAAGTGAGGATTGGTTTGAACACCCAACTAGAGAATATAACCGCTACATAATTATTGAAGCCCACATGGAGGAAGCACCAACCTTAAGCGCCGCTAAATATGCTTGCAAAGTTGCTTCAACATTTGACGAAGGCTGGAATGAGTGGGCGACTTTCGCTGTGTACGTCATAGATAAGCCACTCACAGAGAAGCAACTAATCGCTACATTTGATGTTTTCAATGAAAATGATATTTCGCGTCACCTATACAACCTAGTGGAAGACTATCTGTCCAAGATCCGTGAAATATGGGGTCCTCCATCAAAATATTCTCCAAACGTGTTACTCAGCAGGACTTCTCTGATAGATAAAGCCTCAGATGGAACTTATTAATAGACGATAAGTTTACAACATTAAGAAAGGTATATTTTAAAATGTTTCCGAAAATCTTGTTTACATTATCCAACATATGGTTTTTCATATTTAGAGCAACATCTATCTTATGCTTAGCAGTATTTGCTTATGGTGCGTTTATATTTGCCTCTAATAGCTTTATTTTCCCTCATCATCGCTTCTTGGCAGAGCACATGTTTGTTGGTTTTGTAGGTGTCCTCATGTGGGTTGATGCTCGTAGGCTCTCAAGGCGAATGGCTTGGTTAATGGAGTAAATATATTCTATATTGTAATCATAAAGCTTTTCGTGCTGATCTAATAGGAGAGTAGTTATGTTGTTTGACCCAGATGAAAGATACCAAGATTTTCGTCGTGCGGACGATGCGGCTATATTTGGTAGTTTGAGTAAGCGTAGGAAATATGGGTTACGTATCAGTAGATACGATGATCTCACAGATAAGGAAAAACAGATATACTGCCTTGTTATGCATAAGCTGCCAGTGGTTGATCCTGTTCGACGGTTCATGTTCGCTAAGATTACGTTCGCCCGATCTTTGAAGGATATTAAGAGTGCGCTCGATAATGGTACATCAAATGATTTTCCTGGGTTACGTAAAGCATTATTTGAGCAAGAAACTATGATCGGTTTGACTTTAACCCATCCTGTAGTTTACAGGAATAAGGAAGCTAGCCGTATAGTAGGTGACTATCATAAGGAGCTTATAGAAACTGGCTTGGATGTTGCAATGAGTCCATAGGTTATGCTGGTAATGAATAATTGGGTAAGGAATATTTGTTTTTTCTTACCCAATTATTATTTGCAAAGGGTACCATTGTAACAATGGAACCTAACACGTTTTGAAGTTAACTATGAGAAGGAAAAATAGTGAGAAGTAAACGGTATTTTCTAAGAATCACACCACCCAGTGCGGGTGATGTGTCTTCAAAGGATTCACCTGAAACATGGGAAACGGAGTCGATGAAACTTCGTGAATTACGTTACCGGTTAGAAAATATTGATCAGCTTCCGCTGTTTAACGAAAACCTTATACTGGTACCCGATCAGAATAAAAACTCGCATGTTAAATATGATTGGGGGAAAAGGACAACACCTAGGAAAATAGTTGAATACGCTAATCTTCTCTTCTTCGGGGGTGAACCCGATACGGGTTACACTATTGAAGTTATTGAGGATCCCCCAAATGCGATTCTAATTGCGCGCTCCTTCGAGAACGAATTTGACTATGTGTTTATTGAGAGCGAAGACTTTGAGATTTCCATAGAAAAACAATTCTACTATTCTCCTTTCTACAACTATCCAAGCTTCGGTTGGAAAGCTGTAGAAATTGATGAGGACGGTTACGCAGGAGGGCTTCTAGAGGTTTGGGACACGTGGCTCTCAAAGGTGCGGAAACTGGTTGTTGAGCACTTTGAGGGTACTAAAGTTGCCAATGGTATCACTGTTGCTTCGTTAGCTTTCTGGCATCAAGACGACTATGAGATTGTTTTCGATTGCTGGCTTAAGAGAACTAAGTAACATTTCAAGTAGGAAAAGGAAAAATGCTATGAATCATAACCAATGGAATGGTACAGGGATACTAGTACTAGACCTTATCGAATACACTGGCGAATACGCAAATGTTGTTGAGGGTGCCCAGTATCTTTTCCCTTTTAGAGGGCAGAACAGAACTAAAGTTGAGGATCTTGTTCAGTTTTTTAATGATAAGTATGGTGGCGGCAGTGAATATGATTTGACGAGAGCAAGCATTGTTGAAGCTGGTTCAGTTCGAGAAGCTGTTTACGCTTGTGACGTGACAGAACGTTTGAATCATTCTTATGTTAAGATCCATTCTTGTTTAAGCGTCTACAATCAATATTGGAAATAGCTACTATTGATAATCTAGAAAATAAGCTGAAATCTCTCTGGCGTTCTGCTCCTGCTTCGTAGAATCTACTATCAAATAGACAAAAAACTGAGGTTGTCTTGTGCATATACCGCATGAGGCAACCCCTAAACTATGTGCCCAAGATTCAATATTCGCTTAATATTACGAATAAACTTGCAACCACGCCACCTCATGGTGTCTACTTAGAATAAGACAATAAAAACACCAGTATGAGGAGCCATAAAAATGGACAACCTAGTATTCGCCACCACCAACTCGCTTGTCTGGGTTGACTGGATGGAGTCTCACCCCAACAACTATGAACCAAAGTTTCCATCTGCTATCTCTAGGTAATATACAGTTACAGTATCTACCTTCTAACATGGTAATAGAAAAAACGACAGGATTGGTGCACAGCAATCATGAGGCATAAAAAGAAGCATGTTAATCAACGTTCAGAAGATTTTAAAAAGGCTTTTGAACTATCTTTAGGTGGCTCACTAAAATACACTAGTGAACTTGATGTGATCCGTGCAGAATGCATACTATACCCTTATACGTATATGGGGCTTAATAGCGAGGAAGAAGAGATTAGGGATCGGATTATAGATCACCCAAAGTCGCTAGGTATACTGCGTTTTCAAAAAATACATCAGAAGATAGACGATTGTATTAAAAAACTGAATATGGAAGCAGATCTAGATACATTCAGGAAATGTCTAGACTATCTGATAATAAATCAGGATAGAATATTCTATATTGAATCTAGCACATACTATAGCAACTTGCCACAAAATATTGTGGATCATCTAAATTCTATGCGTTTAAAATATGAGCAAACTTATCAAAAACTTACCAGTAATAATAATTATATTCTACCTGTTAGATATATTATTGGTGGAATACCAAACAATGTTCCAAACCCTGTTGATGTTCTGAATAAGTTTGGTGATTCAGGAGATATTTTCTTAGAACTATCATATGTCCCTAACCGTGTTGGGGAGATGCTTCTAAAATTCCAGATGCTTTATCATGCTCCTGAGGGAGATGTATTCGTGTTGGGTTCTTCTTGGATGGATAATAGGATGACTCAAATTATGCGACCCATATCCCCAAGTGAACCGGTACTACTCAAATATGTTGATGAAGATCCTGGTATCAACAAATTCCTTGAATGTTTTTATGTTGATGATAAGCATCCAAATAAATTTGTGTTGAAGATACGTAGAAATACCAGTAATGATAACTTTGAGGAATATTATGATAGAGAGTTGCCACATGGGCTGTGGGATAAGAGGGTCAGGTTTGGTTCTGGGGAATCTGATTGTGATACAGGGGCTATTCCTGTTGGGAAGATACTAGAAGGTTTAGGCGACTTACCTTATTAGTAATTTCTGTGTGAGGAGAAAAAAGATAATGCAGCGAGAAGAAGATTTCTGGTTGGCAAAGTATCAAGTGTTTTTTGGGTTACGTCGTGGTAGGAAACTTAAGAAGCTTGGTTTGAATCTTTGTTCTTATAGTGGTTTTACTGATGCTGAGGAGGAAGTTCTCAAATATGTTATAGTTGCGTTGCCTGATGGTGATCCTGTTCAGGAGTTTATTCAACTGAAATATGCGTTTGATTTTGCTTTAATGAGTATTGAAGAAATTTTGTGTGACAATAGTCTTCATTATGATTATGCAAAAATTCTTGAAGACCTGCATAAACATGAGAAAAAGGTTAGTGAACTTCTTGAACATCGGATAATACGTAACAACCATGCCGCAAATGAATACTACCTAAAACTACAGGAACTTTGCAGGGTAACTGCTGGGCGGATAGAAGACCTCACAGTGGCTAGTTTATCATAAAGAAAATGTTGGGTGAGAATACCATTATTCTGGTTTTCTCACCCAACACTTATATATAAGAATATACGCAACCACAAAAACAATACAACTAGAACAGGGCAGCCTGCCCCTCAACCTGACCAGCCTCAGACAACCCATAAGCCTTCAATAGCCACTCACTATAAGGCAAATAAATCTCTGGAATATTCTCATACCTCTGCAGATCATGAAGATCATAATTATGTTTAGCAGCCACAGAGGCACCCCAATTCTTAACCCCACCAGGCAGGAAAACAGTCATCCTCACTGTTAGCTTCTGGTTCACTTCGTCAACCTTTTTTTCAAGGTCTGTTGCAACATCCAGGATAGTTCGGTCTGCACTCAACTCGTTCAGTTTTGATGCGGCCAACCCATACGGTTGGTTCTTCTTCTGTGCCGAGAACAGCTCATGCCCCAGTCGAACATGATAATACTGGTGTAACGGCAACCAATGCGGTGTATCATTCTCGTTTAACGGTTTATGCAGGTGGCTTGTAATAATGTCCTCGTTAAACCCTGCAGGGCGGTACAGGTCATTCCACCCATATTTTCCTGTGCCAATATACTCTGGGAGATATTGGGAATTCTCTTCACCAGATGGGGCGAAACTATCTATGAAACGATCAGCTACCCTATCCCCGTTAATCCTAGAGATAGGGATGACCCCGCTCCCTGGGTGTTTAATGGTTCTAGGGTTAATAACGAACTCGTTCTGGTTAGGGTATATGCCTGATCCGTCGCTTTGCATACCGTTTTTAGCAGTCAAGAAAAGGTTACTGACACCCTGCAGGACAACACCGCCCAGCGGATCAGCCTTAACTTGGTTACCAACCATTGACCCGCTAATACTTCTAGTGGTTACACTTGTTTGCCCCCAGAGGTTACCCCTAGAGGAGTACTGTGCGGTAAACAGTCGTCCAGAACCACCAGCCATGTTTCCGTGGTAGCCTGTTATTTCTGTTGCGTTAGCGCTTAGGATCACAAATCCTGTTTGTAGTTCTCGTATATCCATTGTGTATTAATATGTTGTTTAGTGTTACTGTTTGTTTGCTGTCTCAAGCATATCTGAGTTGTTTAGGATAAGCAAACATAGTTTAGGAATATTCGTGTGTTGGGGGTGTTTTTGTTTGGGTAAACACAAGAACAGAAAATCTAAGAGAATGAGTAAACACTGTAAAACAGGGAAGATCAGGTACCGAGACAAACTAGCCACTAAGATAGCTCTCAGTAAAATGATGAGCCACAGAAACGACAGGGCAGAACGAAGAGTCTACTGGTGCTCATTCTGTAGAGGTTGGCATACTACATCACAGAAATATTCAAAAAATAAGTAGAACCAAGTATTTTGATGGGGGTAGTATGTAGAGTATGGAGAAAACTAGTAATAAACCAAGCATTATTGTTATATCTTTTATCAATTTCGGATCTGACGAGTACGAGGTGAGGGTTTGTATACCTTACTCAGGTAAACTTGCTGGACGTATCAAGAAACTTGAGAATAAAATATCAAACTTTAGTGAGTTGGCAAGTGAAGTATCCTTCGGGAGTAGCCAGATCAAAATAATGACTAAAGAATACGACACCCTGTATGCTGCGACGGCTAGTTGCGAAACTTTGAACGAATTCGTTCCAGAATGCGATAACTATACTGAGCTTCTGATCTGCACAGACCCGATAACTGGTGATGAGCTAACAGCTCTTGAAGAAAAAGTTGATAATGTTCTGAATGAGTTGAATCAGGATCTTGAGCTTGATAGTTTCAGTAACGATAGTCTACGTAGTGTCCGTATTAATGATGCTGGTTCAGATTTGGAAAAACTTTTTGGGGATTATTGGGATTCTAAAGAATAGGGTTATCTAAATATTGGAGGAGTCAGGGATTATCTGACCTCTTCTTATATTTTTGTCTTAATATTCTGGGAGAAAGAGGAATATTGGGCTATAGTTAGAGATAGAGGACTCATCTACTAGTTAGGTTTAACCATGTACCGCAAGAACATTAGCCCTTGGCGCGAGAAAGCACGTTTAGAGGCTGTTACCACCCAATACAACACCACTGGGGTTGTAGACGATAAAACCCTCGAAACCATCCTCAACGAACAAACGAGAGGCAACATGGGCAAATGCACGGCACCTAACTGTGACTCATGCTGGTATGTATAACCCCACAATCATTAACAACCATTTTTAGAGGAGATCATAATGCCAACCAACACAAAACCAGGTGTCCTATATATTGAAGCGACACTAGATATTGATAGAGGTGTCCTGCTACCCTACACTGCAAAACAGAGTAATATTGTCTCAAAAATTCATGTCTTATCTCTGGGTTTGAACCTCATGATTAACGACATGACTCTTGGTACTTCTGAAATTAATGTAAAGATACAAGAATATGACACACTCAAAGCAGCTAAAACATCTTGCAATTTTATTAAAGAACTAGAATTTCATGAAGGATACTTCTTCCTACATGCGTTTCCTCATGAAACATCAACCGATAACCTCAAAAAACTACACCACCATATAGAGTCTGTATATAAAGACTACTTAGAGCGATTAAAGAATAACGGGCACGTTCACCGTGACGAAATATATGGTGTTAACGAGGCTATTATTAAAGAGTTTATTGAAAACATTTCAGAAGGAATGAACCAAAATAATGACTAACCTACCGAACACTAACAAAGGCAACAAGTACGAACCTATAAACGGTATCTACTCGCATGAGATTGCCGAGCATCTACCGTTCTGGCTTGGTACAGCACTAAAATACGTTTGGCGTGCACCACGTAAAGGCAAGAAAAAGGATCTGCGTAAAGCCGCCACTGCTTTAACACAACTGCTGGATAACGCTAGCGTGTATGACGTTCAGGAAGTTACCCCATATACCCCAGATTATTGGGATAGAATTAGTATTCTAAAGTGTGAGCTGGACGAATATGTTAATGAATCTGTTCACGCTAAACTGCTTGTAAGTATTCTAAATGTTATTCTAGAATACAAAAAAGAAGAAGGTGCAGGCTGGGGCGAAAAGAAACATAACGCATCTTTCAAAACTGGGGTAGAATATGCCAAAACCGTTTCCGAGAGTATCCGTCTACTTGAATCAACCAGTAAGAAACAACTCATGGGAACCAGGACAGCTTGGGAAACAAAATATCAAGGGTCACCAATCTAAACAAAAAACCAATGAACCATAAAAATGGGGTGCCATCAAAAAACATGGTGGCACCCCATTAATAAGCTTGGTGCGTTAGCAACTGTAGATTAGTCGGAAGGATTGAAGCACATGAAGACCCAGTACTTTACTGAAGAAGAACTCGAAGAATACTATGAAGAAAACCGCGTTCATGACAAACAAGTAGAATACACGGATAACTATGATAGCATCGACTACTCGGCTATCCTCACCACGCCGGATGGTAGGCACTACCGTGTGTACTACTCTGAAAACGATGGTGACAGGTACTTCACAGTTCTGGAATGTGAAGAGCTGTTCCTCATCCCAAAACTAACCCTAGAACTGGGGTACAGTAGCATCCCCGCATCAGAAACCCGCATCTCAGGTGATATTATGAAGGCAAACAGAGGGGAACTATTGGAGATGCTAGAAAACACGGCAGAAGAACTCCTATCGCGGGACTGGGGACACTAGGCGTATCTGTCTCCGTAAACAAAAATATGGGGTGGTGTGCTGATTTTCCAAAAACTGGAAGCAGCACACCACCCCGTTCCTCATGAACGACTATAAGTCACCAAACGTCAAACCCGAACTCTTCTCCCAAGTATTAATCGTCTGCGCACACTTCTTACTCAAAACAGAATCAATATACACACCAAAGGTCTCATGAGTGACAAGAATATACGTTTTTAGGTGCCCATAATCTGAGCTGTTTGCTTTATATATTTCCCACATCATGTTCCCTTGATCTGCTGTTGCATATAACCAAGGAAGTGCAGCATTATATTGGGTTATTTCTTCCATTGCCCCGATATATTCGAGAGACCAGAAATTGTAAATGTCCCCAACGCATATTAGCTCATGCATAGCACTCACAGAATGCAAGTTTTTGTCAGTTAGTAAATCTTCATATATTCTAGTTTGATTGCCACCATTCAATCCTAGCTTCTTGTTTGCGTGTTTATATGAATGCCATACATATTTCGAAAACGGCTTATTTTTCTTATGAGCCACATTGTTGATATTCAAAATATCATTTGCTTGTTTGATTAATGATTTGTAATCCAAACTGCTGACAACAGATAATGCGCTAACCATATAGTAAGCTGTTTCTTCACCTGAAGACACATCAAAATCACCATTCTGGTTAATTTTGAGTGGTGTGACATACTCAGGTTTAGTGTAGAAATCTACATCGTATCTATATCCAATAGTTATTTCTTCCATGATTTCTCGCGGTATCAGCAGGGATTCGGATTGTTTATTGAGGAACAAAGATTTCCGCTCGTCATCTTCACGTTCGAGTGGCTTTAATGAATCGTAGATAGCTTCAATGCCTCTACCTCTATGATGTGTAACAACTGCCGCAACAAGATCAAAATATTCACATTGAATACATGATTCAGGTTTTGTTTCTCCGGTGTCACTGTATGAAGATACAGCCCAGTTGCGCCCACCCCGAGGTATAGTCGAAAAATGTAACACAATATCTTGTTTCTTATATCTAGCCCAACGCCCTAGTTGACCTGTTGTGTCTTCAAAAATATAGGTGCAGATCATAATCTTGTTTTACCCTTTCTCTGATTATTTTTGTTATGAAGACCCCCCCTTAAAAGCAGGTTAGGGTTGGGAAGGCTTTATAATAGGATGTGTCATTTTTGATGTCTACCCAATCTAATGTTGGTGACTTTGACTGGTTTGCCTTATCCCATGCGGAACCTTTTTGTCTGGTTGCAGTGGATAAGAAAACTCCATCGTAATCGATGGTAGCTTCATATATTTCGGTTAGAGCAGAGTTGAATATTCTATTTTCTGTCATGTTAACAATAGCTACTTTTCCTGCAATACCTTCAGCATAAGGATCAATCAAATAACCCTGAAATAATCTAAACTTCTGATTCACCGAAAGCAATACAGGACAATACGTCCATGCCTCAAAATCTTCACATATCAGCTTTTTATTCGTAACCTTCGCATAATGTGAAGACAAAAAATAGAGCATCCCCTGTAGTTGTAGAGGATCTATCTCCTCCCCTTCCAGAAATGCCTTATATAGAATGGTATTAGCTACAGTAACCGAATTAAACACTAGTATCCCCTTCTTAAACAGACATATTATAATAATATTACAAAATAATCATTCAACCTAGTTCTTAGTTCTTCCATAACAGTGATATCGCTACTATAGGATAAGGAAGAAATAATATTGCTCTTCCATACTGGTAGCAACCTAGTTAGTTCACGTATTTTTTCTGCAGATAACGGGTGTTTGGTTAGAGTGACCTTAATATCATATGGTGAATATTTGGCTATGATACTACACTCTTGTTTGGCTTCTTTTAGTGTTGAAGTTTCTGCGATAGTTGCGGATAGGTTATCGTATGTGTCACCACAAACTAGCCCTTCAAATACTTGATACAGCTCCATAACCATACCTATATTGTCTTTCCTGAAAGGAAAAACATATGAAAATCCACTAGGTTCTAGACCGCTTCCATCATATGCTGGATCATAATGGAATATATTTAAACGAGCTGTACCAGGTTTGTTATGGGGTTTTAGAGTTTTGGTAGGCATCAGGTTTATTTGATTCTTTTTCGTATTCGTCCAAGATGGTGTACGCAGGCAATGTAGCTAATCATGGCGAAATAGGTAGCACTCTATATGATGGGGGTGTGCTACCTATGTGCCGCCCTGTTGATTTTCTTGGTTAATGCAGAATAATACCTACAATCAGGAATAGGATGAGCATTACGGACATTACTTCCAAAACATCTATGAAAGTTTTCTTGACAGTGAAAGGCTCCCCTCGGGCATCTGCCTTCTCAACCATGTCTTTAGCTAACCATATTGATAAGAGCAACATGTAGATTACCTCAAATTTTCTATACGTTCATTTTTTTAGGGTAAGTAACAAGATTCAGAACAGCAAATAGCATTGAATAGCCTAATATTATAAAAATTAAATTCGATACTATAACAAGTATCATTAATGTTGCAGTAAATATCAATACTCGCGTGAGTATGTCAATGTTTTCTCCTAAACTTCCATATAGTAGATTTGATATGGAATCAACGACATTGAATAATCCATAGTTAGATATGAATAACAAGGGCACTATAACACTAATAAGTACTAATGCTAATCTAAACCAAATCTTGTTATTAAGGTTTGTAAATATTCTTTTCAGTATATTTGACTGCATAATCTTCATTCTCCATATATGCTGTAGATTTTAGTTAGTCTAGTGATCGTCTTTTAGCTGAGGTTGTTCGGATCAGGTGCCGTAGCAAGAAGTATGAGGCAAACCCTCCGATAAGTACTGATCCCACAAAGACGATAAGTGAAATGATTAGTAACCCAGCGGTTACACCTGCTAAAACATTTGTATCTGAAACTACTGAACCTAGGATGTTGGCGAAACTATGAATACAGTAGAGCCAAACACCAGAAACCATTAAAATTATTGAGATCCATGAAGCGGCAGTGATTGATACACTGAGTTTGATGCTCTGATCTAGTTTCCTAGCGAACCTAGTTGGAGTCTTCCCTATGGTGTTACGCATATGCTCATAGTCGATCTTCTCATCTTCAATAATATTGAAGAGAAGCTTCCTAGATTCTTTTACCGGTTTCGGTTCTAGGGCAGTCAATAAGTTACCAAACATGATATTATTTCATCCTATAGTTGAAGTTAGTACAATGTTGAGCTTGGTTGTTGTGATTATGTTCTACTAGTTTGCTTGATGGATTCTTAGTTTTTCTAGTTTTTATATATCGGATAATGTTCTCTAACCTGTCTAAAAGGTAAACTCCTCGAACAATCACGATACCATTCCATACGACGAGCACCGAGAACCCCCATGCCCAGTCTGGCACAAGAACATTGTGGGGTATAGGAAGTTTAGAGTATGTTTCCCCAATATAGTCTGTCACATTTAGCAAAAGATGTGTTGAAGGATCAACCACCATCAGCAGGATAAGCATTAGGTATAGAATAATAGCCGTATCAATAGCAACTGTTAGAACCCAGTTGGTAGCTTCGCATATTTTACGCATCGTTATTATCCTTTTTCTTACCCGAGGAAGTAGGTATAAAGATTATGGCTAAAACCAGTAACATGGTAAAAACAAAATATATTGGTGCCTGTACAGTTGATGCTTGATTATTTATATTCACAAACTCTTCACCAATTTCCTTGAAGTACATATTCTCGGTGTGAACACCAAAAACCCCAGCAAAGAATTTAGGCATATCAAGAAGCCACCGAAATGGATAACCCGAAACAAAACACCAAGCGCCAACCATATTAGCCACCACTAGTTTGAAAACCTCAATAACATATTTTCGTGATAGCCAATAGTGCTTCGTGGAAGACTCTGTTTTCTTCAACCTATTCACCTCCTAAACTAGTTTTCGTATGTGTTCATAAAGTTGCTAACTTACTCCCCTAATTGATCTACTTTTACACGCTGGCTATTCCAGTATTTCCAGTACAGGTGATGATAAACAGCACTGAATACGAATATGGGTCCAGATATCAATATAATAGCCAAATTCCATAGTGGCTTCTCAGGAGTCGTGAAATAAACAGCAGCAGAGCAGATAAATACCCCTGAGCTCAGAATCAAGTAGTCCTCAACCCAAACATCCATGTGGTAGCAGATTTTATTCCGAACTAGAAGTGACAGCAAGATTACTACAGCAACAGCCTTAACGATGTGATATTTGATAGTTTTTAGTATGTTCATTATTTTTACCTAGCTTCTTGTAGACCTCGAACATGAGAATTTAAGATGCTTCCCTCAGTGAAAGCATAGGGAATAGCCAACAAATTGACGATGATAAACAGTGCCCATCCTGCACCACTTCGAGATTCTTCAGGTAATTGGACAATGAATCCAGCTGCAATCAAACACCCAATCATTAGGTAGACTTCTCCGTAATGTTTGATCTGATCGACTACTTTACCCAAGATAATAAACGTTAGATAAGCTGCAATGTAGAAGAGCTTGGTTGCCTGATGTTTAACAGTTTTTAATACCCCCATAATATTCTGGACTCCTTTCAATATTCGTGTATATTAATAGCACTATACCACCACATCTACCCCCCCCGTGGTTCTTTGCGGGAATATTAAGGAAATATTACAGCAAGAATAATGGAATATTGGTGGGATCATGCTACTATGTTTCACGTCAAATAAACCAAAACCTCGTACCCCCACCGTAATAATAAGGAGAACCGTATCATGCGTCTAATGAACTTTTGGGTTGAAAACCATAAGAACTTCAAAACCAAACAAGGTATATTCTTCACCCACGAGGATGGTACACCGTTCACCTCTGTTGGTGTTTATGGACCCAATAGTGGGGGTAAAACCAACTTCCTGGAAGCCTGCTACAACATCGTCAAAGGGTTACAGGGATACGAACGATCTTATACCCCTAACAAGAATGCGTCAGATCAGGAATCCACGTATGCTTGGACTGTTGAGCATAAAGATAGGATATATGTTTACGGGTACTCTATAGATGATTCGGGTATCACACATGAGTCCCTTGAATATATGGCGGCATCAGATTACGACAATGAAGAGAATGATGATCCAGATACGGTGAAGATCTTTGATCGGAATGAGCATAGTAAATATGGTGTTGACTCGTTAGACGGTTCAGTATTACTCGCATATGAGCTTCTACGTGGTGAACTATTAGATGAAGATTCTTCGAAAGTCCTCAAATACTTATTAGGGTTCTTCTATGCGTCACCAGAGCACATGTACATGAGTCCTAAGCTTCTGGAAGATCAGGGACTTACCTCCGATGAAGTTATTGCAACCTTTATTGGTGCTGCAGATGGGTCAGATAAGCCTTTTGGTGAGATTGTTGCTGACGATCTGGATGAGCTATCACCTAAACTACAGGGGTGGGTTAAAACCACTATTGGGGTCGTTTCAGCCCTGTATGATGGTCGGCTCGTTATTGCTGATGATTTTGGGGAAGGTGTGCATCCTGAGCTTGTGTATGCTTTGGTAGAAGGCATTAACAACGGTATGCTTGATTTTGATGAATCGGCACCTGTTAAGCAGATGATCTATGCGACACAGAATGTTGCAGTCATGTACCATTTGGGTCGTTTTATTGGGTTACCTAAAATCCATGATATTTGTTTCATTGATCGTAACCATCATGGAGAAACGGAAATCTATGATATTTATGATTTTGAGAATGACGAGAGTAGGACTCACAAAATATTTGTGAGATATATGGTTGGTGTTTTAGGGGCAACACCATTGTCTTGTTCTTCTTTTTACAGCGTGTGGTGATCTCACCTGTATTAGTGGGCTAATTTTTTGGGGTGTGCTTGATTATAGGTGCACCCCAGAAATTTTTATAAAGAAATATTCTCGTAAATATTCTAATAACATGCTTACAATATGTTATGGTTATTACCAGAAAACAACATCCACACTTCACCGACAAGAAGAGGGGGAAATCATGATACAAACAACAGAAAACCTTGGGCTCACAAGCTTAGGATTATCCCTAAACCAGATGTTCGATGAAACACTCAAATACTTCAACACCAACACCATAGGGGTACTAGGTTTCCTATTTATTCTGATACCTATCACCTATTACTCGGGTGGTATCAACCGTATCGTGGCTCTACCATCCAATGTGGAAGACATCATGTACTTCGTACTTTTCTGTCTTCTTGGATTCAGCGGGGTGTCTATCCATAACCTTCTTGTTGGGGCCCAAAGCCTTAACCTCACCCCTAGTATTTCACATAGTCGTGTAGAAATATTCTTGTATTCACAAACATACATGGCAGCCGCATTAGGTGTTGTTTGCACCATAAGTATTGCAGGCTGGCTACTACGTATCCTCTTGAACAGTGGGTTAGCTAACCATGAAACCCATATGGCTAACATACACAGAATCAAAGGTATACCAGCACCTCACACGATATAATCAAGTACACCACAAGAACTATCAGAAAAGGAAAAGATGATCATGCCAAAACTTCTTGGGCTAGGCGGCAGGAAACGACACGGTAAAGACGAGTTCGCTAAAGGACTCGGCGATGATTGGGTTATTGTTGGTATGGCTGAACCACTATACGATCTTGTGCTCACCGATAACAACTATATTGGTGTTGATAATCAAGGTAACCTTATTCGAGTAGCAGACTTCCTTGCTCAGCACAATAATGATTGGGTAGAAGCCAAAAAGCATCCAGAGATTCGTAGAATATTGCAGGTTAAAGGCACTGAATCTGGTCGTAAAATGTTTGGTGAAAACGTTTGGGTAGATAAGATGCTTGATACCGTTAGAAAACATTTAGATTCTGGTAAAAATGTTGTTGTAACTGGTATCCGTTTCCCTAATGAGGCGCAAGCTATCCGTGATGCTGGTGGTACACTAGTCTGGGTTGAGCGCCCCAACTTTGAGGAAGATAAGGACACTAACTCTGGGCATGCTTCGGAGAACTCTGTCACCTACCAGGATTTTGATGTAGTGGTTGCTAATAATTCCACTCTGGATGCCCTCTATCAGAAGGCACACGATTTGTTTAACAATTAGGTATATTAAGATAATCATGCTATTCTGTATTCGCAAAATGCGACAGAATTTTTGGACGCTATAACCTATAGCAAGGATTTTTATAAGGAACAGAAAAGACAATGGATACCCCTCAAAACTATGTTATGCCTCATAACACGGAGGCAGAGAAAATGGTTTTGGGGGGTATGCTCATGTCCTCTGATGCTATTGCTGAGGTTGTTAATACTGGGTTGTCTCAGGAGGATTTTTATTCTCTTGCCCATGAACGTATTTTTGGTGCGATCCTTGACCTGTATGAGAAGAATTCGCCTACTGACACTATCACTGTTATTGAGGAGCTTCGCCGTAAGGGTGTCCTGCAGGAGGTTGGTGGGGATGCTTATGTTTTCCGGGTTATTGAGTATGATTCGAACTCTGGTTCGGTTTCCTATTATGCGAGGATCGTCAAAGATTATGCGATGAAACGTGCCCTGATCCGTGCTGGCGGTAAAATCACTGAGCTCGGGTATAAGGATGTTGAGGAGGTTGATTCCCTCTTTGGTGAAGCGCAGGGGGCGCTAGACTCCCTATTCGAGAACACCAGTGCAGGGCAAGACGACTACAAGCCCTTCATTGATGTCATGGGGGCAACCCTAGACGAAATCCAAGAAAACTCAAACCGCCCAGACGGAGTATACGGTGTACCAACAGGGTTCATCGATTTTGATGACATGACAGGTGGTTTACATCCTGGGCAAATGATTGTTATAGCAGCACGCCCAGGTGTTGGTAAATCAACAATGGCCATTGACGTTGCTAGAGCAGCAGCCTTACACAACAACAAATCAACCATGTTCTTCTCCCTAGAAATGGGTAGCACAGAAATCGGTATGCGCATCATCTCAGCAGAAGCCACACTCCCCATGAACAGACTCAAAAAAGGTGACCTAGACCAAACAGAATGGGAACGCACTATTGATGTCCAACAAAGACTCGGTAACTCACCACTATTCGTTGACGACTCACCCCAAAACACGCTGGTAGAAATCCGATCAAAATGCCGTAAACTCAAGAAACAGTACGGGTTAGACCTCATTGTTGTGGACTACCTACAGCTGATGACTACTGGGCGCAAAATAGAGAGCCGGCAACAGGAAGTATCTGAAATTTCTCGTAGCCTTAAACTTCTCGCTAAAGAACTTGAGATACCTATTATTGCTTTGTCCCAGTTGAACCGTGGATCGGAGCAACGCACCGATAAGCGCCCAATGATCTCTGATCTGCGTGAATCCGGTTCGATTGAGCAGGATGCGGACATTGTTATTCTTCTGCATCGTGAAGACATGTATGACCCTGAAACCCCTAGAGTTGGTGAAGCAGACATGATTATTGCTAAACATCGTGGCGGACCCACCTCAACTATCCCGTTAGCTTTCAGCGGTAAATATTCTAGATTCAATAACATGGCTGTAGGGTAAATAATAACTGCTTAATATTTACGTAATATTTGATACGGATAATGTCTTTTACATATGATTATTAGTGACAAACAAAAAATACGTATACCCACAAGAAATAGAAAACTTGTGAAGCAACTATCGTAAAGGACAACACCAAATGGCAACTACCCCATCAAACGTATCAAACCTACTAGATTTCGTAGATCAATACGTAGACGCACTACCCAAGGATACGTACACTAACGAAGAGATTGCGACTGCTCGACGTGTAGGTAAGAGCCTAGCAACCCGCCTAATGACTGACATGATCAACAAATATGGTAACGTTTCTGGTTATTCTGTAAGGAACCAGGGAACATTCGGTAGAGTCGATATTGATAAAACCTCCACAGTTAACCGAGATAACCTGGTTACGACTCTTAATGGCGTTTTCAATATGCACAGAGTAACTATTATTTCTGCAGTTACCTCTCTAATTAATACTTATCTGTCTACCTTACATAAGTTTGCTAATAATGAGAGTATCGATCAGGCAGCAGAATTAGGTGAACATCCGAAAGGTTGGAGCACGTGGCAGGGCGAAACAGCTGAATCGTATATTGATGATGTTCTTAACCCGAACACTCATACTGTTGCTCTTGCTCATCTAGGTTATGGTCGTTACCGCGCCCCTGATGGTCGTGTTGTGTGTCTGGTTGATGCTAAGGAAGCTGAAAAGATGCAGAAGCAGAAGCAGCAGGAAACCCTGTTTGACACTAATTCGGATTTCCAGGATGCGTTCAATAAGATCACTGAACCTGTTGACAATAAAGTTACTAATGAGGATGTTGCTCAGTATCTTTCAGAGGAACTTGGGCATCTATATGGTGCTGATACTGCTTTAGAGATGTGTAGGCAGATCGTGGACGGCCGAGCAACAGTAACGATCACCCACAGGTACGATGAGAAAACTGCTAAGGGTACTGCTCATTACGCTATCAGTGGTGAGGTTGAGCTCCCTTAAATCAAGGTTAAATATTTTATGAGATAGACCCAAGTATATTTCTTATACTTGGGTCTACCTCATTGGTTCTAAGGGCTAATTAACAAGCAAAATACGGTTCATAAAAATCCACAAGATCATTATCAAAACCAGCATCCACCATACTCTCCCACGACAACGGCGAATACCTTCTAGAAGAATAACGATTCACAACAGTATCCGAGAGTAGATCCTGCACAATGAACGGTGCGTCCATAGAGCCGTCACCCATAATGATACGTCCATTACTGACTAGACGTTGCTTCTTCTTATTGATAAACCACCAGCGCACAACAATCATATACGGGGTCTCACGCGAAGCTATAGTATGGGCAACATCCTCATACTCTGTAAGAAGCTGATTCATATGGTTATCAAACATAGTTGTGGTTGGTTCCTTATCACTGTACCCATGCAACTCATAGCTGGGTGTAGGATCAGCAGATAAATCTATAACACCTTTACCGCCAGAAAGTTTATAACCAACGTTACCGCCAATGAATTTTATAGCTTGGTAGAAACTATCATTGGGTAACATATTGGGTTTTGAATGACTAATGTTCACTCTAATATTAGGTATTTCTGTTTTCTTCTTATTTCCCATAGTTATATTAACTCGCTGTACTGTTGGATGAGCTTTGGTGACCTTGTGCCGTTTATAAGTACAATAGAGTTTCCTTCTTGGTTAAAAGCCATTGCGATCTTATCTACTGCATCTATCATTACTGTTCATCCTTTGCAGAATTAACGTAATCATTCTGCTGTTGCAAATCTTTAGCAAGCTCCTGAACCTCAGGTGCACCAAGAATAACAGAAAGCTCTGCTGATGCTTGGTGAAGAGCCTGTGATAAACCTAAAATAAGGTCTTCTCGATGCCTACTAATCAGGTCAGTAACATATTTCTTCGTTTCCTCAACAGTAGCCGAAATAATGTGCCCCGATGCCCCTAAACTAATATTCTCCTCAGGGCGCACCTGCACCATGATCCGCATATTATCAACATCAGATAAAGAGGTGATAACACCCTCAGGTTTACCTACAATAACCGCCTGCCCAGCAACATAGAAAGGTTTAACACGGTTCTTCTTGGAACCCATATGCTGCATCTCATCTGCTAACTGGTTATTGTTCTGCAGGTTAGTGCTCAAATCTTCACACTGTTGTTGTAACCAGCCACGGTAAGCAGACCCAAGTATCTCCCCTGGAAGATAGAACCCGTCTAAACGTTGGCACCTTCGCACTGCTTCTGCGAACATTTCTTTATACTGTGGTAGAACAAAAGTTTCTGACGAACCCAAAATTTGTGATCCTTCCTAATAATTAGGTAACAAATATTTCTATAATAATTTTACGGCATACTAGACAGAATGATCGTTTCATCACCACAATACACCCAAACTTTTTTATCTAATGGTCGTCGAACCCCCATTATTTTCGGGTGCCTCAACGTGAGTATCATTGATCTTTCTGCAGTATTGAATTTGATTTGATGTACTCGAAGCCCGATAGACCCAACCACTAGAGAAGGATCTATCGGGTTAGGTAAAGTGAGACGCAGATCAGAGGCGTTAGTTTTCACATATTTCTTTTTAGTACTGTTTTTGTCTTTACGGGTTTTACCAATAATTTTTACTAGGCTCTTAGATTTTCGTGGCTCTTCCGCTAGTTGCACATATTTTCTTGGTTCAAAGATTATTGTTCTATGATCGTCACTTATGAATGCTACTCTGCACCCGTGAAGTGTTGAGAACTGTAGTAGTGAAGCTGTGCAGTTTTGTTCTATCTTTGTTGTTATGTTGATACTGGTTCCCAAGTATGGTTGCCTTCCAGGGTGAAGTGGTTTCAGTTATATACAAGATGCTACCACTAATTACTAGGGGTGATTGCAAAACGTTAAACTTTGGTTTCTTTTATTCTTTTCGTTAGATACAATCAAAGCTATTACTCTCCTAATCTAGGAAGAACCTAGAAAAGAAGAATAATAGCTTTGATATAACGTAGGTAACTATCTACAAGTATACATAATCTAAAAACATTATCCAAACCATATTTTCAGACCAATCTCTTATACCACTTGATATATTAAACCTATCCCCAAAACATAGGTAGATATCATGTTTAATCTTCGTCCTCTAGGGTGTTAAGTACGTTAGTTATCCGTTTGGTAAACTGTTTATCGTTGTAAATGTTGAAGGATGCTAACGAGAACAGTTCTGTCTCCGTTTCGTTAATATGCTTATCTATAAGCTCACCTATTGTTCCTTTTGGCATGTTGTACACCCATGTGCTGTGTGCTTGGGGTAGGAGAAAATTATCATCTTTCAAAAACCCCATATATTTTCCGTACCAAATATTATCGTCGCACACAATATTGAAATCAAGATCATCGAAATAAGCGTGCGGTATTGTTGCCCTAATATGTGACGGTTGTATATATGAGTGACCGTAACAGTGGTATGGCTTATTTTTAGTATGGGATATGTTGTTCAAATCAAGTATCTGGTCGGCTAAATCAACTAGGTTAGGTTGGATTTGCCAGAAATATTTGCCGTCTTCTGCATGGTTGTAGGTTGCTCCCGTGTATATGATACTCACGGCATAATATGTTTTATATCCTTCATGAGTATTAACAATTATTGGTGTAATATACCTAGGCTTCACATTAATACCCCTAACCTGTTCCCCCTGTTCTTCAACATATCGGCTAATAATATGCTCAGGAACAAATATGGAGTTGTCTGACGTGTAGAAATATGATTCTTCTGACCGTAATTCAGGGAAGCAATCATGGGCAGTGTTGATTAGAACCTTATCGTGAGCAGATAGTACAGCGCCAACAAGCCGAACGGGTTTCTTGGCTTCTGCTTTTTCAAAACTGCCATTTTTGTGTTTAATGATTTTGCATTCTGCTACTTGCCATATGTCTAACCCAATAACAGGTTTCATATCCATATACACTTTAGGGTCTTTGATATTGGTAGCGTTAGCTAAAATGTTTTGCTGGTTGTCCTCAAAAATATAGGTACAGATCATAACTTTAACCCAGTGTCCTTCCAAATATGTGGTCTAAAACAGTAACAACTCTTTGTGTTAGTTCTTGGTTCATATGGAGATTGAATGTTGATATTGAGAAACTGTCGTTATCTCCGAGTTTCCGTAAAGCAGTTTCTTCTATGTTACGTACCATACCATTTGGCATAACATATATGAGCGGCATATACCAGCGTGGGAGTGGGCAACTCATTGAGTCGTTGAACCCTTTGTCTTCGCCTTCCCAGATCGCATCATCACATACGCTCTCAAACCCCTGATCATGGTATTTGTAGTCATTAGGGTTAGAGTCATACAGGTAGTTCGGGTCATAATATATGTGTGTATGATATAGGCTCATGAAAGGCTTATATCTCGTGTGAGTAACATGGTTAAGATCAAGAATTTTTTCTACTACTGGGGCGTATAGATGTTGTCTCCTATACTTATATGCTTCATCTACATCTTTTGAATACAGTGAGGCGAGGTTAATAACACTAACCATATAGTATCCCGATTCTTCACCCTCAGCACCACTGTATTTACCATCCGCCACTAGGAGAGGTTTCAAATATTCTGGTTTAACATCGAAGCTGCTAGGGAACCCACCAGATTCTTCTTCATACTGCTGAATAACTCTTGAATTAACAAAAATAGAATTATTAACAGGAGCGGATACCGAATCTGTGAAACGAGTACGCACCAACTGCTCATATATACCATCCGTCAAAGTTGTTGAATGAGTTGACACAACCATACCCACAAGTTTAGCTGCCCCTACCGTCCCAGTAGCTTGCAACCCGCGTTTGGTGTCTTGCATTTCACGAACATACCATAGAGACTTTTGGGTATCATGCGGTTCAAAACGCAGACATATTTTTGGTTTTCCTGCATCCAAATAGTTGGCTAACGTGTTCAGCTTTGTGTCCCTGAAAATATAGGTGCAGATCATGTGTTTAGTGTTCCTTGTCTTTTAGTTTCCCCATGTGAAGTTTTTGATGGTTGTCGCTGGTTTTGGTGTTGAAACCCATCCTATATCTTTGAGTGGGTATTTGAAGTTATTCCCGAGTGTGTCTGGGATGAAGATTAGGGCTTCTTGGTTTTGCAGGAAGGTGAGCGCTTCATCCTGTGTCAACCATTTCGTGCCGTGCCTCATGGATAAATATTTGGTGGTGAAATGGCATACGTTTTTGATGAACACTGTTTCTGTTTTTACTGGTTTCATCTCGCTTGGTAGGGTTGCTTGTTCACCAGTATATTCTGATTGGATGGTTACGACACCTGTATCATTGTTTCTGCGGAAATTGATAGTGTATTCTTCATAGTCGTTTCTGGGATCGAGCATGTTCAGCACCCAGTTGTTGGGATCATGTATTTCTATTAGCTTTTCGCCCACAGTTTTACTCCTTCTGCCCTAAATGATGGTTTGTGATCTTATATTTTTTAGAACACACCCTACCACTCGGTTCTTATGCCGTTTGGGTTTGACTCACTCCATACCAACCCAATATCATGAGGTAATAAAAACAGTGAAAACTAGGAACAAGTCTATGTTTCATAGATGGAGTAATTCAGAAAGGAATCTTGTAGCAATGAATCTCCTAGAAAATATGAACCTCACCGGACAGGAACTAGCTGAATGGCTCCAAGAGAACCTTGTCGGAGAGTACATTACCCGCATGTACTCGCACAGCATCGAAACAAGAAGCGGATACGAGATCATTATTAGTGAAAATGAGGGGTGTGGAGCCTGCCTTAACGGCTGGTCTGAATGGGCAGTGAAACGCACTGGTGAAAATCTGGGGGTCGTTACATCTGTTAAATACAAGGAGGCACCCGACTATGACACATCCGAACAGTTCAGTATTTTCATCTACCTAAAATCCCGCCCAAAGATTGAGGTGTCTGGTAATGATGGCGCTGGTAACGGGTTCTATGGGTGGGGTTTCCACCTGAACGTCGAAGCAATCGAAAAAATGTAAGGAACCATTTAAATACTTATCCCCTCTAATGTTTATTCACTAGAGGGGATTCTTTATTGCTTGCGCCCGGGGTTACATCATGAAGACGGAGAACTCGCCATCAATTTTATCAGAAACTATTTCTACGCCGCTCATATTAGGGTTTCCGCCACTAACATCAAACTTGTCAACTATCCAGCGCCACAACATCAGCTGAACCTCCTTATTTAGTGAAGTATATGAGGCACATTATACAGCGTCAAGGTTCCCCAGCATACAGCCGAGAGCGAACTCTGCCTGCTGAGGCACAACACCATTACCAAGGATCATGAGCTGCCTACCGTAGGATAAACCAATCTCTAGGGAAGTTACCCACCCTTCCGGTAAACCCATGAGCCATTCACTGAACATGGGGTTGAGTTTCGGTTTACCGTTGTCTCCTATGATAGTCCATGTTGGGGATTTTCTGCCAAGTATTTTCTCCCACCTATACACAGCAGGAAGGTAAAGGTCAGCATTGAAGTGTACTTCTTCACGTAGATTACCTGTTGATGCTCTTAAAGACCCGCCTTCTACCCCACGTCGTAACGCTTTTTCTCTTTTCACGCCTTCACGGTAGCTTAGATAGTCTAAAGTGTTTGGGGTTGGCATGAGGTGGGTAATATCTTCTTGCAGGTTACCCATTTGTGTTCGGTTACGTTGTTTTAGACGAGCATGATGTTTTTCTAACAAGCATGCACCTTTATTATCATGTGCGGTCGGGGTTGCTAGTAGATGGTTTACTTTCTCATATGTTTTAGAGTTGTATTGGTTCTCTGTAATGAGTTGAGAAACATTATACAAGTCTCTCCTATGTGCTAACACAAAAACCCGTTCTCTACGGTGTGCAGCACCTACTTCGGAGGCAGAAACAACACGCCATTGAGCATCATACCCGAGCTCGGAAAGGTCCCCAAGAACACGTCCAAGTGCTCGCAGAAAAGGTTCTCTTGCCCGTCCAGTATCTCCCACACATCCCGAACAGGATTCCAGATTAGTGTCGGCTTTTGCACTTAGTGCTCCTCTCACATTCTCCCAAACCACGAAACTTGGTTTGATGATAGATATTGCGTCACGCATCGCAACCCAAAGGTTTGATCGTGTGCCCTCAGACATGCCAGCACGCCCACCAGCAACCGAAACGTCTTGGCAGGGGCTACCACCCGCAATAATATCTACAGGCTCTACAGAACCCCAATCAACAGCTGTTACGTCCCCGAGGTTCGGTACGTCTGGGAACCTGTGTTCAAGTACCTCAGAAGCGTACTTATCAACCTCACACAGCCAAGCCGTTTTCGCACCAAAAACACTGGATACGGCGAGCGCAAGCCCACCATACCCAGCGAACATTTCACCCGCTTTAAGGGTGCGCATGCTACTCATAATAGTATTATTATCCTGTCTTTATTGGAAGAAACCATATCTCATGGGTTGTCTTATTATTTGCAAAATAATCTTACCTTACAAGCGAGACAACATCATTCATATCTGCCTAATATTTAAGAATATGACAGGATATTAGAATCTTTAGGGCTCCAATCCTTACCCGCGCTAAGGGCAACACACTCTTCCCTCATAACCTCCAACAGGTCATTCACATAATACAAAGCATGCTCCCCAGCAAGTCTCGTAACCCAAGTATCCCAGACAGACTGCAACTCAACATCTTCGTCATCCAACAGACCTTCTAGCTGTTCAATAGTTTCAACTATTTTCTTGTATTTCTTGGGGTCAGTCATTTTTCTGTCCTTTCCTGAACATAAAAGGGGAGCCTTAAACACATATTGTATCTAAGACTCCTATATAGTATTTGTGGAGACGAGGGGACTTGAACCCCTAACCTTCTGTGTGCAAAACAGATGCGCTACCAATTGCGCCACGCCCCCGTGTTTGCTATCTACTATATCCTACATATTATTGGGTACGCAAATCTCTAGATGTAAACAGGTGAGATAGCGATACTGAAAATATATTCTTTGAACTTCCTCTCCATAACGTTATGTTCTCCTGATACGATCTTTCCTTCACTGATGCCTTGAGTAATATCTTCGGGCTCAATATGTATCTTGTATGTTTGTTTTTTGTTGTTGTAAAAGACTGCTGCACCATTTAGGTATTTTTCCACATACTCTTGTAAAGAGTCATACTCCATGAATTTTAAGTAGTTATATTGCCGCTTTTCTTCTGGCAGGTTCAGTTGTTCTGCCTGAAAAATTGCTACCTGGTACGGGTACTTGTAGTACACGTCAGTGTTGAAGAGTATTGTGTGATACATGCGCCCATAACGTTTATAAGGCAACACAATATCAACACACCACAGACGTTCTTCACCATCGTCATCAAATACAGTTCTAACGGCAGCTAGTGTACCTTGCCTGCTTGTGTCATGTATGGTTTCTGGACTGCATTTCATTCTGGGTTTGAGTAAACCTCTAATATCTAAGTAGAGTCGTTGAATCCTGGGGATTATATTTAGCTTGTTCAATAATGTGCTTGTTTTGTTCATGCGGTTCTCCTTCCTCCCTGTTGGCTATTATCTATAGCTCTAGTTTACAACATTGCTTTAGTATTGTTAATAATAGTAGTTTGGTATACAGGCTCAAAATGTGTGATCTGAGGTTTCTCGCTGCGCAGCGTGGCACTAGCTCTATTATTCATTGAACGGCAAGTAGAACCTAGGCATCTTAAACATGCCATAATAGAGTTCCCTCATGAAAGACTGTGGAAGGAAAACAAAACTGATGGGATTCGATCATCAACGACTAACACTAGGTAGGCACCTGCTAGGTGTTAGACGTGACGAACTTGCTGCACGATGCTTCGTATCACCAAGAGAAGTGATGCTCTGGGAAAACGGGTATTCAACACCCAATAGTAGCAATATAGAGAATATTGTAGATACCTTAAGACTACCCCATATTTTCTTTGAAAAACCAGAACAAGATAGAAACTATTCGTACCCTACAGAACCATTATTTATAGATGAAGGCGGTCAATCAGGTTGGCATGATGCTGACATGTCAGCCACCGCATATATGAAACTGGTACATGAAACAGCATATGTTCTAAACGAGTATGCGCCTCTTCCTGAGGTGAATCTACTATGTTTGCCCGCAGACCCAACCACATACCGTAGCCCTATACCAGAGTTAGCTGCTGAACAGGTAAGAGCACATTGGGGGTTAGCAGGTGAACCGATAACTAATCTAGTTCAGCATATTGAATCAGATGGTGTGATCCTATCCTATGCGCCAAAAAACATTATTACTGAAACATACTCACTGCAGGGCTCACAACCCACTATAATCATCAACCCGCAAACCCGAGACTACTATAAGCTACGTCTGAAAATAGCACAGCAACTTGGGCACCTTATCATGCATTTCGATGGGGAACCTAGGAACAATATTGCTGTACGTGACGCTAAAAGGTTCGCTGCCGCTCTTTTAACACCAGAGCATGCGTATGATACTTTACCAAGAAGACGAAACAATGAGACTATGATGGTTTTGAAAGATTTTAAAGAGCAGTGGGGTGTGCCAATCAGGTTCATTGTGGAACAGTTAAGAGCATATAAAATATGGGGTGACCACGCCTGTAACGACACTTTGAATGAGATGAAATATTTGAAATGGTGGGTCAGCGAACCAGGAGAAAGAACAGTAGAGCTTGAAGAATTGTCTACACTCCCTAAACGGGCAGAAAAAATATTCACCACCCACTCAGTAGGCACCATTATTGATAAATGCAGGCTACCCGGCTGGCTTTTCAGAACCATCATAGCCCCGTTACCGTTGCAATATTAGCGTAATATATTTGGCGATATTTATCTTATAGATTATTATCTATAAGTAGTAGAACCCCTCACGGAAGGAACCCCTCATGGATGATGAAGGCGAATACAGTGCGCCCAAAAACACGCCTCTGATCGTGTATTTTTCATCAGTTTCAGGTAACACAAGACGGTTCGTTGAGAAACTTAATATGAGAAATAAACCGTTGCCTCTAAAAACGGGTGAAGACACGATCATTGTTCATGAACCCTATGTTCTATGTGTACCAACATATGGGAATCCCAGAAAAGAAGGTGGGCATGTTCCACCCCAGGTAGTGAAGTTCCTCAATGTTGAAACCAATAGGAAACACCTGCTTGGTGTTATTGGGGCAGGAAACACGAATTTTAGTGATAAATTCTGTATTGCAGCAGATATTATCGCCCAAAAATGTGAGGTTCCTGTGCTCTACAAATTTGAGCTTATGGGAACCCCAGAAGATGTAGTAAAAGTAAACCAAGGAATGGAAGAATTTTGGAAACAACACGACCATCAGCACTAGACACTTTCAATACTGACACGAAGGATAACACCCCCGAGAAGTATCGGGATTTGAGCTACCATGAGCTGAATGCTCTACTAAACCTTTATGATGATGAAGGAAAAATCCAGTTTGATGCGGATAGGGAAGCAGCACGCCAATATTTTCTACAGCATGTCAATAAGAACACTGTTTTCTTCCACAATCTAAAGGAAAAAATTGAGTATCTTATCGAAAACGAATACTACGAGCCTGAGCTATTTGATAAGTACAGTTACGATTTTGTGAAATCTCTTTTCAAGCGAGCATATGCAGCCAAGTTCCGGTTCCCAACCTTCCTAGGCGCATTCAAATTCTATACATCTTATGCAATGAAAACATTTGATGGTAAGCGTTTCCTGGAAAGATACGAAGACCGAGTATGTATGACCGCTCTACTCCTTGCTGATGGTGATAACGAGCTTGCTGAACGTATTGTGGATGAGATCATTTCTGGGCGTTTCCAACCAGCAACACCTACTATCCTGAATGCTGGTAAGAAGCAGCGTGGGGAACTTGTCTCATGTTTCCTGCTTTCGGTTGAAGATAATATGGAATCCATTGGGCGCGCCCTCCAAAACTCGCTACAGCTCTCTAAACGAGGCGGAGGCGTCGCATTATGCCTAACCAACCTACGTGAATCTGGCGCACCTATCAAGAAGGTTCAGAACCAATCGTCTGGTGTAGTTCCTGTAATGAAAATGCTTGAAGACACTTTCTCATACGCAAACCAGCTTGGTTCACGCCAGGGTGCGGGCGCAGTGTACTTGCATGCGCACCACCCCGACATTTACGCTTTCCTTGATACTAAGCGTGAGAACGCCGACGAGAAGGTGCGTATTAAGACTCTCTCGTTGGGTGTTGTGATTCCTGATATTACGTTCGAGTTAGCTAAACGTAAAGAGGATATGTATCTGTTCTCTCCCTATGATGTGGAGAAAGTTTATGGGGTACCTTTCGCGTATGTGAATGTCTCAGAGAAATACTATGAGATGGTTGATGACGCACGCATCCGTAAAACCAAGATCAATGCACGCGAGTTCTTCCAGACCCTAGCTGAGATTCAGTTCGAGTCCGGTTACCCGTACATCGTGTTTGAGGATACCGTGAACCATGCTAACCCAATTGACGGTAAGGTCATCATGAGTAACCTCTGCCTGACTGGGGATACTAGGCTTCTCACTACGAACGGTTATAAGCGTTTCGATGACCTGTACAACACGCAAGAGGATTTTCAGGTTGTCTCCGATAACCGTTCCGTCCGTGAGGACTTCACTAAGCAGTCCGTATCCATCAAGGAGTCCACCCGCGCATTCCTCACCCAGAAGGACGCGGAAACCTTCAAAATCTCCACCAAAGAAGGGTGGGAACTCAAAGGCACCGCATGGCACAAATTCCCTGTAGAAGTAGACGGCAAAATCATTGTGAAGAGGCTCGCCGAGCTTGAACTTGGGGATCATCTGCTTGTTCAACCAGCAGAAGGCGTGTTTGGTAGTGTACATAATCCTGAACTTGCTTACCTTGCGGGTGTTATCGCTTCTGATGGTTCTTTCTCCCATGTTATGAACGAGAATACAGGGGTTGAGAATACCGCCGCTAAGGTTTATCTGTATGGGGACAAGGCGGAAGCGAAAGATGCTGTACGGGAAGCTGTGCATAATGTTCTGCAGGGGCGTGAGGATCTTCTAACTAAGCATAACGCTACGTTGACCCCCGAGTTCGTTCAACAATGCGATAATGACAGGTTGTCAATGTCTAGTGAACCACTAGCTAAAGTTTTGGAAGAACACGGTTTTAACCGTCATACCAAGCACCAAGTACCCGAGTTCGTTTGGCAAGGCGATAAAGATACTGTTCTTGCTTATTTGAGTGGACTGTTCCAGATGGACGCTTGTGTCACAGGTTCTCTAAATGCTAAGAACATTAGTATTGAGCTTGGTTCTACAAGTAAAAGAATGCTTCAAGAAGTCCAAATTCTTCTGGGGAACTTAGGGGTATACTCCCGTATCTATGTGAACCGTAAAGAAGATGGTACAGCTATGCTCCCTGACGGTAAAGGCGGATACGCAGAGTACAACCAGAAAGCTAATTGGACTCTACGAGTAAGCAGTGGGCAAGATCGTAGTAGACTTTACGAGCAGTTGACTTGGCTATCACGCCATAAGAAGAAATGGGATGAGCTAACCAGTAACATTGTTTCGCAGAATAACCGCCAAGGATTCCACAGGTTCCGTGCCACTATCACTAGTATCGAGTTTCATGCTATTGAGGATGTTTATGATGTGACTGTGGATGATGGGCACAGCATCATCGTTGATGGTGTTTCAACAAGGAACTGCAGTGAGATTCTTGAGGTGACAGAACCTTCTACCTTCAAATCAAAAGGTGGCGAATATGATGAGGTTGGTAAGGATATTTCTTGTAACCTTGCATCCTTGAATATTGCTGCGACGATGGATGGTAGCAGCATTGGGGGCACGGTTGAGGCTGCTATTCGTGCCCTCACCTCCGTGTCTGACCTGTCTAACATTGAATCCGTACCACCAGTGGAACGCGGTAACAATATGAGCCACGCAGTCGGGTTGGGACAGATGAACCTGCATGGGTATTTGGCGCGTGAACATATTTTCTATGGTTCCGAAGAGGCACTAGATTTCACGAACATGTACTTCTACACTGTAACCTACCATGCAGTACGAACTTCAATGCTGATCGCTAAGGAACGTGGCGTAACCTTTGATGGATTTGAACGCTCTAAGTATGCGACAGGTGAATACTTCAAAAAGTATATTGAAAAGGAGTGGGCACCCCAGACGGAACGTGTGCGGGAGCTTTTCGCTAACCATCATATCCCCACCCAAGAGGATTGGGCACAATTAGCAGAAGACGTAGCCAAGTACGGCATGTACAACCAGAACCTACAGGCTGTACCACCAACCGGTTCCATCTCCTACATTAACGGTTCAACATCCTCAATCCACCCGATTGCTTCTAAGATTGAGATTCGTAAGGAAGGCAAACTGGGGCGGGTCTACTACCCAGCACCGTTCATGACGAACAATAACCTAGAATACTACCAGGATGCTTACGAGATCGGGTACGAGAAGATTATCGACACCTATGCTGTGGCCACACAGCACGTAGACCAGGGGCTATCCCTAACCTTGTTCTTCCCTGACACGGCAACAACCCGTGATATTAACAAAGCCCAAATATACGCATGGAAGAACGGTATCAAAACCCTCTACTATATTCGTCTACGGCAACAGGCGTTAGAGGGTACACAGGTTGAAGGGTGTGTATCCTGCATGTTGTAAGATGAATACTCTTATCTAGAACATTTTTGAGGTGGAGTCTCATAGAATAAATGGTGAGACTCCACCTTAATTTGTATCTTAAGAACATTAAGCGGGAGTATTCTTATTACAAGACGTATCTGGGTGTAACAACCAGATAAAATGATGAGAGGATAAAACGCATGGCAGACGTAACAACTTGGGAACTATACCCAGTAGAAACAAATATCCAAATAACATACCAAAGCAAAAAAGCTAGCAAATTTCACAGATGTGAGCTTATTTCAGCATCAAAATATATGGATCTGACAGTTCACAAACCCATACAGAATAGAAAGAACAGCTGGTTCGTATCTATAGCAACTGATGTAGAGAATATAGATAAAGCAGTTATGACTATCCACAATTCGGAAGCTAACTCAAGACTCAAAAAATCGGGTAGAGTCCCTGGTACTTTAACTGTGAACCCATACAGCATTATGCTCAGCAGCATAAAAGATAGTGAAGATGGGAAAGTGTCTTTCGATTTCAAGGCGGAAATTATATAAAGAAATCTAAACTATTGGTACATAAAAAACTGGGGTTACTGAACAATACAGTACAGTAACCCCAGTTTTTCTATTAGCTATTCCTTGCACGTATCACGTTGAGGAACGTATGAAACCTCACCAATAGAGTCGTCTGGAACATAGTAGCCACCGAACAGTGCCACGATCCTTCTCATCATCCTTTGGGACTCTTCACGGGCACCGAAGCTGAGACGTACCGCATGGGTTGTGTGTGCGGGAACATCTTCTGGGTAGTTCATGATGGAATGATGCAGCTCTTCCAAATGCGTGTTGTTGGAGTAAATATAGGTTAACAGGAAATCGTCACCACTAGCTGAGGTGAGAGAAATCCATGTGTGCTTGTACCATCTTACTGGACTATCATCAAGCATTAGGTGTTTATTGTCTAGAGGTCCTTCTTCCATAGTAGTGCTTTTATCTATTTTTAGCTTAGAGGGCTTAATATACTTCTCAATCTTCCATGCCAACTCTTCTGGGGTAATCCCGTTCCTGATATATCCTACTGTTTCTACACCCATTTTTCGCTCCTTGCTTGTGGGTTTATGCTGTTTTACTATTGTTCCTAATCCCCCCCCGTATCAAGTGGTGTTTTGAGTTATGGGGTTTATTGAAGTCATTACCTTGAGTAAACATCAGAATCTTACTTAGGCATTTCTTAACATACCACGAAATATGAATTTTATATGGGTTATAAGGTACACTAATCCTAGTATTTTTTGCTTTACCAAACTATTCAGACAGGAAAAAATAGTAAAACTATGACTAATAATGACAAGGCTGTGCAGGCTATCAATTGGAACCGTATTGAGGACGATAAGGATCTTGAGGTTTGGGATCGTTTAACCAGTAATTTCTGGTTACCTGAGAAGGTTCCGTTGAGTAATGATGTTCCTTCGTGGAAGACTCTCACCCCAGAGGAGCAGGAACTCACTATGCGGGTTTTTACGGGGCTAACACTACTTGACACTATCCAGGGCACGGTTGGGGCTATTTCTTTGCTCCCTGACGCTGTTACAGCCCACGAGGAAGCTGTTTACACCAACATTGCTTTCATGGAATCAGTGCACGCAAAATCATATTCCTCAATTTTCTCAACACTAAGCTCAACCAAAGAAATTGATGATGCCTTCCGTTGGGCATCAGAGAACGAGCACCTGCAAAAGAAAGCACATATTGTTATAAAGTACTACACGGGGGATGACCCTCTCAAAAAGAAGATCGCATCCACACTATTGGAATCCTTCTTATTCTACTCAGGGTTCTATCTGCCCATGTACTGGTCGGCGCACGCTAAACTGACGAATACTGCCGATCTGATTCGTTTGATTATTCGTGACGAGGCTGTTCATGGATACTATATTGGCTATAAATTCCAGCGTGGTTTAGAGAAAGAAACCGAGGAACGTAAGGCAGAGCTTAAAGAATACACGTTCAACCTACTATACGAACTGTATGAGAATGAGGTAGCCTACACGCACTCACTCTACGATGGTGTGGGTTGGAGCGAAGACGTTAAGAAGTTCCTGCATTACAACGCGAATAAGGCACTCATGAACCTGGGGTACGAATCCATGTTTCCTGCTAATGTTACTGATGTTTCGCCAGCTATTTTATCTGCTCTTTCACCGAGCGCTAACGAGAATCACGACTTCTTCTCAGGATCCGGTTCATCTTATGTTATTGGTAAAGCCGTGAACACTGAGGATGAGGACTGGGACTTCTAATATCCTGAACATCTAATAAAATAACCCGTATGAACCATATTCTCACTCGAACTATGGTTGTGTACGGGTTATTTCATACCCAAAAAACTTTATCAAAACTTTATTTTAATTCTGGGCGTGTCACCTACACCCAAGGTTGAAACTCTAGTAGCGTGGGAAACGCAAGATATAGTCAAGCAAAAGGAGAAAAACTTATGCTCAAGTCTGTACTGCCCACCACCCGCCGCAACACCCTGATCGGGGCTGGTGCCGTCACCCTCACTTTGGGGGCATCCCTCCTCTCAGCACCCACTGCTAACGCCTACGTGGATGCTTTCGTACCCGTAATCCCACCAACAGTCAGTGCTGGTGCAGGGGGCGAAGAAATACACGAAACTAATACTGTGCCTCTCACCAACGAACACATCTCAGACTGGGTGCACTATGAGGTCACAGGTGAACAAGAAATTACATTCAGTGTCCCTATTAATGGTGGATCATGTAATGATGCGCGAGCCGAAGTTTCAGAGCAAGGCGGTGCGCTACATGTAGCAACCATTGAAGGAACCAACCCGAACTCAACTAGCACCTGTGATGGTGAAATGCGTGTCGTAAAGATCCGGGTACACACTAACGCACTCGCATCAACATTGGATGTGCGGCATATGCCATCTGGACAAGTGCAGCTTCATCCATAATTTGTGATACTTGAAGGGTGGGGTCCACAATAATTAAAATATTGTAGATCCCACCCTTCAGGCAATATATGTAGATAACAGATAGGACTAATTCTTCTATACCTAAAATCTAGGGCAAAAACTCTGTGTATTGCCTCATCTTATTACTATCATTAAAATGAACACTATCCCATATATGTCCTCGTAAAGCTACTATTATAGTAGGCACTTTACTCTCACCAATATCCCCAATCGCCCTTAACATATTACGCACCGCACATAAAACACCAACAATCATGCATTTAGAAGTCTCATCGCCCGCCCACTGAATATCAGTCCGGTCAACCAACACAGAAAGATCATGTTTCTTAGCAAGTTCAACAGCTAAATCCTGCACACCGTACACAGTAACCCAGAAATCATTTGAAATATGAGGTAAAAGTTTCATATCCACTGAACTGCGGTCTATATATCCAGGCAGACTCACATGTGGGTTATTCGTAACCCAAGCTATCATCTCACAGAAAGCACCACCCTTATCACTGTTTACTAAGATATACAAAAAAGTTTTTAAAGATTCTTCTTCATCTTGAGCGAGACCATCATTTTTTCGAGCTATTCCTATTATGAACAAGCTTATGAGCAGATTCCAGGCATTCTCGTACATGTAAACATCTAAATGCTCGGTTTCCTTCATGCTTCGAATTATGTTGTAAATATGTTCATCTAATTCAAGATATGTGGTGTGAATATTTTGTTCAGGTAAATGTTTTTCTAAATATTTAAGTATTGTTGTTTTACCGGATCCTTCATCGCCCATGAGAATATGTTTTCCTTCATAAATATGTTCAATAACTTTTGTTTCAAGGAAATGTTCTATTAACATTTTCTGGGTTTTAGGGGCGTCCACTTTTTTGTGTTTGCTTATGCTACATGCAACACTCACAGGGAACCCTCCATCTAAAGGTTGCCTATAAACGTTTTCAGTGAAGTAGCGTTGAAGACGTCTAGGTGTTAGCGGGTTAGGTGTCGTATGAAGTTTAACATTATCGCCTGAATCTGCTTCATAAACTGTTTTTAGGTTAGGGTCATTCATAGGAATTAGCTTACCTGTAGAATAATCTCTCTGGTCTCCCCACCACATATGCAAACCTAACACAGGTTCTCTAGTCACAGGATCGAGATAGTCTGTTTCTTCACATTCCCAAGTATATGGTGGTGTACCTAGAGAGTCGAATTCTGTAGACATTTCTTCTAAGCTCATTGGTTCAGATGTCCACACATACCACCCGTGTTTGTCTTGTTTAGAATCAGGGAAACATTCTTTAGATGTTTTGAAGGTTACAGTATATTGTTCGCTCATTCTTGCTTCTCCTTCTCAATAGAACTATTATTGGTATTTTGAAGAAAATAATCTTATCATCTCTGAATAACAGGATCGGGAACATCATGAAAAACCTTATGATCACCATCCAAAAATTTGAAATGGTCAGAAGGATATACCACAACAAAAACAGAGCCAAGAATATCTTCTCGTGGAATAAAAGTTTTGCCGTCTGCAATATGAAAACGAGAATCAGCAGAATTATTGCGGTGATCCCCCATCATAAAGTACTTACCATCAGGAACAGTCACCTTAAAAGGAATACGAGATGGTTTTGAATCTGCACTCACATAAGGTTCACTAATTTCAACACCATTAACTCGGATTTTTCCTTCACCGTCACTTTCAACAGTATCACCAGGTAATCCAATTACTCTTTTAACCATGTAGTTAACTGATGTGTCAGGAAGGATATTCAAGAAAACTAGCCCGTCATTTATAGGGTTTATTTGATGTTCCTTTTTTGGCATCCATCCTTGCGAATCTTTAAATACTACGACATCACCACGTTTGATCCCTTGAATATAAGTTCCTGCTACATTAACCAAAACCTTATCGTTGACTTGGAGAGTACCTTCCATAGAGCCTGATGGTATATGGAACCACCCTTTTATAATAAACATCTTAACTAGACAAGAAATTATAAGAATAAAACATATAGTACGAACGGAATCAACAACAGCATTCTTAAACCATTCTCTGGTTCTACCTTGTGCACGAGCTTCTGCCCAAGTCAGAGGATGCCCATCCTTATTTTTTATATTAAATTTAGAGATTATTTTCGTCATTCCCATATAACATACCTGTTACTACCAAAGAATAAACCTAAGGTTATATTTTTCCTCAAGAAGTTTCCTACGTGCCCCATCCCCAATACCGCCGAGTAGATATTTATCAACAATATCTGTTTCTTCACCATTCTGGGGTGGTTCGCTTTTGAACGTGAACTTGCCTGTGCTAGCACTAATGTGAGCTTTATATGCTATATCGTTCAGGCTACCCCAACCTTCACGCTCAACAGCATTACGCAGTATCTCCTCAGGCTCATACCTGTATTTGCCTTTATACCTGATCTGCCATGTGATCCTGCCTGTTGTTTTGGCAACATATTTTTTGCTGAACCTAACAACATGAGGTTTCTGAGAATCAGCAATATAGTTACCAATATTTAATGTGATCAAAACTGTGTCAGCTCCTCAAAACTGATCAAAACTTCACCTAGTTCTCCTGGGTTACCAGTAAATATACTGAACCCCCAAATATCTATAGGTAGCTCATAGTTCTCTAGAACCCATTGAGCGATCAGAGGATCAGGATGTTTATTGGGATCAAATTCAATGACAGGAACATATTTAACGCCGTCCTTAAATTCAACATAAACCATAGTTCCATCAAGATTGTAGAAGCAAGTAGTCACATATTTTCGTTGTGTTTTCTTTGTAACATTGAAATAATTAGCTTCCTCTCTTATTTCTTTCTCAACCCAGTCACAGTACTCAGCAAAATCATTTGTGCTCATCCCGTCAGGGCGGACTAGAGTGCCTGAGATAGAAAAATTACAGAGTTTGAAACCACTTGACATAATATTTCTCTTCTTACTTGTTTTTATACCAGCTGGAACCTGACAGGCTAAGCATCTTATATTTTTCCATCCAAGAATTCATGACCTCAGTCCATTCTTCTGTGTCACTCTTATTGGGGAGAATAGTGAAAGACGCAGCATGTAGTACAGGTTTTTCATCGTTCACAGCCTTGTAACCAAGATATTCGATTGCGCCACATGGCATCTGGAAGAACCAAGGCAGATCATTGACAGGTAAGAATCCGTGCATGTTATCCATAAACTCGTGTTCTTGTCCGCAGTATAGGAAGTTGTTGCACACTATCTCAGTATTGGTTAATCCTTCTTCGTATTGGAACTCTTTATAATAGGGTCCATATCCCATCCCTGTATTTGAGAACATGTGGTGGTTGGGTGACGGCTCCATGACAACACTCTGATTCTCGTGAATGAACGGTTTCCATCGGCTCTGAGAGAGGTCATACGATTCTAAGGTACGTTCTGCAATATCGCTGTGGATAGTGTCACCATCCTGTCGGTCATTACCTTCTATATCGCATGAAACAACGTAACCTACTGTCACCATAACGTACCTGCTGGGGATCATAGTGTTAGTTAGGGTGAACTTATATTGACTGTCTTCTCGCAAATATAAGGGACGAATATGTGTTGTTCTGCAGGTGAAAGACGAACTATTTGATAAGAAGCTTATACTATTTACACATTTTCCTGGTAAAAATACCACATTATCTGAAATCGAGTATGGTGACTCAGCTGTGTTCGAGAAATCGAGTCCACCCATTTGCTCTATAGCAGCCGTATCGTTTTCGTGGGGGAAAGATGGGTGATTAACTAGCTCTAGAGCATCTACTAGCCAATGATCCCCAAAAAGTACAGCACCAACTAGTTTAGCTGTCATATAACCGTCTTCAAGGTCACCATTCTTTTTATTATAGAACTGAGTCTCCCAAACACCAGCACCCATGCTACCTGTAGTGAAATCAGCATAATCGTATGCTTCTTTTATGTCGTTTAAACCGATCTGTGGTGGGGTGTTTAATCTAAAAATGTAGGTGCAGAGCATATTTCCGTCTTCCTGTGTAGATCTGATTGTATTTGTCTTCTTTTACCATATAGGCTCCCTTCCCATAATCTTGTTAACCAAAATTATGATGAGAAAGGAACCCGCATGTTTGTGTTTTTATTCAGTCATGATTGTATAGTTTGAAACTGATAGCATACCCAAGCCAAGCGGCGTATTCCATGATCTTTTCAGTACTCAAGGAATGTGGGTTGTCTTTGTGCCAGTTTTCAAACCTGAACAGGTCCGTTGAAGATACATCAAGTTTATCGGACATATTATTCAGAGAATAATCATCGTCACCCGCAAGATATTTATTGACTCGCGTGTTACGAAGATCCCTAGCTAAATAATGGTAGTCTTCACAGGATTCACGCCATAAACTACTGTTATCTGAATGTTGGATTTGGTTCTCAAGAATCGTAACCATATCAAACTCAGAATCATCATCATCATGCTTTTTGTCTAGTTCAGGCGAACCAACATAAGCATCATAAATCTTCTGCAACTTATCAGGGTCATCACCAAACGGGATAGCAGCACGTATAGACATAAGACGCACCGCAAGATCATCACCCGCAGAAGTATCTAAAGCACGTCTCAAGCCACGAATAAACAACTCGTCACGAGATATATCAGACAACCCAACCCAAACTGGATCATTAGGATCGAGGATAGGTTTATTCATTAGTCAGAGCCTTTCACTGGGTGGGTGGGAGAAATATTGGAATAAGGGTATGAGACTATCCCATCTAGAAAACAGGAAGCATAAGATGCAGCCCTTCATATCTAAAAGTTTCATGATGCATGTATACACTAGTATCAACAATCTTTGGCAGATAAACTACTGTCCAAGGTTCCGCATACTCCTCAAAATTCTCCCCAATATAGGTGAATACTTGAGGCACATCAAATACCTCATTAGAGAACTCGTCACTTACTCTTTCTTCCTCATAGCGGCACAGAACTTTTTCACAACCATCAGGTGTTACCCCTAAAACTTCTGTCCTAAGAGCAGGATGTTTAAAAGGCTCACAATAATTATGTATACGCACTTGGGCTACAGAACCAGCGGGTGCATATTTTACTGCCCATTCAAGTGGGCTTTTGATAGCCTGCCATGTTTCCCAAGGTAGTTTGATAGGGTAAAGACCTTTCTTTTGAAGATCCTTCTCATATTGATGTAATTCTCTATATGCCTTATCTGGATTCATTTTTTATTATTCTCTTCCTTGTGGATAGTGTTCGGGTCAATATGCTCAATAATAGCGCCCTTGGGCAGATGCACACTGATTTTTGGTTTAACATCTGAGGTTCTGGTGTTACCTGTGCATGTTTCTACTTCTGTGAAACATGGGGGCGCTTGCTTCTCAGTGGTTGTTTTATTCTTGTCAATGAACAGACCTTCATACACTTGGTTGAAAGCCCTAGTGATTTCATGGTTTGGGTGACTATCCGCCCATTCTTGTTTAGTCATCACACGGCTATAGTCAGCACTAAACTCTACATATGATGCCGCATCAGCGGGAAGATCCTCGACAAGCTCAACATCTTTACGCGGCGTGAGTTTATCCTGAACAACCCCACGGTCATCAACATAACGGTAATACACGAACAACTCAGGTTTACCGTCAACCTGCCCATCCACATAAAACATGTCACTATGAGTTTCCCCATGTATAACTTGGTCTTGAGAAAGTTCCAGACCTTTGAGGTCTATCTTTTTCACCCAATGGTCTTTAACAGTGGGAGCGAAACCAAACAAAGAGTTCCCTGTCAGAACGTTAAACACTATAAAAGAAGATATGACGAGCGTTACAACTGCAGCTAGTGCATTTCTAATCGACTCCCAAAAATCGGTTCGATCATCATCACTTAACCTTGATACACACCTATCACCCCTATGTTTAGCATCTTTATCTTGCAGACTGGCTGATCCGCCAAATAGTATCTGCTTTTCAGGTTTCTCTTTGTTACTACTGGTTGTCATTATCTTAAGCTTCCAATTTTAATAGTTATTATTAGGGAAGGTAATATGAACCTTTATTGCAGTTACACTTAGCTTCTTCTGCTTCTATGTGAGCCAATAAACGTAGATCTTCGTCCTCACCGTGAATCAATAGGAGTTCTTTCAGCTCTTCACGTTCTGCTACTGACTTTTCCATGATCTGTTCGAGGTATGAATTGTACATTTTCTTGTTTCGCCTTTCTGTGCTCCTGTAGATTAGTCTATTTTTGTTGCTCTAACCTTTGGGTCACGTATTTTTTCTTCTGTTTTGGTTACGGGGTTGCGGTATTTGTAGGGTAGTGTGGTGTGGTCTACCTGTTCAGCATCAGCAGCTAGATTATTTCCTTTCCTGGAATAATAAGCATATTCTGGGTGCTGGTTACGGCGAGAGTGTTTAGTCCTCGGGCGTGTTTTTGTGTACCAGTCTTTATTGTGACCTTGTTCACGAATTTTGTTGTAGGCTGCTAAATCATTCGGGTTTATGCTTTTGTCTAGTAGGTGCATTTCTTCTAGTGGAAGATCATTCCGTTGGTTACGGTATATTCCTCGAACTTTAGCTGCTTGGGCTTGAGTTTTCTTCTCTGCACGGTCTTTGAGTGTCCTGTACATGCTGGTCTACCCTCCTCCTCAACAAAATCTTTTGTTTCAATATAATCAATAATACTGGGATAATGTTGGATACACCTAATAATGGTAGAAATATTACGTCCGTGTCGTGATGGAAAGATACTCACCTATATTTGACGGATAAACAAATATCCCGAAATAGTTCACTATTAGGCGCAAAACCCTCCAAAACTCCGACAGGATCAGCCCCACGTTCCAAGATTAGGTTAGTGCCCTCCTCCGTTGAACCAATCAAACGGTCACGCTCCCCGCTCGTGAAAACAGGATAATAGCTGGGTGACAACCCTAAAATATAGTCCTCAATTTTCAGGTAAACCATCTGATGCTTCAAAACACGTTTAAAAGTTTTATAAACTTTACGACGCTTCTCATCATCAGGGTTATCAAAATATTCCTTGACCTTACGCTGCAGAAAAACCGTGTTAAACCCAGCTGCTCTGAACAAAGTATCCATACACTCCCAAGCAGACAAACGAGTGTTCTTCACGAACCTAGCATAAGGGCGTGTTGAACCGTCCGGTCTCGTGTAAACAAAATTATGTAACCAGAACACATCAAACATGCCTTTAAACTCTGCACGAATATTCTCGTAAGACATGATACGCACATCCACACCATTAATCTCAGTGTGCCGTTTCCGTGCGTAACGTTCAGGAAGTTTCTTATAGTCACAGATAATGAAAACGTCTTCATCAGAACCCGCATAGGCGAGCCCTACAGCTTGTGAACCATAGTACCCGTAACAGATAACATTACCCCAGGATAACCCAGCATTCATGAGTGCTTCCTCTAAGGTTTGGGTGTCAATATTATTAGGGTTTTTGATATTAGACATGTTTATTTTTCCTGTCAGAAGTTTTCTCGTAGATTAGCTACGTCTTGTTTAGCTAAAGCAACCATGAAATCCTTGTTGTCTTGGGATTCTGCCATGTACTCAATGGTGTTCATCCCATCCATAAGCTCTGATGGGCGGTAAACCCAGAAAGCTACCGTCATTGGGTCATATCCGCCGTCTAACAGGATTTTAATGACCTGTTGGGCATCTGGGTTGATGCTCCCATTATTGAACTGGAAAACAGGGTAACCTACCTGCCCACGATTATTAGTGAGCCGCAGAATCATATTATTATGTACTAGCTCCTGCAGCTCCTCAGAAGAAGTATTGAGCATACCGCACACTCGTTCAGCTGTATACATTTTGCCAACATACTTGGTTGCACTCATAATAAAACCATCCTCACTATCTAGGGTTATTTTCTTGACACAACCCTAACAGAAACCATCTGCAGGGCACATACATTTTCGTAATATTCAAGAATATTAAGAAAAAACACGTGTCACCTTTCCTGTTTTCAAGATGCATGGGCTACACTAGAACACACAAACACAAAACTATCATCAACAAGGAGAAAAACATTATGCGTAAACTAGGGCAATCACTCGCAGCAGTAGCAATCCTTCTCACCGTCACCTCCATGACTGGTGCTGGCGCCGACGGTGGTGGTCGTGGAGACCAAAACGTATGTGGAAACAGCGGTATACATGGGCAAGCTATCAGCTGTCTAGACAAGTACGAAAAATCTGGTGTTGAAGTGTACTGCGTGACTGCTAACGCGAACAGTGGGAATGGGAGCGACATAGCTATTTCCTGTGATTGGGAGCATGCTAAGCAGCCAAGTAATAAGTAGCACCTAAAAACCAAAAAGTTGTAAGGAGGAAATACATGTTTTGGTGTAAGAAAAATAATTCACATCAAACACCTCAAGTAGAATTACCTCAAACAGTTCAAGAACCCGCCAATCCACTGTATTTATTTACATTTACACACATTCAAACTCATATATCAGGAATATCTATCGAGCCTGTTTTAGTGAATGAGGAGATGTCTCAGAAAGTACACTATATTTTCGAAGGGATAAATAAGTATTACCCCAAAGAAACTGAAAACTTTTGGCGGCACGCTTTTATTTATCACCACGATCTACCATCTAGTGTTTCACTGAACGCTATTCGAGAGCGCTGCTACCAGAATCCAGAAGAATTGGGTGCATTTATTGATGCAGTACGCGAGTATAAGCGGGCTACTCTTACTCAGGAAAACCTTAGAGAGAGGCTGGACTATCTGAAAGAGGCGAAAAAAGCGCTGCTCTTGAAGGTTATTGGTTAGTAGCATCCAGAGCTTTTTATCGCACTAGTATAATAACGTTATGAATTAACCATCACCCAAGAACCACCCTACCATTGGGGGTGTGCGCCTTGAAGACCTCACGGGGGCGCTACCCGAGCCGTTAGATAAATTTCTAGCGTGCTTGTGGTTGGCACCTACGAGAGGTTTGAAAGATGATTATCGTTTAGCACAGAAAGCTCTTGAGGAGTACTTTTTCGGTACAGGTATTAAGTTTATTAATGTCTCTGAGGATTTTATTGTCAGCAATATGAGGCTGATCGGCTTCACTGGTAGCCGAAAAGATGATATATTTCAGGCTGAGCTGTTGCACATGTTTTTTACTGCTGTCCGAAATGTTATCAGAATTCCCGAATACTATAATAATAGTAGTATAGAGTGGGTTAAAGCACGTGAACATATCTCTGATTTCATTACTGGTATTGGGGCGCTTCATACACGACTGCATTTTGTGCCTGAACGAGTACCCGAAGATTTGTTACGGTCTAATATTTTAGGAAGTTGAAGATGAGAACGATGTGGCAGAAATTCTTGGATTGGCTCAGCAACCGCCTGTCTACTACTAGGGAAATAGATAGAGGAGAAATATCAGGATCAGATTTCCCTTTTGACGTAAAGATGTGAACAAAAAATATGATGTTATGGGTATACTTTTGAACGTATTCTCAAACATATTCAACTATTATTGGCAATAAAAATGGGGCAGAAAATATTTCTGCCCCATTATTTTGTGTACATCATAGATGCGACAAAATTGTGGATGAGCTCTGGATTGGCTCAAAGATCCATCCCACATCCTCATATTTATGAGAGGCAGAATGAACGATTAAAATTATCATACCAGAACCTATATGCTACATGCAAATTATCTTACCTTAGGCTCCTCTATATGATGATCCTGGCTATACTCATGTATCTGCCGCAGAGCTGGTTCACTCTTTAATTCCTCAACATTATCTGCTTTCTTTTTGGAAGCTACTAGATTATCTAAAGCCTCTTCAATATCCTTAAGCGTCTTTTGCGGTTTGCTCATACAGCTAGTGTTCCCCCTAGTCAATAGGTTATTATTTACACACTAGTCTACCATCCAAATGGTGTTCGGTGAGTTCTCCGCCATTATGATCATGTCGCCTAGAAGGTCACATGCCCGCAATTCTAGGTTATCCTTTCTACTCTGTTTTACACGACCCCTATAATGCCACTGTAGGTCAGAAATAGCTTTCTGCAAGACATTCACCGATGTTTCGGCTGGCATGTTGTTTAGTTCCCACACCCCGTTACAACCTAAGGTCATCATAAGCAGAGATGAATACTTGTCATCAATAACGATTGACATTTCTGCAGGGTTGCTCTTAGTTGAGTAGATCGACTTTGCAAAAATAGTTTCCCCAGTTTCAGGGTTCACTAGGGACGCATAATAGCTCACGTGCAATTTTTCCTTCCAGGAAGTTTCTAAAATTATCTAACCACAGAATAACATAAGGTAAACAAAATAACCTGCTACAGGTGGTGGTGCGGTATACCCCTGTAACAGGTTATTTGTTATATAGTTATTGGCTTATCCTATGCTCCAACCCCTTTAACCTTGTAGGCGTAACGGAACAGGAACGCAGCTGTTGCGTCACGGTCAGTTGATTGTGTTGGACGGAATGTACCATCTGGCCAGCCGGTGGTGATGCCCTGCTGCTGGAACCACTGGATTTCCTTATAGAACGGCGATTTAGTGACATCACTGAACTTGTTGCCAACAGACAGGTCTACTGCTGGCTGCCCTGCGTCACGGTAGAAGAAAGCTGCCATTGCTTCACGAGAGATCGGCTCCCAGGGACGGAAGGTTCCGTCTTCCCAACCGGTGGTAATACCTTGCTGGTGTGCCCAAACAATTTCCTTGTAGAACTGGTGACCAGGTTGAACATCCTTAAATGGGGATGTTGCAGGTAGTTTAACCTCTGGTGACCCGTTCAGTCTGTACAGGAATGCTGCTAAGGCTGCACGTTGAACCTTTGCTTGCGGGTAGAAGTTACCATCTGGCCACCCTGTGGTGATGCCTTCGTGCTGTATCCACCCGATTTCTTTGTAGAATGGGGTGGTTTGGGGGCTTACATCTTTGAATGCTTGGATAGCTTCGTGTCCGAGTGATTCTGCTACTGCAGGGTTTTTCTGTGCTTCTACAGCGGATACTACAGCTGGTGCTGGTTCTTGTGCGTTTGCGATTGGTGCTCCGACTCCGGCGAGGGTTGCGCCTGCGAGTACGAGTGCGGTTGCACTTTTGGCGAATGTTTTGCGGGTGATTTCCATTTTTGTTTACTCCGTCTCTGTGAGTTATTTGGTTTTTGGTAGCGTTTTATGGTTGCACGTCTTTGTGTTTCCGTTTTGTTCGCTGTTTGTATAATATATCCCCATTGGGTATTGTTGCAAATTTTTGGGGGTTTTGTTTCAATATTTTTTATTTGTTTACGCGGTATGTTCTTATGTGTCGCGCTCAGTATATAAAATTGTTTACATGTAACGTTTTTATATGTTCTTTACATAAAAGCATGATAAAATAAAAAAGACAGTCCCCCCTCCGCCTCTACACCCAAAAAGTGCAAGCGCCCTGAGGGGGTCCTATCTTTCTCAAAACAAAAAAAATTAAATCAAAAATTAATCATAATCCCAATTCTCATCAGTATGACCATACTGAGACCCCCACGGGCTAGCCTTCCCAAACGACATAGCAACCGCAGGAACATCATCCTCACCAGCATAAGAACCATCAGCAATACTAAGATCACTATACTCATCCTGAGGATTAGAATACTTACTAGTAGCCAACCGATCAAATACGCTCTCTACCACAATAAAACTCCTTCATAGTCGGATAAAACAAATTGAAGAATCCATAACATTCTTCAATCTCAAGTAGATGCATTCAAGAATAGTACAGAAAAACAGCGCAATCAAGAATGACACGAAATATTACAACAGTACTCTCGCTATACGTTCACACTGAGGACGGTTAGGAAAGACCTGCAATAAAGCTGCTATTAAAGGGGCAGGGCAAGATTCAAGAAAATTCATCAAATATTGGGGAATACTTCTTGATTGTGCAACCCCGTTTCGTCTAGGTTACGGGGCAACTCTCCCGTTTTAGCGACATGCCGCCAAGTGGAAGACCGCAATAATGGGGGTGTAGATTTTCCCAATTTTTCTCCAATATAAGAAGAAGGGTTAGAACCCTAGGATAAAAACCTAGAATCCTAACCCTTCACACCGACATAAGAGGAGCCATGATTCAACAAGGAGGAATATGCTATCTCCCAATAATGTTTCCTACTTGTTTAGCTCACACAAGAATCATAGCATGCCTCTTTTGCTTGCCGCAACATCATAGTCTTATTATTTAGTGCCGTTCTTATAACGGTAAATGAATGCTGCGATAGCGCCACGATCAATAGGCTGGTAAGGACGGAAAGTATCATCATTCCAGCCAGTAGAAATACCTGACACCTGCATCCAACTGATTTCCTTATAGAACATGTTAGATGGGTCAACATCCTGGAATGAGGAAGGCTGTGTTACCTCAGGTTTGCCAGCGAACCTGTAGAAGAAAGCCGCCATAGCGTCACGGTTCACAGGATCATGTGGGCGGAACGTACCATCCGGCCAACCTGTAGTTATACCCTGTTGATGCATCCAAACAATCTCTTTATAGAACGGGAATGAAGGATCAACATCTGTGAAAGGTGACTTCTCAGGCAGATTCACAGTAGGGGAACCAGCGAGACGGTAGAAGAATGCAGCCATTGCGGCACGCTCAGTTGATGCGTCAGGTCTAAACGTACCGTCATCCCAACCTGTAGTGATACCCTGATCTGCTAACCATTCAATATGCTTATAGAACTGGTGGCTCTTTGGAACATCCTTAAACCTTGTTCCTGAAGCATTCTCAACCGGTTTAGGAGCAGGTGCGGGTGCAGGCTGTGCTGGGTGCTGGTCACGCCAAGTTGTGCTCATCCAAGACGGGTTAACAAGATAATCCCGATACTCTTGCTCAGTACCACGGAAAACGTTCGAGTCACCAGCGAAAGGACCAGATGATGAAGACTGCCAAATGTCGAAGTTAGTGTACCCGACAGGTATACGTCCAGGACCATTAGAATAGTTAGCTACCCAAAGACCCAGATGATTCACCTGTGACATGTCACCAACACAAGTGTTAAGCCAGTTGGTGGTTGAGTAGAGTGTAGGGTACCTGCTCGTTAGGCGCTTATATTCGTCTGCGAAGTCACGAATCCAGTTGAGTGTCTGGGTTTTTGTTTGCCCATAACAAATCTGACCGTAAGGGTTGTACTCAATGTCTAACATGCCTGGTTTGGTGCGCCCATCTGCAGACCATCCACCACCGTTAGCAACAAAGAACCTTGCTTGCTGCCGTGCGTCTTGTGTTGGTATACCGAAATGGTATGCACCATGATCGAGTCCTTGGTTATATGAACCAACGTACTGTTGCCCGAAGTAAGGGTTTTTGTAGTAGAGCCCTTCGGTTGCTTTTACGGAAGCCCATCGTGCCCCTAACCGTTTCTGTTGAGCCCAATCTACGTTACCTTGATGTGAGGAAACATCAGCACCAGGGATACCCCACCCTGGGATTCCGTTAGCTTGGGGTACAGCCCTGAATGGGGTTGCCCCTTGTAACCCAGTTTTTCCTGTGCTCTTGGACGGTTGAGTTTCTTTACCGTCAGTTTGTGTTGCTACACCATCCTGTTCAAGAAGCTTCTGTGCTTCCTCAGCTTGCCTCTGAATCTCAGGGTTAATATCATTCTCGCCTTGTTGCGTGTTTTCTGCTGAAACAGCTGGTGTGGATTGTTCAGCAGGGGTTGATTCGTTGGCGTGTGCTGGTGCGGTGAACCCTGTTGCTAGGGTTGCTGCGCACACGATGGTTGCCATTGTTTTGTGTAATATTTTTGGGGTTTCCGCCATCTTTGCGGTTATTCCTTTCTTCTATTTTTATGGTTTAGGCTTCCATCCATGCACGGCGCTGTGAATGTTTTTAAGCCTTCCATGTAAACTATCGCCCTCAAGTTTGACAGAATTTTTTGTAACAAAACAATAAATACCCTGTTTTGGGTTGAAAATAAGCTATCCTAGACGTATCTGCTAAAGAAAAAGCCGTATTAGTAAGGAGAAAAAATGCTATGGGACTGACCCGCCGGCAAACATTATCGTTAATCCCTGTTGGGGGTGTTGCGCTCATGTTGGGTTTAGCGGGGTGTGAGCCGCAACCTGATAAGCAGGATAACGCGCAGGATAGTAACGTAACCGCACAAGCAGTTAGGTTAGCTGCCTACAACTCATTCAGAGAAGAAGGCGACGAAATCAAGCACAGTGATAAACCTGTGAAGCGTGCACAGAACTATTTGGAGAACCGTGACCCAGATAGCCCAGCGTTGATTGTGAATAGTGAGAATGGTGCGCAACCAGTCAACTATGCTGAACGTTACGTCAACTATGTTTCTTGCCCCTCCGTTAATTTCAATATGATGTACGGTGAAAATATTGTTGCGAAACGTATTGATGATGAGGAACTATATAATCTGGCTCGTGTCACACAGAAGCATACTGGTGTGAAAGGTGAGCTGCCTGCGCTTCCTCAGACACCGGATTTCATGAATATTGGACCCGATCTGCCTATTATTGAATCAGAGATGGGCACAACTATCATGACTGGTCTTCTGCGTTATAAGAATGATGAGGGTAAGCTATCGCCTGCTGCTTTGTTGTTGAAAGCTAATCTTGGTGATAGTATCACTGTTTCAAATAATGGTGATTTGTATACTTCTTGGAAGATCGCCAGGAAGACTAAGATTAAGTATAAGGATGCAACATCAGAGAATCTTATCAAGTCAACTGATGAAGTTGTGCGGTTGCTCCATATTGTTCTTATAGAGGATTACGCTGACCCAAGTAGTGACGCTTTCCTTATTTCGTGTCTACCAGGTTAAAACATAGGTGGTGGTAGATAAATATTATGGATAGAGAATATTTAGTTTCATACTATGAGTTTCAGTTCGGGCACAAGAACCTTGTTTCTAGTTTTACAGGAACATTACGGGAGATTTATTCTTTAGTGACTGATTGTTGGGACGAGAACTTTGTGCCCAATAATAAGGAGAATATGACTCTCAATGATGTTGAAGAAGTTATAGATCATCTATGGTTGGATGCCCCGAACCAGGGCTACCCGAGAGCGTATAGTATTGAAACAATACAATAAATATTAAACCTGTGTGCTAAACTTTATAGCGTACAGTCGGGAATATGAATATTGGGTTACCAGCACCCCAAGAACCTGCTGGTAACCCAATATTTTTATGACAACATGAAGAAAACAGGAATAGAAAAACATTATGAATGTGGAAGAAAAACTGATTAATCTACGTGACAGCGCACGCCATAACGGTGACAGTAGCTCTGTGATCGTCCTTAACGGTGTTATTGATGATATTCAGAAGGCACGCCGTAAAGCACAAGAGGTCGCTAAAGCTAAGAAGAAGACCTGCGATTTTAATGATGTGGATGTTCAACGTGTCATCAAGAAAGCTGTAGAAGCCCGTAGGGAACTTGGTGAAGCGGCTGGTAAGGGTGGTCGTGAAGACTATATGTCTAAGATGATGCTGGAAGCTAACCTGATCGAATCGGTTCTGCCTAAAGCCCTCTCATATGAAGATATGGTTGCCCTAGTTGAAGCAGCAATCATGCGTGAAGAGGAACAAAACGGTTCATTACAGGGCAAGAAACAGGGTATTGGCCTTATTATGAAGCATTTTAAGTCTCGTGCCGATGTGGACAATAAGGTAGTTTCACAGATTATTAGGAAAAAGCTAGGAGTCTAAGAACCTATGGGGCAACTGATCGGTGTAGGGTATGAAGGTTTAACCATATCTGAGTATATTCAGGTTTTGCGTGACCTGCAGGTCAGCACTCTTGTTGATGTGCGGTTAAACGCTACCTCTAGGAAACCTGGTTTCTCAAAAACTAGGTTAAAGGGTTATTTAGCTGATGCTGGTATACCATATTTGCATTATCGAGAATTGGGTAACCCTAAAGATAACCGGAAAGGTTTTTGGGATGACCCTAGCACTGGTTCCCATGTTCAGAGCGTGAACCATTTTAAGAATCTTATCTTGTGTGACGACTATAAGGTTAGTCTACTGAAAAACCTGAAAAACATGTCCCAATGTGAGAATGTTGCTCTTCTCTGTTATGAGAAGGCACCTGAGAAGTGCCACCGTACCGTTCTCATTGAACTGATCCGTGAAATGTAAAATTATCTTAATATTGTTGAAAATACACAATATTTAGTGCATCTCATGTTATGCTAAATTTTGGGAGGTAACCACACATACGTTGTAGTCATCTCACAAGAACAATTAAATCTTAAGGAAGGAACAACCTATCATGGGTAAGAAGAAGCAGAGCATTTTCTCTCGATTCACAAATTTGACTAAGGCTAACTTGAACCATCTTATTAGCAAAGCAGAAGACCCTGAGAAGATGCTTGACCAGTTGGTGCGTGAGTACACGAATAATGTTGTAGAAGCTGAACGTGCTGCAGCGAAGGTTCTTGGCGGTTTGCACAAGTTGGAGAATGACCTTGATAAAGCTAATGCTGCAGTAACCGATTGGGGGGCGAAGGCTGAGCTTGCTTCTCAGAAGGCTCAAAAAGCTACTAAGAATAGTGGCGAGAAGGCAGAATTCCTTAACCTCGCTAAGGAAGCTTTGCGTAACCAGATTCAGGCAGAAGCAGATGTTACTCGCCTAGAAGGTCAAATTGAGGTTCAGAAGAAGAACGCTGAATCGCTTAAGAATAACCTTGCGAAGATGAAGAAGGAACTCTCAGAGATTAAGAGTAAACGTGACGATCTTGTGGCACGTAAGAGGATTGCTGATGCACAATCTGCTATGCAGAACGCCATGAGTGATTTTAATGTTGCAGACCCAACAAGCGCTATCTCTAACTATGAAGAGGTTATTAGCCGCCAAGAAGCAGAGGTTCAGGGTTGGCAGGATCTTGCGGATTCTTCGGTTGAGGGGCGTTTCAAGGCTCTTGAAGAAGAAGGGCAGGAAGCCGAGTTGGAGAAGCGTCTCAAGGCTTTGACTAATGGCTAATAACCATATGTAGGTATTTTTATTGGGTTAGTCTTACTTTACGGGACTAACCCAATATTTTTTGAGGGAGGGGTTAATAATATATAAGCAAAGAAGGAAGGTGTGCATATGTATGATGCAGAAATAAAGTTCCGTCGGATCTACGAAAACCCAATGACAGGTTTATCCACATGGGAATTACAGGATATGGAATATCTCGAATTTTTATCGAATATAGTTCGAGAAGAAGGGTGGGGTGAAGATATAGTGAGTACCGCTCGTAATGGGCGTATCAACGCTAAGAACAGATTCACATTCCATTCTGGTGGCGGCTATGATGTGATTGATATGGATCTTCTTGATGGGAATGGTAATGGTGAACGTTCCCATATTCTTGACCGTAAATATAATGTTTATATTTCTAGGGAACATAAGTAGTCTCATATTTAAAATAAAAGTAAGCGGCTCAACTTGAACTTTTTTTGTTTAAAGATGAGCCGCTTACTATATTGTCGTCTATACCGGTTTGATAGATATAGAACCACTCTTGTTAGAAGTTTTCAGGAACTCATTATATGCTTCAGCTGGTATCTGCTTCCTCAAAACAGTTACAGAGTTGAGCACTGTCTTCTGTTCGTAAAGATCTGGGTACTTGCTGGCTGGGTATTTTTTCTCGAATGAAGTTTTATCGAAACTGGAACGTGGTTTCGAGTGGGTGATTTTGTAGTCTCCATATTGTATGGATTTTCCAGCTTCAACACTTCTACCTAACTCATCATCGATCAACTCTAGGTTTGCTTGTATGATTTTGGTTAGTTCTTCAAGAGCTATTCTATCGGTTACTAGTTCTTCGAATCCTTCTGCTGTGTTGCTTGATGGTGCCCTATAATTTGGGTTGAGTAGGTATAGGATGTATTCTGGGTTCATTTGGTTCTCCAATTTTTGTGTAGTTTAGGTTGATGCATATACAACAGCACCCACCAAGAAACTATCAGCAATTATTTTTAGCAGAAAAATAATATTACCCCCTCTAAATAAACATCAGGGATTTTACATATTTACAAAAATAGTAAGACATGCTATATTTCTAGGTATACACACAAACCATAATAACCACATAGGAGAAACACCATGAGAAAACCCAAGAAACTAGTGAACCTAACCCTAACAGTAGCAGCGTCACTCACCCTACTAACTGGATGCGGGGCACCCAACACATGCGACACTAACCACAGCTTCCAAGAAACCCGTATCGAAGTACGCAACTACCAGGCAGGACACTACCAGCAAAACTATGGTATGCGCCCCTGCCTCAATGCCGACGGATCAATGAACATGTGCCCATATGATGACACTATCTGGGTGCAAGGACACTTCGAATGGCGTGAACAAGGGAAATACAGTAACCCTGACGAGGGGTGGGTTCAAGAAAACGAGGATCTGAAAGAAAGCGACACAGGTTACTCGTATAAGAAAACCTCAGATTGGGATCAGGTGGTTTGCGACGGACGTGACGAACACAGTATCCGTAACGGTGAAGTCACAGGTCATACGCATCTTGAAGAGTTCTACATTCAAAAATAATATTAACTGTTAGGAACAGTCAATGAATCCGATACAAGAAGCAATATGCACAATACAAACGAGAGGTAAACTCAACGTATTCTCTGCCCACCAAGCCGTAGAGACAATACAAGAACTTAACAAAGAGATAGCTGAGATAGGTGAGTTCCTGAGCCAGTATTCACCAGCAGTACATATACACCCAGATTTTCTGGAAACAAGCGCGGAAAGAATTAAAGAGCTACGTAGAGAAGTCCACTATTATGAGGCTTTGCTTTACGCAACATATAGAGACGAACCAGGAACATTCTACAAGTATTTTCATGAAGCGCATGGTGATGAGTCTAGAACACTGATCTACATATCTGCTTGGTAACCCCAAACTACCCACCCCACTCAGAAAGGATATTGATTATGGGTGTAGCGTATAAGACCACTAATTATGGTGAAACCACCATATCAACCAAGAATTATGTGGATCGACTTGAGTACTTAGGTGTTCCACTAGACAGGTTCTATAGTTTCTTGAACGACGCAAAACAAACTATAAAATCAGCTTCCCGATCTGATAATTATCAGCTACTCATAATTATTGAGCATGAAATTTTTGGTGGGCTTGATGGTGAAGGGTGTTACGATGATTGGTTTTTAACCATCAAACTATACAATCTAACAACTCCTAGACATGACTGGCTTATCCATCATATTGTGAAAGGCGTTAAGCTAATCCATGAGTATGAGGATAAAGAAAATTTCACAATTAGGGATTTGAGCCCTATCTTTGACAAAATGTCTTCTTCTGATATACCAGATTTCATCATACTTAACAAAGAAGAGACATTAAGGTTCCTTAATGGAGAACCAGTAGGGGTCTCATGCCCTTTGTATGTTTTGTCTAGTTAAATAGAAACAAGCAGAAAGTTAGAGGCTTAACCAGTTTGATTGGGTTAAGCCTCTATTTGTTGTTTGAGACTATTTCTAATTATCGTAAATTAAAACCAATTGACATACCAAACAGTGAAGCATAAACCTTGATCTGGGATAGGGTCAGAAAACCAGAATCCCCATAATCCTAGTTTTCAAAACGGTACAGAACCTCAGGAGCAGTGTTTATCGCAGTAGCCACATTCTCTAAAGAATAAGGTAACCCAAACCTTTTCTCATGTTCTACCCGAAGCTCCCTCAGACCCCTAGTTAGGTTACGGTAACTATCATCTGTTCTTGTGCGGGCTTCACCTTTTTCATCAAGATTATTCAGGTATGCATCCCAAGGGTTACCCATTATGTCATTACTCATACAAGTACTCACATCCTCACATTAAACGGTCCAGCATTTGGTGAAGCTTCTCCGGTCTCCATAGTGTGAGAAGTTGATAAAACCCGTATAATCAAATCCATTATTTTTATCATTCCACCCTCAACCCGTAGTTCATTGTCACAGCAGCGTATACCAAGAGTGGTATTTGCAGCAATACTACCATGATCATAAAATCCTGTTTGGTTAGATAAGCATACTTTCTCAAAAGTTATGCTTGCGCTAGATAACAGAGCTTCTGCAGCTTCATAATAATCATTCCGTCACTCTCAGCAAGCAGGATATGTCGTGCGACGTTGATAACACTCGTAGATTGTCTACTCATAGTGGTTAAATGCTTTTCATGATTACGGTGAAATCGTTGTGGATAGAGTCTTTGCTCATAAGAGCATTTTCACTGCCCTTGTGTTTGCCTGCGCCTGCATTTTTCCAGGCCTCATGATGTGAGGTCATGTCTGCTAACTGTAACCCAGTGTATGGCTCACAGGCGGCGAAAACTTTCTTAATGAAATCTTTCTGATAGGCGCTAAGATTTGGTGTAACACCAGCAAACTCAACAGAATCAGTAGTCACCGAAACCTTATCCTCACAGAAATCATATAGGACAGGACTCACTGGACCATATTTCCATGCATAAAAATTTTCATCAAACATGGGGCGGCCATTATTAATAGCCAAATGCCAGCCCTGCACGAAGTAACATATCTTCTGTAGTTTCATGGTCGAAACCTCAGGGCGGGACGTTCTCGCGCTCTCATCAAGGACGAACTTAGCGACATCAATAATATTAGCCATTATTGCCACCTCCTCTTTTGGTTAAGTATTTAGAGTAGTGCCGGATGATTGTTTCAATAGGTATTACTGTACCAAAACCAGTTACCGTAGCATCAGCATATGGTGCAGTGTTCCTGATCTTTTCTGATAATTGTACCCCTGTGAGTAACCCATATCTAGATAACAGGAGGTTCAGAAATTTTTCTTCCTTCTCAGAAATCCCAGAGATAGGTACACCATCAAAATCTTTCCGCACGAAACCGTGCTTATCGTGGGTGCCAATGTTCTGCAGGGTAGGCGAAATAACCCCATTTTTATGTGCTTCAAAATCTTCTTCAAACAGCTTATCCCCTGTTTTTGCCGCCCACCACCCTTGAGAAAGGTAGCAGATGCTCTGCATCTTCGTTTTTGATACACTATACTGATTTAGTTTACGGAAAAAAGAAGAAAGCTACTTGTGTGATAGATAGGCTAGGGGAGCTCATAATATTCTCTTCTTGCCCCTCATGCGAGTAACGATTCTTTATTTTTGTTAGCTCTGCTAATCAACATCTTCAAAGCATGCGCACCCACAAGAATCGTTGCTACACCAGCAGAAAGTAAAAACAATAACCGATCAACCATGTTACTCTGCCCCATAAAACATATAAAGAAAACACAATAAACTGTACTAGCAGCTAGTAGCCCCCAAGAAACAATTCTCACAGCTGAATATTCAAGAGACAATAGCAACCCAACAAATAAGAACCAGTGTCTACCAACTTTGTCACCCATAAAAATCTCCTCCTCATTAACTATACTTAACGTACCCGAGTGAAAACCATACCCGCTAGGATAGGAACCACACCTACAACCATAGCAGCTAACATAACCTTCAAATAAGTTAAAAACCAAGGCGACGGAGCCGTAAACACAGGAACTCCCCAAACAGCCGCAACAATCATCCCCAAAAGAGACACAGCAGAGACAAACAATAGGGAAACATAGAGAATCAAGTAAAACCCAATAATTTTTCTAAACATCAGTCATCTTCCTCTTGTAGGGTTAGCTCTAAGAAACGGTATCTCTTATGGGCACGCCGTATCGAACCATCCTTTACACTTCTTTCTGGGTGTGTCTCGTCCACCAATGTGAGCACCCATTTACCGGACGGCAAATCAATAGGTGTTTGTTGATTGAAATTTATAAGATTTTCAATATGTTCCAAAGGTGTTCTTCTGCACCCAACTGGCGGAGCCGTGAAACCGTGTTTCTCTTCAAGCTCTTCTATCAAAACGTTGATAACCTCATCACTCACATTGTTGTCACGTTTATATCTTTCTTGCACAACAATCCGAGTATTTTTGTAGGGGAGCCCAGTCTTACGTCCGCTTTGGATAGCATACTCAAGGATACCCCTAGGGTATTCATTTAGGTTGCTTAGTGTAAAATCATGAACCGTATCATGTTCCGTATGGTTTTGGTTTATTTGCGGAAATATCCCACTCTTTTTATCAAGAAGTGTGAACCTAAGATCCTCAACATCATCTTGACGCTGTTCGCCTGAATTACTTTCTACTCGATGTAACCCTAAGCAATCATAATGGTAATACCAATCATTATAGTCTGAGTATTGACGCTCCAACGGGAACTCATAATATTTGATTTCCCAAAGTTCCTCACCCAATCTGATAGGGGGAACCTTGTGATGCTGAATCATCTGTTTAAGTGCATCCCATTTATCCTCAAAGGAATATTGCCCCTTAATTTCCATGCTGGGGTGTGTGGTGAGTTCATCAACGATTAGGGCTCGTAGACGTTTCTGTAGGACCCATGCTAGGTTGGTGTACCCCACCCTACTATGGTTGTCTCCATCTTGGGCGATAAGTATACCAACATCACTATTATTTCCCCAGTGCTCTTTTGCTTTTTCTAGGGTGTACTCTAGGATACTTCTTGTCTCGTTCCCTAGATTATTCTCAGGGTTTAGCGCTCCTGTATCTAAGGTGTTTCGATCTGTGCTCTGATAGCGAGCCCTAAAAGGACCCCTAACCAGCGAATCCTGCAGAGACACCAGATCAACATCCACATAAGACAAAGCAGAATAGTGCTCATCAGCCACATTAAAGACCTCAAGAACACACCTATGGGTAAGCTGGAACATCCCAATCAGTTCACCATCTTGCAAAACCGTTTTCACAGGTTTACAGGAGCATATTACACCCTTATCAAACAGACCCTCAATATCCTGCGTGTACCCCATTGGGACAGCAACATGTAAATTAGGGACATACCCACGATAATCTACTGTGAGTAACCTATCTCCGTGCTGGTCACGCAGGGCAATGCTGGGGTGACCTGTGTTATAGAAGCCAATATTGACCCCTAGTGTTCCTTCTAGTCCTTGCCCCGAGAGCTTGGGTACCATGAATTGCCTCCAATTATTCGTATTACCTAGCGTTTCCGGTTAGCCTAACTAGTCGTCTACACGGGTGAACGTCACGGCGCGCAGCCTTACCAGCCCAGGGTCTCGGTAGACACGTGCTAGGTACTCCGAGCCAGAGAACACGCAGATATCCTCGTTGTACCCAAGCTCGTAGGTCCTTCCGTTGAGGATGATTTTCTCCGTCTTGGGCTGCGGGTTATCAATAGGCAGCGATGTGTACCGCTCCCAAACTTTGTGGTAGATGTTCTTGACCCCTGGCTCAAACTCCATGTCCTTCTCCATAGCTTTTCGCACCATCTGGTGGATGCGGAATACTTCGGCATTGAAGAAAGAGGCTTGGGTGTACCCGTTAAATTCACCTTCTACCATCACAATTCCAAAGTTTCGGTACGCCCCCTCCCCCAAGTTATGCACATCTTGCTCTACCCACGGCAGGAACCGCTGCGCATTCTCTAGAAATTTCTCGCTGTAGAAGAGCTGTTTCCACCAAGTGGTGATGGTGGTATTCCACCCGTAGTATGTGGTGTCGTCCGCCCCGGATAGTCCGGTGACAAGAACCTCCACACCCTTTTTCTGTACTGGCATGTATTCCAGTCCGAAGTGCTCCCATGACATTGCTCTGTGTCCTTTCTAGTCGTTTTTCAGATAGTCCACTGCAGCTTGTTTTACCATGCTACATATAAGAGGTAAGTTGCGTTCTTCCCATTTATACAACTCGATTTTCGGGTGACCAGATTTGTAGAACCCGAATCGGATGCTATCAGGGTTTTTGTAGCGCCCATAGTGGACGTTCTTCCAATGGGTGTTTCTTTACTTATTTACTGGCAAATTCGGGTCTACGTTCGGCACGACACTACCTGCAGGTACGTGAATGATCACTTTGTCATAGGAGTGTTTCGCATTTACATGGCAGTTGGTGTCTTGGTTTTCGACGCAGAGTTTGCCGTTGTTTTCTTTAACAAATAGTGGGTCGGTTTCGTAGACGGGGATACGCTCAACGTATGGTTCGCTGCCTTTGGGTACGTCGTCCTTGATAACAGCTTTGTCTCGGTTCTTCTCATCCTTACCTTCGCCATCTTGCGTAACATTCACATGAAGTACACCGGACGCATCTCGCTCCTGCCACACATGGTAAACCTTCAAATCATCATCAGAACGCATAGTGAACGAACCCGCACCAAGGAACGTTTCACCGGATGCTTCCGTATGCTGGGCGTTCTGCTCGATAAGTTTAGACCGGACTAGGGTGTTCCTGGACGACTGCCCAAGTGTTACTTCCTTGGAATCCTTGGGAGAAATAGAGAGACTGGATGTGGGGGAAGTCCACCAGTTTAGTGTACAGAATATGGTTGCGCCTATGATTATTGCCATAACGCTAGCGGGTTTAAGTGCTTGCATGTAGCTGGTAGGCTTCCATTCTACCTCTGGGTCTGTGACACTGAGGCAGATAGTGAAGATAGCGCATATAATAATTAATATCGCACCCCATATTGAGGGGTATGTGACACGTGTTCCTAGAGCCTGGACTGTGTATATGTAGAACCCGATATATGTAAGTGTTACAGCAGCCGCACTGGTGATTCCAATTTTCCTGTAATCATCACTTGACCGTTTTTCGTTCGTAACAGATTTTCGGGTTGCAAGAACAGTGATGATGGTAGCTAGTGTGGTGGTGGCTAGAATACTGCCGATCCCCCACCATGTGAGTGTTGTGAGCATGGTTGTGTTTCCTTTCGGTGTTTTGTTTGTATGGTGTTTGTTGTCTGTTTGGACTTTTTCAGTATGTCATGTTCTCGCCTAAATAACCAAAATATTACGTAAATATCCTTATTGTGTCTTAGGCTCGTGTCCAGCTCACCATTCAAAAACAGCAAAAAAGAAACGCACCCCCACCTCAACAGGACAGGGGCACGCAACCCTATAAGAACTAATCTACCCACTAAACAGGTTCTTTTTCCAGCTTCAATTCCATCGCTTTATACCAGTGCATCTCAATATCGGATCCCACCCTCTTTTTGAAGGATACTTGATGATACAGAGCGAGACTCCATGTACCAGACGGCAGAGTAACCCATGAGGATCGCTTATTGAGAATAATGTTATTGATCTTATAGTAAGACCCTGGGTGATGCTGCTCTGGGTTAGGGCGTGGCTGATGATGCTTATTTACAAGCTCATACACTATCTGTTCGCATAATTCTTCTTGAGTCTCCCAGTTATCACAAGAAATCATCTCCATTAGCTTGAAAGCGATACGGTTATGTGGAAACCCGTTTTTACGCCCACACTGGACAATATACTCAAGAAGACCACCAGGGTAGGTGTCTAAGCTTTGGGGTGCAGTAAATTCTTCTGGTTTCTGAGGTGTAATATAATACTTCCATCCAATCAGGGAATCATTCTCGTCAACCCTCATCAGGGAAAACTTCACACCGCCCAAAGGGGAATCAGGTTCAATAGCTTCTTCCGCTTCTGGTGTCAGTCCCATGTTTAATCATTCCTCTCTAGAAGGTAACCTACTCTGCAACCCCAGTATTACACACATCCACTCCCTAACACAAAAACCTAGTCGCACACTAGGTAATAGTGTTACTGTGCCACAGGTATAGCTTTCACGATCAGGTTGTCTTTGTAGAATCCTAGGTTTGCTGTACCGCCTGTAGGTGTTTCTCCACTGTCTCCAACGTGTGGTCCTGAGCAGGTTACTAAGTATAGTGCGGGAGCTCCTGTGGATCTGTAAACCTCTGTTTCTGTTAGTTTTTCGTGGGGCACAGTCCACACATCGGTTATAACGTATTCGTATGTTTTACCTGTGTCATCGGTTTGGTATATGTGTTCGCACCCTTTGAGTTTGTGCAGGTACCCCCAGGGTGATAGGGATAGGTCTGGGGCTTTGTTTACGTGCCCGCCTTCTAGGGTTGCGCCTTCTTTTGCTCCGAGTTTAGCTCCGTCTGCGTACATGGTTCCGTCACCAGCGTTGTTGAAGGGCAGTTCTATTAGTTGTCCGTTGTGCCCCGATGTGGTTACTTTCGCTTTTTGTCCTAGTTGGGGGATTTCCCATGTGTTAGATGCTGGGTTTTTCTCGTTTTGTGGGGTTAGGTCACAGGTTGCGTGTACTTCGTCTGGTAGATCAGGTGCGTATAGGCTCTCAGAGCCGTCCCAGACGCTCATTTTCCCTTCTGAGGTTCTATCCCACACGGTATGCCCGTCTGAGGTCTTATAGGAGGGTTTATCGGCTGATTGAAGCACGGAATAGACAGTAGAGTCAGGCACAGAAATACCGTTCTCAGTTACTTTCGCCCCACCCACTGTAAAAAGCCACACAACCGCAGCAACAAGCGACACGCCGACAATGACACCTAAAAATTTTATTATTTTACACAGAAACCCTGATTTATTGGGGGTAACCTCAGAAACACGCATTACCTTTCCTAACCAAAAGACTTAACAATCACACACCCAAAACTGAATGTATGCTATAAATAATGAAAGGGGCGAGAAAAAGCCAACAAAAAGTTCCCCTTGGAAAACCAACAAAACATGTTGGATGGGTAGACAGAAAAGGGGTACTAATGCTCCTAAGCTAAATCTCGCCCCCACACTTCATTGTGAGGTTACTGGCCCCATGAACCCAAATATCCTAAGGGGACATGGGGTCAGTATTTTTCTGCCCACCACCAAGATCATTAATAGTAGGCAGAAAACTATACTACCAGACCCAGTTACTCACTGTCAGTAGTTTCAGCAGCAGAAGCCTTACGCTTACGACGAGACTTCACAACCACTGTACCAACACCAGCAGCGAAAACAGCTGCACCAGCGATACCCAATGCACCGTAACCGAGCGTGGTTGAACCGTTACCGTTCGCACCAGTATGCCATTCCTGCTTGTTAGGTGCAGGCGGTGTGTTAGGTTCTGGGGTCGGTTCAGGTGTAGGCTCTGCAGGAGGATTATCTTCCTGAGGTGCAGGCGGCTTCGGGGTGTTAGTCACAACAGTGTTGGACACGAGATCATTCCCATTGAAGTTTTCAACAAAAGTGTTCTCAATCTTGTCACCAGCTGCGATACGGGTAGCCTGCATGTAAACAGTGAAACCCTGCTCTACCTTCTTGTTAGCCTCAAGGTTCATGAGCTTCAAGAACTCTTCGTTAGCCACATACTTCACAGAGCCGTTCTTAGCGTCAATTTCTTGGGTGAAGTACTTGGTGATGTTACCGTCAGCGTCAGCAACCTTTTCGCCCTTCTCATCAACAATTACACCTCGTGAGAAGACCTCGAAGTTACCTTCATACTGGTCGTGCTGAGTGTCATACTTATCGTTGATAGACCAGTTAGTCACATCAGATGCACGGTTAGCTGGGATGGTTGAAGAGTTGAGCTTGTAATTGAAGGTCGCACCAAGCTCGATAGTCTTACCGTTCAAAGAATCATCTGCGTGGGCATGATCCACAACAATGTCCTTAGAAGGCTCAATCTGCTTGAGCGGGTTAACTACAGTTTCAGTCATGTGCTCGTTATCGTTCACGATCTGCCATGAGGTGTTAGGAATGTCAGCTGTAGTGTTCTTGATAACCTTAGCTGGCAGGAAGTAAATGTACTTTACACCCATTTCGCCAACAAGAACCTGCTTACCGTCCTTTTCGGTGGTCTTCATTAGCAGAGTGAAGTTGTCACCATCATCGTTCATCTCAAACTGGTCGGTAACATCTTCACCAGCCATAGCCAGCTTATGAAGAGTGTCCACATTATCAGTATCAGTGTTAGCAGGAACCTTGAAGACCTTCACCGCATCCTTCTGAATAGCCACGTGTTCCTGATCGTAATCGTCACGGTGACCGAACTTCACAACATCATATGCGGTGTTATTCAGGTTGGATGCGTCACCAACTAAAGTGTAGTTGAGGGTATCACCAACAACAACGGACTTGCCGTTAATGTCGCTACCGTCCTGGGGCGAAAGGTCAAACTTGTGAGGTGTAACCTTAGGAACAACATTCTTGACCGTATTGGTCTTAACCTTGTGCCCGTTAGTCAGCTGCCATGCAGTGTTAACGAACTCACCTGGTTTAGCTTCCTTCTTTACGACACCAGGTAGTTCCCAAGTGAAATCAGTGCCCATAGCGGTTAGAGCTTCCAGGCGGTCAGCCTTAGCATGGATGGTTGCCTTGCCGTTATCGTCAGCATTGAACTCGAAGCTATCGGTAACATCAGTACCATCAGAAGCAACTACACGGTACGAACCGTTAGGTGCGAAATAGTTGTGATCGTACTCGTCTTCACCGCTCAAAGATTCAAGCTTTTCAGCAAGATTCTTGGGAGTGAACTTGTCTGCGTCAAGCTCAATCTTGTAGGTTAGTTCCTGTCCAGGAAGAACAGTCTTACCGTTAGCGTCAGTACCCTCAGAGGTGAATACGGTCTTCTTCGGCATAGGAACGTACTCGTTGTAACCGTGATCGGTGGTGTACACGAAATTACCGTTCACAATGGAGAAACCGTAGTCTACCTGCTTGTCTGCAACACCATCATCAAGTGCGGTAGCAGTAACATGCAGAGTGTACTTATGGTTCAGTTTCAGCTGTGCCAAACCATCTGGGGTCGCCTCAGCAACAACGGAGTGAACCTTCACACCGTCGGGTCCTTCACCATCAACCTGATCAATCTTGAACAGGTTAGTAACATCCTGCCCTGCTTCATCAGTCACGGTCACCTTAGATAGATCGGTAGCAACAGGGTTACGCCATGAACCATCAGCATCCTTAACCCAACGGTAGCTGTCGCCAAGGGTGAAAGTGTCTAGGGTGCGGTAACCAGTGTGCCCAGTAATATGCTGGGTAGTGGACTGACCGGCTAGAACGGTCTTACCCTCATTATCAGCAACCTTATCAGGTGAAACATTCTTAGCAACGAGAGAAGGCTTAGAAACGTTGATTACAGGCTTCTCAACCACAACTGGGGGAACCTGAACATCCTCAATTTCAAGGTTTGCACAAACAACGTTAGCGGCCTCAACGATTCGGTTAGAAAGCTCATCCATATCGTTAGCAAAGAAGAACAAACCAACAGTCTGCGGGTCAACCCCAGGGATAACGTTAGCGATCTTCTTCATCTGTGCAATCAGTGCTTCCTGACCACCCGTAGCGAAAGCCTCAGCATCAGGGTCAGCAACCATCACAGGAATAACCTGAGTACCGTTCTCCTCAAACCAGTTAGCAATATCCTTACCAGCCTGCAGAGCATCAGGTGAAGACCAAGACTCAGAGTCAAACTGCCCCTGCTTACCCTCTAGAGTGTTGGGATCAACATCATAGTGGGTTGGCGCACCATCAGAAATAAGAATAATAGTAGTGAAGTGCAGACCGTTTGCTGACGCAAATTCACGGTTAGCCATAAGAGCAGCCTGATAGTTGGTGCCAGCAGTCTCAAAGTTAGATACTACGTCACCCCATGATCCGCCCTTTGCGACGTTCACAGCAGGGTTACCGTTTTCATCCTTACCCTTACTGATACCGTCAAGGTAGCTTAGAGCCTTAGCATATTCGTCGGGCTTGGACAGGTCGAACATGGTCTGGTGGTTCTCAACAATGGGCTTGATTTCGCCGTGAGTACCGTAAGGGTTGCCACCCTTAGACCAATCAACTGGGGAGGTCAGAGCGAAGGTGTTGAAAACAACCTTAGCCTTGGTCTTTGCGAGAGCTTGGGTGCTTCGCTTAGCAGCCTCAGCTTCTTGACGGATCTCTTCGTTAGTGAATGAGTTAGAAAGGTCAATGTCAATAGCAACAACAACGGGGCTACAAGTGAGCTGAGTGTTGTTCTTGGGTTTTACTGCACGAACAGCGTCTCGCTCTTTATCGAGCTTAATCTTCTCGGCAGTAGCCTTTTCGATAGTGTCTGCCTGCTCGTTGAGAAGTTTAACACCTTCATCGTAGCTCTTGGCGTATTTCTTCTCGCCAAGATTAACAGTTAGTTTAGCTTCTTTAGCGGCTGTTACGGCGGCAGCTAGACGATCATTAGCTGCCTGTAGCTTTGCTAGACCTTCTTTATTTGCTGCTTCTGCGGCAGCATTATCTTTCTGCCACTTTGCGACAATATCTTCAATAGTCTTTTTGGATGCGTCTAGTTTTGCTTGTGCATCTGCCTTTGCCTTGTCAAGGTTACTCGAATCGGTGACAGTTGGGTCTTCCTCAGTCACATTGACGGTGAATCCCTGAGCTTCTGCAGCTTTCTTGGCGGCTTCGAATGCACTGTCATCTAGTGGGATGTTGGTTGTGGTTTCCTGGTAGGCGGCTACAGCTTGGTTGTTATTTGCTGGTGCCGCATTGGCTGCTACGTTTGTGCTGATAGTTCCGGCTAGGACTAGTCCGGTTAGGGTTGTTGCACAGAGTTTGTGTGCTACTGTTTTTCGCATTTTTCCTCACAAAATAGAAGTGTATTTTGTGTCTACGTGTTGTCTATTCGCGCACGCTTTCCTTATGTATGTGTTTTTTGGGGTTGGCGTGTTGTTGAGTGAATAGTCTTTCGTAGACGTGTATAGCATAGCATGTTTGTTTGATTTGTAAATCATCAATTCAGTATGATTTGCGACACTAGTGTTTTTACTAGTAAAACCAGATTTAAAGTTATTGAAAGTAAGGTTTAAAAAACATAAAACCAGCCATAAATAATAAGAAAAAACGCTAAACCACAAACTCAAAAATGCATAAACTTGTAAACACAAAACCTAATAAAACAAACAGAAAACATAAGAGAACCTGAGAGCATTAACCTACTTAACAAAGCAGAAAAAATACCCTCAGGTTCTTCTTACGGAACTATCCTAAACCTTAACTAGCTTCTAGCTGTCATAGAACCCAACCTATCAACCAGCATTGTCAAGGTATCAAGATTAGGTGACTCAGCATAATCCTTAACCTGCGCACCATACCATCCAGAATTATTCTTGAGCGTGTCAGCAAAACCTCGTGAGCTGATCTGGGAAATAACCGAAGAAGACAAATCCGCAATATCTGTAGCAACAACCTTCTTATCATCAGTAACAACAAGCTCATAAAGTCCGTCCTCACCAGATTTATTACTAATAGTTACCAGACGCTTATCATCTGTCACAGGAGATTCATATAATACGTGTTTGTTCAGCCCCTTACGTGCAGTCTTAGACTCTCTGAGGGCAGCTACAATGTATCCAAACAAACCTACCAAAGTAGCCATAAGTACGATAATAGAAGGCAAGAAAACATAGAATATGATAGGAGAGTTAGTGACCTCAGTGTTCTTCGCTAAGCCAACATAATCATATACTGAGCCGTTAGGCGAAGTAGCCTTGTATAGAGCCAATCCGAGCCATGCACCTAAAGGCAGGGCAAGCCACTTATAAGATTTCATAGTAGTAAAAGACTCTTTACCAACACTAAATTTACGGACTTCCTGTTCAGGTTCAACTTTATTAGCTTGAATATTCTTCTTAAGCTCACTATACAGTTGAGCAATCAGTTCGTTAGATGCATCCTTTAGCACAGTCAAAGCCGTAGCAGCTTTTTCACCTGTACTAGATGTAGGATCATACCCGAAACTATTTTCTGCTTCCTGGTAATCTTCATAGGCTTGAATAACACGTGCAACATACGGATTATCATCCATTAGAAGTTCACTATGGTGAAGCACGGACACAAATTCAGCCCATGTCATATAAGCCGGCAACACGATCCTACCTAAAGGCAAACCATTATATGCGAGCTGTAGACTAATCTGATTTTTACCCTTAGCTGGCAGAATAGGCATAATAGCTAACCCTGCGGGATCGCCAACACTTTTTGCTTTAGCGAAGAGGATTCTACGATCTAATTGGTAGTAGATGTAGGATACTAATACGCTACACAGAACTATGACAGGCAGGATAGAAGATAGCCAGTCAACACCCCACATAAGAACTAGAGGCTTGGGCACATTCCCGTTTTTAATCACCTCATTCGACGGTGCAACCCCTGTTTGCATAACCTGTGATACAAGGAATAGCCCGAGAGAAATTGATACTAGGAAACCCACAAGCCCTCGCATAATGGGTCCACGTCTAAGGTCGTTTGGTGATGCTACTAGAAAATTTGTTTTCATAATGATTCTTCCTTAAATGCTATCTGGTAGCCCCAACGGACGGACACGTAACAAGTTGCTGTATTCAAAGATGTTTAGGACTGCTTCTGCACCTTCTTGGGTCGGGTTAAGCGCAAAGTCTTTAACCTCTTCAATATCTGACTTGCGCATAGCCACTGCTTGCTGTTCTGCGAATCCTAGTAGCATACCTCGTGTCATGTTTAACTCAAAATATCCCACGTTTTCTGTGTTGTTCTCTGTAACGGTTAGAGAACAGAGGCTTTTATCGTCTACAGATTGTTTCTCTGGATCCCAAGTGAAAGTGACTGCACGCCTACTCTTCTCCTCAGGGTTTACGAGACGATCAAGAACCAGCTCAATAGTCTGGGCTGATTTCCGGCTACGTTTAGCCGCATAGTATACGGCTAGGATAACTATAATCGCTGTGAAGATGATAGCAACAATATAGCCTATCATCTGGTAGAAGGCTGTTATGAAACTACCCGAATAATATAGGGTAACAACACTAATTGAACCGAGAACAGCTAAAATGGCTGTTGTCCCAATAATAAGCTTGTCAATAAACCGAAGCATATTCTTGGTTGTATCGAAACTACCAGAGAAACCAGGTTTCATATCAGGAATTTGGGATTTAACAGCATCATAGAATCCTGTTACCCATTCTCTAACAGCAGTGTTGAGTGCTTGTGTATTAGCTGATAGATCTTGATGTGCTTTATTCTCGCCATCAGAACCGATCTCATTATAGTACTTAACGTCAGCTCTCTTAACTTTTTCTGTAGCTGATGCTATACGCTCTAGGAGTTCATCATTACCAGCTAAATACCCTGAACTTTCCCCCAACTTAATAACATTATCGAAAGTCATAACCTGAGGCATAAGCACATATGACAGGAACTTGTCGCCAGACCAAAGCTGCAATCCGTGCATGTCATTCTTTAAGGAAACACCTTCACCTAGCTCATAAGTATCAGGACCATACTTTTTCTTAGTCACATACCAAAGCACAGGAACCAGCAGGGTCGCAATAATTATCCCCTGCAAGATAGGCTTCCACATGTCGCTCCCCAACAGGGATAGCATATACAAGCCGTCTTCAACGGTTACACGCCCGTCAGGAGAAGAACCCCATAAACTAGCTACTTCCGTCAGCATTTTAGATGGCAACTCATTGATAGAGCGCAACCCCTCAAAGACTACAGACGAAAGGATTACCAGAAAATAGGTTAACCAGATACGGTTAGCCAACTTCGGGGGTTTAGATAAACTTGTTGCAAGATAAGTTGTTTGCATTATTGTTGGACTCCAACATTGTTTTGTAAATATTTACGTATATTAGAATAGCACTATTTGGTGAGATACTGTTTTCCGTATTCTCCCCAACTGTTTTGCTTATTCACTTTTTTCATGAACTTTTGTAAAGAACGATTTGTCTTGTTCTCTTGGTATTCGTCAGAGGTGATAATACCCATAATGTTTTCTACAGTTTGAGTGGACATGTTCACTATTTCACCAGCATTCACAGGAACATCAAGAATATCCCATAAACTGTTCGGGGTCAGGACAGGAAACCTAACACTCAACATCATGTCTTTAATAGTGAACCCACCCATCCTCGTGTTCCTAACAGTATCAGCACAATAGGTAAGCATCATAACCTCCTGATACGGTAACAGGAGTGTCCCACGGTCTGCCTCTGGAATATCCATACTCAGGATACGTCGTGTAATATCCCTAGCAGAATACAATCTATTCTCAGCTGAGGCAGGCATAACTGAGTAAATATACCTGATACCAGGATAAAATTCTTCTTCATCAGATCCAGCAACAGGCGTGGCTGCTGCATTATCTTCAATTTCTGCTTGCCAGAAAGCACCTAGAACCTTCTTCTCTGAAAGCAGGGTAAAAAAGAAATCAGCACTCAGTACCCACTGAGCGTCCTTGATCGCATACATTTGTGCCACAAAATTCTGTAGAACAATATGGGCTGCATCAGAGACATCAGCACATATTTTAGTGAACTGTTTAAGCCGAGCAATAAACGCAATAAGCAGGTTCTCAGAATTTTCAACAATAACCTTGGACGGGGCGGTGGCATCAATCCTCCGCAGCATAAATAAAGGTTCTATAGGATATCCTGCTGGGACATCAGATGAATATTTCTGGTTGTGGCATCGCCTAGTAATAATATTGAAATAGGATACCCCAAGCACTAGGTTGTCTAACCAAGCAATATTGTTTTCGTCCACACGAGTGTTCACGATAGGTAAAGGATTAGAATGTTCACGTATTTTACGTGCACGATAAGCTGGTTCACTAGCTTTACGATCCTCTAGAGTATCCAGTAGTTTACTGTCTGCTACACCAGATGAAGCAACATAATGGTAGATTCCTGTGCTATCTTCACGGGTTACATCCCAACAGGTTAGAGGTGTTCCCTCATAAACTTTATTCTTGGTTTTCTGAACCCGCAGTTGGGTGAAAGCATATTTGCTTCGATCTGTGTCTACCCCTAAACTTTCTACCCCCATATGCTCATGGACGGGTTTAGAAGACTTCAAAATATTAGGGATAGTTGGCATTGTTATTCCTTTGTGGTGCTAGAACATATGAAATCATATGCTCGTATTTGTTGTGTGATAATGAGCTTAGTCTAACATGTTGCTACGTTATCATCAAAAATATTAAGGAACATAAAAAGTAGCCCACCGGATCTTGTATAGATCCAGTAGGCTATCAGTCCAACTTAGATTTTTTAGGAGAGGCTGAAAAAACCTCATAAGAAGATTCTACCTCATGCGCTCCTTCTTACGCAACTTGCTAGTACTCTTAGACGAGTCACTTTTCTTGCTCTTACGCTTACCCCTGATACCGTCAAAAACGTTCCTAAACCAAGTATTCTTTGTCATGGAAAGGACGAAAGTTCCAGCACAGAAACCTAGGAAAGAAAGAATTTTAATGTTTATATCGGGTGAGACTGCAAACAGTGTGCCAGTAACAATAAATAGGACTCCAAGAGCTAACGGTAGCGTCCTAAATACTTTCCACCCGTTTTCACGAAAATCATCTAAACCACCAGTAACGATTCCTGCGAACATCTCCTTGACTCGCGCCCACCATGCAAAGAAAGCATTCTTCTGTGGCTTAGCTTCTGCGGCGTTATCGTCCTTTTTAACCCACTGCTGGTTTTTGTTAGCCGCAACATTATTATGTTTGTTATTGACGTTAGATTTTTTTGAGGCTCTATTAACTGGCACATTATTGTTAGCACGGACAGCATTATTGGAACGTCTAGGAGCCTGCCTACGTTGTGGTCTTCCTGATGCTGTCTTACCTGAGTTATTTTCCATTACTTATTGTTGCCTTCCACAAACTGCACCAAAAACTGTTTTGGGATTACTTATCCTTCATAATATCACCATATTTTAGGGTTGAAATCCATAAAATATAACAGTACCCCTCACCTAGATCTAATCTCGGATCTGGTGAGGGGTATTCGGCTGTTATTAGCTATCTTGAGTGTAGGTGAAAGAGCTGTTGTCTACGTTGTTACTGTAGGCTTCTTGGGTGATATTAACACCTTTACCTAAGTTCGTGTCGTTCAGGTGTACAGTAAGTTCACCGTCATCATTTGGGAGGGTTGGCATAAGTTCTGTGGGGGCTTCCCCCTCAAACAGGTTATTGGGTAGAGCATCATTATTTACATCATTTTTAGAGATGCTACTCTGCCCTGTTTGAGGAATAATATTGATAGCTGTTGGGGTGACCGGAGGCTCATTGACTGTCTGCTGTGGTGCCGTACTAGGCTGATAGTAGGCAGGTTCTTGTTGGGTGGGAGTGTCAACGCCTTGTGTTGCACTAATATTCTCTTGTTCCTGATCTGTCACATAAGCAATCTTTAGTTTAGCCCAGACAGGGAACAGTAATATTACAGCAATAGCTGATGGGATAGCTAGTACACCCCAAATGATGCTTTTACCAATAAACTTGGTTGAGGGGTTACCCTCATGGGTTACCATAATCCTGCCGTCGTATCCGCCTTCCTGATATTTGGCTTTATACCGTTTAGCATGTAACCCGATCAGGAAAGGTGATACCAGCCAGTACCATACTTTATAGGCGGTAGGCATGACGTTTCTAAGTAACCATTTGATGCCGCTACTGCGGAATACACCTGGTGAGTATTCGGTTTCTACACCATCCTCATGCCCTTTGATCATGAGTGTTGATGGGGTTTTATCTAGTGCAGATAAATACTCTGGTAGTTTGTTGAGTGTGTACCTACGGGATTCTTCTTGACAGAATTCTCGGTTTAGGTATTCCACATCGTGTTTATAGTTGCCTTCTGTAGTGTCGAATGCAGTATACGTGGGTGGGTTTGCTACATATTTTTCTGGTTTGTTGGTGGCAATATTTTTTACTCCGTTAGTCCATGCTAGATGGGCTATACGTAGGTAGGTTAGGACTACGCTGGCTATGATGAGTAGGATTCCTAGTTTTTGAGTCATTGGTTATTGCCGCCTGTCTTTTTCGTGTGTTTTGTGTTTATCGTACTGGGGTTTTCCCAGATTTGATGAATCGGATTAGTGCTAGGAATGTGATGATAATGATGTAGGTGATTACTCCCGTGGATCCAAAGAGGTTGGATACTCCGAATAGGGTTAGAATTAGTCCGCCTCCAATGAGGAAGATTGTTGTGAAGTTTGTTCGTTTTCCTTGGTATTCTCGATACCAAGCTTTTGATACTCCCATGAATACCATGATGATTCCGATTATTAGTGTTATCATTTTTTGCCTCCTGTGGTGGATGGTTTGGTTTGTTGTTTTCAACAATAACATACTTGCTGTTTTGAAGTCAAAATAGCGCGTGTCTTATTTTTATATCAAAAAGTCAAGTACTGGGTTTAGCAACATCATCCCAAACACCACAGCAAACGAATCCGCCGAAGGATCAACAAGCAACCACCCCACAGACCCAACCAAAACAACCCTACACACCACCACGAAACAAACAGCTAACTTACTCACAAGAAACACACACCGGAACCTCAACCACCTCAGCATAAGCAAACCTAGGCGGTAGATCAGCAGCTCTAAAAGTAAACCCAGATGTATTCCAATCCATCTGTTTAATTTGTTTACGATCAAAAGCAGCGTCAGAAACAACAGCAACAATCTTATTATCCTGATTTAAGTAACCAACACACGGAATCATCACATCATCATTGATAACAAAAAACTGTCGTAAAGATGCTCTAGAAAAGCCACTATTCTTAGGTAAACCACTAAAACCAGGAGTAATAATACTGGTACGACGAATATATGGAGAATCTTCCCTGGAGTTAGACTCTGCTGAGCCACCACAAATACTAATATCTGATGTGACCCACCCATCATCGCCTGCGGCACACCAAGCAGGAAAATCAGATAGCCTACCACCCAAACCATCTAAAGACAATACGGTATAGAGTCGATTCATAAGTTCTCTGTATTGGGATTCGTGCCTTGTGTATGGGTTCTGCAGAGACTTCTCAAACATTTCTTGCAACCCAATTTTATGTTCTCCAATTTCAACTATCCCAGTTGCTTCATTGACCCACGGGTTAAACACAAAAGTTCCATTAGGAAAATCAAAACCACCTACTAGCTGGGTCTGATCTATCCTAATACCTGATATGTCAAAAGAAAACATCGAATAGAACGATAGTGAGGATTGAAACAAGATTAGACGTGATTGTACCGATAATTTAGTGTTTGAAGGTCTTATAGCAACTTCTGGGATAAGATTCTCCATTACTAGAGAATCGCGTGTGTGTGAATATTCTGTATATAGAGACATAATGATCACTTCCTAAATATTTGTTTCTTCAATAATGTTTTCTTCAAGTAGATCGCAGAAAGCTTTCCGTAGCAGTAGAAGATGCTCAGCAGAGCAAGAGGTTTTAGAATGGTCGGACATGCTACTGATAAGAGACAAAATTTTGCGGTTGCGGATTACGTCTTCAAGTTTGGATGCTACTTCTTTTACTGAGTAGCGTTTTAATAAGGATTCACTAGCAACTCTTGGGTTCATTCGTGAAGCTATCGCATCATCATATATTTTAGGTTTATCAAGATTTAAAAGTCTTACGGTAGCACCGTGCTTGTTATCACCAATAGAAGATGCTGTTATGGCTAGCACAGGTCTTAACCTTTGAGTTGTTGCCTTCAACCGAATAGTGCGGTGAACAACATCAACAGTAGAGTAATCAACGGATACCATTATTTCTTCTCCTAACAAGAAGTATTGCTATATTGCAACATATTCTATCAATGAAGCTGTTGCAAAATACAATGTTTACAGTATTGTTACAGCAAGCCTATAGTTCTTGCCAGCAGAGTAATCTTGGTTCACCTCCATAACAAGGTCAGAAAGATCATTAGCCGAGACACGATAACCTACTAGATTCACATTTGCTGGCTCAAAACTACCAGCAGAGTTTACCCCAATATTAATATCACTAAGCTGACATGACCTTGAGGTAACAACATTCATACCCTTAACACTCCCATTATCCTGTTCAGCAAATCCTATATACCCATATGCTGCTGGGATTATACGCCCACCATCCTGGGTTTGCTGTGTTGTGTCTTCTGGGAATGTGAAATAGAAGAATGGTGCACACATTTTCTTGCTAGATATGGTAGCTACACTTCTGAAAGGCATATTCACGAATCTTGATACATGTGCCTTCTGGGAGAAATGGTATTTGCTTTGGTCTTCAACAGTTTTTATTTCACACTCTAACCTGTACCCTGCACCACGTATCATCCTAATATGGTTAAGTAAGGTATCACCAAAGATTTGTAAACCATCTAAAGCCAAAACTTGGATAAAACTTTTTGGTAGCGGCTGCACAGTCCCTTCACCTAACCCAGTTTTAAGATCCTCAACCGTTTTAGAAGTCGCAACATTATTAGGGAGCCCTAAACTAGACCCCCAAACACCCCATGAAGGATGAAACTCAGCCTGATCTGCAACTAAAACCTCTGGTTCAATGAACTTTTCGTAGTAGGCTAGTAACTCCCAGCTAATACGTCGAGTGACTGTTGAGGTGACTACCCGAGCTTTTAACCTTACAACGGTTCCAGGGTATTGTTGTGTCACATATTCTAAAGGAACTATCGATTGTAAAGCATTCAGATCGAGGCTTATATTTGCATGGAACTTAGCTATATTTGATTGGTTATTATTTTGCATTATTGGTTTCCTGTATGAGAGATTATTGTTTTTAATGTTTCTATATAGAACATGACCTGTTAGGTTTCTTGCATATTTTTAGAGCCGAACAGATTATGTTCCGCTCGGCTCTGAAAGTTATCTCTTATCTATTTTGTAGATGTTGGTGATATATTGTCTGCAAGAGTATGTAACCGTTCAGCAACAACTTCCTTAGCATTAGAAGCTTTATCTGCAATATTTTTTCTACCTTTAGAATAAATATCATCAATATAGCTTGAAAAATCCTGCAAAACTTTACTTCTCTTAATCTTCTGTGAAGGAGTCAAATACCCATTCTTCTCAGTAAAATCTGCTGGAAGGATACGGAACTCACGAACCGACTCAGCCTTAGAAACCAGTTTATTAGCCTCATCAATAGCCGCTTGAACATAGTCACGAACTTTAGGATGATTCGCTGCCTCAGGAATACTCATAGTCCTTGGCAACCCAATATGCTCTAACTGGTCTGGTAATGTGTCAGGATCCAATGTTACAAGTGCCGATATGAAAGGTCTGTTATCCCCAACAAGCATCGCTTGAGAAACCATTGGGCGGTGCTTGATCGAGCTCTCCGCCTTATTAGGAATAACGTTCTTACCACCAGCGGTAACAATAATTTCTTTCTTACGCCCAATAATCTGTAGAAGCCCTCGATCATCAAATCTAGCAAGGTCACCTGTCTTGAACCACCCGTCTTGGGTGAAAGCGTCTTTCGTTTCTACAGGGCGATTATAGTAACCAGGGAAAACCCCAACACCTTTAATTTCTAGTTCGCCGTCTTCCGCAATACGAGCTGATGATCCGGGAAGTAGTTTACCCACATTACCAAGCGAGAACCTATCTGCCCGTCCAACAGATATGGGTGCTGATGTTTCGGTTAGATCATACCCTTCTAGCACTTTTATCCCTATGGCATGATAGAAATGCCCCAGTTCTGGATTTAACGGACCACCACCACTGATAACATATTTAATTTTCCCGCCAAGTGCTTGCCGTAGCTTAGAGTAAACAAGCTTGTCATATAGGGCATGTTTTACCATGTCACCCCATGAAACACCTTCACTTAGTTTAGCTTTAGACCATTCGTTAGCGGCGGCAACAGCTTTATCAAAAATACGTTTATTTCGTTCGCCACCTTTAGCGGCTTTAGCTTCTGTGCCCTCATAGACTTTTTCTAGCACACGGGGCACAGCAACAAGCATAGTAGGTTTAAATGTTTGAAGATCAGAGGAAAGTTCACGAATATTCGGAACATGCCCAACTACCATCCCAGATTCGAGTGCAAGAATCTGCACTGCTCTACCTAAAACATGGGCTAATGGCAAGAAAATTATTGTTGAGCTTTCAGAGTTTGCAACTTCACTCATATCGGATAATGCGTTACTGCTCAAGTTCATGAGGTTACCGTGGGTGAGCATGCATCCTTTAGGTTCACCTGTTGTTCCTGAGGTGTAAACAATGGTTGCAAGATTGTGGGTGTCTCTAGATTTTCTGGCTATATCTAAAGCATCATCACTTATGGAAGTGCTCATTTTCTGCAGGTAGGGTATAGCATCTTTCTCAATAACCCACGTCACATATCGAACGCCTGTCTCCGCTATCGCATCGTTTACCAGATGAGCGAGTTGTGTTGTCTCAACAAATATTGCTTTCGCGCCAGAGTCTTTTAGGATATGTGCTACTTGATGTGCTGATGATGTTTCGTAGATGGGTACAGGCACTCCGCCCGCATACCAGATAGCGAAATCTATGAGAGTCCATTCGTATCTGGTTCTGCTCATAATTCCGATTCGGTCGCCTGGTTCCACTCCCCAAGCTATTAGACCTTTGGCTAGTTTGGTTACTTGCTTATGGAACTCTTGTGCTGTTATGCAGTCCCATTGTGAACCTTTTTTGATTTTGTATAGTGTCCTGTGGGGGTTCTTAGTCTTCTTATCTTCTAGTAAATCGGTAATGTTTGCTGACTCTGCCCATTCACATTTTTGGGGAGTGGATTGTTCTTTCAGCATGTTTTATGGATCTTTCTGATCAGGTTAAGCTCTTGTTGAAGATTATACTACCTTTTTCATGTGTTAAGCCTAAAGTTTTAGTGTTCAAAACATGTTTTTGATAGTGTTTGATGATTCTATAGGCTGTTACAAGAACTTTTTCACATGAATTATACTAAACCTCACAGACTAGGGCTGCACAAAAATAGCCTGATACAGGTGATCGTCAATAAAAGCATAAAACTTTTTACGCTCGCTAGAACCATAATCGCCATGTGAGTTCATGAAAGCTTCACGGAAATAAGCAGAACCACCATTATCTAGGAACCTCATAACAAGTTCCTTAGTTTTGTTCCGCCCAAGTTTACGTATACCCTGATGCAAAGCTGTTTCATCCTGCCCAGCAAACATAGAGGGCGCTAGATGCTTATCACTTAGAGCAGATACAGTGATCGGTTCGCCTCGATCATAAATATATATACACAACATAGCATCATGAGTCCCATCCCTATGAGATGTTAAAGTAAGCTCAAGTCTACTATTTGGCATGTCCGAGTCAGAAAAATATTTTGCCATACGAATCTTCTCCTATAGAGGGTTTATTCCTAGAATTTGATGGTTACAGTAGCATAACCATCGCTCTTACTTAGTGAAGCAGACAATGTGTTCTTCTTAAAATCTTTATGTGCTTTGGTGGCTGTCTCATGTGACTTATCTCCGTCCCATCGCATCACAACTATTGCGTCTTCTCCATCTGGTACAGTGATCCAACCAAGTTTCGGGAAAATACCAAGAATATTATGCTCAAAAATAGTGCCGTGTTTGTCGTCTTCTGCACCTGCTTTGAACCCATCAATCAGGTTCGGTAAGAGTAGAGGGAAGAACTTACGTTCTTGCATCTCTTGTATAGTCTTAACAAAATGCTCTGTACCTGCCGATGAACGTTTCTTCGTAACTTTCACACCCGATTTTTTGATTGTAGAAGGCAACTCTGAGCGTACACCCAAAATGTCTGGTAGAGACGGATCAACCTCAGATAAGGTAACCATTTCACGGTCGCCTACAGCCCACCCGTCACTAGTAACACCCATAATCCAAGCGTTGGTTGGGATTACATAGTATTCGTCAGGGTCGAAGTAGGGTATCTGCCCATCATTAGGGCGACTAGATTCGTCCTGTAAAGACTGTGCAACATGCACATGTACTAGTGGCTCTTTCATCTCTAGATCAGTAGCATCGTAACTAACATAGAGCTCATTAGATGAACCTTTCTTAACCTCATAATATTCAGGTAATATTCCTTGAACTAATAGCTCATTCTCGCCCGTATTTTCTTCACGTGTTTTAGCGTCCTGGATAATGAGGCAAGGCATATAGTCTGAGGTTGGGTTGTGTCGATAGAAGATAATATCCCCAGGTTTGTAGTCTTCAAGTTGTTTCAACATTATTAGCTCCTTAGAAACTGTTTAGGTTGATAATAATTTTTGCTACCGAATCTGCACGTTTATGGTGTAAACGGTATCTAGATATTTTATGGAGTATAGAAGCATCAGTCAGAATCTTGTCAGCAGCATAAACATATTCTTCGCTACTAGCGTCCAGAATTAAAGCAGGTTTGATGCCCTTCCAATGAACTACGATCCCAGCATCAGTGAACAACCCGATAGCTGATTCTGGTTTCCATTTATACCCTTTAACTTTCTGGTTCTCCAAGTATGGTTCCCCAATAAAATTTAGGGTATTCCAGTATGCCGGCAACACTGCTTGAGATACGTTTTGGATACGTTCAATAGCTTCTTTCAACTTAAAAATTGTTTGAGGCTCATGCTTCCGTAGGATAGAAAAGTTGGAATCAAAACGTTTACTGATAGCAATAATCCTAGACTCAATAGGGGCATTATCCCACACACGAGCTACCCAAAAGTTAGCAACAGCTTTCTTATCTGTAAAGAAAGCTTCAACAGGGATCACTACATGATCACCAGTTATCTTACTATTCAAATCTGGTGATACAACAACATGCCCAACTTTATATGAGGACACGTTACCACGAGTATATTTCACTGGTAAGCATTCAGTAACGAATCTTGCGAGCTTGGATGTTTCGTCATGAAAAACGTCTACGATACGCCCAAACTGCCAATCCTCATTATTGTCAGGTAACCACTGAACAATTTCACCTACAGCAGGATATTTCTGCACCATTCTTATAGGTTCCTCTCAAAATACGGTTTTAAGTTGTGTGAATAGATCATAAGCTCTTCCCCTCGCTTTTTGGTGTTTACCGAGTAAGGAAGCGTGAATTGGGTTTTACCCAGTTCCTTATATAGTTTATCGCTAATAAGACTGTTAGTGTCATAGGTTAGGACCCATGAAGTGTCTGATGCTATTAGCGAGTTGGATAGTTTAGTGTGGTCTTCTGCACGGAAACTGTTTTTATAGAGTGTTTTTCCTTGTACCACGTATGGAGGGTCGAGAAAGAGCAACGTATCTGTTCTGTTCTGGTATTGCCCTATAACAGTATTTGCATCATCGTTAGTGACTTCGATATGAGAACCCATATCTGATATATATCGGATTCGCTCAATAAGATTTGCGGTGTTCCATCTGCAGTCGATCTTATATTTTCCTGACTGGTCTAACCCACCTATGGGTCTACCGGTTAGGATTCCTGACCTGTTGGTTCGGTTTAGGAAGAATGTTGCGAACCCTAATTCTAGGGTGCTGTACCCTTCTTGGGGATTCATGTATATGTGGTGTTGTTTATGCCATTCCTCAACAGTCACGGAGGCATGCCCTATCTGGTCGCATAGGCTATCTGTGTCCTGTATACATGATTTCCAGAACGCATATACTCCCCGATCTAGGTCATTCAGATGTAACCGAGAAGTAACCCCCTGGGAGAGAAGTTTCAAACCCAAACCAGCACCACCAGCGAAAGGTTCAACAAAAACCGGTGGTACTGCACCGCCCCATGCTTTCTCGATAAGTTCTGTGATAATTGGGGATAGTTTGGTTTTACCCCCAGGATAACGCAATGGGGACAAATGTTTAGGGTTTGATCTCATGACCTCTATTTTATACTCGCAGAATATGCTTAACAAAATTAAATGGCGACACACAGAACTATTAATTTCTGTATGCCGCCACCAAAAAAAGGGTGCTACTTAGGCTCTATCTCACTGGATTCAGAATCTTGTGAAGACCCTACACTAGACATAAGCCCCTTCAAATCCAATGAGTTAGCGACACCAATAATCTCGCTCAAAACGCCAGAGACACCAGTAGACTTACCATCAGTAGAAACAATATTCATCTTCGTATTCCCAAGAGCAGACGCAGCGGCTTTAACAACCTCAGGAAGTATCTCAATCATCTGAACCTGCAGTGAAGCATCAGACAAAGACTTCTCAGCGTCAGCACGCTTCTGAATCGCCTCAGCAGTAGCTTCACCCTGCACTCTAGTAGCATCCGCATCAGCACTAGCTTTAGCCCTCACAGCTGCAGCTTCCGCGTCAGCTGCAACCTGAACACGCTTAGCCTCAACTTCCTCAGTTTGCAGACGATACTCTGCTCGCTCTTTTTCAGCCTTAGCAATACGGATAGTCTTATAAGCTTCCTCGTCCGCTTTCTCTTGCTCAGCTAGGCGACGGCCTTCAGCCTTGATACGATCAGACTCCGCTAACATCTCCTGTTTAGTCAGCTCATCAGCACGATACTGCGCCTTCTGAACTTCTGCGCGAGCACTCTCTGCCTTTTGTCGCGCATGAGCCATTTTAGTTTCGTTTTCAGCAACAGTTTCAGCTGTCTTGGTTTCTTCCTCGGACTTGCTACGTTCTGATTCCTCATAGGCTCGTTTAACTTCATAATCTGTTTCAGCTTTAGCTTTCTCAGATGCTAGACGACGTTCCTGACGTTTAATCTCACCAAGATCACTAATGTAATCTCGCCCATCATTAATATAGTCTGGTGTCTCAACATTCTTAATAGTTAACGACACAAGTACAAGTCCCATCTTATTCAACATGGGGCTCACATTGGCTGCTACTTCTTCTGCGAAGACATCCTTATTGTCTATAAGTTCTTCAACGGTTTGACGCGCCACAAGCCCACGTAGAATATTCTGGATAGGGTCTGCAACAACTTCAACTACCTTATCCATCTCATCTTCAACTTCTCCATTAGTAAATGGGAAGCTAGTAGCCGCCTGAATAATATCTTCATCTGTCTCACCAACCGCAATAACAGAATCAAAGGTAATTTTAGTTTGAATCCTGTTACTGTCAGGAGAGATAACGATCAGCTCTCGGATAGTTTGGTTAACCGTAGGCACCTTAGTTACCCGCTGAAACAATGGAATAAAAAGGAACGGAGTATTCCTAATAACAGAAACCTTTTTTCCTGACGATTTTAAGTATGCATTATAGGTTTCTGGTGTGATAAGAAATCTTTTAACAGTTCCAACGATAGTTCCAATAATCAGGACGAAGAGCACTAATGCTCCGCCTGCTAAAAATAATGGATTCATGATTTTCCTTCTATATTATATTTCTGCCACAGACACAAACTGTAGCTTCCTGTCACTACCAGAATACCCAGTAATGATGACCTCTTCACCAGTTTCAAAAACTTCATCTAAGTTATTTGATGCTGGTGTACCTATCCGGCTTATAGCCTCTGAGCCAAGTTGGATAAGGTATTCACGTTTGCTAAGAAGTTTAACGATAGTCCCTCTAGTACCTACTATACTTTTGGGTTGAATATCCTTTGAATCTGCTTTAACTTTAGCTGTCATTATGCCTATGGGTAAAGCTATACATAGTGCCACAACAGCAGCGATGTAGAGGGATATAACACCCAAGCCTGTGTATAGTAGAACACCAACACCACCGAATATACCTGCCGCTAACAGTATTGTTCTTATGGGCACAAAAGGTATATCAGGTATCAGGTCATCCAATCCTGTGAACACTAAAATAGCCCATATTGCAAACGCTCCGAAACACCACCATAAATATGTTGGTGTGTTCTGGAACATCATATTGATGTCACTCACCTTAGCTATTAACCTTTCTTTGCTATGGCAGGGAATATTTCTGCTAACCAGTTGAACACTGGTGTTGCGTCTATGAGCCCCATGTTATGTGCAATAAGCAGAATGAATAGGATAGCGACTATTGCTGATACGATACTTCCTACGCTTCTTACGAGTGAGCTTGCGACTGGCAGAACATATTTAACGAAAACTACTCCTAGTCCAATAAGAGCAGCAATATATAAGATGTTGGTTACTGGTTCTGGTAGTCCGGGTAGTAGGTTGATGAATTCTAGTTTGCCTTGTTCGTATGCGTTTTGCATGGGTTTTCCTTTGCTGAGTTTGCGGGCAGGTTTCCTGTTGGTAGGATACCATATTAGTGTTTTTTCTCGTTATTGGGGTTGTAATATTTAGGGGCTCATAGTTCAAAAACTATGAGCCCCTGTGGTTTATTTGTTTTTTAGAAGTCGCCGTCTTCCATTGCTGCTAGACGCTCAGCATTGGTGAGCTTCCGTGTGGGAGCTTCTTCCGCTGGTTCTGGCATTGTACTCGTCTCCGTATCTTTAGAGGCTTCTACAGGCGGTTCTTCGTCCTCTGGCAGATGTATTATCGAAGGCTCCTCCGCAACAGGTTCAACAGGTGCAGGCTTATTCCTCTTCTCCCGCAACTTCGCCATAGCTAACGAAGCTTCCTCAAACATATTAGCCTTTTCCCCAGGCTTTACCCTAGAAGAACCCTCATCACGTACAGAAGAAGATGACAATTCAGGTCTACTCACATCAACCTTAGGTTTTTCCTGCCCCTTCTTCCTATACTCACAATCACAAGACCAAGAAGACTCTGCAGAATCAATGAAATTCCCAGCATGGAACCCCTCAGGATCGATATTATGCCACATGTGACACACATAATCCGTGACCTGTTTAGTGTTATCAACCGCAGGAATAATAGTCTTACTGAAAAACTTGCCAGATTTACTCCGGTGCTTCTTATCGTAAACCTTATCCGCAGGTGCCCAGAATACACAGTCACCTTTATTGTAGGTATCAACAATGGTTTTGTTGTCACCCTCAGGAGATAACGCCATTTGTGCTTCCCGATCAGGTGTGACAAGACCACGAATAGCGACGTTAGATGAAATGTTCTTGTCAATCATCGCATGTGATACACGGTGCGGCACAAGCCATAGGAACACACCAATGGAACGTAGCTGAGTCACAAGAGGTTTAACCGTGCTCTCAAACTCTTTACCCCTATCCATATCACTACTGAAAGTGTTGTACTCGTCAATAAGCACGATTTTAAGGGGTAGCTCATGACGTTTAGTTGGGGCAGCTTTATAGAAGTTGAACCAGCTTGGTTCACCACCCATCAAAGCACTATATTTACCTAATATCGCGCTACGTTCTTTAGCATCCACATCACGTAAATATTTGAGATGAGCAATAGTGTCATCTATACCATGCACAAGAGTATGAATATGCGGCATACCAAAATGCGCATACGAGGATGTTTTATCTAGTTTAGGATCGCAAACATCAAATTGAATTTCTTTAGGAGAGTTCAGTAAAGCTAACTGAATCATAAGAGAAATAAGTGTTGTGGTTTTACCAGACTCAGGCATACCACCAAGAATCATGGATGCAATCTTGTGAACATCCATGAAGTTAGCTTCACCTTCATCTGTCACACCAAGAATTAGCGGTATCTGCAGGTTGGTCGCTAGAAGAGCTTCCTTATTAGCTTCCCAAGCGTCACCAATGGTAATTGATTTTGCGTTACCACGATCAATGATTTGAACCCTAATATCACCCAAACGATCCAAATATTTTGCTGATATTGAGCTTAGAGGCTCCGAGAGTCCTTCTTGCTCAGCTAGGTATATAGCCCATTGTTCTTTAAAATATTTGACGAGCTTATCTTCTTTCCCCATAAGCGGAGACTTAGAAGAAACAGTATACGTGAACTCAGTAATATATGAGTTTTTGCGTACACTATCCTCTTTTATTTGCGGGCGTTTATCGTGGTCGCCGTTCTCGTCTAGCCCACCAACTTTGTCACCACAGATGGTTAGAATCCTAGATATTTCACCAAAAAGTACACTAGTAGATGGGACTTGAGACCACTCCAAGTATCCCCTGTTAGCGTGCGGCAGGTTGCGTATAGCCTGCTCGAACAGGAAAGATCTAGTTAGCATATCCTTGGATATACCCTCAAATGATGGTGCAGTATCGTTGTTGTCTACGATTTCTACAGTGGGTGCTTCGATTAGCGATATTTCTGGTGTGTCTATAGACACTAGTGAAGAGCTATTATCTTCGGGAGTATCAATAGTGATAGACGGTTCGTCTTCTTCGAGTAGAAGTGTAGGTGTTTCGTCTTCTTTATCCGAGTTTTCAATAACTACAGGTGGTGTAAACGATGCTTTAGAAGGTTCATTACCAGACTCCCATTCATTGTCATCGTCTTCCTCTTCCTGCTCTGATACATCAGGAAATTCGTCATCTAGATCAATTTCGCCGTTCCTGATAGCATTCTCAACAGGAGCTAACCACAGGTACGTGCAGACAGCTAAACTCAATAAACCACCTGCGATTTGTAAACCTAACCCAGCGGTGTTTAGTTTAGTGAAAAAGGCTACAACCCATAATAGTGTTGCACCAACAACATAGGATATAGATAGGGTTGCCCCAAGTTTACCGGTCATCTGCCAGTTGGTGCTATCAGCATTTTTGAATGATTTAGTGAAAGCAACAATTCCTTTACCAGCACCTTTAGCGGCTTTACCAGCAACCTCAATACCAGCGTCGAATGCGTCTTTATTTTTTACTTTCTGTTCGTCTTGCTGGTTCTGAGGATTATCGTATTGGTTGCCAAACATGCGGTTAGGTGCGCCACCCATACGATCATTGTTGAACCCATTCTGCCGTTGCGCAAACCGGTTATGCCCACCCTCAAACGGACGGTTAGGTCTACCACCACCACTCGGCGGCATATTAGGGTAGTCTCTGTTCGGGTTATATCTCAAATCTTCACAACCTAACTATACATACGGTTTACAAGCAGAATAATCAACACGATAACACCAATTATTTTTGATAAAATCTGAACTTGGTTAGAGTTATTTTGGTGCGTCGAAATATATGCACATAAAAGAACCAAAACTAGCGGCAGAAAAACCCATAACATTATTTACCGCCCTCCGGTTTTGGTTGTTCTGCAGCTTTGGAAGCCTGATCTGCAGCCTTCTCCGCGTCACGTTTCTCCTTCTGCTCTTTAGCTGTACGCTCCTTCTTGTAAGCACCATATTCGTCTTTAATATGCTTCAAAGTGCCCTGGTAACCTGATTTGGAGCTACTAGACTTAAGTTTGTCATTTAACGATGTGTCACCACGGACAAGCCAACCAGAGTTGATTTCCTTAAGCTTCTCAACACCTAAACTGATTTTTTCTGACTTCTTCTTAGCCTCTGGGGAAGAGTAATGCCTAGTCAGCTCAGTCTGAATATACTGTTCAGCACTAGCATTGTTACCTTCCAAAACATCTTTACGGTACATGGTTTCAAACCATTCAGCTTTTTTAGCATCCACAAATGATGTGTCTGAGAAGTCCACAATACTAATATCAATATTGTAGGTTTTCTTGTTATCCGCTTGACCTGCAGATGATTGTATGGACGTAACCTCAATAGACTGCATGCCAGCAACAAAAGCTTCACGCTGATACTCAACATCAGTTACCTTTGATTTGTTAGCGTTCAAAGACTCATATGTTTCTAACACTTTAGAATCATGGCTAAGGAACTGTGCCTGCTGAATATCCAATAATTGTAAAGCTCTAAGGTAACCAGTGACCGCATCATCCTCATTCATGTTCGGGTCGCCAAGAGACCAGAGTTTCTTGTCACGCCCCCACACGAACCCCTCAGGTGGTTTACCTTTCTGCTTTATAAGGTTATCCTGCATCTGCGCTAGACCACTGTCTGTACCACCATTGATGCTTTTAGGTTTCTGAGTCTCAGATGCGGTAACGTCTGTTAGTGTGTCATCCTCGCTAGGACGTGAAGCGTTATAACCCCAAATACCTAGCACCAGAACAATCACAGAAACAATAATAAAAGGCTTTGACTTGACTACATCAAGGAAAGACTTCTTCTCTTTCTCAGGTGCCTCCTGAACCGTGCGTGTCGGTCGTCTAACAGCATTACTTCGTCTTGGCGGTGCCGATGACCTATTACGTGTTGGGGTTGTGTTAGCCATATATTTTTTACCTCAAATTATTTACTCTTAACACCAGTGTAGAACAATTTATTGTCAATAATTTCCGGTGCAGCAGGTTCACGGGTTACAGCAACGATTTCGCCTTTGTTCCTTGAGATCAGGAAGGCGTGCTTATATGGGTTTTGTGCTATAGCATATTCGTAGTCTGACTCGTAATCATCAAAACCTGAGTTATTCCTGTAACTGTCTCCTTCATCAGCCTTGTTCGAGTTGGAGATTTTTATGAGCTCTTCCTTATATTGTTTAGCACCAGCAAGAGTTAACAGATCGTCCATAACCTGTTCAACAACACCACCAATAATATAGTTATTGATGTTCTCAAAGAAGTCACTATAGTTCTTGACGAGCTTGTATGGCTCGTTACTAGCAATATAGTTTACGCCACCGTTTTTACGTGAACCAGAAAGAATAACTTTCACATGGTTGTAAACACCAGCGATTTCGATAGCACGCTGGAACTCTTCAAAGACGTTCACACTGTATAACCCATGAGACCAAGCGTAAAGAGTGCGAAGGTATGAGATCTGTGAAGAATAAACCTGGCTGAGCGCAAGCTCTTTATCGTCAGCAATGCTGTTATCTTTACCACGCATACCGAAGTCGTTAATCACCAGTTTAGCTTTAATGAACTGGCTCAATGGTAAAGCCGATTTGAAGGCAGAAGAGTTGATACCGTTAGGTTCAAAGTATTCTTCTAGAGCAAGCCTAATGTTACCAATAGATTCACCAAACTTTTTATCTATTTTGATATTTGATACTAGGAACGATTCATTAGCGTCTCGCACAGGATCATATTTTTCACGTTTATGCTCTGACAATTCTTTAGCCACAGCATAAACATCTTGCAAGGTCATTCCTCTAGAGTTACGCCAGCTACTCTTATCATTTGGCGATACATTACGTCTTTTATATGCTTCACCAATAATATAGTTGATAAGGTTATTCTCAGTATCGCTCATTTCACGTTTGCCGAAACAAATAACACGCAAAATATTTTTGATACCTAAAGAAGCAACCTTATAGGCGTTATTGTCCTTATCGTTAGATGTACCAGAGTCCATGAAACCATGTATTTCACAAGGATCAAAGTAAACACCTGACCCTTGACCCATGTTAAGAACCTGCACAGACATACCTGTACCAGTCAAATATATTGCTAACTGCTCATATTCGTCACCTTCAATATCGTTAACAGTAGCAATATAGTTGTCTCGTGCTAAATACTGGATAAGGTTAGATTTGATTTTGAAGGATTTACCGTTACCTGTACCAGCCGCTACGAAGAAGTTTTCAGGGTCTTGCGAATCCTTTTTTATCATGGTTAGCACAAGGTGCCCAGTATAGATGTCTTCCCCAAGCATGAAGTCACCAAAACCGATAGTGCCACCATCATTACCGAAGAGAACATTGGCTGCCTGCTCGTCTGACATGAGCTGGTTACCAAGCTTCTTATAGAATGACTTTGAAGTTTCAATCTTGGTGTTGAACATACTGAAAAAAGCGTGATACTCCTGGATGTCTTCAATGACACGGGTAGCACCGATCTGGTTAGCTTTCAAATATGCTTCAATTGATTCGATACCTCGATCAAATTCGACACCACGTTTACCAATAACATACATGCAGATTTTAGGTGAAATCAGTTTACGTTGTGATAGATCAAGGAATTTTAGGTAACCAACAGTTTTCTTCGTTCTAATGTTCCTGCTAACAGCGGTATCTGTAGCAACATTATTCAGATCGTTATCCTCGTATTGTTCGAGGTTCTTGTTCGCAATTGTGACTGACTGCAACCATCCCTTATTTTTTTGGGAACTGAAATCGAAGGATTCTCTAGATACAACAGTAAAAAAGTTGACTACCATGTTACGGTTGTCTAGGATCGCTTTCCGTATCTCATATTTGAAGTTAACAGGAATATACTCAGAGTAACGGTCAAACGTGTACACATAAATAACGTTCTCTGTCCCTGAATATATTCTGTCACTACGAGCATACAACGGCGAACGCTTCTTATGGTAAGCATCAGACTTGTTACGCTTCTGATATTCGTCTAAGAAACGTGCCCACACAGGGTACCCAGTACCCCAGTCAATAATCTTACTGAATAAGCCTTCTTTTTCTAAAGTATCAACCATATATTTTCCTTCACCTATTCAGATGTTCTAGCGAATTTTGTTAGTGCCTCAAACTGTGGGTCTAGACGGTTAACTAGACTCCTCAAGCGGTTATTTATACTAGGCATGTCCTGTAGCCACGGTATCTCCAATAGGGCATTATCCACAGGGCATGCAGAAGAAATAATATCTTCTGCATATACTTTCGGTTCCATCTCGCTCATCAAATATTTAGCATCAGTTGATGAACCAACCGCCCACACTAAGCTCGTGTTCATAGCTTCCGGTCTAGGGCTAAAAATATGATTCAGGGTAGTCCCATTCAAGTCTAAAACGATAAGAAGATCTGTATCAGCATCAGCTAACACACCATGCATAACATCATACTGCCCGTCTTGGGTAGTGATAATAGGTGCGTTATATACTCTGGGGTTTTTAATATTCTCAGCGGTAGCCGAAACCTGTGTGCCCTGTAAACCTGCTATCTTCTTATATTTCTGGGTCTTAAAAATAGTCCCATCATAGAAGATGATAAGCTTCACTTTAAGACCATGATCCTGCATCCATTGTCTAAAAGCAATGAAGAAAGAAGCTAAATGTAATACAGGACCAGCCCCAAAGTTTTTGACAAGTAGGGTATGTCGTTGTTCTTTATACGGGATAGAAGGATAGTTGCCTGGTACAGCTGATGAGTCCGGTCTCTCATGAATGAGGTGAACCGCCTTTTTAGACTCTGCACGTAACTCAGCTATTTCTTGGTTATGTTTCTTCTGCTCCTCAAAAAGATCATCAACAAGTGTATGCAAACTATCTGAAATACCTTCAACAGATCTGTATCGTTCTAATAGGGATTCTGACTCCCTCGATAACATAACCTGTGTTGCACCAGTCATTGGTTGCTTGGGTTTAGCAACAAAAGATTCTGTAGCAGTAAACTCTTGTTCATCTGGTTCCCACCCGTCTAGAAAATCTTCTAAAACTTTAGCGTTTCTTGGGAGATCACCTAGTTTCCCATATTTGTTGCCTGCAAATAATGCAGCAACTAATGCGTCCGTCTCACCAGACTTAAACACATACACCTCAACATCTTTACCTTTTCGTCTAGCAGCTTTCAGTGCTTCAAAAGTGTTTTCTGTTGAAGAGACGTAAATAACTTTATCGCCAGCTTTAGCTTCTCCTAGCGCTCGCCCTAAAGATACACGGTTTTTTATATTTGTAGTTATTGTAGAAGCAAAAGGGAGCATGTACGGTAATGCACAAACAACGAATATCATCGGCTGATTTTCTCCAACCAGTTATAGTTGAACGGGATGTAATCTGCTTTTCTTTCTTGAATAGCTTCATACAATAACCCAGCACCTTCTGACTGTGTTTCCTCAGGCAGACTAATACTCATACTCTGATACGCTTTATCCCTCACAGAGGACGGTATTACAGACGTGTAATCCAAATAATGGTACAAACTATCTGGGGATGCACCAAACACATATTTAAGGTTATAGTCCATGCCCTCAGGAATAATATCCAACACAGATGGGGTTGAAGACTCAACAATAACCATGTCATACATGTTCACAAGCCTAAGAAGATTCGCTTTCAACGCATCCAACTCTGCTCGTAAACTACCATAAGGGTGTGTAGAGGTTGCCGTATAGTAGAACACACCATCATCCTCATATGGGTTTTCGTTAAGAGATAACCTATGCCCAGCCTTATACATTAGTGGTGGATGTTTCACTGATCCGAGAGCACCATGCCCATTATTTGATAGGCTAACTACACACACAGTAGCCTCTGTCTCAGGCATCAGCTCGTAAGTAGCATCCGCAATATGCGGACCTGGAGAACCAGAAATAATGTTTAACGAAGCAACATTATTGGTTACCTGCTGCCTCATCGAATATTCTGGCGTGTCATAAACATAGTTATCTTGCTCAGAGTAATATTCGTCCTCTACAAGCTCCTTTTCAGGTTCCTCAGGGATAACAGGTTCAGGAACAAGCTCAACATGCTCTTGACCCATGCTCTCTAAATCATCTTGCGCATGAGGAATAACATCCTCTACAGGATAAGAGGAATCTAATATAATCTCATCATCAACCTGCAGAACCTCATTCTCGCTAAGAGTGCCACTGTCAGATTCTACACCTGTATCAAAACCAGATTCAGAGTCTTCCTCTTCTGGCTCTGGGTCTTCTTGAGGTGAATCATCCTGAACATTCTCATCATCGTCGTTAAAATCTTCATCACCAGGTGACTCAAACCCACCATCCGAACCCCAAACCTCTGTGCCATTTACACCTGAGTCGTCCCAATCCGAATCAAAATTTGGGCTCTGAACGTTATCATCTTCATCTTCCTCAGGATCACCTTCCAAAGCGTCCTGAATATTGGTGAAGAACTCATCCAAATCAACTTCACGCTGGTTTGGGATATGCTTCTCTGAGATCTCATAGTCGTCTTCTGACGTTAGTCCAGCTATAGCCTTATATTCACCAGTTGCTAGAGTCTCAATGAGCTGAACATCGATTTCTTCATGGTCTGCAGGAATATAGTAGGTGTTTCGGGACATGTGCTCGTCCCCAGAAAGCTCAGCTAAATACCAGTAAAGATTTGAGGAGATGTCAGGAAAAATCTCAGGTTTTTCATTATCTGCGGCAACATATATGGTTTCTAGTTTAGGGTAGTTATTAGCGTACTCTTCATAATATTTTTCGAGTAGCTTATACCGTTCATCATGCTCTTTATAATTTGGGGAAATATACCTTAACTGGTTCTCCTGCTCGATAGGGTCTTCTTCCTCGAACCCCTCAAAAACAACATATGGAGGGTTGTCTTCTTCATCAAAGAAACGTTTCCGAAGAGACCTAATTTTAATTTTGTGTTCGCCCCGAGACAAGATTCCCTGATAAAGATCAGTCGCATAGTTATCAGTAGTTAAGTATTTATTACTGTAATCAGGTAAGGTGCCACCAAACTCAAAGATGACTACTCGTGAAAATTCTTTGTCGTGCGTCGCTTTTATTTTCTCTAAAAATTCAGATATCCCACCGTATAAGTGAATATCTGTACCATTAACAGAGCGCTTAGCCTGATTCATCCACCAATACGGGAGAATCATTGCTACCTTGTGTGAGACGTTTTTTCCTGTCATCTATTTCCGCACCTTTTCACTAGAAATTAGTTGAGACATCTTTCATGTACAAATAATTCTACCCCATATTTTCTTACCTATTTCACCATAATCTTTTGATATTTACCTAAAATATCAACATCTTGGCGTTTAGTAGCAAGAAATAAGGATAGAACTAAATGTTTTACATCCTACGGGCTGGTCGCCTTGCAGGTCTTCTTGGAGCCCTACCACGCACTGGGGATGTTCTTATCTTTTTAACAATAACTGGGTTTTCTTCACTTGGCTCTTCAACCGAAGTATCTTCTTCTGCATCCTCTATAAGACCAAAACCACCAGATTTAGCTTTAGAATCATCATTGTTTGAAACATTGGACAGTTCACCATCATCATGTGCTACACCAAAAGTAGCTGGCTCTTCACTCCGCAAACCAAACCCAACATACTGCACACCATTATCACCAGTTTGCACATCATCATACGGTTCATCAGACTCAAAATATTCTATTTCTTTAACATTGTCTGACTTAGATTCTTCAAACTCAACAGGGTCAGCGAAATCATCCAAAACACCACCCTTCTGATCTTCCACCCAAAGAATACGGAACGGCAACGAATCCTCATGGTACGCCTTACGTATCGCAGCATCTAGGTCAAATGTATCCATACCCCAAGCAATAATCGGAAGTTCCTGAACTTCATCATAATTAAGGTATCTTACTTGATCATACCCAGATTTTTCTTGAGTAATAAGAACCTGCAACGTATGTATATAGTCAAATAGTTCAGCTTTACGCCCTGACATTACTGTTACTACAGCAATATCTCTAGTCGTATCATAATATTCAGCGTCACGGATAGCTTGGTTGATTGTGTACTGCACAAGGTCACGTGCACCGCTAGCTTCTTGGGCAGAAAGCTTAGTTTGCACCTTCACCATACGTTCGTCCGTGCGTGTGTTTGGAACCTGCAGGTCTAAGAACTGGATTTGGATACCAACGTTATGATGCCAGCTATTGAGCATATGTGCCATAACACCTTTTTCTTCAAAGATAGTTTCAGCGTCTTGCCCAAGTTTATTCTTCTTCTTGAATTCGACAAAAGCTGATATAGCCCCACCTTTATGGAAACCAATACCGTCAGCTGTAAGCTCGGTTAGAGTCATAAAATTGGCTGGGTCAAGCTCCATATCATGTTCATCTTGATATGCTTGCTCTTTACGTCTTTGAAATTCTCTAAAAACAGCGAAACGTATAATCAGGAAACCTGGTATCCCAACAAGGAAAAAGAATTGTAGAGCAGGAACAATACCGTTTGCACCAAAGATAAGAACAAATACACAGATGAAGGCTAGGACACCGCCTATAGTCCACCAGCCTCGTCGCATATATGAGCCTTGCCGCCCATATGAAGCACGTGGTGTTTTAATAACCCACTGTTTCTCTGCTCCTGCTACTGGCCTTAGCTCTGCTATCTCATCTGATTTGGGTGCTGTTTGCGTGTTAATTGAAGATTGTTTAGCCAAGATTCTCCAAAGTAGTCAATATTTTTCTGCTTACACTACATTCTACTATCTATTTTCATATGTTATTTATAGTATTTATCGGGGTGCATAATTTTTGATCCACCCATGAATGACGCCATGTCTTTTGCGTTATTCAAACCAACATCGTAGGTTGCGTTTTTGCCTTCTAAATCCCAGAAAATATAGTGGTTACCTGGGCTTGATGCGTGTGCGAATACTCCTTGACCGGATTTTGTTTTTCCAACATACACTGCGACGTGTTCTGAGTCTACGATAATGTCACCTGGGGTCATACCCGATACGTCACCGTTGAATGTTCCTGTGAAACCGTCTCCTCTTTCCCATGAGGTTAACTCTGCACCTGTGAACTCATAGTTCACTAGGTCAGCTTTTTTCATTGTCTCAAAGTTGTATGGGTCGCCTTCACGTTTACCACCGTCACTACGTAGACCGTTGGCTTCGAGTACAGCTGACACAAAGGTTGAGCAGTCATATACACCAATGGGGGTGTTGCCTTGCTCGTATCTTAACCCGCCAGCGGGGTTAGCGTCTGCTGGGTTACCTGCTTTCGGGAATTTCATCGTAGCACCCACAAAAGCTGTTTTAGCGAGCTGTTTCTGCAGGTCTGAGGCTTTGTTCCAGTCTTCTTCATCAATTCCTTCTGGTGGGCTTGTATCCCCTTTTACAGGGGCTTTACCTCCCCCACTCTGATCATCCTTCTTACCCTCATCAGACTGTTTAACCTTAGAATCATCACCACCGCTAAGACTCTTCTGCACCTCATTAGTTTTCTTCTTACCAGCATTCAAAGCAGTATAGGCGGAAGCAGCAGTCTTAGCTTGGTTATTCGAGACCGCTGACTGGTACAACATAATCTCAGCAGTAATCATGAGAGCCGCAAAAATGGTTAAAGCAACCTGCCCAAAACTCAGAGTAGCTGTACCACCCTTATGCAACCCTTTAGAAACCTGTTTACGCCCGAAACGTGTATCCACAAGTTTACCTGCACCACCAGTAGCAACAGTAGTACCCTTAGACGCAATATGGGTTATCACACGGTTAGTTCTTGTGCCAACAGTAAGCTTCGCTTTACCAGCTTGCATAGCAAGAAGCATCCCAAGCAGAATAAATATCTGCAGGGCTATAAGCAACAGTATGAGTTCTGGGTTTTCCATTAAAACTTTACGTCCTGATCCAAAAAGTTATACAACATTTTTTTATTTAAACAAAATTTTACAGATTAGAAGGGGCGAGCTCCACCATAATATTTATGGAACCCGCCCCATATGATCTAGATTCCTCTAGATTCGGTTATTTTTTCTTTCCTCTCCGGCTCCTAATGGACTGGAACGAAGATTTCAGTTCTTCGCTACGTGACATCCTGCGTTGCTGACTCTTCTGCTGTCGGACATTGTTCTTATAGTCCTTCTTACCTTGTTTCTTCTCAGACTCAAAGTCCTCAACAGCTCGACGCTTCCTCAACGTATGGTTATAAACCTCAGAGTTAGCTTTCTGCAGGTTTTGCACAACCTGGTTGTACTCATCATGTCGGTGAGGATCCTTACCATGCAGCTGTGCGGTACGCTCAATAGTTTCTTTCTGCCTACTTAGCTTATTCCGCTCAGCAATCGCAGCTGAAAGGTTCCTATCTGCCACGTTCACTGCTTCACGAGCTTTGCTGTGGTCTGGTTTTTCAACCTTGATTTGGCTCTTATCAACCTTACCAACAGCTAACCGTTTAGCTTTTTGAGCGCCTTTAGCGGTTTGTTTGGTTGCTGCCTTGGTTGCAAGGTAGGTTCCAGCCATAGTAGCAGCACCAACGCTCAGAGCTTTCTTGATGTTGCTGTTAGCAGTATTCCTCTGCTCAACATCATATGCTCTGTCCCGCATAGCCTTAGCTTCTTCTGAGCCACCAGACTTACCAGGACCACGCCCATGACGTAACGGTGATGCACGCCTAAATATCCTGCCAGACGGGCTGTTAGGTGGCGGAGGAGCCGTGTTCTGTTTAGCAGCCTCAATCTTTTCGCTACGAATCTTACGGATATGGTTGAAACCACCGGAGAAACTACCGGTTGCTTTAGCACCGTTCCAGTTGACTCGCATATCATGCAACGCACCCTTGAAGTTTTCCTTCAAAATTGAGGAGTCCCAAATCAGGTTACGGATCACATTGAATGCTAGTCTACCCATAATGATGAGTGAAATAACATCAATGATGATAAGCAGAACAACCTTACCCCAAACTGGCATACCAACAAGGGAACCATCATTACCCAACGGACCAGTAACCAATGTTGAGCCGCTAGACATCATCAACGACATGATCCAGTTCTTCACAATGAAGACTAAGCCAAGTAATAATGCTGGTATCAGGATATGTTGTCTAGATTCTGCGCCAACTTGTTTAGGCGGTAGAACCTTGAACAGGATAAACAATAACCTGATTATTGTTAGAACCGCCAACAGGAAGAATACGAGCCATTGTGCATATGGGACAACTAAGCCAGACAGTAAGGACGCTAATACTAGAGCCCAACCGAATGGTGCACCCTGATCCCTGATGATCTGGTCGTAGAACTGCTCCGAACCAATATCGTAGCCGCCACCGTCTTCACTGGTCTGCAGAATCAGACGTAGATACCCATCCCAGGAGATGTTCTTAGCATCCATAGACTGTGGGTACAGGTTGATGGATTCATCCATGAAGTGGCGTTCACTGAATGCCTTGTTGAACTCGAACGTAGTCAGCAAGGATGCGGCAGTGTCCACTGATGAGTCACGGAACGAGTAGTAGTTCATCAGAGACAGCATCTTATCTGCCGTGTTCTTCTGAATCTCCTGAATCTTCTTCTCAACATCAGTCAGCTGGTCATCAGTCAAACCGTAATCCAGCTGCTCTGACTTACTGAAAATCATTGGACGTTCAGCAGGGTAAGATGCAGGATCTAGAGGATCCTTAATCTTGTATTCCTTGCCAACAACATCAACAGTGGTTTCTTTCGCATACCTGCCAGACTCCATGAGGTCAACCCACGGGGTGTACATTCCGTATAGGCGTGCAGTTTGTAGGTTTTCCCAATACTTCTGTTGAGCTATCGGGTCGTCCTTAATGCCTTCATCATTCCAGTGTCCCTCAGTTGCAGGGATACCTTCATGATAGTGGAGACCGTACAGTTCCTTGAAGTTATTCACAGCCTTGTTGGATTGGCGTAGGTAAGGGATAACATAGGTGAACAGATCACGTGAATCGTTGAAGTCACGCATTTCACCATTACCTTTAGTGTTGTAGAAGTAGTTTCCGCCACTGTTCTCACCTAACAGCAGATCCTTGTAACCACCTTTACCACCATCAATTTCTAGACCCTGATCAGCAAGGTTGTAGTAGAAGTAGTAGAAGGGCGACTCAGAATACATTGCGAATCCGCCGAGGGTAGCGTAGTCAAGGTTAGTGTACCTGCCGCCACCGTCTGGTTGGAAACCTTCTGCTGTTGCGGCATCAGTGTTTGGTTTAGAGGAGCCGGTGTTAGCCTTGTTCTCCTGCTGCTGTTGCTGCTCTTCGCCTTCCTTCTTCTGATCCTTATTGTCCTTGTTATCCTTCTTGTCACCCTCAGATGCTTTACTAGCATCAACAGAACCATCACGAGTCTTAATCGTGGTCTTCTTAGTCTGATTAGCCTCAGTCTGTGTCTGTACAGCAGACATGAAATCGTGCTGCTTCGTGTAGTTCACAATACCGAAGTTGAAGCGGCGAGTATCAATACCAACATTCTGATCCAAAGACAAGTTAGACATACTGTCCTTGGATGCGTAAGCGTCAGTAACGATCCTTGAAGACAACGCAGGTACAAGTCTAGAGCTAGATGCCCCACCAGACTTATTTGGAATATTGTATCCGTTATCCACGGCGTGAGCCCAGTTAGCGCCACGGTTCTTCCATGCTTCCTGCAGTTCAGGAGTCCACTTAGATGTGTCAGCGTGCTCATCAACACCATTCACTAAATCGGAACCTGGTTTCAAACCAAGATACGTGTATTTAGCGAAGTTAGACAGGTCAACATAGCTACGGTACAGGTAAGTGTCATTCGGGTTATCTGTGAAACCTTGACCGGACACAGACTTAGTGTAAGCACTCAAACCAACAGCACCGAACTGTGAGTTACCAGCAATATCCAGGAGCTCTTGATCCTGTTTGCCGCCACCAATAACTAGAGATTGCAGTTTCTTAGGTGCCTGTATTTTAACGGAAACATTGGATATGCCTCTAGTGTGAGCATTATTCTCACCGTCAATCTCAAGGTTCTGTAACTCTTCATTCTGCACCTGCAGATAGTTGTTATAGGAGTCGCCCTTAGCAGCTTCATCAATCTTATCCGCATAGGCTTCTTCCTGCACCAACCCAAGGTATGAGAATTTAGAAGAGTACATTTGATTCACAAGACTATTAGCTTTATCAGCAGCCCAGTCTTGAGCATTAGTTACCCCACCAAATAGGACACATAGGATAAGGAATGTACCTATCGCTTGCCCAAGTGTCAACGAGCCAGCAACCCAGTAGATTAGGCATAGGATCAGTACCAGCAAGAAAACATAGTGGATGTTAGCAAAATAAATCTGCTTCAACCATGCGGTTAAAGATATGTCATCAGTGGTGGGGAATGCAGAGTAAGCCACAAACCCAGTGAACTTTGAACCAGCAGCCGTACCAGCTTGGTTGTTCACACCCAGAATATTAGCGTGCACCTCAGAAACAGTAGCGATCATACTGTTCTTGTTTAGCTCACGCTTATATTTTGTTTTTGTGGGATGCAGCAGGTAGTAGGTGTACCATCTGATCTGGTTATCTACTTGCCCCTCAAGCTCTTTAGCGTTCTGCTCTTTCTGCTCTTCGCTCAGACCATCAAACTTAACATCATCTTTAATAGCTGGCAGATTATCATCAGCTGAATGCATCCCCAACTGATCGTAAAGGCTAGTACCTTTACCATGCTGTTGAACCAGCAGAGTTAGGTAAACGGTCATGGATGCGTTCTTGTCAAGAACCTTAGAAGGATCCAACAACCCAGCACGCCCCTGTAGATTGTAGGCACCTCCACCATCTTGAGGGATACCGAAGGTAGTTCCTTCTTTGAACTCTGGGATAGGCTTAATAGCCATAGACCCATCAGCTTTTAGAGAGTGCATAACCTGGAATGTGGATTTATCATCCAAGTCAGCTTTAGGGTCGTTACCCTCATAAAGCTTATACATATCCGCAACAACCACGGAGGCGTTACAATCAGCAGTTTCACGATTATATGTTTCAAATATGGATCTTGTGTGCCAGCCTAACCAGAAGCTTGGGAACACGTTACTTGATCCACCAACAACATCATCGTGGTTGTTCTTTGAAATTGGGATACGTGAAGCATAGTTATGCCTGTCTGTGCTTTCATTAACGAAAGTGTCACCTAACCCAATATCGCCAGGTTGCACATACTTGTCGCCACTATATTGGGTCATAGCTTCAATAGCTGCACCATCTACAGTCCCATCACCTGCAGATCCCCAATGGCTACCCCAAGGTATTTGGTCGCTACCCATGACTGCACGATAACTTGTAACAGGCTTGTCACCGTCAAAACGTCCAGAGATTTTTCCACGAACATCGTTGATGTGCCCAGAACCCATAGTGCATTGCGCTAGTGCAGTATCAGGGTTTCCAACACTACCGAAAGCCTTGTAACCTGTGCCTGCTAAAGCGAAAGAGTTAGCAGCGGGTAGAACGTCACCAACTTTATGATCTTTAGCCTCAAAACCATAAGGATTCAAAATAGCTGGTATAACAACAGTGGTAGTGTTACCAGATTGGTATAGAAGGTCACCGAATGGGGACATCTTCATCTTTGAGTCAAGAATAGTTGACTTACTCAAGAAATCTTTATTATCTTTATTCTTCTCAAATTCGTCTTTTAGAAGGTCAAAGAATGCGTTACCATACCCATTTTCTGGGTTAGATAACTGAGCAGCAGTCATCAAAGCAGCAACAGATGCGGTAGTGTTTTCACCTGTTGTATCCACGTTGAAGGCGATATGCCCATTACCATCAGTAAGGTAAGCATAGTTTTCGTCTTCTTCAAGAGTTTTCTTATAGAAATTAAGTTCGTCGTTAGAGTATTTCAGTTTTTCTCGCGCATCATCAGCATACTTTCTCGTAGTTACATCTTGATCAACAATACCTTGGGTCTGGTCATTTTGTGCACCAGTGTAGATAGCATATGACACTGAGCAAGAAGCTACCTTCCATGCTGTACGACGCTCATCACCGTAATGTTGCAACACACCACGATTATCATCCTCAAAGGCTGACTGGTGATTTGCTAACCAGTCACCAACACCTTCGTGATCAACATATTTATTTTTAGCTTCTTCTTCTGATAACCCCGTCTTTTCTTTAACGCATTGCCAGCTTTTACTATTGAACTGTGCAGTTCTAGCACCTTCACCGTTAGTATTATTGAAGTTACCACCTGTTCTAGCTTTAGCTCCTCTATCAACATCGTAAGGCAGATATGGTGAACCTACACCATACGCACCTGACGAAATCTTCATGAACTCATAAGGATTCGCTGGTACAGCTTTCTTCTCGTTCACAGTAGGGGATTCGAGCATGCCTGAGCCACTAGTGGCGTGCGCGTCTTTACTGAATTTCCATTCAAGGTCTACAGAGCCTTGTACCAGTTGGGCTTTGACCCATGTGACAAGGATTTTTGCGTCTGCTTCTTGAATACCCACCGTATCGGTGAGGTTTTTAATCATTGCGTCTTCTAGCTCTTTAGGCATCTGACCGTCTGCGTTAGCGATCTGTGTACCATAAGCTGCATAGAAGTTGGAGAGATATTTACCAATAAACCGTGCATCACCATTACTTAGTTTGGTGACATCAAGCTTCTTGTTTTTATCCTTGTTTTTGGCGAGCTGAATAAAGGTTCTAATGGTGTTATTCACCTGTGTGGTTGATTTTGCACCATCATGCGAATCTTCTTTACCATTACCTGTAGACTTCTGCTCTTCGGCAAGCACCACAGCTTTAGTTTGATCCTCTAAAGACTGGTTCTCTACTGCATTAGCAACAGACATACCAGATAGCGTGGGAACAACCACAAACGATGTTGCTAAAGCTGTTAGGCACGCTTTCTTAGTTTTGGACACAGTTTTTCTGTGCTGAACAATGGGTGCACTAGTTTCTACTGTTGAAGCTTGCTTCTCACGTCTAACCGATAATAATTTTTTGGGTAACCCAAATACTTTCATAACCCATCTAAAAATGGTGTGCAAGACTGCACGAATACCCATGTGCTCTCCAAACAAAAATATAAACAAGAAGTCTCGAACTTGATAATATTGCTACTAACAATAATAACAAGCCCGAGACCGTTTTGGTTCCCAAGTTTAGGGTTGGTTTAGTTTCCTGAAACCAGAGAATCAATAATTGGTGAAATCATGTCCGCCAGAACACCCATAATAATATGTATCTGACCGGTAACCAGTAATGTTGTCACCATGATAGCTAGAACAACGAACGCTATCCTATTCTTCAAATACAACCACAATTGGGGCTGGTTAGAGGTTTTATTGATCTCGGTTGCCACAATAATACTGTAAGCAGTGTAACTAATAAGCCCTCGTTTGAAATCGCCATTATGGTCAATAGGGTTCAGAGGACCCCACCTCATTACTGGGGCAATGAAGATCAGCAAGTCGCATATGGTGACGAGCACAATGGATATCCAGATGAAGATCACCAGAATACCAAGGATAATACCGAAAATATTGACGGCACCTATACCTCGAAGAATATTCATCGCCTGCTCAATATCAACAGCACTATTCTTCTGTACCCGCATAGCCGCATCATAGGCGCTGCTATCCTGGTTCTTTAAGAAACCATAGAACTTATTTTTAAATTGAGCGGATAAAGATGACTGCCTAATAGCGGCAACCGCATCTTCCATGTACTTATTCTTCGATTTAGTACTGAGCTGATTAAACCCCTGGTTATTAAATGTCACATAACCAGCGCTAGGATCATATTCCAGCCAATCCTTTTTCGAAGCTGCGTTGATTGACTCAACAACCCCTTGCACATCACCATTATCTTTAGAAATACTAACAGTGGATTTAGCTCTCTTACCCTTATACTGTTCCGTACCATTTTGGTTGCTAGCAGGGTCATTAGGGGCAGGGTCATCATAATCGTCAGCTAATACTACCGCCGACTGAGTTGTTTGTGTATCTACAGCATGTGCTGGTGTTACCGCCAATACTGTTGCAGGCAGAACGATAACCAGCCCGAGCAGGATTGACATTATTCTTTTATGCAGGGTGGCTATCAAATCTCTTTCTCCTTCACTATCCCCACAACAGTTTTTATTTGTTTTGTAGGAAACAGGTTTGGGGTAAGCGCATGCTAGGGGTTACCCTCTGAACATGCGCTTACCCATTACCTATTTTAGTGGGTGAAAGCGTATACCCAGTCCGTCAGACCGTTAATGAACGGCCAGATCTGACCGGTAACGAAGAACACCATGATAAACGCGACTGCAATGAATTTTACGAAGGTGTAACCAGCCCACCTGAACAGTGCTTTACTGTCAAGCTGGTCGGAGGTTTCAACAGCCTTACGTGCGTCACCAGAGACAAGACCCTTGATGATAACGCTCTTCTCGCCACCGTTGAGTACACCAGTGTCGGTACCACCGAAGATGCCACGGGTTGCAGGGATTGTGATGAACAGAACCTCAGCAACAACCTGCAGACCTAGAAGTGACATGATAAGGATCGCACCAAGACCCATGAGGGTTGAGATGAAACCGTTGAATGGTTTCAGGATCTCTGCTGCCTTATCGAAGTCGGGGTGCCATTCTGCTTGTGCAGCTGACATGACACGTGTACCGAAGCCGTTTGACTTTGACAGATCCTTAATCCAGTTGGATTTTGCGGTACTGTCAATGAGGGAGTTTTCGTTACCCTCATTGTCTGCTACAGCCTTGTTGCTGGCTTTAGCAACATCATCGGCTAGTTTGTCACGTCCTTTGGTGCTTAGGCGACCAAGTTCTTTCTCGTTAATCTGGTAAACGCCAGTCTCTTCATCTTTAGTGAAGAGCTTGGAACCTGGAACCAGTGAGCTCTTGGTGCCGCCACCGTCAGCTTCGTACTTGTTTGAGGAAATTTCCTCGTACACAGTTGATGACAGAGCCGCAACTGACTCAGCATCATCCTGCGTGTAAGCGTTAGCTGCGGTGCCTACCCCTAGGGCGAATAGCACTCCCAGCATTACGCTTGCTAGGATTTTGGTTAGTTTTTGCAACATTTCTTATAAAACTCCTGTATGGTTGGTTCATTTGTCGTGTAAAACATCCTGCGAAACATGTTTTACGTTTGTATTAACTTCCCCCGTTAGGGTGGCTTCAAATTTTTTGGAAGACTCATAGAGACACCTCCCCTCGCATAGCCGCAAGAATTTTCACTACACCATTCACCAAGTTCTCACCTGTGAGAAGATAAACAGCCCATGACGCAATAATGAGCAACAGAAGAATATTGTTAATAAGCAGGAGCCTAGAGTTCACTAGACCTTCCCAAGTACGCCCTTTATGATCTTTACCCTCAACACCATTAGAGGTTTTCTTCGCCATACCAGTTTTGAAATACTTGGAATTCTTGGGTACTAACCGGAACTTCTCAGGAAAAATCCTGCTTCTCATGACACGATTCGGTATTATCCCGAACACAACTAACCAAACACCTTCTTTGGTGATAGCATCAAGAAACAGATGGGATAGTACACCCAACGATAAACCCAAGAAAATAACAGACCATACCCCACCTATTGGTGAGTCAGCTGGTATCGGTAAAGCACCAGCATATAGCACAATATTTGCGGCTACTAACAGGATCAGTGTTAGGTCACTGTGGGTTTGCCAAGACCGGTGTTTAGCATCAAATTTCTTGAGGGGCGGTATAAAACTTCCGGGGTGAAGCATCCACCAAACCGTTTTACCTAACGGGTCTCTATATGGCATTGCTCTAGCATTATGGTCTTGGTCTGGTAGTTTAGCTCCTACCATCGCAAACACGTATGTTGATACGAGAACAGTGAAACAGGCTACAGTGTACTCGGCAGCACTAAATTTAGGTGCCCCCTCACCTAACCCCCACAATGGGGTTACTGTGACACCATTCTGTGCTAACAAGGTGCCAGCTAATGCTGCACTGATACCACCTAGCACGTGGGTTTTACCTTCCATAGCCTTCTAATCTGCCTATTCTGTTATCTTTGTCTGAGCCGAAAGTTGAGTAGTCTTACCGAAAATTTGACACCATTGCCATTATTTGGAAGATCAATATAAGGTGTTTTACTGATCGAAAATTTTCCGTCACGTTTTTTCAGGTTAAAAGTTTTAAAAACACACGCACCTGTATTAGTCACAGCCTGGCGTTTCAAAACATCAATATAGGTAGCAATGATCCTCTCAACCTCACTACCTAGTATTGGTGTATTAGAATGCCGAGCAGCTTCATAACATTGTGACGAGAAAGTTCTCTCTAAAAGACCATCTTTAGCCTCACTAACATTAGTGTTAGTAGCTAAAACATCCTTATAAACATATACATTCCTATATTCTTGAATATCTTTAACAACAACCGCATGATATTCCTCTAAAGCTGTTTTAACTCGTGTTTGCGGGACTTTAAGCTTATTAGAAAGATAGGCAATATAATCTGATTGACTTAACCTAGTATTAGCACCATTAAAAGCAGACTTTTTTCCAACTCGGTTAGATACTGTCACAGGTTCTTTAGGTTTTAACCTCATACACGAATCACCTTCTCTTCCTTCAAATTCTTATCAGAACCCCCGAGAGTGGCACGAATAATACAATAAATATTCTCAGCACCTTTAGCCTTATCTGGGTTATCTTTTTGCATCACATAATGCCCTTTAGAAATACGGTTAATATGTTGCGCAACAATAGGTGCCCTATACGGGTCAAGAACCCACTGGAAAACAATTTTCTTAGCTTTCCTTGTGTCACCGTATGCTTCCGTATATTCATCTTGCTCAGCAAAAACACGGTCAGTCCAGTCAAGAAGGTTTGTTGCTATACCAGCATTTTTAGCGTCTTCTCGATCATCAAGTTTTCTGGACTCTTGCGCTCGCCCAGTCAGATTTGCAAATAGTTCTTTGAATCTCGGGGTGTTATTCGCCAATGCTTTCCCTCCTTCGGGTATCATATATTGTTTGGTGGTTCCCAGTAGCCGGTAGTCGTACTACTGGGAACCAAACTATTATTTAGCTTTAGAAGCTATTCATACCTTTTTCGAGCCACCAGATAACAGTGTCACCAATCCAGAAGCCAACATCGAAGAATGTGCCAGCTATTGTTAGGGTGACGAAGATACCAACAAGGATCCACACGAGAATCCGTCGTTTAATGTATGCCTTGATGATGTCTACAGAACCGTTATCATCTACAGCCATTTCAGGTTGAGCAGCTTGCGAGTAGCTTTGCATTCCGAAACTGCCACCAAACGCTCCACCACGAGTTGGTGAGCCTAGACCTCGTGCACCACCACCCATTTGGTTGAGAGCTTGGGTTGATCCACCAAACTGTTTCACCAACCGAACAGCATCATCAGAGACAAGCTGTGCGTTGAATAGTGCCCTCTTGCGTGGGCTTGGTCCAGCGTTTGCTAGGTTGCTACCCTGACCATCCTCATTCGGGTCTGCCATCCACTGCCTAAAAATGGGGAACAGCAGGTAGATGAGGTCTAGTAGAGACTGGATAGGTAACGCATAGATAAGGAACAGCACTAACGCTGGCATCACTGTGCGCTGCAACCAGTTCAGAAAATGCCCAAACAGGGTATGCTTAGCATTGTTTAGATTAACCTTTGGGGTATTCTCCCTAAGCTGCTTAGTCGCATCAGTCTCACGCCTGTTACGTGTACCTGTATCTACTTTCCCTTCTTCTGAGTCTTCTGTTTCAGATGATGAAGGGGTAGAAGAGTCATCCGAAGGTGTTTCCCTCTGTCTAGACGAATTGCCTAGAGGGTCTGTGCTGGTACTAGCATTAGCTGCTTGCCCTATACTAAACCCCGTGTCATGGGAGAAATTGGGGGTGAAACCCATACCAGCGAAGATGCTTAGGATCAGGGTGAAACCTGCAAGAATATGCTTGAGCCGCACAACCCTCCTTTTTGGCTCAGATAGTTCTAGTGTTTTTTGTTGTGTTGCCATGTACTCCCTCCGCACACTACGGTTTTATGTTTTCTGTTACAAACAGTCCCCACCAAGATTTTTAGAATTCTTTTTCCAAGTCTCGGTAATCCTCATGGATAACAGTGTCAATAACAGAAGTCTTAGATTCGTTGATGACTTTACGAATTGCAGAACCAGCCCCGCCATAGAAATAATCAAATCTTTTTACAAGGTCAAGTTCGTAAGCTACAGGCTGCCAATCAATCCTGTCTTTATCTTTCGTATACTGATACGGGTTATTATCAGAATTATTGAATGACAACCATGTCATCTCAGTAGAATGGTCTTGAGATTTCAAAGAGACATCAACCATTCCACCATTTTTGATAGTCTTATACCTTTGCCCTACAGCTCTACCTTTCCAAAAAGCTGATGAACTAATATCAGAGTTAAGGAAGTTCAAAGAATCAGCACCATTATTCTTATCTTGAGAAGCACCAGACGGCGTGAATTTTATGCAGAACCGTGACCCCTCAGCAAGAACACTATTGTTATCATCTGTGATATGCCCACCAAAAGTAGCAGTCATACGACTGTACACAAAAACCGAAACAGCCATAGCGAAACGGGACATTATTATCTCTTCACCAGGTTCAACAGTTTCATGCACATCAGTTGAAGAATCACGTAAAACAGCTAGAGAACTAACGTTCTTAGCTTCTTCTTCCCCAACAAGATCAACCATTATCTTCTGTAAATACCATTTACCTAGAGTGGTTGCTTTCTCACCCTCAACATATATTTTTGGGTTTATAAGCGTTATAGGTTCATCAGAAGTGTTTTGCAAACGAACCAACGCAAGATCACCAGATTTAGAACCATGCACACTATCATGCACACTGGGGATAGTGTTAGTTGCGTAAAGCTCTTTAACAGCTAACCTATTAAAAGGGTGCTCAGTTAGTTTGATTGGTGGTCTCTCAGGTTGCACAACAGACTTTATTCTGGTTTTCTGAGGTGGCAATGTAGAGTCTTCATTAGTTTTCACTAAATCAACACCATCATCTATCAAGGTCACATACATTTGCTCCATGTTTACCCCTTAGCTTCCTTATCAGCTTTACCTTGCTCATATTTGTCTAAGGAAACAATGATGATGTTGCCTTTTTCGTCACCAGAATAGGTGACCTTATAACGCTTACCAATAGTAGCTTCATCAAACCCAGACTTAGTTGTGTAAAAATTCACACTCAAATCTCTACTGGTTGAATCCCCTTCTTTAACAAGCGAAAGCTTAATAACATACACAATAGCCTGCGTATCAGGGTCACGATACGCTTCACGACCTTCAACAAGACCACGTGCCTCAAAAGTTTTATCAGTATTCGGTGGGTCTATCTTCTGCCAACCACTAGGCGTTTTCTTATTATTAGCTGGTTTATTAGATGGATCAGATGATGCCGAATCCCCATTAGTGTTATCACCACTGTCCGCAGAAACAGATGAACCTGCAGCGGGCATAGGTGTCCTATTGCCAGCATTATTCAGGTTGTTGGATACTGCAACGATAACGATTATTGCAACAGCAACCAACGCAATAACTGAAACAATAACTTTTATTAAGTGGTTTTTACATAGTTTACTCCACCAAGATTCATGATCAGGGTCTTCATTATTTTTCTTTTTCTTAGCGCGACGAGTAAAAAAGTTTTCTTCATCATCTGAATCATCTATATCTGATTCAGTGGATTCAGAAGCATCATAATCATCAGTCCACGTGTCATAACCTTCTGCAATTGGTCTAGCTGGTGAAGATGGTTGAGGCATAGGTATTGTAGCCCCATGAGCTATCTCTTCTTCCCTCATTTGAGAGGCAGGCATAGGTTTCGTAGGCTCTGCTGTTTCATCAAAACCGAATCCGGGCATTTATTATCCTCCAAATCCAAACCGTGTTTTAGCTTCAACACTTCGGTCAGCGCTTGTTTCCCAAATCTTTTGGGCTTTCTCTGCAGGGTCTACACCTGAAACTTTTATCCATAATGTTTTGTGCATAGCTGGCACCCGGTTAAGGAAACCACCTGTATTAGTTTCTTCGTCGTAAATATATTCAACAGTGGCCGCCCATTCTGCGCCTTCGGGTGTTACACCTTCAACATATACTGATCTGATAGGTTTACGTGTTGACCGGTATACACCTTTAATGGTTTTATCTGCCGACTCAAATAGCAGTGTTCTTGCCTGTTTAATATGATCTGTATGCAAATCGGTTATTTCTGCTAATGCTTTACGCCCTTCACCTCTAAGGTTTAGAAGAGCTACGGTTGATGGTACTTTGAGTAGGGCACTCACATAATCATCTAGTTTTTGTTCCCTAATCTTTAATTGTTTTTCAGCATCTATTAGGCTCTTTTTGAGAATATTTAGATGTGCCGATAGCATCTTTGTTTGCACACCTAATATTCTGCCCTCAGATTCCACGGTTTTAGTTCTAAGTTTTGTTTTGTGTTTTATATCTTCTTCTAGAATACGGATAGCTTCACGTATGTTTTCAGTGTTTGGGTTATCGTATTCATGCCCAATTGAGAGTATCCTAATATTACTGATAGATATTATAGCTTCTTTTGCTGATATGTCTTCAAATAACCCCACGGTTCGGGGTTTTGTAAATAATTCTGGGATAACCTTTATACGGTATGTTCTTTCGGCTTTATGGGCGGCTTCTTCCAGGAAGTCATTAAGTATTCTGCAGTTATGTGTAGCCAGCTGTGTTACAGCTAATTGCCACACCATTTTTGCTGCTTCTCGTAAAATATTTTTATGAGCCTTGATGCTTCCTGTTTTTACTGTTCCTGTTGAGGATAAGCGTTTCTGGTTATCTCCTTGAACCTGCTCAAACAGCCCAGTGTTGGAATCTGGTCTAATTCTCCATCTGACTTGTTTACCAGTTTTAGCTGATGTGAAAGCTAATTTCAGTTTCCCTCCTCTATTAGGGAAGGGATACATGCCAGTAGGCAAGTTACGGATCATTTCATCAACAATTTTCGTTGCTTTCTTAGATGCATCCTGCAAAACATTAGTAGCATCCGATAAAGACCCAAGTTCACTATTCTTTATAATATTGTCACAACTATTCAGATAATCCTGTTGCATACCTTTAAGGACTTTAGGGCTAAATTTATGCATCCTACCCTGCTGGTAGCCTTTTTCTGCTTCTAATACTTTAGCCGCTTTATCATCGTCCAAAAGTTTGTACATGTGAAACCTTTTATATCAGTTTAAATAATTACTAGAAGTATACCTTGTTTTAATCTTGATTCTGCACGAAAGAATTCAGCGCTTCTTGCCGCCTATTAGCCAGTTAAGTTTCTGGTAGACTCTCACAGATTGGTTAAAAGTTTCTTTCTGCGTGACAGTCCGATCAACCTCAGGCTTATTTTTGGGAAGCACGCTGTCTTCGGTGATACCACGCTCACTCACACTATCCTCAGAGGTTGAGCTAAGCGAATCGAAATTATTTTCTTCTTCTACTTCCCTACGCCTATTCCTGAACCTGTCTCTAGGATCATCAACCCCTCTACGTCCTGGAAATCTTGACGGCATATCATCGTCATCTTCCCCAAACCGAGAAGGATGTCGCCTATGAGTGAAACGAGATTCTTGCTCTTCATCATCAGAAGAGAACCTTCTACGCTCCCAAGGATTAGATTCATCACCATCAAGAAGGCTTCTGCGTCTCCTATCATTCCTAGGTTCGTCATCATCAAAACGACGTCCTGGGAACCTGCGTGGCATGCTCTCATCATCACCAAACGAATCACGATGCCTCATGCTTCGACGATCATCCATAACCAGAACGTAGCCTTTCGTGAATTAAACCTGTTTATGTTGAAGAATTTCCTTCAAGAACAATAATACCTGTAAAAATCACACATATTTACCAATATGAAACCGGTATTTGTAAGCATACTAAAATCATTAAAAGGCTAATATATCTACCTATTACTACGTTTAGCAACCCTAACAATATCAACTATCTTACGGGCACTAATCTGAACAATAGAGTCACCCCTATAAGAATAGGGCGAAGCAAAAACATTTCTCACAGTAACAATATCCGAGTTCAATAAAGCCTGTTCACGCTCTTCTAAACTTCGCCAAGGATCAAAAGCGATATGTTCAACTTGGGAAACAGCCAACAATAAAGATGATGGGTCTGCTATTTTTATTTGCACATTAGCAACCTGCAACATCTGCTCAAATTCCTTGACAGACACATCATAGAATGTAGACTTTTTTGAGAAATGATCTATCGTGGTAGACGGTTTACCCAACCTCAACTTAAAATCCCTCAAAGGGCTATTAGGGCTAGGCGCAAGACCACTACCTATCACTTCTCCGCTACCTGTCACCCACCATTTATCGTTACTGAAATTATCTGTTTTATACTGATATTTCAGGGTAAGAACACGCATATATGCTGGTTCTTTTCGCAAGAGTTTACCATCTGCTAGGTAATCGAGTACGTTCCAGTTAAGGGTGCAGAAGGTAGAGTTCAGTTTATCCTCTTGGTTATAGTAGATGATCTTATAGATTCCATCTTCTAGGATATTCACTAAGTTATTTCGTGCAGCTACAGCTGACTCTAACGGAGGGGTTTGAACTGGTGTGAAATCGTTAAACACCTGCAGAATCTTATTGTTGCCATATTGCATAACATTAGGAGGTAATGTTCTAGCTAAAGCAGCTTTCTCATCCTGAGACAAATATTTGATAAGGCTCTGCAACATTATTGGTGTGCACGAATCATCAATCTTATGGCACATCGGGTTCTTAGCGTTTCTAAAAAAGCTAATATATGCGTTCCACCATTCAGGTTTACGGAACCTTGACTTCTCATATTCAGCGTCATCAAAAGCCCACACAGCTAAACGTTCTAGCAGGATTTCTTGAACATCAGTACTTGCTCTCGCAACATAATAATCTACCTGATCGTCAGTCAAAGCTTCTTCTGTGCCTTGCACAAGTTTCTTTGTACTTAACACATGAAAAGCATCGACCCTAGTCATACCCAAAGTATATCTAGGGGCACCAAGCACAGGAAGATAAGCTCTTGCATGTAGAGGCTGAGAGATAGGCTCCCGAACTATAGAACCATATTGTTCATGTAGTTTATAGTCGAAAGAAATCACACGTTTCTTAGGTAGAGGGTACATGGGTGAATCAACCACAATAAGGACAGGTGTTTTTTCTGCTTCCTCTTTGAGCAGGCTATAAAACTCGTGAACCACCATGTGGGGAATAATCTCAGGTGGCATACCCTCATCAACTGGTTTCAGGTTAGAGGTGGCAGATTTGATAGTGTACTCATATTTTTCTTTTACAGCAGTAGACACAAACTTGGCGTTCAGGCGTGCAGCTTTAACGAACCGATCTTTAAAATTAGCTTTCAAAACGGACTTATAAAACTTCATCCCATCTTCAAACTGTGGGGTAGCACCATCATTCTTAGCTGCGTTCGTGCGAGCATGGTTTTGGGCAACAATCAGTGACGGGTCAGTCTGGTAAAGCTTGAACGACCCCTCTGTTACAGCGTCTTCACGGTTATTAGGCATAAACCAGTAGGCGGCGCCATAAAACAACCAGAGTTGTTCCGCAAAAGTAAGGAACGGCGCAACCATGCTAATATCACCCTGCATAAGATGATGGTTCACCCAGTCGTTAATAGCTTTAGCAAAAACCTTATCTGGGCTATTTTTGTCCCCAGGTTTAGCTATGGTTTCTTCCGTGTTTTTTTCGTGGGTATCACACAGGATCATCAAATGATCAGAGCCTTCTGTATTGGCTACAGTAAATTCAACACGTTTAATAAGTTCTTGTCTAGGTACATCAAAACGCCACATGATCGTAACATACTGGTCTATGAGAGTAGCTAGAATTCTGCGGCCAGTAACACCACCAACATTTAGATCATCAGATTGTGTGAATATATCTAAGAACGTTGGTAACTCAACTTTTTCAACATTAATAGCTTTCTGGCGCACCAGTTCACGCACATAGGGGCGGAATACTTCTATAAATTTTTCGCTTAACTGTACTCTTTGTGCTTTCCCCACGTTTTACCACCAAAACCCTTATCCGATAGCTCTCTTCTTACCCTATAGACTTGTCCCCTTTACAGGTTTTCTCGAAGATGTTCCTCAATGTCAGCAACCGTTGTTTGGTAACCTAAAGAGAAAGAACCAGAAGACTCAACAGAGTTCTCCGCTTCATAAAACAAGGTTTTCACGTTCGACCCAATAATACTGAGGATAGAAGCCTCTGGTTGAAAAAGAGAAGCAGAAAGCTCAAATGTTAGACTCCCATCATGTGAGTTCCTAACCTTCTTGATCTCCTGTTTCACTGGCATACAGGTTTTCGTTCTAGAATTTGGGATATTACAGGTGAACAGATCATATGAAACACCCAATTCTTGGGTGTTAGGGATAACCTGTGTAACACCTACAGGCGACCAGTCCCCATTCTTCTCAACAGACTTAAAAATGAAAGCAACTTTCAACGGTGACTCAGACAGGACAGAGAAAGGCACATAACCGCCTTCTTCTCTCATTTCGGCTTTGATCTTGTTCATATGTTTTCCTAGGTTCAGAGTCTCCGTAGTTTCGTTGGGGAAGAAATATTATGTAGATCGGTTTGTTTTACAACATTTTTAAGGTTATCTAGTACGTTAGGGAAAAGATACCAGTACGAGCCGCTAAGAACAGACAGATCATATGTTTTCACTTTTTGAGGAGCATAGTTCATGCTTCGTGTACGTTCCAAACCTGATTGTAGCAACTTACCGGTTTCCTCTGGTTTACTTGATAACCTTGATTCACTATCAAGCATATCAAAAAGGCTCACAGCTATCTTAGTTTCTGGGATATTAGGAACATCCTCAGCGAGTCTCAACATTGCCCCATAGAAGTCTTGTTTAGATGGTTCTTGAAATGTTTCTGGGTATTCTCTAGCTAAATCTTCTAGGGGATAGAACTCTGTTGCCGAATATTTTCCTGTGCTTGGTTGATACCCAATAATTGGGGTTACCGTAATATTTCCTTCATACCCTTCATCTTCTAGTTTTTTGTGAACTATATTTGCGGGTAATAGGTTTCCGTAAAGTCCAGACAATAACATACTTAAAGATATGCTTTTTGTTCTGGTAGTACCCCACAGATTCACAGGAAGATATGTAAAAGTCATATCCGAATTTTTTGGTGCATTATGATACCAGTATTGTGCTTTAGTCTCACTAATATCATGCACACCCAGTAATTGGTATCCTCTAGGAGTTTTCGGGTGTTCACCGATTAATCCTTCTTGAACAAGATAGTATTCTGGGTTTGTTGCTGTTACCGCATGAATATTGGCTTGTGTTATACGAGTCAAGGGGGTCATACTCATATTTTCACGAAATTTTTCTCCCATTTTGGTGGAGTTATCAATATTGGGTTCTCCGATCCTTTTAGGGAATAACCTGTGTAATGAGTCTAATGATAGGGTGCAGTCTTCTAATAGTAGGTAAAGGTATATATTTATGATGAAATCTGTTGATTCCCATAGGATAGATGATTCTACAGGTATAAACCCTTTTTCTTCTTTAATATTTTTAATAGCGGCGTATTCGCTCTTATTGCCATAAGATAAGATATGTGATTCTATAGCTTCTAAAGAAACATCGAAACTTCCAGACTCGCTTACTCTCTGATACCCAGAGTCAATAAGTGCTCTACGCACATCTTTATCAATTGAGAACACGTGTCCATCTCGAAGATACCCTAAATCCACCATCCGGTATAAGGAAGCAAGCTTAAGAGACCTGTAATACCATTTACAGTCTCTTAGCCAAGAATAAGTAAATTTAGTGAATCGCATTCTCTAATAATACCTGATTCTTGGCGCGCTAGACATACAAAAACGCTAATTCATGGGCTATTCCTCAAAAACAAAAATCTGGTTCTTCACGTTCACGCTACGTCTAGTCTCGTTGAAAGACACAAACTCTTTATAGTCAGAGCATGCTAGTTCATCTAATAATGAATAATATTCATCCTCATACACTTCTCTGATACCATCGGACTCTGCAACATAATACACTGTCCCCTGAGGTAGCCCCATAGCCCGGAAATGGGTTACTCTCACTGGGATATAAACATAACCAACAGAAAATATACCAAGGAACAAGTTTTGGGATAGTCCACTATCCACAAGGGTAACCGAAGAACTATTACTCTTCTGCAGTTTCAACCCAACATATGGTTCATCACTATATAAGCCTCTAAGAGGTGATAATCTAGCTGAACCTGCCGCATCAGGTTCAACCCAGTAGGTGCCCATGTTTGTTCCTTCTCTAGTTTCTTAGTCACATTTTCTTTGTGAAACGCCCATTATGATCATGTTCTTGCAAAGTTGGAGCTTTATTCTTGTTAATATTCGCAAGTATCCCAGCAACAAGTTTAGCGGATTCTGAGTTGTCTTCATCAATATCAATTTCATCAATACTGTCTGGGTCACCTAGTGTAGTTAGGTCTGCTGTTATTTCGTCGATGAACATCCATGACCCTATTTCGTCCTGATAATCATCATCCCACACATGCGGTATGCCCTGAATCTCGTTAGCTAAGAAGTCTATATAGTCGTCGATTTCTTGTGAGAAATCAGTATTATCTTTTATTTTCAGGATAACCGTAGCATCATAACGTCTCGTGGGGTTATAGGGGATAACTTGCAGCCTAAGCCAGCCTAACGACCATGACATGATGTTATACCCACCAAAACCCTTAATTTTACGGGTGCTAATAACCAGCGCTGCACGAGGAACTTTTTGCAGATTAGCATGGGGTATAGCATAAACACTTGATCTGGTGCCGTCGTCATCTACAAGAATACCTGGTGCGAAACCTTCTTCTCTGTCACCATTAAGATGTTTAGTTGTTATATTTTGGGGTGACTCGGGTACTCTCACCCATGATGATTTTTTGGGTAGAACAGATTCTTTCAACTTGATTTTGTTGAAGTCAACTCTTCCTTGTGTCTCTTCTGTGACTCCTGCTTCTTGGAGGGCTTTAGTGACAGCATCATTTTCTTTTTTTGAGTCGTCTTCTTCTACGGAATCTTCAACAATAGGATGCCCAAACCTATCTAACAAGTACTCATACACTTGTAACCTAGTTGACACACCCCAAACTATTTTATGGTTAAGGTTCTTATACCTCTCATTCTCAACACCACGTACACGATACTTAACATCCGACCCTTGCTCTAGCTCATAATGGAGTTCATCGTACCATTCTGGAATATTGGGGACATCATATATTGTTCGCCATACTTGATCTCGTACAGACTGTGAATCAGTTTTAGTTATAGCTTGACTGGTTTCCAGACCTTGCTTTTTGATAAGATCTTGCACGCTATAAACTTTTGCCATGTTGAGCACCTTCACCAGATAATAGTTGTGTTCTAGAACAAATCTATAACACCCCCTGTCACCCTATTATTTGTGAGGATAGATAGTGCCTGTTTCCGTTACTAGTATCCCTTGTGATGTGTTCACTAGATGAATAAAACCTTTATTAGCAGCATATAGGAGAGTATTTATTGTTACTCGTTCGCCTCTACGGAGCCTACGTGTAAGCTGGTACTCACCAACATTCTCAACAACTAGCAGATACTCTAAATATTCTGGTGTGAATCTCTTGCCACCACAATATTTTTGGGTAGCGTATCCGTTCTCTTGAGCGTATCTAGACCATCCCCCATCATAATCAATGTTCATGCGTGAACGGTCAAATTTTCCTACCCTCCTGCCATTAGGTGTACGGATTTGAGAAGCATGTCGGCTTTCATTAGTGAATATTTTTTTAGCTTCCGCCATGCCCAGCCTCAACCTCAACAAGACCACCACCAGAACCGAACATGAACCTGAATAGTTGCATAATCTTCAACCCAAGATACGCACCAACAGCGCACAGGAGCATTACCCCGATCATGATACTTGGGACGAGAACATATAGCGTCCATCCACTCAATGCGATAAAGAAAAAGTCGGTTTCCATATTTTTTCCTTCCCTGTGTGTTATTTGAAAAGGCGAAGTAATGTTGTGTACCCGTCTTTTTTACCTGTGATAATGTATCCACCACCACCCAAAACAGGTAGCATACCCCTATATAGGGCGCTTACTTCTTCTGAAACAACAATATCATGGTGCACACCTGAACTTTGGAAAGACACGGTTTCTTTAGCCCAATCTGGTGCTGGTTTACTAGTCTCATGGGCAACATAGTTTTTAAGATCAGTTTTTGAGCTTTCAGTTGCCTCCGTATAGATTGTGGATGGGACAGGCAAAGATGTTGGGGTTTTTGAGATGCCTAAAAATATTTTTGGTAGACGGTTTTTCTCGGTTAAAGCCGAAATTTTTAGTGACCCCATTTTAGTGTGATATAGGTTTATGCCTGATAGTGTTGATGGGGTGGCAGAATATTCTGGATGGTAGGTGTCACGCAAAGAAGGCACACTATGGATACCCTCAAGAAGTGCTTTCGTGTCATTTGAGTGCACAGCGTAGGCACCAACCGCCGCTGGTTTAGAGGTATTATACCCATACCATGCGTATGAGGCTAGGAATACACTTGCGGCTCGTTCACCATACAGTGTCACATGATCATTTGACGCTTTTGCTGATAAGAGGATGAAACGTCCACGGTATGTTGTGTAAACGATTTCAACAGGACGGTATTTAACACCCAGATTAGCGTTTATCCGCCCATGACTCATGGTTATAGAAACATTGTCTTGAGGTAAGGTGTTTGCTAGTGCCGTATACCCATCAATTCCATTATTGATAGGGGTTTCAAGAACAATATTTTTAGGTAGCCCTGTTACAGGATCATCTACTCTACAATGAATTTTCCAGTCCCCGCTTTTATCATCTGGGTTTGGCAACATACCCAAGATAACCGCTTCTGTTTCTGTTACTGGCGGGTTTAGTCTCAAATAGTCGTTGAGCGTGTCAGCCACTTGTGGCTCCTTACATACTTTTCAGGAATGTGCTTGCTGTGTAAACAAAAAATAGTCTACCACAATACCTTGCGATAGACCATTTTATTTGAATATTTAAAGAAATATTATGCCGCAGCCAAAACCTTTCCGGCATCCTGCTTATTAGCTAGATACTCCTTAAACATAGCAGACTCATAATTACTAGGCTGATACCCATAAAGCTGAGTATCCTCATCATCCTTAGTCTCGAACGAGAGCTTACCCAGATTAAAAATCCAGGGAGTCTGAATCTTCACCCCACTAACATCAGTGGTCTTTTCACCCTTAATAACAGCATCCACAAACTCATGATGCTCAACCCGTTCCTTCTCACCAGCTGGTACAGGGGCAGTCTTCGCAGCGACAACATTCTTTAGATATTCGTCAGAACCAGGATTCTCAGTGACATCAATCTCTAGGTAATCAACACCGTCTTCTAGCCCTCGCTCATTAGTCCACCTAGTAGCCATATTGCAGGGGAAACAGATAGGTGTTCGCACCTTGATAATCATTTCTCCTTCAGCTACCACCTTTCGGAGCGCACCCAGATCGGTTTTAGCAGCAATAATTTCTTCCTTGGTTAGGTTACTCATTTGTGTTTGTTCTTTCTGATAGTTGTTGATAGATGTCACCCATAATACCCATTATGAGGTTTGTTGATTCTGCTACTTCTAGTTGTTCCAGCTCATGGTTTTCTATAGGCTCCCCAAACATGATTTGGACAGTTTTTCTAGGGAGAAGATGCCATTTTCTTCCCACAACTTTCCTGTCTTGGTTGTAGCTATATTCTACTGCCTTGTGAGCACCATAATGGACGATTGGAACAATTGTTGCTCCCGTTTTTCGGGCTAATCTAACTGCCCCGGCTTTCCCTTTGATGGGGGTGTAATCGGGGTTGTAGGTTAGTCTTCCTTCTGGGAATATGAGGATCATAGACCCTTGTCCTAACTCTTTTTCTGCTTGCGTTAGAGCGTCCTTAGCTTTCCTGCTCCCTCGGTGTACTGGTATATGCCCTAAATGTTTGAGTAGTTTACCTAGTACGGGGATTTTGAATAGTTCTGCTTTTGCTAAGAACTTTGGGTATATTCCTTGGTTTCCTAGGGCTGTGTATAGGAAGATTGGGTCTAGCTCTGTTACATGGTTTGCTACGAAGATTATTTTTCCACTTTTGGGTATTTTTTCTAGACCTAAGATTTTTAGGTTTAGTGTTTTTGTGGTTATCTTCTTAGCTGCTTTGTCTAAGATTTTTAGGATCATTTTTAGAATGGTGGTTCTTCTTCTGCGGGCTGGTTACCCCAGTTGTTGTTGGGGGCATTATTGTTTGAACCCCAATTCACATTACCCTGGGGGCTCTGTGCGCTCGCCTGAGGCGGGTATCCTGCACTCGGTGAGTAATTACCCTGCTGAGGTGCTTCTGTGCCTGCAGAGGGCTGCTGAGGGGTGTTGAAGCCATTATTCTGAGGTGCACCCCAGCCACCGTTATTACCATTACCCTGCGGCTGCTGAGAAGCATTATTAGCCGACTTCGGCTGATACATCACAGTACCCCATCGCAAATCAACACCAACATACTCAGCAACAACCTCCATAGAAGTGACTTCCTTCGTAACAGGCTGCCCAGTCGTAGGATCAATAATCTCGTTATTCTGAGAATCATAAACCTTCGCAGAATACTTGTTAGGAACCCAACGCCCCTGCACAATCACCGGAGCGCCTTTATTCAAAGAATCAGCAATATTCTCACCCAAAGTACCCCAAGCGCTACAACGAGTGTAAACAGTAGGATGAGAATCCTTCCATTCCTGAGACTCATTGTTATAGTAAGACCGAACCCACGCAACCTTAAAATTAGCTACAGCCTTACCAGACTGGGTGTAATTAACAGTGGGACGATCAACAAGTCTTCCTCGAATATTGGCAGGTGCTATGTCAAAACTCATTTTTATTTTTCTCCTTAAAAATTTTTAGTTTCCGGTAGATCCATGACCGTTAGCACCACGATCAGAGTCATCCAGCTTATCTGTCTTAACAAAATCAGCATATACGACTGGTGCGATAATCAACTGTGCGACACGCTCAAAAGCAGAAATATGAACATCTTCATCGGTGGTGTTGTGAAGGTTTACGAAGATCTCTCCCGTGTATCCTGCATCAACGATACCTGGCGCATTCAAAACATGAACGCCCTTCTTGTGAGCTAACCCAGATCTAGAACAGACCATAGACACGTAACCTGCAGGTGTTTCAATAGCCACACCAGTGCCTACTAGTGCTCTACCCTTAGCTGGGATAGTAACGTCTTCACGAGCTTTCAAATCGGCTCCGGCATCATGTGAATGAGCTCTTACAGGGATGCACCCAGAGGTTAGCTCAACAATTTTGACAGGCAGTTTTTCAACCATTTTTCTCCTTCAAATTTTCTAGTTGTTTGAAATATCTTTAACCATATTACGCCAATTCGCTAATGGAGGGTTAATCCTAGCTCCTGCAGGGCGTGGCTTTTCTTCATCTTCAATCATGGGCAGATCGAAGTTAGTCTCAAGGTTATAGTTTTTGAGAATATTCGGATCAATCCTAGACACAGCAGAATGGTAAGCATTGTTCAAAGCTTTTCTGCCCTTGTTGTCAAGCTGAATTTTTCCTTCGAGAATAAGCTTTTTCTTCAAAACTGCCTGATCCATGATTCTCAAATTTTCGTTGGTCTCAGACACAAGTTCTTTCCAAGCAGCTTTTATTACCCCCAATGTCGGAACAATTAGCAGGTTCTTCTCAACTACACGAGAGACAATTGCGTCTCTAGTGCCTTTATCATCTGGAACATTGGATAGTGCTTTAACCCAGGATTTTACTTCATCATGTGTCAATGTGAGGTATTTAGCTTTTCTTGATGGGTCAGCTTCACGTAGTGCCGCCCATAAGGCTTGACAGCTTTCAGGTTTCATTTTTCACTCCTAAGCGTTTTCTAGTCCGAAAGCAGACTTATTGGCGTACATGATGTTATCTACATCCCAGGATTTTCCTTGTAACCATTCTGAGGCATTGATTTTATCGGAGTCTTTGAGCCCTGGGTATTTTGTGGATAGTTTTTGGAACTGGTTCACAAGTTCAGCCCCTCGAATGAGCCTATCGCAGAGAGTTGGATCATCAGTAGTGAGTTCTTCCCAGATCTTTTTGGATTTTTCTAGGTCTTTTTCTCTGATTTTCCATGTTTCTTGGAAGATGGTGAATTTGTCTTGTTTGGTTTCTTCTTTTTCTTCCTCAATCTCTTTTTCGAAAATTTTTTCTAACTCTTTATTATTATTAATATATTTATTTGATTGAGACTTATTTAAACTTAAACAAAATCCAACTTCTATTTCTCGTGAATTGACATGAGGTTCACTTGGTGGTTCTAATGGTGGTTCATTAATGGTTCCTATTAATGGTTTATGTTCACCTCGTGAACTAGGGTACCCCCCACCAGATGAACAAGCATGTTCATCTCCTGAACATGCTTGTTCACCACGTGAACAAGGATGTTCATTTCCTGAACTTGGATAAACCTTCAACCTATCACCCGAGTTCACCTCCTGAACATCGATGTTCATTTCCTGAACCTGGCTATCAAACTTATTATTATCAGTTAGTTTTTCTTCACTATTTTTGTGAGTATCCCCCCTCTTTGAAGACCTCAAATCCTTCAAACGATCAATATTAAAAATATAAAGATTGGAGCTCTTCCTACCCTTAGAATCAGCCTGCCCAGCAACCGTAATCAACCCATATTCCTTCAACTGAGTAATAGCTTTCGAGATAGTAGCCTTACTACGAATACAAGACCACTCAGAAATAGTCGCATAGGAAGTCCAACACCTACCAGCATCATTGGCATAGTTCGCTAGACACACCAAAACACTCTTAGTAGGCATAGAGATGGGAAAATTATGAGCCGCATCAAAATGAGTTAAAGACCCAACCAAGTTCAGTATGCTATTCGACATTCTCAAGGCTCCGATCTTGTAGGCGAGTAATCTTCCACACTAGGGGAGAGAAGAAGTCTTCTCCAATTCGTTCTTCTGTGATTTCTCCGGCTTCAATAAGCTCATTCGCAAGCTTGTTTACTAGGCGATATTGAGCAGGGCTCTCTTGGACTAGTTTTTTACGGATTCCACCTGCTTCTTTTGGCGGGTTGGCTAGTAGGAAAATCATCATTCCGATAGCGTCTAATGAAAGGTTCTCATTGTTGATAAGGCTATTGGGGATGGAGATAGTTTCTGTAGTGTTTTGAAGTATTGCAGGTAGTTGAAGTGTTTTGTAGATTTTTTCCCTTGTGGCTTTGCTTTTTTCCTTGTGGGGTAAGTGGTTGTATGCGGGGAAGTCTTCTCTACGATGTTTGGGGAGGGATAGAAGTTTTGCGTATCCTCCTCGCTGTGCCCATGTAAGGTTCTTGTTGTTTACGATTGACAACGGAACACTTGTTTGCCCTTCTATGGGGCTTGATGGGGTCTTAGGGGCGTTTTCTTTGGGTGTTGATAGTAGGAGTCTAATATCTTTCTCTGGGAAGCCTGTGAGGGCTGTGAGGGCTTCCAGTCGGTCACCTTGAGGGCACTGTGAGCCAGATTTCCACTTGCTTACAGTGGATACGGGTAACTGCAGTAGCTCCTCAAGGGCTTTCTGGCTACCTGCTTTGCGTATTGCTAATTTCAACGCATTTGGGTTTAGCCTATAGTGGTAATGCGACATTTTTAACTCTCTAACATCCATTATCTTGCTGTCTAAGGACAATAATAGCGCACGTTCTAGTATGTGCAAAATACGGCAAGTCTCGGGTGTTAAAAACCCCAGTCAGAAAAACCTGACTGGGGCGAAACACCAAAACGAACTAATACACAATCTCCGTAGACATCAACTGCACATCATCCAGCTTCATATCCACAGGAACACCATAATCCGCTGCCTGACGACAATCTAAATGAGACTCACCCAAAACATTCAAATTACCATCAACAACCCTGATATGGCAGTCTGAACCTTTCACAGTAAACCCCCAAAAAACATAAGACTTCTCACCCTCCCTAGAACGCCCTAACGACAACAGAGGAAAAGCATGAGTAAGCTTCTTATGACTCCACTTATCATCAACGATAAGCTCACGATACGCATCCACACGAAGAACTGTCATAGCAGATTCAATACCATTATTTTCAGGAACTATAGATGTGGCAGGAATTAAGAAAAACTCACACACATACATGTCATCATCCTTATTCTTAGGAATAGTTACGATCACATGCGATAAAAAGTACCTATCGCCACCATACGGGATACAGGTATAATCTATATTTTTATTTGTTTCTAACGTCTGTACTGTCATTTTCTCTCTAACCACTCATAGTTGACGTGTCAATTTCTTTTACTCAACAATTCTATCAGTGATTGTGGAACCAATCACCCGTAAAAACATGGTGTCAAATAAACACAAAATGGAGGGGTCTGCACTGATAAACGTAACAGTACAGACCCCTCAAATATTCAGGAATCACTCAAAGCTGAACAAGCTTTATGCTTCATCCCCATAAGTTACTGTAGAAGCATCATCCTCAGCGTAATCAACCTGAGTATCTTCATCAGAACCGTCGATTCCATCAACCTCAGTATCATCGTCCGAATCCGCGAAAACAGATTCAGCACCAGAGTTATCAGCTGCAGACGAACCACCTGTAGTAGTCCTAATATTGGCACCAGCTAACAGGGCTTCCTCAGTTGCCTTCTCTTGCTCTTCTTCCCTCTTCTTACGTGAACGCCACCAGAGGAACAGAACCAGAGCAATCGGGAAAGCAATCATGATAGCCCACATCAAGAACTGCACAGCTGAGGAATAGATAATAGCCTCAACAGCGCTAGCAGTAACACGGAACTCGCCAACATGGCTGGATGACCGGTTGCCAGCATAGTCCACAACAGCAACATCCAAATTCTGTGGGTCGCTACTGGTTGGGATGGTTACCGTCCAGTCTTCACTGCCGTCTGTGTGTTCTGTTTTCAGTTCCTTACCGTTCAAGGTAATCATGATGTTTTCTACACCAGAAAGATCGTGAACCTTTACGGTTACTTTCTTTCCGTTAGGTTCATGGTATGTGCCACGCTCTGTAACACCTGAAATCAAGACATCAGCGGGCGTGGCATCAATACCAAAGTTGTATTCCTGCTTAAGCGTGTTCTCAGATTTACCGCTCTCAGATACAGTGTAAAGCTGTGTTTGGTAAACACCATCATGCCCGTTGTACAGATCCTTGGACACCTCAACATCGTAAACATAGTTGGAGTTCTTACCACCAGACTCTTTAATGTTCACATATTCGCTAGGAATGTCCTTAATCTCTTCACCATCACGGAACACCTTGACACGCATCTTCTTCGTGTCGATTCTTTCAACAGACTCTTGTTTGATTTGAACGTTCTCATTGAGTTTTTGAACGAACTTGCCTTTAAACTTGAAATCCTTGAACGTGAACTGTGACCCGTGCCGGTCGATAATGTACTGGGATTCTTCTTCATGCACGTTACCAGCTTTATCAACGATCTTAGCTGAAACAGTGTACAGGTCGTCCCATTCTCGCCCTTCACCAATATTGTTGAGAGTCAATGTGCTACGCCCAGGTTGGAGTGCACCATCAAGTTTGATGTCTCCCCTATTCCTAGTGCGTAACGTAACAGAAGATTTCGCTAAATCAATGTTCTGTTCATCAACAACAATAACCGGTTTAGCACCCTCACGGTAAATAGTGCCGTTTTTGACACCCTGAATATCAATAACTGGGTTGGTGGTATCAACCCTGAATTTACCAGAATTGAACGGTTGTGAAGAGTTGCCAGCAATATCTGTGGCAACAATGTTAAATGACCGTTCACCATCAAACTTAGGATCCCAAGTAACGGTAGCAACCCATGCGTCACCTTGGCGGGTGAACTGGGAGAGATTACCATTGCCCTCATATTTGATGCCGCTCGGGTCAAAATTCACATCACGAACTGTTACTGTTGCGGAGCGGTTGGTCTTATACCATCCCTCGTTAGTGCCATTATTGTCAGACCAATCAACGTTAAGTGTTGGTGCTGTCTTATCAATAATGAACTTACCAGAGTTGTATGGTTGAGCAGCATGCCCAGCCCTATCCGTGAATTCGACTCCCCAATCATAGGTGCCGTCTTCGTTGAATGTTGCCGTGTTCTCCCAAGTGTCGTTGCCAACATTCACCCAGCTACCGTTGAAGGTTGCGCCACGGACACGAACATTATTCGGGTCGAAGTTCTTTTCAATAATACGTACACGTGCTGTACGCCCCTTATTGTAGTAGGCTACACCATCACGCATTACTGGGTTACCAGCATCCGAGTAGTCCACGTTGATCTGCGGGGCTGTAGTATCCACAGAAATATTCTTCTCAGTGAAAGACTCATGCCCAACATTATCTTTCACACGAACCCAGAGCCTTTGACCGTTACCTTCATCCCCAACAGTGAATGTTCCTGTAGCACCAGTAACAAGGTTTTTATCTCTAGAAGTAACATTCAACTGTTCAGGTGACAAAGTACCAAGGGTCTTATCACCAACACCATATGTAACCTGTTTGATACCAGCAATAGGCGAATTAATATCATAGGTTGCTGTTGTGGCACGATCATATAGGGGGGTGCCCTGAGCGTCTGTCATACGGGTTTCTGGAGTAGAAATGTTCACCTTAGCAGTGTTCGCATGCCAGTTCGAGGTTTCAGAAACAATACCGTAAGGGTGAACACTATCGGAGCTATGCCCAACATTATCTGTAGCAACAGCATCAATATACCCCTTAAAGTTATCAGGGAAAGTAATGTATGCTGAACCGCCAGGAGCAGCAACAGTGTCTTGCCTGTTGATAGACCCATCCGCGTTACGCAGAGTGTACCTGATATGTCTAATACCTGATGATGCACCAGGATCCTTAGCTGTAACAGTCACACCTGTTGAAGATGAAACGAACACGCCATAATCTTCGGAAGCTGTAGCAGGTTGCGGACCCGTTGTATCAAAGTTGAAAGATACGATCTCAGGGTTAGCGCGGTCAATATTGAATTCGTCTGTCACCTCAACAGGGTTACCTGCAGCATCAAAAGCAACTACACGAACACTATATTTACCGTCTTTAGGCTCCCCCAGTTTACTAGTATCCACCGCTAGGTCAGCAGATTTAGTAGCATCCTTAGCTTCAAACTGTGAAACAAGGGTGCCGTTCACATACATTTGTGCTGACTTCAACGAAGAATTATCAGCAGCTTGTGCAGTAAGCGTGAAATCCCCACCATACCAGTTACCATTCTGAGCTTCCGGTCGGTTAATCTTCACAGTTGGGGCAGTTGGGTCAATTGTTGGTGCCTGGCTAAACGAAGTAACCTGAGACAACGGAATAACCGTATCATGCCCAACACCATCAATAACACGGATCTGTGTACTACCAGCAGGAAGGGCGTTAAAGAAACCGTTCTTAGACTCAGCAGTAACCTTACCTGACTGATCGAGCAGCTGATAGTTAGCCACACCAGAACCGTTATCTACAGCAGACACTTGCATGGTTGGCATGGTGCGAGCATAAGCACCCCACGCTGTTACCTGAACATCCCCATGAACATCAGCTTTAATATCTGAAGGTGCTTCACTATCCAGCATCCAAGTACGATGCAAATCAGCAGGGTTACCAGCCTTATCGTAGGCTCTAATATCCACATCCACCTTACCGTTACGGATACCAGCCTGAGACAAGTTCAAGCTATAGGCGTTTCCGTTACGGTCAAGTTTAACCTGCTGCCCGTTAAGGTATGCGTCTACATGTGCAAGGTCTTGATCAGCAATAGTGAACCCTAAAGCACTGTCACGAGCGGTAAGCCATTTACCGTTACCAAGATCAACAGTTTTAGGTTCAACAACATTAGAAATAGTTGGTGCCGTAGTATCAAACTCAACAGCTGTTGCCTGCCCACCAAGAGGTTTCTTAGTCACATGCCCAGCATTGTCCTCAACAACCAAAACAAAGTTACGTCCAGAAGAATCCACCTTCACGGAACGCTCACCAACAGGTATATTGATGCTCTTAGGGGCACCGCCTGGACCCTCATAGTTGAGCGTCACAGATTTAACACCTGATGCCCCATCACTAGCTTCAATACCGAAAACAGGTGCTTTAGGTGTGAACCATGTTCCGCCTTCAACACTACCACCCTCAGATTCTAACCAGAGGTTAGCTACGGGTGCATCAAAATCGGCTTTCACCACATGGGAGAAAGTTTCACTCTTGAACATGTTCTGTGTTAGAACATCAATATTGTATTGTCCGTTACCTGGTTTAGGAAGCTTGCTGAGGTCAACAGTATAGGTTTCAGTATGGTCGCCACTACCATTCTTCTTACCAACAGCTTCTTGACCGTTTACAAGAATCCTAGCGGAGTTCCACCAGCCAGTGGATTTAACAGTAATATCCACCTTTGCGTTGTCAGCATACCAGCCGTCGTGAGGTTTAGCGCCATTAACATTGAAATCAACGGCACCTGGGGCGCTAGTGGCTTTCAACTCAACCTTGTCTTGCACACCATTGTAAAGATCATGTAACCCGTAGAAACGGTCTTTCCCTAGGTTATCTATAACATGGAAACGGTATGTGCCGCTATCCTTGATAACCCAGTTTGTGCCCTTATCGTTTTCCGCCCCGTTCACGGTACGGTAAGGCTCCCAAGTTTTACCACCATCAGGTGACCGGTCAAGGCTCACAGTCTTCACACCAGAACCATCATCAGAGAACTTAGCGAGACCTAAACTAATCTGATCCTGCTCAAAGAATGTAGTATCACCATGATTCACACCACCAGAAGTATTAAGAGCCATAGAAGGGGCTGATGGTGCCTCAGTATCAAGACCCAAGGTGACCTGCGAAGCTTGACGATGCTCAGGGGCAACATTCACTAGAACACGTTCACCAGCTGCCAACCCCATATTAGGTACAGCGAACTCTTTAGAAGGTTCTGTGATACTACCATCAAAAATTTCTACAGCACCACCAGTTTGGTACCCCGCAGAATTAATCTTCTGCGCTGTCACACGGACATTACCAATAGGTGCTTTATCCGATGAATCTAAAGCAACTTTCATTGCTGACGGGTCGGAATACCAAGAAACCTTATTACCATCATAGCCAGCACCAACAGTCCTAGAAGTAACCTGAGCGGCAACCTTCTTCTCTGCTGGCTTATTAGCATCTGGTTTCTTATTATCCTGCTGATTCTTAGGTGATTGAGTTGCAGCAGGCTTATTGTTATTATTACCAGCTGGCTTATTATCCGCATGCGCGGGTATAACACCTGCTTGGCTAAGGGTAAGAGCAGCTAAAGACGCTGCTACAACCTTCTTTTTGTTCATTTGCTACTCTCCGAAATTTATACATTAGATTTCTCTAATATTATATTGAATATATGGGGCTTGTTAAACACAGATTCCTCATCTTCTAGCAAGTCCTCGTCCTCAGAATATGAAGAGAATATTGCTGTACCTTCAAAATCTTGTTCAGAGTCCCAAATACTAACATAACCCTGTTCATCAACTTCTTGTTTCTGCAACGAAACATGAGCTGTTGTTGTGGAAGCTGCAGCCGCCATTGTTGTTGTGTCTTGGCTCCACATACTGTTGAAAGCTGTGGTGCTTGGGCGGGCATCAACGAACTCTGAGGATATTCGGTTAGACTTCTTCGTTTTACTCTTTTTAGAGTATAGGAGGAAAGTACTAGCTAAACCCCACCAAAAGAACATTACTATTGAGAATAGTATCAAAGCGATACCAGCGAATATGAGCAGAAAAGTTAATGTGTCATTCATATTTTCTACCTCTCATATCCTGCTTTTATAGCGTCAGACATTGATGATGCTCTACTGGCTATATAGTTATATATTTCGCCTTGTTTACCACCTGATGGGCGAGTCTCAGTAATGTATTTAGTGATTTCGTTAGCCACTTTTTCTACTTCTTCACGAGGTATACCATCCGTATTCAGCTTGTAAGAGTATGAGTTGATAAGATCCATGTATGATGCGTACATCATCATCTTACCTGTAGCTGGTAGGCTACTGTCTGCTTTTTGTAGGTTAGACCAGTAAGCTTTGTATGCTCCCTTGTCGTTGCCTTCTTGGATCTTTGCACCAATAGTTTTGTGGAAGTCAGCAAGTTCAGCATAAACTGTGGAAATATTATCTGGGTCGTATCCTTGGTCTTTAGCGTCTTTGAACCATGTGGCGGATCGGGTAACACCTTCACGGTCTAACGAATCAGTATTTTTACCAGACTGATAGTAGAACATGTAAAGTTTACCAATGTTGAACGCTAACTCTCCGTATCCTTGTTCCTTAGAAAGCGACTCTTTACGGGTGTTAATAACACCAATTAGCTTGCTTTCTTCCTCTTTCGTGAAAGAACCATCTGATGCTATAGCATCTACCATATTCGAGTACACGTCAGGTTTAGCTGATGTGCACTTATCTAAGGCAGTGACATAGTCATCAACATGCCCAGAGTTTCTAGCAGTGTTAGCTAAATCAGTACAGAGTTTGCTTTGCTCATTAACATCGTTCTGCCATGACACTAGACCGCCTGTGAGGCACCCTAAGCCAGCAAAAAACAGGGCGGCTACACCCAGCATCCTTTTGTTCTGTTTTTTTGTGTAAGCACCTCCAAGACGCTGATATTCGTCAAGGTCTACAAGGAACTCACCAATATTCTTATACCTTTGGGATGGGTCTGGGTGAGTTGCTTTACCAATAATATATTCAAGCCCCTGTGAAACACTAGGGTTAGAGTAAATAGAGTTTATGGCCGTATGTGGGCCAGTTAAGAAAGGCTGATGCGTGGTAGGAAGAACATAATACTCAGTACGTAGCTCATAGTCACGTCTAGATGAAGTGGTTTTATGATCAACTCTCACTAAAAGAGCCGTATCATCCAGCATTTCCCTATCATCAGTCTTATCAGACTTTGATGTGTACTCTTCCCCAATAACATTTGGCATATCATCAACTTGCCAAGTCTCGAAATGGTGTGAATAATACTCAAAACCATCGACACCTTTAGTTTTGATAGGGTTTAAACGCTCACGACTAATAAGTGTTTTATTTGGGTATAGTGCACGATCATCCTGCCCGCTATCACTACCATTTAGGGGGTATACGGTTTGTGGCGCACCATCATATCTTACAGTTTCATCAGGAATATTGGGGTTAGCCCCATAGTATCTAGCGTATTTTTCGTCTCCTCCTAGTTTCTGGTACACATCAAACGACATTTCACGGGTACCATAAACCCTTTTATCAATTGGCGCGTAAACATCAAACTTTTCAACAGTTTTAGCTGGTGTGGTTGGTGAAACACCAGTAAGCATGAAAGCTAAAGTAGCGCCTAAACCAAAAATATCAAACTGAACATTTAATGGAAATTTAACCCAACCAGTTTCATCATTTTTTAGTTGCTGCTCTGGGGCAAGATACCCTTTAGTGCCTGCTGGGACAACATCTTGTTCTGCCCCGAGTTTACCCGAAATACCGAAGTCAATAAGGTGAGGTTCTTTACCGTCAGTAGGGATAATAACGTTCTCAGGTTTCATATCCCTGTAACATATAGCGGAAGCATGCAGTTTACCTACGGTCTTTGCAAGATCCTTAATAATCCTAACGGCTTCTTCTTCGGATAATCTACTATCGGGTTGTGAGTGGGTGTACTCAACTAGGCTGGGTCCATCAATATATTCCATAAGAATATATGAGGAACCAGCATGCTTATTGTTTTTACTTGTAATGAATTTAGGTATATGCGAAACATTAGTTAGCTTATTCAAGAATCTTGCTTCTTGAACTAAGCCTTTATATTCAGTTCTAAGTTTCGCGTATTCTTTTGACGTTACCTCTGATTTAAACTTTTCAGGTGATAACGTCTGTTTAACCACAAATTTACGTGAACCAACAAGGTCGTCTGACTCTTCAACAAGGTAGACGTTAGCCATGCCGTTACGTGCTTTACCGGTGTTGTCATCAACACCGAACTGTTTAATAACAGTTACTTGGTGTTCACCAATTTGAATGACATCACCTTTTTTGTGGGTTAGGCTTCTACGAATAGCTAGCTTCTTTGAAGTCCTCTTCACCCTGTTTTTTATAGGTTTATTCTCCAATATTTAGTCGCCCCCGTTAGAGACATCCTTGCATCTGACTAATGCAACCGTAATATCGTCTTTCTCTTTATTGTCCCTGAAAATTTCACCCATATACGCCAATCTTGCGTCCATATCTTTAGTGCGTAGCAGATCATCATACCAACTTGAGGTTTGAGTGTTCAGCTTATCTAGGTGATGCCAGAACCCATCAGAACCTATAAGGATAATATCTCCGCTAGTGTATGTTCCAGTGTTTGTTTTAGTCCTAAATGTTCTGCTTTGCCCTAAAGCAGATGTGATGATCGACGCCTGTTTACTCAGTGCACTTAAATAGTTTCTATATACGGTTAGTGACAGAATGTCATCAACCATCACTACTACAGGCTGATCTAAAGGCAATATACTATCTGAATCATAACAGAGGATATTCCCTTTAATATCAGGAAGTTTCTTATTCCTAGAAGTCCAAAAATTCTTATGTCTAATATCTCGGATTGTTGATGCTTTGATAGGTGTTGCTTTACCTATACTCTTCGGCACAGCTTTTTTCCCAAGAACCCATTCACCATACACAGACTGCACTGGAATGAGTTTGACATCCCTAGTGTTGAGAACGGTATGATCTTCTGAGATTTGTATCAGATTATGGTAAATTCGTGTATCACCAGCATTTATAGAAATAAACTCACCATCTAGCATGACAACTAATGAACAGGTTGTGGTGGTTCGTTTCCTACCAGCCTTTTTAACTGGCATTTCACCTAGTGAAGCTTTCAAATCTTCTTCTTTCTTCTCGTTAAAACTAACTAAAACATCATTAGCTTTAACAAGAAGATCAGTCAAACTTTCTTCTGTTATCAAGCGTGGTTCTATGTTGCTGAACCAGTCTTTAATAACCCTGATAACCTCTGAGGAGGCATAATCACCTTTTTCTTGCCCTCCAACACCATCACATACGCATATGATCGCACCAGATTTATTATCTTGTGTGTTGAACTTTGCAACCCAAAAAGAATCCTCATTAGGTTTTTCTGCATCAGGTTTAGTGTTTCTTAGCGTGTAGCAAGCTATCTCATAATCAATACTATTATTCGACATTAGGCAACACCATTCTTCTCTACTCTAAGCTCAACGGCGTTCCCTAACCAAATACTAGCAGGAGTATCAATCTTAGTTGATTTACCCCGATCAAGGATTTTCTCAGACGTATACTTACTATTATTGCTGTACCTTACCGAAGTAGAGCTGCTAGACCTCTCAGACGGGCGCACATACACGTCACCATGATTATCAACAGATATTTCTGCCTGGTTCCGTGAAACCTTCTTACTGATCTCGATACCTCTACTATCGTAGAGAGGGTTAATAACAATGGTGCTACCATCATCCACAAAATTGTTTCTTGTGCGTCGGCGAATCACAAAAGTTTCATTTTCGGAGATGAAATAAGGTTCTTCCTTATCATCATACTGTGGCAACGAGATTTGTATAGCACCTGTAGGGACATCATCATAGTTGTCATCAACCACAGTTCCTTCGTCTTCTTCATCATATAGACTCGGATAATCAAAACTATCAGTGTCATAGTCTTGAGCCTCATACTGGGGGACGAAAGGCTTACTAACAGGTGGTTCAGGTAAAGAAACCCCAAGCTGCTCAGGTGCAGCATACTCTATGAGTGTTTCACCATCCTGCAGAACTTCCTGAATGTTGAAATCCCCTACAGGAGTATCAGACATTTCAATAAAGGCTTGCCCATTATCATCAACCCAAATACCTGTCACATATTTGAAGTAATCGTGTAACCCTACAAGGGTAGCGCTCTGGGATAGAGCCTTCCAAGAAGCAAGAATAGCAGCCGATTCATGTTTATCGGCTTTATCAATTTTCCGTATAACGCCAGCTTGGGTACATTCTTGTACTTCTTTATGCCCTAATGCGACTGGTGTTTTCAAGGTTGTTGCTATATTAATGATTACTCCCAACCCGACAGTTAACCATATTGTTTAGGTGCTATGGTTCCCTGTCGTATCCTTTTGTTAGATTACCCATCTTAATAGTAGGTAACCGCCTAATTTTCAATACCCTCTAATTCTACCCTCGGCATTGACTTAGTTAAGTACACAAAGTCTTCTTTCTTCGGGTTTGATTTACCCCAAGCAAATTTATCATCGTTTAGTGCATCTGAACCGCCCCAAACCTCGATTATGCCTATTCCTGACGGGTCAAGGTCTACTTCTGATCTTAAACCGTAAACATTGCCAGTATTATTGCGGACGGTGCCACCTTTTTCTACTAGGGTGAAATCGTCTTTAATTTTCGCTTTATCACCGCTAACGTTGAGTACACGTAGTTTCAGGTAAACATACTCGCGTTTAGAATAATGGAACATACCCTTGTTACGGTCATCAGCAGCAACAAAGTACTTTATTGCATCATCACCAGTTTTAATTTCAAGGATCTCAGCAATAAGCGGTACTTTTGCTTCTCCAATATATTCAACAGCCGCGAACTTGGTGTTCAACCCGTAAGGTTCCTGCTCTGTCCCTTTACCAGAGGGAGGGAAAACGGGAGTAAATTTAGTCTTTGACTCCTTATACATTTCTGGTAACAGTTCTAGAAGACGGTGCGAACCAGCCCAATAAATGGATGTGTATGCGGGTGGTATTTCTAATGGTTCTTTACCATCATCCGAGTTGAAGTAGGAAGACCATTCGGGCGGTACAGGTGTTTTTGTGTGCGCAGCAGAGAAGTTCATGATTGCTTTAACAAACATTTTCCCAAACAGCAGATCGTTGAGACGTTGCTCTTCTTTAGGTGAAATAGAGTAAGCTATACCGTTAGGTGAGTCATCATTAGAAACTTGATCAAATTCAGGTTTCCAGTCGTTATGAACATCTTTAGCATAATCTTTGTTTAGCTTCTCTACCACAAGCTGGCAGAAAACATCAATAGATGTGTAGAATGCGTCTGTTGCTTTGAAAGCAGGCACAATTGACTTATCACCTTTTTTGGAGATGATATTTGAGGATACGGTACCATATGCTGATTTGATGTCCTGCTCGTTGAACGTCATCTGATCTAAAGCGGGTACCTCTAGCCTCACTTTTGAGTCAGGACTAATTAGCGGGTCACGTATCTTTTTACCTGTATGTCGCCCGTTACTTGTTACTTCTTCTATCTCTGGGATAGTGTACTGTACCTTTGAGAGTAATGTTTCAAGAAGCTTCTTACGGTACTCAGAAGCACTAGCGTACTTGTTTTCCCAATCAAAATACCCGTTAGGGAATATTTCAGCAAGAGTATTACCATGTAACGCATCTTGGAAGTTTGCGAGCGCACCCGCTGGTGAGTATTTCTCAGGGAAATCATTCGTATCAGGGGCTACATAATCTTTAGCCCAGAACTTCCATGCAGCACCACCAATACCTGCTAACAGGGCTGCTGATGTGCCACCAATTAGAAGCCTACGGGTTAGTGTCCTTTTAGGTTTTTCTTGGTATTCTGTCTCGTCATCCTCAAAATCATTATTATCTTCCTCCATGTGACTGTATACATCTTGCACACTGTCATCAAGACTCAGATCTTGAGAATCATAGTCCTCTTCTTCTTGTGTAGGAAGAGTGTTCGTATATGGGCTAGGGTTAGAGTTCAGTTCTTCTGTGAGCAGGTTCCTCTTGTGTTCTTCGGGGTTGCCTTTTGAAGGCTCAGTGCTTCTATTAGGAGTATTAGCACTTTGTGCATGAGTGGATCCGCTATAGGTTCCTGTCTTATTAGGTTGCAGCTGCGTGGAAGGTGTTGCAATACCACCGCCTCGTTTACGCCCAGCCCCTCTATGAGTGGTTTTCTGAGGAGCTTGGGTAGCATTATTAGATTGTGCCCTCTGGGCAGGCTTATTAGCCATAGGTGCACTATCAGACTGTTTCACGCCTGCTTTACTGTTATTTTGAATATTATTGTTAGATCTACTAGCAACAGTATTATTTGGGGTTACCCCGCCACCACGTTTTCTAGCCATAATTTTCTACCTCGTTTTTCCTCTGTCCTTATCTATACACCCATAGAATCTAAGTCAATAGTAGACTTTTGAGCAGGTTTGGGAGTTTCTACCTTTTTAGGCTTTGGTTCTTCTGCATAGTTGTTCTCTGCCCCCTTGTTACTAGCTGTCTCATTGCTTCTGTCGGGTACAGGTTGGATATTATAGTTACTAATAATATCCGAGAGCGCTTGCACCTGTTCTGATAACGCTTGCAAGTCGTTGCTGTTATTATCTTTTCGCGTATGAGAATTATTAGCTGAATCAGGAGTATCAGAATCAGCAAACATAGGTGCATTCAAAACTTGAACAAGACGCTTTGTAGCATCTTCTGCTTTCTGCTCACTAGAAGAAAGCAGAGCGTTAATATACTCCTGAACTTCACGAACGTTACTATACATTCTTAGAAGCTCAGTAACAACCTTATTAAACCTATTAGCGTTAGCTAAAGAAGCATGGACCCCATGCAGCTCAGTTGGGATACGAACAGTAACAGCATGCCTAGTTTCAGTGCTGTTAGTAGTCTTTTTAGTTGTTTTAGTAGTATTTTTCTTACGTGGTGGCATTAGCTTTTTTCCTTATCCAGGTACCGCATAACGTAATATCTTTGTAGATAATCCCTAGTTTTTGCAATACCTCTCACAAGCTTACCATCTTCTGTAGCATCCGGCAGAATGGATTCGACTATTACTGTAGATATTCCATCATCTGGTGAATCATAGTTGTTGATGAAGTTCTCTCGATATTCTTTTGAGGTCATACCAGAAGGTCGTTTATTAACTTCCTCAATACCACTATCCTTCACGATCTTCTTGGTTAGTGACTCAAGCATATGTAAAGATATTTGAGAAGAACCAAGAATATATATGTTGATGCTATTACCACCATCTATGAGGTCACGCATCATTGATGCACCAAAAGGTGTTGTTAGATCACCAAGATAGACAACAACGTGTGAATGGTGCCCATCTTCTACTAATGAGTTTAAATACCCTAACTTTCCTATCCAATCAACTGAGAACATTTCAAAGGTGTTGAGATATTTTATTTCTTCGTCTTCGGCAGGGGCGTAAACCGATAAGCCGTAATCTTTCTTTCCTTGCGGGGTTGCTAAAGTAACCCCATTAGTTAGGGTAGATCCTTCCTCAAACAGCCATGAAGCAGCCCCACGTGGGGTTTTACAATTAAAACGGTAATCAGCATTGGATGTTGCAGAAAAATCTACAAAAAGCGGCTCAGGAAGACCATAAGAGTCAGAATCGTAATCGTACTCTAAAATATCCTGTCTAATAAAGTTATAAACGTCGATAACACTGGAAGGCTCACCTGCACCAACAAATATGATATTGTCAAACCTAATATCACTTACAGTCGTACCATTCACAAGGACACGAGGTATCGGTTGCGATAAATCTTTATTAGGCAGGTATGCTTGCCGCTCATATTCTCTAACCTTACTGGAAGCAGAATTTTTGGCTTGCTCAAGTTGACGAATCTGTTCTAGATATGCATCATTAATAGACCTCAGATCTTCTGCTTCTTTTTCGAGTTGATCTAAGAATCTTGCATAGTCTTTTTCTGCCACATTCTCAAATTTGGTTACTTTTGCTTGTAGCTCTTCGTTGTCAGCTAAAACGGCTTCTGCTTTCTCAGAAATATATAGTAGTGACTCAATGGTTTGTTGGTTGTCTTCAAGGCGTAGAGATAGGTCATTCTTATCTTTTTTAAGGCTCTCGATCTGTCCCTCTAGTTCTTTGATTTTCTGGTCTTTACTATTGATAATCTTCTTTACTTCAATAGAATGGGTAAGGGTAGACCTGCCTGTTTTAGATGATTCAGATGTTAAAGCATGGAAGCTTTCTAAAGCTTCACTCAAATCAGTATTACGCTTCACCCTACTCCATGTTGTGTCTGTCTCATCATCAACAACAGCGTTTTCATCAAAGATCGCTTCTACTTCTTCTAACGAAATAAGGTTAGGGTTAAGGAGCCCATAAATAATTTCAGCAAATTTTTTACCATTATCTTCTTCTAAGCTTGGTACAGTATAGAAATAGTCTTTATCATATAGTGCAGCCTCATATAGATCCTGTCCGTCCTTTTTATCATCTTCACTGAACAGGACAAGGACAGTATCATTACTTGGGGTTACCAAGCTCATTCTAGATACACGTGAGGTAACATCGTCTTTCAAGAAGAGAAGATTAATATTGGCGGTTTTCTTTAGCACCTGTTTAATATCATCGATCTGATCGAGGTACATTTGGCGAACATTATCTGAGCACCAAGCCACCATCTCATTTTTTTTCATACCACACCTTAAAAATAACTATACTGTAAAACAAAAAGGGCACTACCCCTAGTAAGATTTTACTAGAAATAGCACACCTTTTTGTTCATTCACCTGTTGTATCCGTTAATTCAGGCTCTTATTGATCAGCATAGTGATAGCCGTTGCGAGACCGGAAACGTTCATCATGCGTGGATCGGTAGTAACTTTAACCTCTGAGGGTTTACCATCACCATTATAGAGAACGTTACCAGAACTATCACGTTCCACATTCTTCTCATAGGGGAGCTCAATAACCTTAGCGTAGGGTGCCTCATCCTCAATCTCGTTCTGGAAGATTTCGCCTACAGACAGGATCTTAGTTTTACCAACCTCAGATGAAAGTGGTTCAGCAGATTCATACTTCTTGGTTGGGGTGAACGGGATAGCCCCACCACCAATAACCAGGATAGTACGAATATCATCAATGCTAAGACCTGCTGAGGAGATTAGGTTATGAATATCATTAATCAAGTTGTTCACAACTTGGGTGCGTCCACGGTTAATATAATGGCTCAAATCGTATCTAGTGTTAAAGCCCTTGGTGGCGTAACCATCAATAATGTTCTTCTCGGTAACTTCATCAACTTTGCTACCCACAAGAGTTTTCACTCTAGAAGCCACAGTAGCCCCGCCCTCACTGACAGACCGGTGCTGCTTCTCAACAATTTTACCGTTATGCATGAGAAGCAGGTCAGTAGTGCCACTACCCATATCAACAATAATGCTCGCACCAATAGCTAGGATACTCTCGTTAGGGTCACCCTGAGGGTCTACATACTGTTTCCTCAAAGTAACCTCTAACGGAGAGTTAGAGTCCTGCTGGGTAAGCCCATAACGTGCGTAGAAGTAGCCAGGGGCACCCTCACGAACAACAGTGATAGCGCTATCAGGATTCTTATAGGTGATTGTCTTCTGAATATGTGGGTGAATAAAATCAATACGATCAATCGAGCGAATAATATTCGTCAGAAGATTCTGCCCACTCTCGGGGTCTGAGTTGTCCCCAAATTCTTCTGGTGGAACCATGCCACGCACATAGGAGAAAATGATTTTTAGATCATCCAACGGAATCTTGTATTCTTCCGAGATTGAGTTATAGACTTCACCAAAAATCAAGTTCAAAGAAAGTACTGTAGTATCTACACGGGTCTTATGGCGGGTGCTACCAGCAGGACGGTAAGTGCGCCCAGCTTCCTTATTGATGCTAACAGTATCACCAGCATCAAAAATGTTTTCACCTTTAATCCTGTAATCTGCAGAAGACATATCAACCTTAACATTACGAGGATTAAGGAACTTGCCTACAGAGCGGAAACGCCAAGACTTGCCAGCAGTGAAAGCGTCATGGGTTAGAGGCACACCAGAATCACGTGAGAAAACATTAGGTAGACGGATCTGAATAAACCTAAAACCCTTGGGGGTATTATTTTTCAGGACAACAACAGCTTTCGTTTCTGAGTTGCCAATATCGATTGCGAGCCCAACGTTATCTACAACAATCTCAGTGTCAGTGCAGTAACCAGAAAGCCCAGCACCAGGACGGTTTTCGGGAATATATTTAACCAATTTTCTTTGCATCTCCTGAATATGGTTACGAATACAACGGATATTTAGAGAATATCATAGGTTCTTGAGTAAAAACCGTAATATTCCTGTTTCTAGGGTGTTTTACCCATATTTTTACGCTTCTTTACATGTTACAGCTAGGGAATCTTTCAAGGTGAAGACTTGCAAGAACCTATCTGCTGGCGTGAATTTAGTATCTGCCTTGTAAGCCATGATCTGAATATCATTAACCCTGTACCGTACAAAGTTTTCAGACTGATCTTCTACAACCCAAGGTAGTTTAGATTCGTCTATATCTTCCCCATAACGGTAAACAGCATGCCTAGCATGAAACTCTGGTGCCTCATCAGCAGGAATATTTAGGTATTCCTCCCTACTAGCCCAAGGATTATATTTCACAAGAATCTGGTCAGAAGACAGGGAATAGTCATTATGTTCAGCTATCTCTCGTAGCCTATCCCAAGATAGCTCGTTCATTACCTGAATATTAAGAATATTCGGGTATTGTGTCTTAGCTTCTACACAAATCTTATCTAGTTCACCAAACAGCTCATTTGAAGGCTCAAGGTTTTTAATACCAAAGGCCATGCTATGCCCCCGAGCATCCATAAACTCACGGAAACGCTCACGGTAAGGGTAACCCGTAATATTAGAGCGGAAAGAAGCACGCCCAACCCCAGGTAAGGTTGCGTAAACGTCCTCTAATATAGTGTCCTCAAATTCATTACCTGAACCGTCATAAACGAAACCTACACAACCTCTACCCTTATTAGTGTGGTTAGAAGCCACCAGCCCAACAAAATTTGAAATATGTGGGCGCATAGCTGCAGGTATTTTAGGGTGCCTTTTCGGTATAGCAATAACGGTTAAAGCTTCCAGTTCTTCCACATGTGCAACCTCAGCAATAGTATCAACAAGCTTACGCTGATCCTTCTGAGCTTCCGCATACGGGTATAGTCCACCAAGCATGAACGAGACCGCCTCTCTTTCAAGCCCAAACCGGAAAAGAGAATTAATTTTTGGGGAAAGATAATAATCAACCCACTGTCTAGATGCCCTCGGCAACCCAAACGGTGCAAACGGATCTCTGGGAAGAATATCTGCGTACTTCTTCAACCAACCATCATATGGTTGAGTATAAAGCTCCCAAAGAAAATGTTTAGCGGCTGGTGCAGAAATATCACGAATATCAGAAAGTAGAGTCCACCCAACCATTGCTTTAGCATCATGAGTATTGAACAGTTCGGGACTTATTCTGCGCAGCACTTCCCATACTGCACCTGCCCCTGACTGGAACCGATTCTCTTCTGCTTCCCAACGATATTGGGTGTTCACAACAACACCTTCCGCTTTATAAGAAGAAGGTATGTTATTGTCGTCTGCTTCTTCACCATCTATATAGTGAATAAAATCTGTGTCTTTCGCACCTGTCTCAAATTCGTGGTGGTCTACACACACAACGGATACACCGTAACTTGTGAGCATTTTTACTTGTTCACGTGTAACTGTGAAGTCACCAGCGAATACGGTGCCACCTGTTAAAGTTCTTGCTTCTTCTTCACCTAGGAGGAAGCCGTGTTCACGTCCTGGGTTTACGTAGGTGTTAGCGTTTATTCCTCGTTTTGCTAGTTCCCAGCAGAAGAATAGTCCTGCTACGCCGCCGTCGATGTCTGGGTCGAATATTACTAGTGCTTTGTCTTTGGGTGTTTTGTCTAGGATACGTTCTACTATGGTAGTTCCTCGCAAAGCTGGGAACTCATATTCTTCCGGTTCGATGGAAGAATATACACGATCTTTCGGTGCAACAATATTCTGGGCAGCCATAAAAGCAGAAGCACCAGGAACACTATCCTGCTCTTCTGAATCATCAGAATAATACTCTTCCTCATAATAATCATCCGCATAGAGGTCATCTACAGGATAATCATCCTCTTCAAAATCCATGAACCTTATTTCCTAAACAAAAAGTACATTAGTAACAAAAATTATAGGTCAAACAACCCAATATCACCAGCCGGTCGGGTATGCTTCATGAGAGACATATCCATCTCCCGCACAAAACGCCCAGGACCAGCCTTAGAACCAGACCTGTACATGATAGTCAAATCCTTACGAGCCCTAGTGCAAGCAATGTAATGCAACCTACGCTCTTCTTCCATATTCAAAGAATCTTCTTTAGGGAAGACCCCAACGGTATCATCCCAAAGGTAAACAGAATCAGCTTCTTTACCTTTAAAATCATGGACGGTAGCAATACTGATCTTCGCACGCAAATTATTTATGCGGTCTCTAATATCCCCACCCAAATCATGCACCGTCTTAACAGCATCAGTAAAATACTCACTGCTTTCAACAAGAACTCTGAGCGCCTGGCACAAAGAGCGAAGCTGCAGCTGGTTATCACTAGTAGGGCTATCCCAAACTTCATCCACAAAAAAATCGCACAAGAACATGGCAAACTCTTTGTCCTCAAGTTCTTCACGC